GAATAATTCTTAGGATCTATTAATTGATTAATCTCATAATCAGCTGCCATATTCCAAATACTAGGATTTGCTTGCTTTCTTAAAAAATGATGCAGAGAGCAGTGTAAGATCTCGTGGCATATTACCCATCTAATTTCTTCATCAGTGTGGCCGTTAACAAAACCTGGATCGTAATAAATATTCATTCCGTCAGTCGCCATCGTTTTGAATCTTAAATTTCTATCTTCTATAAATTTTAGATTCATACAAAGCTGACCGAAAAATCCAGCTTTAGTTAAGAGCATAATCTGGCATTTTTGTATTTTTTTAGCGGCTACATCGTCAATACCTGAATCGGAATTAGCATCTTCGTAAATTTTGCTATAATCCTTCCATTTTACTAATTTAGACATTCCTGTGTTTTTTGTTTTATATATTCAAATATACTATACATCCCCGCAAAAAAATCCTGCGTTGGCAGGATTCATTTGTTATTTAGAGGAATCGTAACATCTTGTTAATTCTTCCCAAAGGCCAGAAAGTGATTTTGGCACGTTCTTTTTAAATTCCATATAATTTTTTTCTTGGATAGTTCTGGAAACATCCTCCGAATTAATCCATTCTGGTGATGTTTGAATTTGAAAGGCTGGATCTAATTTTTTTCTCTTCTTTAGGGATCTTGTTTGAAGTAAATAGTTATCAAGTCTTTTCTTACCAACTGTTAAAGTTTTTGGATCATATTTTTTACCAAGTGTATGAACTACTGTTGATAAAAGATCATCGTCAATGTAATGAATTGACTCTATTATACCTGAAAGATCATTAGATACTATTCCCATCATTTTATCCATTGTCTGATCATCAATAAAGCTATGAGGTCCAGGTTTAACAACAAACACAGCAACTGGTAATCCGTTATTTTGATTTGCCTTTTTAATCATTTTTAAATGACCATTATTAAAAGGTTGGAATTTTCCTATAACTATGTTTACTTTTATAGCATCATCATCGAATCCAGATTTAGAAATAGGTTCGCTTTGTCCAAGTGCTGTTTTTATTTGATCAACAACTTCTGGATCCATCACTACCTCATCCCCTATTGGATCTTCTTCTATTTCAATTTCTATCTCTGGTTCTTCTACTGGTTCTTCTATTATCTTCTCCTTAGGAATTTCTTCAACCTCATCTTCGATATCTTCCTCGCCCTCTTCTTCTTGAGGAATAAATGGTTTTTTTACTTTTCTAAATTGGTCAAAAGTTGGAATCATCGATTCAACAACAATAGAATTATTGTTTAGGTATTCTGATATTTCTCTAACAAGCAAATTGAACTGCTCAATAGCTCCTTGTGTGAAAAATCCTCCTGGTCTTTTCTTAATTTTTCTAAAAGCAGAAAGAATTAATTTGAAAAGAGATTCATAACTTTCATCATCAGAGATTAATGATTTTGTTTTTTCATCTTTAATTAGATCATGATTTGGTTGGAATCCTTCTTGCTTTAAAAATTCTGGCTCTTGAAAATCAAGACCTAAATATTTTTCTCCATATTCATCCGTGAAAGAATTAAAAACAGAACATACAAAAGAAATGTACTTGTCCTGTGGATCTTCGCCCTCAAAAGAGAATGAATCTATTCCTTTGTCCAAGATGTAGTTCATTACTTCCAATATTGTTATACCGTAGATGTCACTTGGAAAGTAGCTTACTTTTTTAACATTGTTCTGTCTAGTGATGTCTTCAAAAACAGGATCTAATATTTTGGCAGTGAAAGATTCACCGGTTCCATCAATTGATCCAAATCTGAAAACTACACCTTCTATTGGTTCTTCTAAAGAATTATTTAAAAATGTTTTATTTAATTCTGGATTTAATATACTAAGTAGATATTTAGCAAAGCTGTTAGTTCCGTGATCTGTTTTTAGATTATCATGAGCAGAATTAACAAAATCGTTAATAGATACTTTTTGATCGTCTGATAATTTACCCTGAAAAATAATAGGTGCTTTCTCAACCCCTAAAAGATCTGCCCAATAATCCAATTCCTCTTTTTCCACTATAGTTCTTTCTATATCACCAAATTGATTCTTAACTATGATGTGGGTTAGTACTAGGCCATTTCTAGGTATTCTTTGATAAGATATTAAGACTGGACTTGGATTAATAAAAAATTCCATACCGAATCTCCATCCGCTAGGTACCTCGTCTAATGTTAATGTAGGTAATTCTTGTATATGTGAAATTGGAGATTCATAATACTTCATTAGTACCCGATCAATCTTAGAAATAGGATTAACCTGATCTCTTTTATAAAATGATAAAGAACCATCAAAGATACTCTTCTCAAAAGAGAAGTTCATACCATTCAATTTTTCAGAAACTATCAATTCCTTCCCAAATAAATCGTCAAGGAATTCTGCTCCTTGCTTTTTATAAATTTCACTCAAATGTTTTATCCCTGCCATATTTTTAATTTAATACTAAAACGTGTTTAGTTCCATTATGATTGAATGTGTAAAATGGTCCTATTTTTATAGCATCTTCTAATTGAACGTCCATATGCAGAATTAAAAATTCTATGGATGTTATTAGTTGATCAACTAGAATATTGGATTTATAATTTAATACACTTCTTCTTTTTAACCTTAATAATTCATTATAATACTTGTCTATCGGAGGTTGATCCCTAGATTCGCAAAAGATAGAAAATAAACCATCTTCTATTTCTGCTACTTTTTCCTCTTCAACAAGTAAATCCCAATCTCCTTCTATATTTCTTTCTATCTTTCCAGCTTGTCCCGAAATTGTTTTAAAAAGAATTGATTCATCAATCCTCCTTACTTTTGACACGAGTGTTCCTGTGTAATGTTCAATAATAGGGAAAAATATATCGTACATGGTTTGGATTTTATTCCTATTTTTTAGCCCAAGGTTTACTAGAAGACTTTGTTTCAATTCCTTTTTCTTTCTTGTAATCAGCCCATGCTTTTCCTAATTCTTCCATGAATTTTTCTTGAGCTTTTTTATTGCCCTTGAACTTCTCATCAAAAGGGCCAGAAACTCCGTGCTTCTTATAGTATGTCTTAGCAAAAGTCAGGTACTTATTTGTCTCATCTAATTTAGAGATTGCAGTAGCTTTTTGTACCTTTAAGCTTTCCTGAATTTGTGATACTTTTTTCATCTTGTTTTTATTTTATATTTTTTTAAGGAACCATCGGAACAGCAGCTGCTAATTCTCCAGCAGTTCCTAAAATACCAGCTCCTTCTGCACCTGCTACTATCTCTGTTCCTGCTGCTGCTGTTCTTCCCATTCCCCTTGACTTATTAAAGTAAGTATTAGAAGCAGTTGATACTGCATCGTCCGCCCATTTTACCTTTCCCGGAGAAGTACCTGCTTTTTTGTAAAATCCAGTAATCCATGATTTCATATCTTCATCATTTTTAATGTTAGGCATATCTTTTTTTGCAAAATTATCATTGAACAATCTAAGATGCTCTGTTTTAACATCTTTATCAGATGTTGGTGCTTGTAACATAGATCCATCGGATGATTTCCAATTTGTACTAACAAACTCGCTAGGTTCAAATATCTTAGCTGCAACAGAGGTAGCCAAAGATCCTGCTTGCCCAATTAGCCAGCCCATTCCCGTGTCTATTGCATTTCCGTGGATATCCTTCATATACACATTGCTCTTGAAGAACCCATCCATATTCTCGAAATTATTCTTCAAGGAAGTGAAAATATTATAGATCCACCCAGTAAATCCAGGGGCAGAGTCATTGCCCGTGATTTTTTTGTATTTCTGAGGGCTATACGACTTAACGTACTTGTCGCTGCTTTCTAATAATTCGTATGATTGAAGATGTTTCATCTTTTTTATTTTATATATCCAAAGCTGCTAGAGAGTAATCTCGTAGGTCTTATATTCGAATTTCTCCCTTTTGTAAATCTCAATTCTTTCTAGGGAATGCTTCATTAGATAGTTCATTGACCCGTTGTAGGAAAAATCGTCCACAAAATCAATAATATTGACCTTTTCTTTCCCTTCGTAAAGTCTCATTCCCCTTCCTAGACTTTGTTTAATTAGAACCTCCGATTTATAAGATTCAACTAAAAATATATTATGAATGTTCTTAACAGATACCCCAGTACTAAGAGTTCCAAAGCTGGCTACCATCACTTTATTCACACCTTCTTCTAATTTGGTCTTATAATAATCTCTTCTTTCAGGATCAGTGTCCCCGTCAATATAAAAAACTTCTTTATCTGCTTGGATCTCTCTTAAGTTCTCGTATATCCTTTTACCATATCCTTCTCCGACTGATTGAAAAAGAACCAAAGAGTTTTTGCTGGTTTTAGCAATAAAATCAACAATATATTTTAATCTCTTTTCCGAGGAGATAACTAGCTTTCTCTCAACGCCAAATATTTCACTTCCTTCCAGCTTCTCAGTGTCTTTATTATTCTTATTGGTTCTTAATTCATATAATTTTTGTTTCAGATTTTCGTCCAACCAATCCATCTTAACTATTTTAATAGCGACGGGGGTGGCGTACTTATTATCAAATAAAAACTTAGGACTAATCTCCATTGTTAATGGACCTAAATATTGTTGGATGGTTAGGTGCTCTGCAGTATTTCTATTAGTCAAAGTACCCGAAAGACCAAATCTATATCTAGAGTCTTTACATTTAGAAATAACCTCTTTAATAGATTTAGAATGAGACTGATGTGATTCATCGACAAAGATGGCTTCTACTCCATCAAAGAAATCATCATCTTGCTTGACTAATGATTGATATGTTCCTATCATTAATCCCCCAGAGATCTTATTTTTATTCCCCCCATGTATTAATTGAATGTCACAGTTATCTAATTCTTTTAAACCATATTCTTCAAAGTCTTCTGATCCCTGTATAATTAATGTTGTATTAGGAACAATCATTAGGAACTTATTAATGCCTCTTATATTCTTTAGATAGGCAAGAACAATAAATGCAATTAGAGTCTTACCTGAGGATGTTGCAATTTCCAAACATGAGAATCTAAACTTAACAATTCTCCAAGCAGCTTCGATTTGATAATCTCTTGGCTTCATTTCTTTATCAGCAAAAAATTCATTAGCCCATTCAGTGAATTCTTCTAATGTTAGATCTCCGTCTACTATTCTTTCTAATCCTATTACTTCAACCTCGATCTTGTACTTTTCCCCTATTTCAAAAACCTCGCTCCATAGCCCACTTGGAATTCTCCATAATGGTCCACGCTTATCTACAAAGCAAATTGCTCCGTCCCAATGTTTTTTCTTAACCAATGGATGAAAAAAATAGTTGTGTATTTTTCGGGTTAAAGATATTTCAAGTTGCTTTCTGTCAACCTCTTCATCATAGTCTTGTAAAAGTAGCCATTGAAGATCTTCAGATACTATAAATTTTAGCATTCAAATTTTTCTTATTTTGAACTGCCTCTCATAAACTCTTCTAGGGAGATTCTACTCTTTACCCCGTATAGAAAATGATCTACAGTTTTTACGGTCTCATTCAGGAAAGACATTTGATTGTCAACGACATCTATTTTTCTTTTTATCTCGCTTAAATCACCATCTATTAATGCAGTCTTTTCGTTTGCACCATATCTTGTATTATGTTCTTCCGAATAATAAACCATTTTAGTTCTACGATCAGATCTGAACTTTGCATTTAGCTTTGTTAGAATCTGACCTAATTTATAAGCATATTCAAGTAATTTTTGTCTATCTGAATACAACTCAACCTGAACTTCTGCAATTTCCCTAATATTCCTCATTCTGATTGAAAGTTCTCTTATTCTTTCCGTCCATTCAGATCTTTCTGTGGAAAATTGTTCTTCAAAATCTTGAGATTGGTCACTCATACAATTTATTGCTTTTATTCTTTGTCTTTTTAATCTTTATATCTACAACCTCAGTTTTAATCTTCTTAATTGCTTTCTCTTTCTTTGGTGTGAAATTATCACTAAGATCCGGCACTTCCAAAGAGTCGTCTACTTTATATGCTATAGGAACTTTCAGTAATGATCTTTTACGATCTATTTCTTCAAGTTCTTCTTTTGTTAAATTCCAATTAAATCCCATTGTTCACTACTAAAATATTTTTCTAACCTTTTTATCTTCTTTCCAGATTCTCTAAGATAATTTACTAAATCATTTAAATCCCATTTATCTCTTTCGGGTAAATCATTCTCTTTTATGAATTTGTCCCATAGAAAAACTGTGTCTCCAACAGCTATTTTTTTCCTAAGTGCATCGCGTCCAGCTTCATCGCCATCGTAAAACCATCTTTTATTAGGTATGTCAAACGGGAAAGGATTGTTGATCGAGCAAAGCGCAACAGCATTTGGGAAAAGAAAAGAATCCAGTGGACCTTCAAAAATAGTAACTGTCTCATCAAGATTAACAGTGGAAAATCCAAACACTAAAGAGATAGGATCTAGTTCCTCAGCTTTTGCAATAATTTCAGGATTAAAGTTCCTTAGTAGATTTTTATGTATGCCACTAAGTTTATAAGTAAAATACTTGTTAACGGCATTCTTATTCATATTTCTGAGCTGTAATCCTAGAATATACTTACCATCAGATGTTAGATTTAAGATGTGTATTGACTTCTTAACCGGGCAATACAAGTACTTTTCGTCTGCTATCTGATTCCTTGATAGAAGATACTCTTTAATCGGTCTGGGTATTTCTATCAACTTAAGTTTTTGCTTGTAGTCTTCTCTGTAAACTAAAACATCCTTGTAATTCTCTAGGATGAAAACGTCAACATTAGCACTGATTCTTCTAGATGATTTTTTAAGCGAAATAGTATTCTTCGCTTCATCCAGTTGTTCTAGCGTTAATTCACGATTTAAGTCATGATCAAACAGTAGTCCAATTAAATCCCTGAACTGTCCACAACCTCCGTTGTAACACTTAAAAGAGAGGCTATCTAAATATAGATTGCCTCTCTTTTTTCTAGGATCATTTGAATCTCCGCAATAAGGACAAGAAAAATTTAATCTATTCTGAGAGGTATAAATCTGTTGCTTCCCAGAATTACCCGGAAAGGATTTTTGTAGAACCTTAGTTACAAGGTTCTTTACCTGTTCTAGTCCTAGCTTTTGCATAAAATCTCATATTTATTATCTTAGAGATCGTTATACAAATCATCTAAACTGCCTGAAGATGATGCCGGTTTTTTAGGAGCTGCCTTTGGTGCTTCCTCAACCTCATCAAGAGATTTAGAATCGCCAAAGAAATCATCTGCTGCTTCTGGAGTTTTCTTAGCTTCGTTTTTAAGTGGATTACTTGTGTTGGTAGAAGGTTTAGAATCTGGTGATCCTGAAAGAATCTCTGCTACCATTCTTCCGTCTGGTACGATGTTTCTAATAATAGATGTGATTTTATCACGATCTTCATCGGTCCATTCTTTGTAGTCATATTTATCTACTAAGTCTTGCGGACCTTTCTTTAAATACTCAACAATTCTTTTTTGATCACTGTCGGATTTTTCAACCGCTGTTCCATCAATTGAGATTGGTCCTTTCTCACCAACGAATTGGCAAAGATCGTAGTTATTCCAATCCCCAACCTTTCTTACATGAATACCAAAGTTCTTACCTTCGAATAAATCATAAGGGTTACACGGATTACCATATTCTGGTTTAATTTGTTGCTCGATTAAATCTGCAACTTTTTTACCGAATTTAAATACCATAACCTTACCTTCTAATTCAGCATGGTTAGGATCTTTTACTATTTGAACTAAAGAATAGTAATCTTCTTTTCTAGCAAATGATTTTGCTAACTCCTGATCTTTTGCAGACGGGGAGTTTTTTAATTTCCAAAAGATATCTTTCAATATTGATTTCTTGCCAACAGTAGAAGGACAATCTGCAACAAAATTGCTATTGTCTATTGGGTCTTTTAACCAAACATAATACTTATGGATTTTTGATTTTTTTGGATTTGCTACGTTAGGTAGAAATCTGATAAGTGCTTTGTAAACACCGTCTTTGCCTAATTCTGGATAAGGCTTGTAAATGTTAGCGTCTCCGCTTCCTGTGGTTGCTGGTTCGGGCTTTAAAAAGTCCTCGTTGTCCAGACTGAAAATGTCTAAATTGTCCATGTTTTCTAAATTTTTTTAAATTAACTAAAATTGATTCCTAAGTTATACCCTAAGTTGTTCAAAAAGTTTCCCCTAAAATTTGTTTACCATAAAGGCTAATCCAAGTAGCATCTATAATATCTGAACAAGGTGTTTCTACTTCCTTGCTTTTTTTTATCCATAGATCCTGATTTTGTTTCAGCGGTCTGATAAGAGGACTTAGAAGGTTGTCCTCACTGTATTTATCTAAAAGCGCTTGATAAAGTTCGTCTTTTTTTGCATTTCCTTTGCATGCAAATTTTTTAATAGCTGTCGGGGAATAGATGTTTAATCTCCCAAAGCCTACTATATTTACTAGTCTTTCCCTAATAAGGGCAGTACACATAGAAATATCTATTAGGGAATTTCCAGAGCTGCCAAATGATATACCCTCCATAAAAACTACAGTCTGATCGTCTATATGGGGTTTGACCATTTCTATAAAGGAATCAGCTATCACAAGGAAGTTTTCAATCTTTTTTCTCTCTACTTCCCAATATTCACCGTCAGCTCTTTCCTTCTCAATGATCTTCAGAGAGAAATTTGGTATTTCTGAGAATACCTTGAACGGTGATGCCTCTTTGGTCATCATCGGTACTATCTTCTTTGTTGTGCGGTGAAAAGATCCCCATTTAGATTCACCCTCTGCTAATAAGCACCAAGCCGGGGAATTTAAACTGAAATCCACTCCGAGAATTCGTTTAGCCAATTTCTAATTTTATGTTTACGTAATTACAGCGGAAGCCCACACTGAAAGTGGAAAACTGAGGAGTCGTGCTAGAATAGTTTAATTGGGTCTCCGATAATGATGTATATATCGGTTGTTGAAATTCAATAGTTGACATAATAACCCCTTCATGATCTAATAATCTAAGTGTTAGATCAGGAAGAACCTGCTCTGCATTATTAAAGTCTAAGAAATTAATCATGCTTTCATACATGATCCAATAGTTAATAAGTCCTTCCCCTAATTTAAATGTGACATTAAAATCTCTTCTAATAAGATTTTGTATATTAGTTGCACTCTTGTAGTTCTGTCTATATCCACCAGGTCTTGTTTGTTCAACATGATCTATAGATTGGAATGTTGGAAATGAAACCTGTTGAATTGTTGAATTCATGAAATCTTTTAGATTGTCATAAGGTATTGGCATTCTCTTCACATACGCATGATACTTAGTTTCCAAAGCTTTAGAGAAAAATCCCTTTGGAAAATTAAATATAAAACCATTCTGCCTGGAGTTTAATAACATAGTCTATTGATTATAGAAAGAAGGTTTGACCCATCGTTTCACTTTTGTCTTGTATCTTGTCGTAGATGTTGTACCCTACTCCCCCGCCTCCAATATACCCACCACCAGCTCCACCTCCACCACCTGATGGATATTTCTGATTCTCATATGGATTGTAAATTTCACCTAGGTAATTTGCATACATTGCAAATTCATCGCTTCTTCTACCGAATGTATCTGGATGGACTAATCTAACAGCATTTAAAAAGAATCTGACTGTGATACCTTCATAAAGAAGATTTCCAGGATTTCCAGGAACCGTATAGTAATCACAAACTTCAGGAACCGATTTACCCGCATTTTCATCCATCTTGATTAGGTTTGCTAGCGTGTCAATGTCTGCCTTAATAGGTATCTTCTTAACAATAACTGGTTCTTCAACAACTACTTTTGTCATAACTGCCGGTTCAACATTTAGTATCACAGGATCAGTTTTAATGTCAAAGTATTCTTTAGGCTGTTGCGGTATTATATCAACCGTTGGTGTAGAAGGTGTTGGTGCAGGTGTTTCTATAGCAGCAGGAACAGGCGTTGCTGTTGGGGTTGCAACTTGCATTGGCGCAGGTGCTGCTGTTGCTTGAACTGGTGAAATCACTACAGGTGCAGGCATAGGAGCTGGTGTTGCCGGGGTTACCGCAACAGGCTTCTGATCTCTTTCACTAGGTAAAATCCAATATCCATGATAGATCGATGTTTCTATTCCATTATTAGTTCTTGCAACTATATGAAAATCTCTTTCCATAAATGCTGTTACTTTTTTAGAATCTGATTCAACAACTCTAAATACCAATTCTCCTTTACTAGGATTCTGGAATGTGCTATTTATTAAACTAGATATTTTTACTGTTTTGTTATCTCCACCTTCAAATACTAAATAAAAATCTGAATTAGATCCAAGATCTAATAAGGTATTTTCTTTCCCGTCATTTTTTACAAAAACCCTAAACTTATAATAGTTATCATAAGGATTAATTACAATCTTAGATTTTCCTTGTCCAAATGCTATTGAAGCATCAACAGTTGCTGATTGTGTTAAACCCCCAAGATTGTCTATGGTTAAATCTTCTTCTGATATATTTACATTTTCTCTCTCAAAGAAAGCTGGAACATATTTAGTAATAACTCTTTCTATTGGATTTACATTCAATGTGTATGCCTTAGAAACAACCGGCTCAACTACCTTATTGTAAACCTTTTGTGGATATGGCTGATGTAATAAATTTATTCTTTTAACGCCTGGTCCGTATTTGTCAACCTCAGTACTTGTTACTGTTGATACTCTTAGTATAGAAACGTTACTATTCTTATTAACTAGTCTCATTGAATAATTAATTGAGAAGCTAGTTGCCTTAGGATTCATAACAACAGGTCTGTAAAGATAAGGACCATTAAAATCTTTATCTTGAAGCAATTGAATCTTTTGGGTGGAAACTCTTCTTAGACCTATTTGTTCCATTAGTTCAATGTCATGAATAATATAATAGATGTTTCCTAAAGAGCTTTCAGCATAAATGAAATCCTCTATAAAATTTCCTTGCCAAGAAGGATAATATTCAAAATAATCAAAATCTGTATTTTCAGTTATAACACCTGCAAGATCTGCATACTCATCGGAAGGAGTAATTGTTGCTATCGTATTTAAAGCAGTTTGATAATAGTAAAACCCATTAATACTTTGTGTGGATTCTATCTCATAAAGAGAAATATTAAATGGTTGATTTCTTATAAATCCTTGTCCATCGGAACTAATCTTAGATGCAATAGTTTGATCAGCTAATCCATTTACTGCTTGGGTGTCATAGTCATATGTAATAGAAGCATAAGAAGGAATCTTAACTTCTATAAAATGATCATATATTCCAGCATTAAAATAAATTGGACTAGGGTTAGGTGTTGTAATATTTATATCCCCCTTCTCATATGTTATTTGAGAAATAGTAGCTTTCTTACCGTTTCTTTCCTGAAATTGGATTTGCATGATAGCGCCATCCTTTGTTCCGAAATTATATCCACTTAAAAAGTGGTATCTTACGGTGTCATAATAGACATTAATATTGTTTTCAAATACAATAGGAAGATTGCTAATATCTGTTAGCTTGTCGTCATAATCCAGATATTGTTCTAAACGATCAATATCTAATCTAACAAACGTGTTTTGTGATGTTTGTACAGAACTTCTATCTCTTACATTACCAGTTGCTTCAGTGTCTTGATTTCTATTGGTAATTTGCACTGTCCCATTGAAATATCCATTGGACATCTTTTCAAAACCGATGGCATTAAGGCCATATAACACTGAATGATTCTCAGGATTAGGCTGTGTACCATATCTGTACTCCATAAGTAAATATGGAGCAAGACTGAAAAATTTACTGGTATAGGTGAAGCTTGACATATCCCTTATATATCAAGTTTTTTAGAGAGAGATAATATCACGATTAAGAATTACTTTACTGCAATAATACCAACGGTAAAGCCTACAACAATACCTACTGCAGTTCCTTTAAGTTTGTTCCAAAAAGCTTTTTTCTTAGCCGTTTTTAAGTCTTGCTTTAATAAGTCACTTACTTGTTGTTGTAATTCAAATTGCTTTGATCTAGCTACAATTGCTGAATCTGCACTAACAAGAGCCAATTTAGAGAAACCTAATGAAGTTTGTAGGGTGTTTACCTGTGTGGTAAGGGTGGTTGTTAGGTTCTCTTGTGTTGCTAATTGACCAACTAAATGATCTTTTTCAACCAATTCTATCACTATTGCATTTCCGACATTCTTGTCCAATTCTAATCCAATATCCGATTTAGGAACATCTACATACCTTTTAACAAAGAATGTATCAATTACATCTTTAGGTAAATTTTGCAACGCTGATAATGCCAGTTCCTTAGCCTTTTTTTCCTTTTCTGCTTTTGTTCTAAATACGTCGGCCTCAGCACCTGCTTGTTCAGCCATTGTTTCATAGATTAAAGAAGAATCCTTTAATTTTTCTTTTTCCTCTATTGCTGCATCAAACTTTTTTTGAACCACACCAATCTCAGTTTCAAGTGCTTTTATCTCTTTAGCATGGTAGCTGTTGTTAAATGTTCCGTAGATTAAAAATGCCAATATTATAAGTCCTGCTACTATAAGTAACTTCTTATTATTGTTTTTAAACTCCCTTACAACTTCTACCTGTTTTTCTACTTGTTTCATTTTGTTGTTTTATATTCAAAAGTTTCTGTATCAAATTGTCCAGGTCCGTATTTCTGTTCTAGAAAACCAAAGAAATCTTTTTCCTTAGCTCGTTCCTGTTGGAGTTTTGATATGCTATCTTTTATTTTTATTCCAAGAGATGTTATTTCATCCCCGGATTTTTCTATATTTCCTTTCTCCATTAGGACCAAATTCTTTTCGTAAAAATTTAGGCTTTCATGGATGGATCGATAACTATTCATTATCGATCCTATCTGTGATATTTCAGTTTTTGTTAACTTCATATATTATAGATTAAATGGGGGTTGTCCTCCTCCCGCTCCCCCTGAAGGAGATTTATCTACGTTATTTAGATTGTGAACTAGTAATCCATTAGCGAAATAAAGATCGCTATCTTCAACGTTTATATTAATGGTTTGAACGTTTAATTCTATTTTATCTATCGTGGTTACTTCTACCCAATTTCCGGTCTCATCTAGGATAAAGTCTCCTAGCATTAGATCAACTACTCTAGTAAATAGATAATCAATGTCTCTCTTAACAAATACAGGGTGTTCAAATGTGATATTTAAAGATTCATTAATCGTATAGTATTCGATCCAATTATCATCCATTATAGCCATTACTGTAGATATCATAGGGGTTGAAGAGAATGATGTAGATGTGTATACCTTCCATGCATCTTCGTCGCTGCTATCCAATCCGTCTATTGATACAGTTTTAATAAGATCGCCTATTACTATTTCTTCAACAGGTTTGTATGATCCGTCTGCCATACTAATCAGTGTTCCATAGACTAGACATCCGCCTCCTCCGCCTCCGCCACTAGGACCTGGTGTTGGTGTTGGTGCTGGCGTTGGTGCAGGTGTTGGTGCTGGCGTTGGTGCAGGTGTTGGTGCTCCTGGGCATGCTGTACAACCTCCGCTGGTTACTGTTGCAAAATTATCACCAGATGCATGATAAACCGTCATATAACCTGAACCCCCTGTAGCATCAGAAATATAATAATTTTCGCTCGTAAACTGTGATAGCCATGTGGTTGACGTGAAAATTGTAGATGCACAGAACGTTGTTGCATTACCAGTAACTCCTAAACTAATGTATAATCCAGATACGTTACAAGCATCAGCTGCAGTTCCCGAATTGGTGTTAACTACATAAACTGTTCCTCCGTAATTTGGTGCTGGCGTTGGTGCTGGTGTTGGTGCTGGTGTTGGTGCTGGCGTTGGTGCTGGCGTAGGCTCAGGTGTTGGAGCAGGTGTTGGTGCTGGCGTAGGCTCAGGTGTTGGAGCAGGTGTTGGTGCTGGTGTTGGTGCTGGTGTAGGCGCAGGTGTTGGAGCTGGCGTAGGCGCAGGTGTTGGTGCTGGTGTTGGTGCTGGCGTTGGTGCTGGAAGACCCGATATTTGTATTTTGTGGGATATACCAGCTGGTGCTCCCACTGTAACATTATCGCCTTTAATCCACGTAGAATCATCTGGAACAGTAATATAAGTTCCGGCAAGAAGTGTTGCTCTTGATATAGTACTAATTACACTATAACTCCCATTTTCTGTTGCGCTTGCAGATATCTCATACGATTGACTCGTAACGTTTCCTGCTGATGAGAATTTTATATTTACACTTGCCATTTTATATCTTATCTATTAGTATTACTTAAAAAATAATTTCTATCATTCAATAGAAATTCTTCCGCACTAAATGTGGTTATCACATTTTGCTTAGGATGATTCCTAACCTTGTCTATCATTTTGTCAGTGTGTTTGAATCCACCAAAACTGCTTTTAATTAAGTATTCGCTCAAAGGTTCAACACCAGGATTATCTTTCATATTGTATTCCCAGGATTCTGTCCCCATTTTCTTTTTAAAATGCCCTATCTTTTTATATGCTATATCCTCTTGAAGAAAATTATTTTCTTCCATTTGCGAATAAGTAATATTCGAAGGTCTTCTTTCCATCCATGCTATATCTACTAGCATGAAAAATTTATTCAATGCAATGTCTGTCATAAGATTTAATTGCTCTTCTATCTTTGCATCGCTTTCCAAACCACCTACTAGAAATATATCAACGTCCCATGTGCTATCAAAATCGTATAGTATACCTCCTGCTAAATAAATTTCAAATTCATCAAAAACAGTTGTCTCGTCTTTCAGGTATTGTAAATAATCTTTAACATAGTCATAAGATGGTCTATACCAAGAGTAGACTGTTGAAATTGTCCCTCTTTGATATAAAAAATCTTCACCCGATATTATCTCTCTATCCATGTTTTTAATTTATTAGTTTAATTCTATCCTATTCCTGACATTCCGCCTCCACCTCCACCGCCGCCTCCGCTAGTTCCTGGGCTAGGAGTTGGACTAGGTGTTGGCGTATATGTTATGACAGTACCACAAGATATTCCAGCGTTATTTCCATTACTTCCTTGGTAGCTACTTGTTAGGTAGAAATTGTAGTAACCAGCAGGTAATGCAAGATCGTTAGCCGCAGTAATATAACTTCCTGCATAAACATATGCAGAACTTGGATACGGTGTAGCTGTTCCATTATATCCAGTTACGCTAATATTAGCGCTAGTATGGCTTCCAAATGCTGCTCCCCCAAATGCTGATAAAGTAATATTTCTATCCGTTGAGATGTAAATCGTTCCATAAGCAGTAGGTGTATTAACTGTCACATAGCTAGGATTACTTATGTTACAGCTTGCTGGTGCTGGCGTTGGTGCTGGCGTAGGCGCAGGTGTTGGTGCTGGCGTAGGCGCAGGTGTTGGTGCTGGCGTAGGCGCAGGTGTTGGTGCTGGCGTAGGCGCAGGTGTTGGTGCTGGCGTTGGTGCTGGCGTCGGAGCTGGCGTAGGCGCAGGTGTTGGAGCTGGTGTTGGTCCTGCAACATAATTAGCATAATCCCAAGCAAAATCGTAATCAGGAGCTGGGGTCGGTGCTGGCGTTGGTGCTGGCGTTGGTGCTGGTGTTGGTGCAGGTAAAGTTCCTGTACAATATCCAGCAGGTGTAACTATAGTGCTAATTCTAGTAGCACTTTGTGTTGTGTAGCTGAAACTTCCATATAAATAAGATGCTGCTGTAGGTAAACTACTAACATCAAATAAACCCCCCGAATTATTATAAAGAATAAATCTTGATTCCCCTGTATTTGTGTAATAAACAAATGCACCAGAATAATCCCTCAATGTTGAATTTCCTATGGATGCCTTAATAGGTATCACAGGCATTGCTGGTCTTGTGATACTTGTAGTGTCTTCTCCTGCTTTAATGGCAGAGAAATCAGGGTCGTAGGGAAATCCTTTAATAAATAAGGTACCACCATTGTCTAAATACTGAGGAACTGTAGCTCCTAGTCCTGCTATTTTAATTGTAAAATCAACATGAACCAAATTACCAATTCTCGTATATCTTGCCTTTACATTATTATATGTAGAATCAGGCGTTCCGTTCCATTCTGTAGTATTGCAATAGGTTTTTAATTGAAGTATTCCTTTTAAATCCCCCTCTTCGTAATAATCTAAATTATTTGCATCAGAGGAAAGAATACCTGCACTTATTGTTGGATTGTACGGTAATCCTTTTGTTACATATCCAGCGGAGTCAAACCCAAAAAAATATTTGCTAGGATTTACAGCAGCTGTTGAACTTGTTGTAAGGCGGAACATGTCGCCGGTAGCATTATAACCTGTTACTGAAAAATTAGAAGAAGTTCCCCCTATAACAAATTTAGGAGTGCTTACATAATAATCACCCGTTGGAGAAAAGAATTCTATATGATAATCACTGCCTGTTAAATTCTTCCATCTAAATCTAGGATTTCTATTTAAACTATATGCTGTGTTTGCTCTATTTCCGTCATCTAAGTTTGCTCTACCAAAAGATAAAAGGGATAAAAATGGTGAATTAAAATCAGTAGCTATTTTAAGCTTAGATCTTTCCCCATTAATTCCAAATTTATTAAAATCCCTATATTTAAATCCTGTTTCTGACCCGGTAACTCCGTAATCACTTAGGACTAAAGAATACCTATTACTGAATAATGTATCGTGTATTAAAGCTCTTTCATCCGTCTGATTTATGTCATCTACCGGGGTAAATGCTGATGTATTAGCAAAGAAAACTCCAGAGTACTCCCAATTTAAAGCTCCTGGTACAGTTTCATTATAAACATAAATTCCATATGGATTAGCATCATCTGCTCCTGCTAACCAATAATCTCCAAGTTCAGGCTCTCCCCAGGGTGTATGAAAAATATTTTCAGATGTTGGAGCGGTTACCTGAACATACCATCTTGATCCTTTTAATCCCTGTGGTCCGGTTGGACCCTGTATTCCTTGCGGCCCTATAGGTCCGGTAGCACCTCTAATGCCCTGAGGTCCCTGTGGTCCGCCGCCCGCTGTTAAAATCTGGTCAAAATTGTAGTTTACTTTGTCTACAAGTATTGCTTGTTGATCCCCAGCAAGAATATTTAATATGTTTATTTTCGGCATCTCTAAGTATTACTTTTTATATATATCTCCCTTATATTTTTCCGACTACAAAAGAGAACGCTACCGAGTAGTCAAAGGAAGGGTCTTTTTGTAATTTATATTCGTATGCAAGAGAACCTCTCTTTTTAATATCATTATTAGCAGATTTGATAAACCCTGTAGATATCTTCTGATAATCAGTCAAATCCGTTATTATCGGCTGAAGATCTACCCCTGATGTTACCTTAATCTTCTTTACAAAAACCAATATTTCTTTGGCTTCGTACTGTGGCAATATGTTATTTTTAATGTACTCATCAGCATCGTCGGTTAAAATCGTTTCATTTCCCACACCAAATTCAGAAATTAGAAGTTCCGAGAATTTCTTATCTATTCCTCCATCTTGAAAATGTTTAACCGCTGTCCTATCTACTAACAATAATGCCTTTATCTCTGTATCAGTTTCTTCCCATAGAATTTCATATTTAGGATAAAGATCTGTATTAATATTAAAAACATCACTTAATGTAGAAGGATACTTTAATTGTATTGGTTGCTTTATAAGATTTGGGGTCTTCATAACCTTACTACCAAAGAAAGATTTTTGCTCTAGCATGTTCTTCACTCCAGGAACATATTGATATGTCGTAGGTGCATAGTATTCTCTGTATCTTCCAGCATCCCATGTACTTTCAAAAATAAACATGTCTCTTCTATCAATAGGGGTTTCTCCTATTAATGGATATTGTGGTTTATATCCGGATTGAGGATCTATTCCAAATGGATTATTCTTCGCATACTTATAAAAATTAAGATTCTTTACTTTAGCAAATGAATCCTTATTTACTCCAAGTGTTGTATTTTTATATTCGATAGTCTCAACAACTAACACCGCATCACCAGCAAAATTTTCGCTCTCTATTTCATAATATATTTTACCGGGTGAATCTTGAGGTACAACAAATAAAGCTGTTGTATCACTAGTGTAAGAAAACCCGTCAGTATAAAGGTTGTATGATTCTCCAGAATCTACAACATAAGATATAACAAAGTTTTTCTTAAGACCTGAATTAGAAGAAGAAAGTCTTGAAAAATTTTCAAATATAAAATTATAAGAATTTCCTTTAACTAATCTTAATTTCTTTCTTGTAAAGCCGTCTATTAATATCTCATATTCCGATCCTATTCCATAATATTTTGAAGTTAGGGTTTTTAATTGTAGACTTACTGAAACGTCTAATACATTTGGATTTTGGGAAGTTGATGGATTTTTATCAGTAGATAGTCTATCGTTCTTTATATTATCAAACATTAAAACATCTTTAAACTTAGGAACGTATCCCCCGCCATACCTAAAGAATTCGGTAATAGCACTTTGCTCTACTAATTTATAGCCTACGTTAGTATTTGAATATGATTCTGGTTTATAATCTTCTTCTATAGGGATTTTTCTAGCATCTTGTACAAATGATGATGGCTTTATGAATTCAAGAATAAACGTGCTATCAGTTACTATAGTTGTTTGGTTTGCTTCATCCCACGTAGATTTGGTATAGTTTATATAGTTATTGTCTTCAATAAATGTTCTATAAATTTCCGAGAATGTTATTTTATTTAATAAAGCTTCCCAATAATTCTCTCCTGATGCAAATTGATAAACAGCTCTGTCTTTCATTGAATTATATGAAGCACCAATAGGAACTTTTGTGTATCCATTAGCATATGGATATCCTAAGCTAGTAAAATCGAAGAAATATCCAACACCGCTTGTATAATTAACTTCGTTATAATTAACATAATTCTTCCCAACTCCGGTAATCCATGGTGTTCTAAACCAGTATCCCCCATTAACATCTGATCTTGGCGAGAATAATGTATATGGGGATTTAAACGTGCTAGCTCTTGAACCTGTTCCAACAACCGGGGTTGTTGGATCATAGAATTTAACTTCCTCGCGTAAATCTGTATCATAATCAGGATTAACTGCAATTGCAACAATTCCTGATCCTAATGTTGTTGTTTCATCAACTAAAGAAGAAAACCCTATAGTTGCTTTTCTTGTTACGTTTAATGCAGAAGTTAATTTTACATTTCCTATAATAGATGAGGTATATCCCCCATTATTCAATTTAGCATATTCCGTACTTCCTGATCCTAGAGTAACACTATGTCTGTACTTATTGCTTACTGAATATAAACCAAAATAATCAACACCTCCGTATATTCCTGTAGGGTTGTAAAACCAAGAACCCGTAGCAGTTTCAAAAACTTTATTTGCATCACTGTTTGAATTATGAATAATACCTCTGAATTTTACAGGATCTACAAATCTAAGATCGTTGTTAACAATAGTTATTATAAGTGTAACAGTCTTGAATTGATCATTATGATGAATATTAAAAGTTAATGGAGATGTTACATGATACGGATCAGGATCATCCACTGATTTTAATACGCAAGAAAATTTATATCCATTAAATTTTGAATCATTTAGTTTAAAAAGATTTTTTTCTTTCGTTTCAAGAGAAGCATCGGTTCTTTCTTTGATCCTAACTTTAATCCCCCTAAAAAGAGTATCTGAAAATCCCGAAGCTGAATCGTAAGAAAAATATGTGTATAATTGATCGGAATTTCTATTTCTTACATCACTAAACTTAACATTATCCAAATTGTAAAAATCTTCCCCGTCAATGGTAAAGTAATTTACAAAATAGTCTTCCAAAGAAGGATCCGCGTTTTTAATAGATTCTATATTAATACTTCCAGCACAATAGCTCGAACTATTCTTTAAAAGATTAGCAGGTGAATCTATTGGAGGGTTTTCCAATAAATACCATTCGTTAGTAAAATATAAAGGATCCCTATTTTGTCCAAAGAAACTAGGAGAAAAATTTAAAGGGGTAAATGCAGGACTAGAGTTAAGTCTATAATCATTACCTCTTACATCTATGCCGCCATTATAAACCCATTTAGTAATATACGGTGTTATTCTAGATACGGTAACAAGATTTCTTAAATAGTTCTCTTTTAAGACCTCATATTCATTATCCACCTTACCAAAATTCATTTGATCTTTCTTAGTATAAATAGAAGAAGCATCATCAAGAAATTTAATATCCTGAATACCTAGAAATCCCGGAAATTTATCAAGATCTATATGCGGATCATTATTACCCGCGGATATTCCCAAAGGAGAATTTACATACACGGTAGGAACAACATTAAATCTTGCATTATTAGATTGCTCAAGAAGTTTATAACTTGTTGATCCTGATACTCCTCTAAAAATAAAATCAGAATTAGGTCCGTATGTCGTACCGTTATATTCAATGCTTGTTCCTGCAGCTACTGCATAATCTATTCCGGGATAAATTGTAGATATTCCATCCGGCTGTATATCAATATATCTATAATATTCTTCTGTTGGAGTTTTGCCATACGTACTTGACCAAAAATCTATATCAAGATCCTTAACACTGTACATAGAAAATACACCAGTTTCTATCTGAACAAGCTCTTCAACTATAATAGTGTTACTTGTTCCTAATAATATAGTGTGTGTATTGTCTTCAATTTCTACTATTGCATGACTTGTATAGTCTTTAATAGTATGATATGATAATTCATCTTCTGTCTCGTCTATAAATTTTCCTACGAATTTAACCTTAGATAATCCAAAATTTGTTCTGATGTAACTTGTTTCAGTAGATAGCTTGTTTGCATCTTCTGCTTTTATTTTGACCCTTGTATTCTTATGCTCTGATCCGCCTGTAAAATTTAAATAATTAGTAAGATCTACACCATCAACTCCATTAAGATATATTTTTTCTCTTCTATTAAATTTTTCTTTAGCGTAAAAATCTTTATAAACAAAAATTGAAAAAACATCATCATTTCTATGATCACTTCCTTCGGATCTTATAATAACTTCATCCCCTATATTAAAAGCCTTATATGATTTATAATTAACGCTATTAATAGCTCCAGCTAATGCTTTAGCTATTTCTTCATTAGTACCGAATGGATGGAAATAATATGCTCCACTATCATCAATATAACTGCCTGGACCCCATCCGCTTATAGCATATGTTAATTCTGACGCAACAAAATAATCATATCTTTCGTTACCTATTTTATTTTCACCAAAAGGATGATATAATACGATAGCATCATTAGGAAGTAATTCGTTAGTTATCTTAATAACCATATAAGATCTGCCACCAGTTTTTGCTAATATCCCTTTGTACTCTTTAGTTTTAGTTTTGTCTATACCAGCAAAATCTGAAATATCTAAAATTCTGTTCTTTAAAATTATTAAATCATCCTGATCTGTGTTTTCCCCCCATTTATTAGAGGTTGTCGTATCGGTTATATAATTCTTTGACTGCTTGTATGAATAGAATTTATTGTTCTTGTCTTTTATATAAAAATATTTAAGTCTATCGTCAACTTGTATATTTTTAGAAGATGGTATGTGCCCCCATTTAGAATCGCTGTCTACAAAAAGTCTAATCCCGTTATTATTGCTCTGATAAAAAGAATTAAGCATTTGTTTAGAAATCTGTAAAGAAGACTTGGGCTCGGGAAAATTTCCTTTCTCTGTAGATTTATTATAAAAAAGATCCCCAGATAATTGGAATTTCCCGGTCGGAATATCATCCACATATAATCCGTAATACCTATTAATGGTATAAAGATCTGCATCATTATCATCAAATAAAAATTCTAGATTTAGGAGGTTGTATGATATAACATCATTTCTTTTAAATCCGTCAGTGATAATCTGATCAAATTCTATCATAGTAGAATCACTAGTAAAAAGAGAATTTAAATATTCACCCTTCTTACAATATACCCCATCAGATACAGAAACCCCATTGTATGTGCTTAAAGAGTTTTTTTCAAATCTAACATCAATTAATGATTGGCTATATCCGGAATTGTTTTGTATATTTCTAATATATTTTCCTATCTTACTATCTTTCTGTAAAGAAAAAGTAGAAACGATAGAAGACTTAGGAAGTATATTTTCTATAAAATGTGTTTGTATATTTCCTATATTAGGAACGTTATAGTTAGCATCTAATAATACAACACTTCCTAATCCAGCTATTGTCGTAAAATCTGTTGATGTTGCAGTAAATATACTTCCTGATAAATATTCATTGCCATCAGTTTTTATTTTATATTTTTGATATGCTGCTGTCGTTGTATCAATCCCGTAATCTTCAAGGACCTTATAATTTTTTCCAACCTCCAGTGCTGTTACTTTTATAACATATGAAAAATCTATAGGGTCATCTATTCTGAAAATAACAAAATATTTTGGTATATCTTTACCAAGCCACAAGGGAGCTAAATATGAAAAATTTTCACTATATACATCAGAAACTAAAGGGGTTACACCTGTATGATAAAATCCATCATATTGGTCAACTAATGTAGAAACAAAATTTTCCTTGATAGTTTCTTCCCCCTTTACACCGAATATAAAATTAGTTGGGGTTTTTCCGTTATTGAAAAAAGAGTATACGTCATGCGCAAAATCACCATCAGAAGATAATCTATACCCTTTGTATTGATTCTTAGACATCTCATCATTTGAATCAATCGAATTCAGCCATATATTTTCTGACGAATCTACGCTAAGCTTAAGATTACCTGATATTCTAGGGTTAGCCCTTATAATACCGAAGGAAGATTTATACTTGTCTTTTTTCTCTGCCATTCTTAGTTATCCTTTTTAGTTGTTAAATCTCTTAACTCCTAACGTATCCTTGAAACTTGAATAAGTAGGAGAAGCTAAAGCAGATTTAGTATAGCTTCCTGAAACTGATAGGTCAAAAGAGAATATCTCTTCGTTACTTACCTTTATATCTATCCCTATCTTTTTAGTGTAGGTAATATTTCTAATCGTTCCGGTATTTCTAAATCCTCCAATATATCCTAGTTTGTCCTGACATCTCATTTGGAATAAAACTGGTATAACTATTGCATTTTGTGATCCTGGTGAAAGTACTTTGGTTGCTAAAGAAGTTGATCCTTCAACTTGAATAGGAGCGTGACTTGATGGTGCCATAAATAAATAAGAACCACATGAATATTTTCCTACTAGATACTCATCATTAGTTGAAAATCCTAATTTTTCTGGGTAAGAGTGATTATCACCGCCTGTTCCATAAATATTATTTGTAATCTGTGTGTATCCTAATTGTTGATACGGTTTTGACTGATTTGAAGGATACAGATAGTTAACATCCGTTATTGCTGTTTCAAATCCAGCTGCATGTCTAAATTCCGGATATACAAATCCTTTAGATCCAGGAGAAGGCTGAGTAGGTTTAACTAGTTGTTTAAATGTTTTTGGAGATCCCTGGGCTGCTTCGTAAACAACAGTAGGATGACTTATATGAACACAGAATTCATTTAATTTTCCGCTGCCTAATGGTACTCCACCCGAATATGTACCTGCCCAGACACTTGCATTGGATGATCCAGGTGTAGTAGATCCTGTCGGATTAAAAGGAAGTATAGTTCCAAAATGTACAGGCTGTCCAGCAATACCTGAATCTTCGTTCCATGATACCCCAGTTACTGGTTGGAAAAATAAATCTTCATCATATCCAACCGATTTGTATCTTGTATAAACAAATTGAGAATTTGAATTAGCAGATTGGTAAGGAGCTGCATGAATAAAAGATGAAATTCCGCTTAATCCAACAGTTACATCAGACGATTTAACACCAGTTAATGATATCGGGGTTAGATCGTACTTCCTGAAGTTTTTATAATCTGCACTTCCGTCTCCAGTTGCTCCGCTTGAAAGAGCTATGATACTCTGTCCTCCTGGTATAGTGGAAGATAATTCTAAGGGAGAAGCCGTATCGTTTCTCAATTCTATTGTGTATAAAGTAGAAATTATTTTTCCCCATTTACTATTATCAGTAGTAAGATCTAATAATTCACTATAATATCCAGCGAATAATTCTACCAAAGATCCTCTTTTAACACTGATTGATGTAGAATTAGCTCCTGTACCGTATGTAACATAAACTGAAAGTACACCCTTAGCAACAGCAATTAAAGCTTTAAGTGATGCAATTTCTTGATCCATTGAAAGTATCTTTTGATAAAGATCTAAAGCTTTACCTGTTGTTCCATCAAAAAATCCTGAAGATATTGTATCAGAAACGTGTGCATAATATTTGTCTCCACTATTAAAAGCAGTAGATAAGTGAGAATCTAAGCCTTTAGCAGATAAATCTTGTTGTAAAGAAACTAATATCTGATCATTAGCATTTTGCTTGACATATTGCTCGTTTCCACTTGCTGTAGTTAATTCTTCAGGAAATCCAACAGTGATTGGGGTTGAAAAATCAGATTCTAACGGATTGGTAGGCCACCCAGCTTCTGAGACAGAAGCAACTTTAATTTCGACTTTTTCACCCGCTGTTATAGGAATATCTAATTGGTTAATATTAGGAACATCAGCATTCTGAACATCCTCATCTAACCAGTAGTATTTCTTAGTTGTTGTATTATAACCTTTCTTTCTGATATCGGTTTTAAATTCTACCCAGTTACTATACGTTGCTCTTCTTTCCGTTCCGTCGTTGTCCTTAAACTTAATTTCATCGGATGCTGTAGAATTTCCTTGCTTAGTTAAATATCTATATCTAACCCTAAATTGAATAACATCTTGGTTTCCGGTTTTACCATCAGTTATTGGTGAAGGTATAGGCCAAAATCCTCTAACTCTGTATTTTGGTGTTTCTGAGATTTCCGGAGATGTAGAAGATATATTATTTAAATCCTGAATTACTGTTTGTAGTAATGAGGTCTTTGTTGATTTTTCTCTTGTTAAACTATCGATCTTTGTTATTAAGCTTTCTCTACTAGAAGTATTAGAAGATGTAACAGACGTTGTAACTAGCTGAGCAACCTCATTTCTAGCTTGATCTATTGATTTATTAAGTGCATCTATTTCATTCTGTAGTTTAACCTTTGTTTGTACTGTACTTGAAAATTTATCGGATGTATTCGTCTGGGTTATTTGTTTATTGATCTGTACAACCTTGAAATTAGCAGAATCTACAGTTGGCGAATTTGGGGTTAATCCGTAAACAGAAGGTATTGTTTTTTCTTTAGTGTTAGCTAAGAATTGAGATCCAAAATCTGCTACTTGATTTTTATAAAATTCATCAAGGGTCATTGTTCCTTCTGATGTGTTAATCATCATTTCATTAGAATGAAAAACAACACCTCTACTATATGATGATCCTGTTACATGCTTTTCATCATTTATTGATTTAATAAAAATAGCTTGTCTCTCATCATGACCTATATTAACATTAACCTGCAATGGCGAAAGCATTTCGGATGCTAAAACAAGAGCATTGTTTCCAATTGGAACTGGCTCATATCCATTAAGTCTTTTTAAAACTACAGTAGACTCAGAAAGATCCACATTTGTAATTTCAAATTTACTTCCTCCTGTTGTCATTAATACGTCTCCTGTTTTAAGCTGACGGTCTGCATTTAATGAGCTCGAAATTAGATCTTTGTATGTAATTATATCTAATTTATATTTTCTAACAGTTTGACTAATAATTTGACCACTAACAGTTACTGGAAGTGTTGTATCAAAAACTCTAAGTACTGAAAATGTTCCGCTATATCTTATAACCTGTAAAGGAAGATCCTCTGGATTTTCATCTATTGTATACGTTATCCCCTGATTGTAAAGGGCATTCATAAAATCAGAATCTGAAATATCGTTTCTTCCCTTTAGGTTGGTATCAAAATAATTCTTTTGGGAATCTGTTGTTGTATTAGCAATTATTCTTTTTATAAAAACTCTTTTAGTACCAGCATCAACTTGACCATCTAAACTGAATGATACAAAAAGAAGTGGATTTAAAAAACTTTCAAAAAAGTGATTACTTCTAAATTTAAAATTAGAAGGAACCTGTAAATTACTAGGAGCTACAGGATCTAATAAAGGCTTTGTTTGGTAAATTCTGGAAACTGTACCGTCTGCATTTCTAACATTTGCATTTCCATCATCTAATCCACTTAAAGTCTTAATATTAGAATCTAATCTCTTAATCTCGTTTGTAATGTAACCCCAAGAAGGAATTGGAATAATGCTTGTAACATTATTATCATCAAGAAATTCCACATTAACTGTGTCTTGCTTAGAAGTAGTAGCATTGCTTAGCTTATTAATAATCTCCAGAGAATTTTTCTGAAGTCTCAAAAACTGAGCTAATAAAGAACTTATTGAATTTTTGGTACCTGCCATTTTATCTTATTTGATCTATTTCGAAAGCTAAATTCTTTTCGTCGACACAAACTATATCAAAGATAGGTTTATTGCCTGCAGAATCAAATATGCTTTGTGTGAAACCCCCAACTAGCTTGCTATAAGCAACCCCTGATGGTGAGCTCAACGGATATACTCCTTTTGTATCTGTATACATAAGAATATTATTACCAGCAAGTACTATTTTGTCATCAAAAACCAATCTAATAGTTTGGCCTTTTTTCCATTGACTGTTTGTGTCATCGATTCTTATGATAACATCATTGGTCAATGTGATAGTTAATCCAAAATTGCTATGCTTGTAATAATTGTTAAAAGGATTTAATACTAATGTGTTACCACTAGTTTCGTTTATTGTAAAATTATAATTAGTATCTTCTGTAATATTATAATGCTGTACGGTGTTATTAAGTATCAATCTATTTTGTACTGATCTATCAACATTAATGCCTTCCCCGCTTTTAATAAGATCAAGATCATAGGAAAGCTTAATATTAGTTCTTCCGTTTAAAAGATCATTAGTTAATGAATAATTTCTTTCTATTAATCCTAAAATATCCTGGGTATTTTTAAATAATGCCTGATTAGCAACCATTGCATTTTCCAACGATGTTAATCTTGCTCCTATAGAGGTATTATCATCCATAGTGACAACTAGATCCTCCAAAACAGTCACTCTATTAGCAACGCCTATCATTTCAAGCGATTGATCATTAAGTGTTCTAGAAGCCTCCTGAAGCACATTAGCTGCATCCATAAACATTGAAAGAGAGAATGATGAATAATCATTAACTGCTAGTTCAACACCTGTGCTATCTACATCAGTATCAAATTTAAGATTTATCTTTAAGCCGTATGAATTACCATTAAGCTTAGTTATCGGATCTGGTTTGTATTTTTTGAAAGAGGGAATTCTTCCTGCAGAATTTGAAATTGGTTCAATATCTTCAAGGAATAAAATACCGTAAAGATTTGTTTCTGCATCTTCCGGATTATTAGGATCGTAAACATCATAATAAAGAAGTATTGAATTAAATTCGAAAGAAGCAGAATCCATTGTCCCGTTGAATTCGTCTATTGTGCTAATAGAAGGATTATCAACTATAGGTTTATAATTATCCGCATTAAAATCTAATTGAATACCATCTAATCTATTTCTTTTATATCCTACCTCATATGTTCCATTTTTTAAATACTTGGTTATTGTATCGGTGTCTGAACTGAAAAAAGAAGAATCCGTATAATATGAATTAGCTACATTTCTAGGATAATACCATTGATGAACAAATTGATTTCCTGATGCATCGGTTCCTGTTACACCCGGTTGACCTATAACATCCTGGTCAAAAATTGCAAGTGTAGGAAATCCATTAGGACCATATGTTCCAATACTATGACTTCTCCCCTGTAGATATTCTGTATCCAAAGGATCGTTAGGGGTATGAGTTAATATTTGTCCAGGATAATAGTTTTCATCAGCTTTGGTTTTAAACATAACCAATGGCGTATGTCCATCACTTGTCGGAACGTGTATATAAACTTCTGAGTAAGAATTGTTTTTATGCTGTACAGAGTTAACAATATCGCACTCTCCAATATATTTAACCATTCTAGAGTATCTCGGAATTGAACTTCCGTTTCCTGTAAAATAATCATCCTCTTCAGTCCATCTTTTATCTGAATACGGAAATCCCCCAGAAAGACCTGTGTAGTTTTGATCTAGTGTTGGAATAACCTCATTTGAATTTGCAGGTCTAAATCTAATAGCACCCATTTCTTTCATCCACTTCCAAAAAACTCTTTCCGACACATTTCTTTTTAGTGTGGGATTATAATTTTCGCTGGAAGCTAAAGATGCTTCTAAATTTAAACAGTAATTCTGAAATGATATTTCTAAATTAGGACTAAGATTATTAGGATCTACTATAGTAAAAGATTCCTCTGCAACGTCTAAAAATGAAGAATCAGTGGTATTAAATAAAATAGTATTTTCCCCATACAGAGGCTCTCTAAATTCAGGAATGTTCAAAAGAACGTATTTCGAAAATCTAAATTTATTTACTGTATTATTAAATGTTAACGCAAGATCCTCTGCAGCAGAACTAAATGTGTAAAAAGTTCCACCCTGTACTTGTAAGGGCCTAATAAATGGGGTTTTCGCCATTCGATTTTATTTTATTAAATATTATGCTCCAGTTCCTGCGCTAAAATCTGTTCCAACGTATCCTGAAGAAGATATAACCACCCAGGATCCGTTTTGTGATGTACCACCTTTTCCTATTCTGTTTTCCCATTGAAGAGTAACAGATGTTTTATAAGGAAGTGATGAAGGAACCAATACTGCTTTAGAAGCCCATGCTCCGCCGTTTGCTGATGTATTAAATCCTGTGTAATATGTGCTTCCTGTTGGTCCAGTCACACCGGTAGCGATTCTTCCACCTGCTCCGCTAGTATTGATTAACGTTAATCTAAATCCTTGTGGAATAGAAGGCGGGGTTCCTGATGGTGCAGTTCCTGTAGCAACATAGAAGAAAAATCCGGTATTAAAGCCAGAATCCCCTCCAGCTGAGCTAACGTAACCAGCATCAACATAAACTACACTCTCGTTTAAAGCTAAAGCATAGGGATTGCTAAAAGTACCAGTAATACCCCCTCCGCCTCCGCTAAGAGGTGAAATGAATGCATTGGTTGAACCCGATGCTCCTGTAGCATTCTTTTCAATATAAGAACCAGTTGGGCCGTTAGTAACTGATGAGTTAAAGGTAACTGCTCCATCATATCTAGCCGTAGAGCCAAAAACAGCTGGACCCGATGCATTTATTTGATTGAATGAACCTGTTGCAGACAGGATTAATTGTGTTGCTGAAACAGTTCCAGAAAATGAAGCATTACCTGCACTTGCACCTGTTCCATAAATATTTACGGTAGGTGTTCCTGATGCTGGAAAGGCTGCCTGGTTTGCATAAACTGTCTTAGCTTTAAACTGTCCGCTAGTTGCCTGGGAAATATCCATGGCTCCCGTAACCACATTAATATTAAAAATGTTCTCTATATCGTTGATTTCATTCTCAACCAATAGAAAATTTGAATTAATGGTCAGTCTCGAAGCTGCAATCGAATCTGTTCCTAAGATCTCCTGTATAGTAATCATTTGCTATTTTTTATTCTGAATATATATATCAAATAAGCTTGAACGAAGAAATAAATCCTTCATGCATAGATCATACACTAAAACGTATATTAGTTTCTGTCAAAAAAACCCAAAACATTTATGGAAAGAGAATCCAAAGAGCAACCTATGAAAGGGAAAGTTAAAGGCCCTATTAAGTTCCAAATTCAATTAAACGAAGAACAAAAAGAAGCAAAATCGCTTATTTTAGAGAATCCAGTCACAGTAATAAGGGGAATGGCAGGTTCAGGAAAGACCCTATTGGCTTGTCAAATTGCTTTAGACCTACTTTTTAATAGGGAAGCTGAAAAAATAATAATTACTAGACCAACAGTAGCAAAAGAAGACATCGGGTTTTTACCTGGGGATCTTAAAGAAAAAATGGACCCTTGGCTAGCCCCAATTTATTCCAATCTTTATATGCTTTATGACAAAGAAAAGATAGACAAATTAGTAGAAAATAATGTTATAGAAATACTTCCCTTTCCTTTTATGAGGGGTAGAACCTTTCTTAATTCGTGCGTTATTTTGGACGAGGCACAAAATGTGACCAATAATCAAATGGAGATGGTTTTAGGTAGACTTGGGGTAGCATCAAAGATTATGATATGCGGTGATATTTCGCAGATTGATCTTAAAGCTAAAAAAGATTCAGGGCTTGATTTTCTGAATACAGTTGCTGCTAGAGTACCCGGTGTTCAAATTATTTCTCTTAAGAAAAATCATAGACATCCTATCGTTCCTGAAATACTTTCAATTTACACCGAATACAACGACAGATAATTAGATTAACTGAGGATTAGAATCTAATTCATAAATTGATCTTTTTCTAAAAGTATCGCTAGTTACTGACAGGACTGATTCTCCGGGAGGAGGGTTTTTATGATCTATAACCCTAATGTATCCGTTTTTATTGTGAATCGAAACGTTTCCGTTACTATCTTCAACTGAAGAATAAATGGTATAAAATCCTGGCTGATTGAATGTCCATATAAAAGATTGAGCATCTCTTATATTTATAATTTCTGATCCATCCCCGTCATATATTAATTTCCATACGTGATTTTTCTTGCCGGGTATTAAAGAATCTATCGGATTGAATACCACTGTTGTTCCTATTGGAATTTCAAATTCTTCTTTGAATATTTTTGATTCACCTGCTTGCCAAGATCCTGATCCAAACCAAGAAAATATATTCCCGTTCTTATTTCCCTTTTGGTATCTTAAATTAGATATTTTTCCAACAAAAGCATCTTCTCCTCCGCTAGGCGATGTTATCCAATTAGAGAATTGGGATTGGCCTGAAATATAACCTGTTAAATAAATATTATCATCTTTATCTATTGAAAGAGAAATTCCTTCGTCTTTAGCTATTCCCCCAGCATCTACTACATCAAGAAGTGTTCCTCCGTTAGAATACTTAAACATTATTAAATCAAGATTTCCCTTTGGAGAAGGGTAATAGTTAGGAGATGATATTTCAGGAGATGCTATTAATTTAGCTCCATAAGATCCTAATATGAATATACTTCCTTCCGAATCTATATCAACATCCTGACAGTAATCCGTAGAAGATGATCCTACATTCTTAGCCCACATTGTTCTGTATCCATTAAATTTAAATATAGCAATATCAGAATCACCGTTTGAATCAACACTATTCCCGTTTGATGATAAGGATCCTGAGAATGTAGCACCCAATGCTATTTCACCATTTGATGATACTTTAATTCTAGGAGATGTAGGATTTCCACTATAGTTAGTATTAATCAAATCTTTACTCCATTGTATATTAAAGTCATAACTAGAATATCTATTTAGAACTATTTTTTGTGATGATCCGTCTGTAGTATTGAATGCTAAATAAAGGTCTTCGAATGCATTTCCAATTTGGATAGAAGGATTTGTTTCGTTGCCTCCTGTTCCTGCTTTATAAAGCCATTTTATATAACCATCATTTTCTACTCTAGCAATGAATACTTCATAATTATCATTGGAAGATGTTATTGAATTTAATCCAGAAGTTAAGGTTCCTTTATAAACACCCGTTATATAAGTGTTACCTACTCTATCAATAGCAAGATCCTTAATAGTATCATCGGCAGTATTACTAGAAGGTTCAAAAAGGGTAGACGAAGTTAAAGGTTGAGCATTAAAATCCCACTTTAAAAATATATTTGTAGGTTTTTCGTTAGTGGTATTATTTCTAGTCTTTGTCTTATATCCAATAACTATTACATTTCCTAGGTGATCTACTTTTATACCGGTTGGTGTATATGAATAATCATTGATAGAATCAGAAGAAGATGTTACCGAATCTGTTCCACCATGTTTTCTGGCCCATTGGACAACCCCATATTGATTATACTTAACAACAAATATAGATTGATTGTTCGGTGATGAAAGAGTTGTATTTGCTCCAGTTGGTAAATTATTTTTAGCACCAAAGTATGCATTTTGATTAAAATATCCAGTTGCATAAACATACCCTTCTGTATCTATAAATATTTTAGTTCCTCTGTCATCAGAAGAATCACCTATTTTAATTACCCATTCAAAACTATCAATTAAATTTCCGGTATCCCTTGCTGCACTTCTTATAACATTTGAATTTCTCCAATAGGTTTCAGTTTTAGCTTTTCCTGAAATAATATCTCTCAAAGGAGCATCTAAGAATAAATCATCCTTATCAATTCCGGGGTGAGAATCTATAATATCATTAAAATCATACTTAATCCATTCTGGTAACTTCCAACTTGTTCTATCAACATAAGGAAGTTGAGGATCTTTACCTATATTTATAGAAGAAGTATATAACGGACCTACAATTAGGTTAAAGTTAATTTCAACATCACCTAGTCCTCTATTCTTCACATAAATAGGATCTGCAAAAGGTCTAAAGGAAAGGTGGTAAATAAATTCCCATCCTAGCATTCCTGGTGATTTTGAAGAAGCGTGAACATAAGGAACAAGATAATTTATCTTATTTAGAAATACATTATTTCCGTTTGAGAAATATCCGACATATGTTATATCCCAATAAGAAGGATCGACATAAGGGTCACCACCTCTATAGGAATCACCTAGGTAAAATAGATCATTCACATATCTGGTAAATTTACCATCAATGAATTTAGTTTTGTTTAATACTAAATATAGATCTTCATAATCGTTATCTGCACCAGACCCCGGGGAAAATCCTTGTGATGTTCCTGGATTATTATCATAAACAATAAAGTTAATTCCATTAAAATAGATTAACTTATAAAGTCCGGACCCATACTGAAGCATGAAGAATATTCTTCCGTTTCCTAAATTAACTATATTTCTAGATCTACCTATTGGTAATTCTGGATTTGACGAAGGCGTCCAGCATCCCCATCTTCCATTATCATAATATGCTATTCCATTACTTGTTCCTATCCATTTCCCGCCCACCTCATCAAATGTTATAGAATATACATCTTTAGAATGAAGTCCTGAATTATCCGTATTGATAGTCTTGATCTTAATTCCATCATAGATTTTAATTCCATCATTAGTTGCTATCCATAACTCAGATTTTTTTCCAACATAATTGTACTTCATCTGTCTGATGTAATAAAGAGTTAAATCAACAACACCTGGATTAGGTTGATATATTTTTTCCCAATAGTTTGAATATGCTGTAGGATTTCTTTGTTGATTCGAGCTTAATAAAGAAAGATATGAATCACCAAGATAACTTACTATACTTCCCTGATCATATATTTTATTAACATTCCAAACTGGTCCTACTGTTGATATCGTATTAAATTCTTGAGATCCTGCATTATATTCTATTAGTCTGAAAACTGAATCTGGTAATGATACACTATAACTTTGGAAGTATTTAATATACATTACAAAGTTTTCTGTTAAATTATCAACTGCTAAAGATATGACTTGAAATTGATCATCAGGAACTGGTACTATAAAATTTAAATCTGGCCTAGCAAAATCAGCAATTGGTTGAGAAGTAAATATTTTAGTATTTTCAGGATTCTCTCTATCAAATATTAATAAAGGTATATCAGCATAATCCCCATAACACCACCAGTTATTATACTCGTCTGTTATAACCTTTCTTGGGGTTGATCCTGGAAATCTTGATGCAATATCAAAAACGTCTATGTCGTTTGGAGATCTAAATAACTTAACTGATGATTCACCCCCCATTATAATATCACCATTTTTATCCTGAACTATAGATGTTGGCCCTTCTATAACATTAGGATTTTCTTGAAGATCATAAGATTCGGTCTCTTCGTTGTAAGGGATTGCTAAACAAGTTAAAGGAGAATTTTCGGGATTACCTTGAATATCAAACTTTCCAGGAAGTTTAGAAAATCCTCTAACCTCATAGTAGAATTTAGATATTCCTTTATCCTTAGAAGCATTTAATTGATTGCAAGCTTCCCTTAAATCTAAATATCCAGGACTATTATCATCAGTATCATTTCCTAAAACTATTCCTTTTGTGCTGGATCCAACTTTAATCTTATCCCCCGCTTGAAGATTGTATAAAGAAAATCCTCCTAACCAATCATTATGATAGTCATAAAACTGCCAGGTTTGAGCATATAGATTATCCCATTCTAAAATATCAAATGCATCCCAGTCCAATTTTTTTGTTCCATAGTATCTAATGTTTTCAACAGGTAGATCGCCATTAAAAGAATAATCAACATAATCGCTATATTGATTAACTCCTCCGTTTATTTCAACACTTAGAGATTGTACAGGACTTTGCCCGTCATATAAAAATAATCCACCGGTAGTAATAATATCTAGATATTTTCCATTGAATGAATTTCCAGATCCTATTGGTGCTTTAAATGCGACATCTTTCCATTCTTGAACCAATACATTAACGATATCCGAATCATTAAATATGGTATCAATTGCAAATGCTGGATCTTTTTTTGAATTATTAAATTTACTCATTAGATTACCTAAAGTGGTATCTAGTCTTCCGTTAAAATCAACCTTTGTAAATCTTTTACCTTCATAGTTAATAGTAATAGATCCTATTTCAACTAGACTAAAATTGGCAGGATTAACAGCTCCATCCATTATTAACGGAATGTAAAATCCATCATTTGTTACAGACGATATTGTATAATTTCCAGAATAATTTTGAGAAGATACCTCCCATTGATTATACGGACCTATTATTTCTCTTATTTTAACAGAATCCCCCACAGAATATCCAGAATTTAAGAATACAACTGCACCATCGGTTGCAGTGTAGTTTGAAGGTGATGTTACAACATTGTTGATCAAAACCTCAACATATCCAATTCTATACGGGAATACGAAAAAGTTAAACCCAGCTACCGCAGTAAACGTTTTTGCTCCTCTTCCTGATACTTTTGTTGGAGTATTAAAAACAAGAATTCCGGTTACTGGATTATATGATATTATTTCACTGATCTGGTACTTCCCGTAATTGTGTGATATTCTAACTTCTTTTCCTGCTATAAAATCCAATCCAGTATTAACTGTTAATGTTCCCCCCTGACCTAAAGTAAATGTGCTAGTTGAAGATGATTGTATATGCTGATTATAATTATCTATTAAAAGTACATCATCACCTGCTGAAAAATTATGGGGTAAGTATGCGGGATCTATCGTGACAATAGCAGGTCCTTTACCTCCTCCCGGATAATCACTACTTATAGTATTAACCTGAATAGTTTGTAATCCAAATTGACATGTCCCAGATCCTATTGTTTCTTCGTATTTTTTTAAAACCTTACATTCTTGACCTTCATTAAATTGATTGCCGTATTCTGCTGGATTTAGTATCTGATTTGAAATAATACCAGGATCTCTTCCTTTCTCTACCGGGAATAACCACATAGAAATATAATCGTCCCAGTTTTGTTTGGTATTCTCCCATGTATAAACTTCGGTCTCTCTAAATCTGGCAATATTGGTTAATTCTATGTCCCTTTTCTTAACCTCTATACAATTTTCATAGTTAACGGTGCAAATATCATTGAATCCATCCCATACTCTGCATTTAACGGAGTATATTCCGTCATACGGTAGTACAATTGGTAATTTATAATAGTCGCTTATAGCGCCCCTAAATTCGTAATAGAAGGGTACTTCACCTCTTTTAATTACTGTCCATTCTATTTCATAGAATCCAGCAAATCTAAGATTGTCCCACGAATAGAATCCCCCAGGATTAAATGAATAATCATAATACTCAACGCTTAAAAGATCTTTGAATGTATTAACCAGCTCAACCTTCCAGGTGTCCATTATTCCATCCCCCTTTGACCATAAAAGTTTTAAGGGGGTTACACCGGATGTTGCGTCGTAATACGTTCCGGGTGTTGTGCCATTCTCTACCTCGCAAAGAAACTGAAAAGAACTATCATCCGTTGAAGTGAATTTCAATTGGACTGATCCCATACTAGGATGTAGGAAATTTAATCCAGTAGGTAACGTTATACTAAATAGCGTACCAAATCCTGTTGCAGTATCAAAAGTGTAGCTTAAAGAAGAATTTATTAATCCATCTCCCGTATAACCAGTATCATTCCAAGAAGATAATGACGTTGAGTATGTTGCAAAATTATTTTCTAATGCATCCCAATGATTACCTACTTCATCCCAACTTATATTGAATGTTGTGACTTCTAAAACTGTAGGAAATCCTGCAGGTACTTCATATTTTTGTCCATCAAACAATTTAAAGTAACCATTATTCTTACTATCTCCGTCTCCTAATCTATACTTTATTTCTCCTTTGTTTCTTCTTTCATAAAACAGCTTAATAGAATCTGCTAATTTTTTAGATTCAGTCCCAGTGAATATCGGATTTGTTGCTTTAGGTTCTACATGATTGCCGTAGGTTGTGTATTTGTATGAAGAAAGGTTTTCTCCAACAAAAGGAACAAACGGAATGTATTTATTAGGTCTAAGATAGAAAGGTCTTAAATCTTCAACGTATCCATAATCTGGAGTAAAAGCAAGATCTAGATCTATTCCTTGATGTAACTCGTCTATTTTTAAATTGTCTATCCACAATCTGTTTTTATAAATTCCAAAATAAACACCTTCACCAGTAATATCTATAATCCTAGCATTTAATGGAAGATAATCTTTCTTAAGTTTTTCCTTTAATCCAAATAGTTTAATTAAAACCTCATCAGGTGAAAATACATCTGCATTTTTTGTAATAGGATATCCAAATTCATCGTAAGCTTCATCAACTACAACATTAATATCATAGAAAAGTCCAAACAGTGCAGTTTTTTTATAACTAGAGGATGGAAATAATTCCTCCATTGATGATTTTAATCCGTATGTTCCGTCATTTTTCTTACCGTATATTTCTACTTGTTTATAACTACCAGCATTCTCATCATCTAAAAGATTTCCTATTAGGGTGCTCTGACTCTGGGGCTTTGCTTTTAATTTGTTCATAAAATCAGAATTCTCCTTAAGAGCACCTACTGCGGTATCTGATTTTTTTACATTTAACCAATATTCTTTAACCCTTAAATCCTGATATCCAAAAAATCTTATTGCATTTATTAATCCCTTGTATGATCCAAGATATGAAAATATTTCATGGCCTTCCAATAAAAGTTCTTTTCTTTTGGCATTTATTATTTCATAATCAGTATACGGTTCTTTAGGATCACTTGGTCTTAAAATGTAAGCATCTTCAGAGTTTAATTTTCTTCCGAAGTTACTTAATAAAGTTTTATATCTTTCGTCTTCCCCTATTGTCTCCCCGTGTATTTCAATTCTTGCTATGATCTTAGGATATCCCAAAGAATAATCCTCTATAACAAGGGTTCTTCCAAATATTCCTTCATCTGGTGAATTCAAAGCTATGTTAATAGTAATACTTGATGAATCAATATAATCACTGGTTCTTATGTCATTTTGGAAAGATTCCGTTCCGTCGTATCCAACCTTAATATAAGAATTCTGTAGTTTGTTTAATACCGGAGCATCTAAAGTTTTATCTTCAAAAACTTCATACTGAAAAATATAATCAGATACATCATTTTTTTCTTCAACTGGATATACAAATATTGATGTATTTGTAATATTAACATTACATATTTTATTTAGATAAATCTTATTTCCAACTATACTTGTTATTCTAGCATTTTTTGGAACGCCATTACCTAATAAAGTTAAATAATCTCCGCTGCTTTTAATTTTAGACAAATCAGAAGATGTTGTGATATAATCAGTTCCCTTAATTATATCACCCTTAAAAGAATCAAAGGTATCAAAATCTAAAACGTTTCTTGTAGTTTCGAAAGATGACTTCCAAAGATTAAATATTAATGGAACATCATTTTCTGTTATGGTTGCAGAATCTTTTAATGTTATTCTATTTAGCAATAGGTCAACTGAAACTACTTCATTTCCTTGAGGAAATTGATCAGTAAAAACTTTCGCTCCTATATAATCAGCTAGAGGAGCATTATCTGTTTTTATTACATTAGATCCAGCTGTAAAATTTCCATATATTCCAGAAGCTGTTGTGGTTGCTGTTATATCTGGTGTTATATGCGGATATCCATAAACTGTTTTACCGTTAAGGTCTAAAAATTTTTCTACAATAAAGAAATGCTCTATTTCAAATAGGTCAACAGAGACCCTGGGTAGCATTAATCTTGCTTCCCAAAAATCCCCATTCCAGATTAGATTTGTCTGATGCCCAGATTTATTAAAAAATATAAGATTTTTATAACTCATTATCGAACATACTTATTATTTTTAGGAACTCTATAGTTAACAAAATTTCTAATATTCTTTGTTGTTTCAATTAATCTAAAAACAACTTTTTCGATAGAATTCAATATACTTTTTCTGTTATTGTCTCCCCCAAGAGTTATAGAAGAAAGTGTTTTTTCAAATATTCTTCCCTCGTACTCAAAACCTACATTTGTTCTTCTGTCTTCCGTTGTTTCAATATATTCGTAATAGCTCTTTCTTTCTGTGTTAAACATTATTGATTGTTATTTTTTAAGAATGCCTTATTCTTATTATTGATCTCTGTGTTATATGTTACGGGAACAGTAGCTCTAATATCAATATTAATAGAAGATATTTTATTGTAATCTGCACCTTTATCATAATAAAGACCTGCTCTATCACCCCATCCACCAGTTATGATTGCTATCTCATCTTTACCAAATACTATATCGCCAAATTCATCTAATCCTAAAACAATATTTTTCTTAGGATCATTATCAGGAAGTCCTTCAACACTTATAGCATATTTTTCATTTTTCTCACTAACAAAAAACAAGGTAACAGAATCAACTCCTGCTATAGATTCTAATATAGCGATTAAATCAGATCTTGGAATTTTATCTCTTCTTCTTATTCCTATAAAATATGAACTTATTGAATCAACAATTTGACCTCGAACCGTATCAGGATCATATCCCTCAAAAATGCTAATTAAAACATTAATCACATATCTTGAAATTTTAGGATCTAATATTTTAACCTCAGTGGTTACTATTTTTTGTCCACTATCATCTATTACCTTTAATAATCTTTTCTTCTGATAATCTGTTAATATAAATTCAGTTTCTTTTATATCAAAATATGTTTCATTTGTTTTAAGCTTTTGTGTTATGTCAGGTACTAATAAAACATAAATAATGTTATCATCGTCTAAATATTGATCATCAAATGTTGAAAATGCTTCAATTATAGAAAAGGTACCAAATTTTTCAAAATATGTAATATACGTTTCAGCATTTGCTAATACGAAAGATCTTGATGTTTTAGGAGCTAAAATTCTAGTAAGCTGTATTGATTCTTTGTCGGTACCAAGTTGGGGAGCGGTAACACAATTTATTTTTAAATAATCCTTCAATGAAACAGGATTGCCAAATGCATCTGTACCATCATCATCAAATTCAAATACAATTTTTCCAGGTTCTAAAGAATTTATATTTCCCGCAATTCCTATGGTTTCTACATATTGAACCTGAATAGTTGATCCAAGAGGAGGTATTTTTCCAAAATTAATATTACCAAAGATAACGTCTATACCGTTATTAATTCCAGTTTTAATTAAACATCCTTTATAATTAAAAGGTATATCATATAATGATTCATAAATTTTCCATTCTTCGCTATCAACAAATACTTTAACCTCAAAATTATCAACAGTTGAAGTTACCCTGTCGGATACGTTATAACTTTGTAATACAGTTCCGCTACCAGTAAACGTAGATGCCTTTATACTTCCTTCCATTATCTCGCATGATATTTTACTGGAAGGGGTTAGATTTAATCTAGCATAATCCTGCGGAAGATTTAAAAGATAACCAACACCACCATTTTGGAATTTTATAGTTGAATATTTTGGAATTAAAATAGCACTACCACCAACACTGGTAGAATCCTGTCCATTCCATGTAATATCTATTTGGCCTCTTGCACAACCACTTCTTGTAGCATTATGCCCAGTTAACGCTGCTAATCCATACACAGAGCTTTCTCTACTTGCTTTTTTGATATCAAGTTCAGTTATAGAATCTTCTATAAAGAATAATATAAGCTGAGACAGGTTCTGTAAAACAAATAGAATTTGTCCCCATGCAGAAGCAACAGTAAATAACTGATTTGCTTGGTTATACCTTTTTTGTATTAGCTCAAGAGTATCCTGTAATAGGTCTTGTATCTTGGCACGATTTTTTTTAAATAAATCCATCTTTTAAATTACCTTTATTCCTAGAACTGGGTTACCCTTGATTGCAAACTCTATTACACACGTATCTCTTGTTTCGCCTTCAAAAAACCCTAACTGAAAATCGATATTTAAGATTCCTCTAGCAAAAGTACAATAGGTGTAAAGCTGTAAAGAAATAGCCTCCTCCAATTCACTTTGAGAAACCTCAAAATCAAATATCATTGATTCTAGATCGATGCCAAAATAAGGATCACCCAAAACAGTCCCAGGCTTGGTAAGCATGATTTGTTTTATCATACCTATGGTTGATTCAACAACATCATCCGTTTCCAGCTTGTCTGCCTCATAATGAGGGTCGTCAGGATTTCTTGGGTATATGTCCGAGATTTTGATCATATCTCCCTTATATATTTAGAAAATATAGACAGAAGATAATTACGGATATTAATTCCACTGTAGGAAGTAACTTGGGGTATTTTCTGATTTAATCATTTCCATAACTTCAGTTTTTTCTGCCTGTCCAATTCCTTGAATAGCAGCTGCATTTATGGTCACTCCGCCCGGCAATTGATAGCCAAAAGTGCCTAAAAGCCTGCCTATGTTAATTTTTGCTTCTGCTAGAACATATCTAACAAAAAGCTCATCAGAATAAAGGTTTTCATCAGGGATGGCTATAAATGCTCTTACCCCCACATCTTTACCCCCAATAGTAAGACCCGATGATGTTGTTCTACTAGGATCACGTCCATTTATAGTTAGCCTTTTAGTATTTTTATTGTATCCGAATGCAAAAGTCTCTAAAAGAAAAGCTTTAGCAAGATCGAAGAATGAATATAATACAGTTCTATAGACTAAATTGTCCCCTATAAATGGGCTTAGCATAAGCTCAGATCCTAAAAGTTTGGAGTCTCCAAAATCTCTATCAGGAGTACCTATCATTCCTGCACCCCCCACTTCTCTTACATCCCAAACACTTATAACGCAGTCAGGCAATTGAACTTGCCTTGTCGCTTTAAACTGAGCATTTGAAAATACCTGGGATGGCAATACTAATATTTTATCTTCTACTGCATATTGATAATTATCATAAAAATAAGCCTTAGCCCTTTTAATAATTCTTTTTATCTCTTGGTCGTTTAATGCATATGGTAATGCGCAAGAATGAGATATGTCGTCCTTTACCTCCTGTATTAATGCCTCTTCTGATGTAGTCATTCTTAGTTGTTATTTTTGTATAGTTTGTTCACTGAAAAAGCAGGTCTTCTCTTATTCAGATCTTCAAATGGCTGCGGTTTCGTAATATCTTCGTAGTTTCTATCTGGGAAGACGGTAGACTTTATCATTTTTCCCCCTTTACCCTTACCCTTGTCCTTACCTTTAGCATCTGCGCTATTACTAATAATCTCAGTCGAATCTGAGATAACTGCCAATTTTGTTATATAACCAGATCTAATAACTCCACCTTCAATCTCACAGCTAATCTCTCTTTCTTTAGAATCTATATAAGAATTAATAACATTATTGCTAAAGCTTAAATCGCAGTCAAGAATTTTAGAATCTTTTATGTCATTATTCATAACAAATTGTGAATCTTCTATTTGACAGCTATTTAATTTACACCCAAATATTCTACACCCTGCTATGTTTCCTTCAATATCGCATTCTATTAGATCTAAATCTTTTAATAAATTAGCTCTTTTTGTCCTTCCGTCTTTTAATTGATACTTAGCAATTTGCGTGTCGTAGTTTAAAAATCCCTCTGTAATCCCATTATCAACAATTAAACTATAAAGGAAGTTTTTTACTTCATTGAAATATGTTTTAATTATTTGTAAATCTTCTCTTAAGTCAACAGTAACATGAAGATTGGGATAGTTCTTCATAAATGACTCAGGATCTATAAAACTTTCAGTTTCTTTATAAACCTTAGATATTAATTCACTGAGTGTTGAAGTCTCTTTTTGAGTCAGAGTATCATTGTGTAAAAGGCAATTAAATGTATGGGTTATTATATAATCCATAATTTCTTTAATGTCTGTATACTTTTTTTGATAATCTGTACCCCCCAGGTATCTAACTTCCATGTAACCATCTTGTAATTTAGTTAGATTGACACCCATATTTTTTTCAGTATAAACAGTGTAAGAATTTCTGTCTCCTAAAATATCCTTGTGTCCTCTTATAAATCTATTAGATGGGGATATTCTTTTAATAGATTTGGCATATAATGATCCTCTTCTTTCTGGAAATTTATTCCATATGAATTCTTCATCAAACCCAAGAACAAATTTCAAAGGGTTTAATTGGGTAAAATCTATAAGGGTTGGGTATTTTACTCTATCAAAACTTAGACCGAATTGTAATGCGCATCTTTCGCTGGTATACCCATTTTCGTCTATCCATTTTAAGATTCTAATTAAAACCGGTATTGCCTCAAAGTAATCCATCGGCCCAGTTATTAATTCAACCATTTTAAGACCACCAGAAAAATCAGGCTCTAGTTTAAAAATATCACGAGTTGGGGAAAATTTAGAGTGGTATTTTCTAAAGACCTTTACCTGTTTCCCTAAATCTTCCCCAATTTTTTCAGCTATTTCTTTTCTTGAAAAAGAAGACATGAATTCAAATTCGAATCCAATTTTAGCTGCGTAATAAAAATTTTGATCAAGTATTTTCAATTTTTTGCTTTAGATAGAGTTTTGAACTCTGTAGCTCTACGTCCATAATGGTGCAAGATATTTCAGATCCTACCTCATAATCTTTTGGATTTCCAGCCAAATAGTCCTTTTCAACAAGGCCAACGATGTTATTTTCAAGTTTTACAAAAACACCGAAATTCTTCACCTTTGTCACTGTCCCTCTATATATTTTATTTTCTTTATCTTCTGATAAAGAAATGTCTCTAAGCTCTTGTAAATCCTTATCTTTCCCTTCCGGTGGATTTAATCTTAGTACAATTCTGTTCGGATTTCTAAAATCAGAAACATAGAATGATACGCTTCCTCCTGAACTTAAATCCATTTTAATACCTGCATTATCAAATTCTTCAGCAGGGATTAAGCCAGTGTAATACTGATCCCACTCTACAAATACACCAGCATTTGATGCTCCTGTAACCGTTCCCGTATATTTTTGGGTGAGAGAAAGTTCTTCAACCTTAGCATTAATAACGTGTTTAAGATATTTCTTAAAGGAAACAACGAAGATGTCTCTTCTTTCGTCATAGGTCTCAATCATAATATTGATTGTTTTTCCAACAAATGATTGGAAGTCTATGATTCTATTAGCAGCTGCTAAAGATCCAGGCAAGAAACACTTGATACCAGAAAGGTTCACCATAAATCCACCTGGGCATGTTGAATCAATTCTTACTGTGTATGCTGATTTCTCATCTTTAATGGAATTCAATAGATCAGTCTTTAATGAATTTTCGTATCCCGCTGCTAGAGATCCGTTGTACATTCCAGATTTATCTTTGAATATAACAACATCCAATTGTGATCCTTCCTGTACATCAAGTGCAGGGAATCCCAATCTTTTGATTGCTTTTTCTTCCTTCATTAAATCTATTGCAACGGATTGACCCACTGAGGTTTCCCCTATTGCATTTGTTCCTCTGATTTGTGTAATTCTTACACTTAGAACTTGGTTTTCTTCCAGCTCTTTAGAATATGATTGAGATGGGTTGTCTGCAAAAGTTACTCTAAAGTGACCTTCGTAAAGTTCGTCCATAACAGCCCTTTCTTCCGGAGAATACTCGTCCCTTGTGTATTGTCTTTTGTTAGCCATTTTTTTTGTTTTTAAATGATTTTTAGTTTATGTTAATTTTAGTACCAAACCCCAAATTAATTTCGAGAGTTGGGAGAGGATAAAATAATTTTCCCGCTCCTATAAAGAATTTAAATCCTCCGGAAATATCTGCTGCAGATCTTATGAATTCATCAAGAAAAACAACAAAAAATGGATTTTTTAAAGACATCCTATCCCATCTTGGAATATCTTCCCTAGTATAGAGAGGATTTAGAATGTTAATAACATTTCTCCCGAGTAAAACAACTATCGGCCAAGGAAGTTTGTAAACTATCGCTTTTTGTAGATTTAGAAGCTGTTCTATTATATCTGAAGGTATTGGAATTCTGGGTGGACTTTTATATTTAGTCCACAGTAAGGTGAACGCAATATCAGCAAAGGGGTGAACAGGAAGAAAACTCATAACAAGTTCAACATAATCTTGAGGTCTTGCTTCTAATGGTATAGGAGGTAAATTATCTAATGCAGGTATACTAATCTTATTTAAAAAAGAAACTGCTATATTATTTCCCATTACTTTAATATCGTCTGCAGAAAGATTATCAAACGAAGCTAATCCCCCAGGCATAATTTTAGAAACATCCACTGAATCTATTGATGATGAAGCTCCGTCTACTATAAAGCTTGCAATAACAGAACCAGGAATTATTATAGGAGGAATACCCCCGATCCCTATAGGAACTGCAGGGTTTCCACTTTTCTTTGGAGGGAATGCTGGTAGTTCTAATGACGAAGAGAATTTAGAATACTCCTGGGCAACATCACCAGCACTAGCAATATTAGGAAAATTAACATTCTTTAGATCGATTGGAAATTTACTCAATGTTTTATCCAAAGAATTTTTAATCATCAATTGAATGTCTTTTTCTCTTAATACTTTGTTACCCCCTATTGATGTTCTTTCAGCAAGCTTGGTAAGATCCTGAACGTTTACGTTTAGATTTTTTGTAATAAACCCTTTAACTGAATTAACAATCGGATTTGGTGTAGCTATTATAGATCCGGGTGCTGGTAAATTGGCTCCAGGAATCCTTGGAATTTTTTTTAACTTAGGTTTAAATGTTAAGAGCGATTTATTGCTTAAAGGAGACTTATCTCCACTAAAGATCTGGCCTATACCATCAGAGATTAATCCCTTTAAAGATTCTAGATCTTCCGGATTTTTTCCTATCTCTCCTATTGGAGAATTTAAAACAGCAACTATTCTTGATCCCTTGGGTAAATCTTTATTTAGATCTGCGTATTTTGATGATGTTTTGAATTCTATATTCTTAACAGAATCTAAAATTCTAGATTTTAAATTAACTTTTCTCCCAGTAGAAGGTACTTGTGGTATTGCTCCTATTTTTATTTTAGCGTTAATATCTCTTATAATTTTTATAGGAGAAGGTATGTCAGCAATTAGGTTTTTTGATTGCTTAGGGAATTGTATATCAGGAACAACAATTGCTGTTTTTAAATAATCCTTCATTACTGATTTAATTGCTTCTATCTTTTGCGAATCAAAAGAAGCAGCCAACTCTGAAAGTTCTTTTATCTTTTGCTTTGGATCAGATCCGTCCAAAGGAGATTTTCTTTTCAGATCTAAGATTTGATCTTCTAGATCTTTTTTCTTTTTTGCTAGATCGTCTTGTACTTTTTGTATTTTAGAAAAATCTATATTAACCTTAGCATTTGCTAATCTTTTTTTAAGATTTGCTAGTATATCTTTCTTTATTCTTTTAGGATCATCTACATTATCTTTTCCTAAATTTGGAAAAGGAAAAAGATAATTAGGAACTCCTAGGGATAAAAATTGTTTTAATCTAACTAAAGGATCCGGTATAACGGGATCTGATTTTCTTGGAATAAATCTAAACCCTCTAATTCCTAAAAGGAATATAGAATTTCCTGTTAAAAAATCATGAAAGAAAACTAAAGGGCTAGGCATAAATCCTCCAATGAAAGGAATGAATATTACAATAACCCCTATCGGTAAAGGTATAACTATAGGAGGAATCACTGTCCATATCATTGGCATTGGGATTCTTATAAAAGGCATTCCATCTAAAGGATTAACTAAAGGAGGAGGCAATGGAATAAAAGATGGAGGAAGATACCCCACCGGCCAATACTTTAATCCAATATTAGGTAGAAATCCTGCGGGATTTTCTATTGGGGGTAATCCATTCGGTAAAGGAAGAATTCCAACAGTGGTAGCTTTTTTTGCAAATTCTTTCCAATAGCATGTAGTAAAAAGATTAGGGCAATCTGGAGAGTTTAATCCATCTAGTATATTTCCTCCAGAGAATGCTTGACCCGGTGATCCACAGCAATCTGGAGGACATGCTGCCTTTATTGTATCTCCGCCAGAATTTTTTATACCACCGTTTGCATCTAGATTTACTGAAATACCACTGGATGTTGATCCACCTGTTCCATTTCCATTGTCCGCTGATCCAAAACAATCTATTGATTCAGCTCTTGCTTGTAAAACTTCGGGAGAATTTTGTTGGTCCAATTCTTGAATTTTTTGAGCTATCATCAATAAAAGATCCTCAATATACCCAACATTTTTATCTGCTTTATCTGATACATCTTTTAATAACTTACTGTTATCCGAAGCTGAACTCATGTTTACCGTGAAATAATAATCAGCAAGTGAATCAACAAATTTGTCGGATAAAACTTTTATTGATTTTATTTTATCTTCAACTATTTTCTTTCTAGCAGTATACTTAACATCAAAAGATTTTTTAAAATTTCCCCAAAAATCATAAAAAGATTGATTAGGCTCTCCCTCGCTGTTTGTACTTTTAGGTTTAATATCAGAAGATTTTCTTGCATTATTATCACCTCTTTCTTCTTCGGTAAAAAATAACCAAGGACTAGCAGATATCTCTAAAAGAGTAGAATAAAGAAATCCATGATTTTTTTCTATATCTTTTATAATAGCATCTTTAGATTTATTAGATCCTTCTATATCCTGAATAAAGTTATAAAAAGGAACGTCAAGTTTAGGATTATCGTCTTTAAAAATAATAAAGTCCTCGTATGATTTAAGAAAGGACGAATTACCTGATCCTAAGATACCTTTACTTGAAAATTCCATCCCTAACTGTAATTGTGTGATATCTACCCTTTCATAATTAGTTGATAAAAGATCTGAAGTAGCTTCAGGTTTAACTGTTTCGTAGGGTATTTCTTTTTTAAGTCCGTGGGGAAAAGACAGATTAAATTTAATACCAACATATCCTTTTTTACCAGGTGTTGATTGTTTTTTAGTATCTTTAAATCTACCAGAAAAATTCTTAACCTCGTCTAGGAATTTATTAGCATCCGACGTTGCTAGAACTAAACCAAGAATTAGCTTTAATGGATTTCCTTTCTTCCCAGATTTTGCTTTTGCCTCAAATGCTTTAGAAAGACCGTTATAATAATTTTTAATTATTTTATAGTGATAAAGAATTTCTTCCAGATCTTTTTCTGCCTTTTCGTATCTAGATCTAAGCTCGTTATTTTCTCTTATATCTTTAAAAATATCTTTAGCTTGGCTAAGACATTTGTTTATTTTTTCGCCGACGTCCTCAATTCCGCCTTCTGGTAAGACCTCCGGTATTGCAGATTCGTTCTCTGGAAGACAAATTTCTTCTATGAAAGATTTTAAATCATCCTTTGTAAATAAGGGTTCCCCTGTTTCAGGATTAATAGGAAAATCGGGCTCACAAAAAACCTGATCTACTATATCAGATACATCAAAAGCATTATTTGAATTTCTTTCCGAAGATTCCCTCTCTAAAATATTATCTAGAAGAGATACAAGATTTTCGGGATCTATATTATTAGCCCCAAATCCTGAATCTGAACCAGCTTCCGATCCTGTTCCTGCACCAAAGTCTCCATTGTTAGAAGTTGCTGGCCCTGCGCCAGATCCATATTTGTTATAAATATCATCCGAGCATTTCTTTGCTTTTCCTTTTTTACCTTTCTTTTTTAGCTGATCCCTTATAAATTGAATAGACATTTTTTTTGGAGCAACGTGAAAAAACAGGGGAACTCCCTTGTGTGTTATAACATGTATTTCAAATCCAAACGGACCTATTTTAAATTTCCTAATTTTTTTATTAGATCCTGTAAATTTTATTCCAAGTAAATCAAGATCTAAACTGTCAGATACCATTTCTTTAGCACTTAATAGTCTATCAGATAAATCGTTATCATCCATGAATTTATCAAAATATCTATTTCTTAAAAAATCAGGTCTTTCTGTTATTCTGTCTAAATAGTTTTGCTTTCTTAATATCTCCCAAAAAATTCTATTAGCAAGCTCCTCTCCTTCATATGCACAGATAAGATCATTAATCTCGTCGTCTGTTAATATCATAGGAACAGGATCTATTGATTTTTCAAGCTCCTCGGCATTGCTAATTATTTCCTCATCACTAGGAAGGTCATCGGTAAATCCACCAAATTCACTCAGAACATCCTCAGGTTTAAGCTCCCCGCTGGAGATTCTATCACTTATATCTTGAAGTTTATTAAAATTAAAATCCATTTATCTTAATTAGACTTTGTTACTTTAACCACATCAGAAGTTGAAAGTTGTTCATAGCTTTCAGCTAGACTTGTCATTGTACCTGGGGTTGATGGTAGTTTAGCATCTACTGCAGCTGCAAGTTGTTTTAAAAACATCCACAGGGGTTCTGCAAGAATTGCAGAGTATACCGGAGCATGTCCTAGTTTCGTTGTTTTTCCATCTACCCATACTTCGTTGCTACTTTGTTTAATTCTAGTTGTAGCAGTACTTTCAATTTCAGAATTAGCAAATTCAGTTATTTTTCCTCCTCTAAATTCAAGGGTTGATGTTTGTCCTGCGTGTGTTATTGTTATAGAATTGTCATTGGATATGACAACTGTTGATTCTTTTAAATCTATAACCAATCCTTTCGCAACAGTGTAATAGATTTTTAGTTTTTCTATTCCGTCGTATATTAAAGAATGCGCACCTTCATAGGATGCGCTTATTTCTGTTATTAAATCTTTAGAAAGTTCCTGTACTGCTTTGTATTCGGGTGAATAATAATTTCCGTTATTGAATTGAACATGGACTATACAACCAAGCTTTGGTATACTAACTCTCCCCGATCCTCCGCCGTCACCAAACGAAATATCAAATCTTTGAAAAGCCCAGGGTAAATCCTCGTCCTTAACATCGTCAAAAATACCAAAAACCCTAACCTTACATCTTGCTCTGAATTCTGGATCTTTGTTATCCACAACAACACCCAGAAAGTGCTGAGCCCTTTCTATATTAGATTCTTGTAAATTATTTTGTAAAGACATACAAACAGGATTTTCTCTTATCTATCCTTGTTTTTAAGATCTCTTTTTATAGGCATTATCTTTAATAGCAGGATATGATCTTTTTGGTAATCCAAGGTCTTTCCCTGGGCTTTCTTTATAGATGTCTTGATTGGAAAGATTTTCTGGATTTGTTTGACCAATAGAATATACCGTTTCTTTAATAGCACCATATTCTATTCCGGTATTTGGATAAACATCATCCTTTAGATCTTCAGCTATTTTTTGATCTGGCGCGTAAACTTTTTCTTCTATAGATGTATATTTGATGTCGTTATTTGGATATACATCATCTTTAATGGATGTGTATTTTCTATCAGGAACACCAAGATCATTTCCTGGTGACTGAGAATATAGATCATCTTTAGTCGTATTATAGATTCTTTTAGGTAATCCTAAATCTTCGCCTGGTGTTTTAGAATAGACATCTTCTTTTATGGTAGGGTATATCCTATCAGGAACACCAAGATCGTTATTATCAGTATCCCCTCCAACATGTCTGTATTCATCATCTTTTACATTTGGATAAACCCTAGAAGGTAATCCAAGATCTTTTCCAGGACTATTTAAATAAACATCATCAGAGGCTGTTGATCCTGAAATTCCGGGTGATACCGGCTTCGGAAAAACATTTCCTTGTGCAGATCCTATAGAATTATTAGGATTATTATTTGGGTAAACATCGTCCTTTACTGTTGGATATTGTCTTTCATTAGGACCTCCTAGTCCTCTTGATTGAGGCCTATAATCTCCAAGTGGATCTTTCATTTCTTTAATACCACTAACAAGATCCTGAACAGAATTTAAGGATCTAACAGCATCGCTTAATCTAAACCCATAGGCATTTCCTAGTAACTGTTTAGTAACTATCGGTGATACCTGTTGTTGGACAACGGAAGCAACAGAGTTTGTAATAAAATTGCTTGCTAGCTTTTTGAATACATTTAAGTTATTGTTAATTCCTCCTCCCGATTGTAACATATGAGATCCTACTAAATTCCAACTATCCTGAATCAATATAGGTGAAAATGTAGATTCATTTTTTATAAGATCCGAAAGAATATTATATTGAAGCTTATATTCTTTTGCTGCTCCAACGTGTACCTTAAAGGTATTTTTAACAGCTGCTGCCCCTGGGCCAACTGAATTGTTTAGTGTTGTAAAGGGATATGATTGATCAAAATTGAACTCACATAAATCTAATTGATAAATCAAAATGTAAGGCTCCATTCTTTCAAATGATTTTACAAAGGATTCAAGATCTGTTTTAGCGTTTGTTGATTCCGGAGAAGTTGTTTTTAATATACCGGCAGATTGTGCAATGTCTCTAATAGAATCAACTGCATTTCTAACTCCCGGAAAATTAAAAGGGTTTAGAACATCAGCTAGATTCTTTTGGAGGTCAATCTGTCTTATCTCTGTAACAATTATATACATTCTAAACTTGCGAAGGTTATCAGGAATAAGCTGCCTATGATATTGATAATCATATGTTGCTTTTCTGTATAACTCAGCCATTGCATTAATTCTAAGATCTATTGAATCAATACACTCAAAAGTCAAAACACCGGATCTTTGTTCTCTACCTTTTGCTCCCTCAATTTGTCTCTGCTGATCTACCCCAAGAACTTTATCTAAACCTGCAATAGATTGAATAAACCATGGGCTTTTTTCATTTATACTAGAAAGTAAATTTCTAAAAGATGATAGTGCAGCAGCTCTATGAGAAATACCAGATTGAAATCTATCGAAATCCCCTCCAGTTATTATCTTTCCTGTATTATCTACACTTCCCCCGTTTTCTCCATTTTCACTGGCGCTTCTTCTTTCCCTTAGAAATCCTTCAGCAGTCATATAATGCATTGCTTCTGTGTAGTTAGGATATTCTCCTATATTCATTTTTTGTCTGGAAAGGTGAAAGAAATCTGTAGCACCGTCATTCTTCATAGTTTTCCCGTCATTGAATTTTCCTTTTGAAAGTAAAGGGCTGATAGGAAGAAACGTTGAAGGATCAACTAGACCGCCATATCCAAAATCAAACATAATTCTAAAACCGGTGTAAGTTGGGTCTTCTTTTTGCCCCGATGAAGTAGATTTTAATCCTTTTAAAAAAGCGGTTCTTTGCTTATCCACACCTTTATTCAATATCTGATTTGGATCAGTTATACTGCTAAAATTGTCTTTAAGCTCGTTTAAAAAATTTGCCATCTCTTATTTAGTTACTGCTGGTTCAGGATCCGATCCTCTACCATCATTAATTAACCATTCTCTTTTTCCAAGCAGGAATGATTGCTTGATTTTACCATCTATATACTCAACATAGGATCCCATGATCATATAAACTCCGCTTAAAAACTTATTGTCTACTTTTTTGCCTATCTCGTGCTGTTCGCTATCTATAGGAGGTTGTTTACTACTCTCCTGTGAATTTACTCTAGCTTGGGTTGACCCTGCATGAACTATTCTTGTAGGAACTGTTTGACCCCTATAGACCCAGGGAACAAAAGAATGCATCTGAGCTTCGAGATAAACCTTAAAGTTTTCATACTTATTTAATTTGTTCTGAATTAATGCTTGTTGAAGATTTTTATGCTGATTTTCACCATATTGTGTTCCAACCCATGTTTTTTTAGTCTCTTTTTTGTAAACGTCTTCGTTTACCCTGCCCTTAAATAATATGCTACTATAATCTAGGTTTTTCTGAGTCACATATTCAACCTTATACTTTACAAATTTATTAAGGGGTTTATCACTAACTAATTTAGTATCGTAAAATTGAAGATCTCTAGAATATCCAAAATTATTTGCTATAAATCCTGATGAATTTTTAACAGAATATGCATTTATGAAAAATGGGTATTTTTTATAAAAAAAATCGTTGGTGAAAAATAGGGGAAGTTTTACTTCAGCAGGTTTAACATTTCCATCTAAACCACTTGATAGATCGTTCTCTGTTCCTATTGCCTGCAGGACTCTCGTATCATCCTTGCTTTTTTCAAGTAATTGTTTTTTTAAATTAACGAAATTTAAAACATAGTACTGATCAATCCACCAATCAAAAAAATCTTCTTCACCTTTCCATGATGATTCACAGACATCATTTATAAATTTATAAAGTGTTTTAGAAGGACAAAGCCAATTCATCTTGTCGTCTGTGTTTTTTTCGTTTGAAGCAAACCCTAGACCTAGGTCCTTTGCAATCTGTCTTAATACTTCAAATGCTGTCTTATCCTTGAAAGATTTTGATACGTGCTGAAATATTCCAGGTATTCTCATCTGGGATTTAATAGTAAAGGAAGCATTTTTTCCATTAGCTCTATTCTCTTCACCCATGTGTTTTTCTTCAAGCATTGTGAATTGACTTAAAACCTCCGTGACTAATAAATCAATTCTAATAGGCTTGTAAAGTTCTGAAGTAGATCTAATATACAAAGAAACTAAATCCCCATCTTTTGGATACGAAGTATATAAGAATGATTCATCCTGAGGCGTAAATCTGAATATTAATTGGGGGATTTTGTCTGTTAAATCCAGTCTAAAAAAACTAAGATCCCTAACAAGATAATTATTGATCATAATCATAGGAATTCCAAATCCTGTTTCGGTTTCGGTTTTACTTCCTACTCTTTCTACCTTCTGCTTATCCTTATGATTAATCTCATCTATAATAGAAAGCTCGTCAAGAACTATTGTCTCTTTATCTAGCTGAAGAATTGTTTTTTTGCTGTCTATCATGATTCAAAAATTTGTCTCTGAGCAAATCTTGATTTAATTGTTGCTAGTGATTTATTCTGTTGAATTCTGGTTCTACATACACCTATATCGGATCCAAATATCAATTTACCATCTTCAACTCTGAATTGCTCAGCTCCGTCTTGGGTAACATTAGGAGGAAGAGGAAATTGGGTTGCAGCCTCACTTATATTAACTGCATTTAGATATTCTTTTCTTGTTTCAGATACTTTAGATATTCTATCTTGTAATTGTTTTCTGAAAGATTTTCTAATGTCTTGAGGTTCTTCTGCCTGAGGTCTTCTACCTAATTTATTAATGGTCTCAGTATCTGGAACAAATAAGAATTCATTAGAATTTAAAGAGAATGGATTTCCTATTGAGTTTAGTTTTAATAAAGTTCCCATTCTATTATGACTTCCACAAAGCATATGTGCAGCAAGGTCTGGTCTCATTACCATCTCTTCGTTGGTAAAAATAAATTTGGAAAAACCAGGAACAACGTCGGGGTCTATAGATCTAGCAGTTATGTCCATAATAGTCTGGCCATTAATTATAACTTCTGGTTTATTTTCTAAGATGTCTATATCAATCATATTCTATTTTTATAATCCTAATAGCGCCCCGAAGTTTCCTGCTTGGCCCAGTGCCGCATCTCTAGCATTATTAGTTCCTAAATTTCCTTGAATGTCAGATCCTGTTGCTGCACCAACCTGTGCATTTTTAGAGGCATCCGAAATCGGGAATTTACCAAGATAAAGTCTACCATTACCTCTATTAAACATGCTTTCAAAGTCTCCTCTGTGTTTTGTTCTTGCAGCTTTCATTGAAAAGGATGCGGTCATCTCTGTTGGAAAATCATCAGGGCCTAATGTGTTATTGAAATTAATCTTAACTTTTTCACAGATTAAATTTCCCATCATTGCAATAGGATTTAAAGGATTACCTACAACAATATGCCATTCGCCTGTTGGATATCCAGAAAGCATAATAGGCTCATAATATAAATTATTAAGCAGATCACTGGTTAGCATAACAGTAAGTGTTTTATATAATTGGCCATTTTTAGATAGCGGTTTACCGTTACTTAAGCCAGAAAGTTCAGTCTGTGCTTTTGCAAGAGTTCCCTCTAACCCCTTTATTTTCTTTTTCACTTCCTCCCCGAATTTCATCTTCATCATATCATTTAAAAACTCAACAGGATTTGTTAAGTGTTTAACATATCCTTTTGATCCTCCCGGAAATCCTATTCCTTGCCTGTTTGAATTAACTAAAAGTTGGGGAGCTAGAAATTTTCCATAGTCACTACCTATTGCTAATAAGTTAGCAAAAAGGTCAATAAACATCATTCTACTGTTTACCTCTCCAACACTGGTTAAACTGTAAGTAAATTTTAAATTAAATGTTTGTTCTCCCCCAGTAAAGCCAACTCCTCTGACATACATGCTATTCACTGTGTTAACGTCAACGAATATTCTTTGACTTAAGGGACCATCCCCTGTTGTTAATTTTTCTAGCAGTTGCCTTCTTATTTGTAATTCTCTATTATCGGGATCCGTTACTACACCTATGCCATTACTTATATTCTGAGTTGTACCAAACGCCTGAGCACCTATTATTGATTCAATGTATTTTCCATAGGTACTTGATAAAAATCCTTTATCATTACCTTCAGCTGACATTTTGGTCTTTTGTCCCTTTGATTCCCATTTTAATCCAGTTTCTACATTTAGTATTGAATCTAAACTATTTCCGGTGTCCCCTCCGAAATATGTAACTGCCTGCGCAATAGGGAGAGCTGCACCATCTTTTATCATTTGTTCACTATTAAGGCCTCCGTTTTGGACAAAGTTCCCTTTAATAGTATCTCCATCTTGAGCTGCTTCAATTCTAGGTGCACTGGTAGGCACCCTTAGGTTGTCCATTACGGGCGTTGGAAATCTTCTTAGTGTTATCATTCTATTATTAGGAATAACTCCGTAGTGCTTGCAAAAAATGAAGTCTTTCACGTTATAGGGCTGTGAGACGTACGGGCTATTTGGTTTTAAATAAGCTCCGCTAGATGTGGTTGTTTTAATTATGGCTTGAGCAGTCGGGTTTCTACTTACTTCTGGGGTTACTCTCTGATTGTTAGCATACGTTTCAGATTTAATATAGCTCATTTTTCCTCCACCGCCTTCACTAGATTTTAAGTCTCCTATAACATGATAATTGAATAGTCCTAATCTACCATCTTCTGATGACTGGGCTTCGTAAAATAAAGAGGATGGCAATCTAGTAACTGCATCGCTCTGATTTTCAAAAACACCGTATTCTTTATCGGAATTGAAGCTATAAATGTTCTTCTTAACAGCCTCGGATCTATCTGCAACACTCTCCTTAAAACTCCCTGTACTAGAAATAATATTAGTTATTGATGTGGCTTTTATGAGTGCCTCACCCCTAATGTTTGATACAGAATCTCCTAATCCCACGACTTACAATTATTATTTAAGTTATATATTCCCAAAACGGGATACTCTTAAATTAAATGCTGTATATCTCTATTTGGGCAGGTCCCAGTTTAAACTCTGAGAGAAGATCCTTAAAGGATTTGATTGAATTTTTAGATGGTTCTTTGATAGTTATAAAGATTTTTGAAGGATTAGTAGTCTTAAAAGACTCTATTTTCTTAACTATCATCTGGTTTAATATCCAATATTGGATATCACTAAGATCTTTATCGCCGAAGCTTTCAGAGATAATCTTAGTTACATCTATATAGGACACTTTCTCGTTATCTGGCAGTGACTTTTTAATTTCACGGAAGCTAAGAGAAGTAAGATGTATTTTTACTGGGGGTTTCTTATTCTGGATTTTCTCCACTTATAATTTGTTGTTTGAAGTCTTCTAACCCCCAATCTGGAGAATTAGATGGTGCCAAGGGCTGGGTTTCTTCGACGTCTTCGATTTTTTCTGAATTGATCCTATTGTTTTCTAAATTTTGTAAGTGCTGTAGGTGTATCATTTTTCCAAATTCATTAGATCTTTTAAACCTCTCCGACATTTGTACTAGAGTTTCTCTTTTCTTTATTAGACCCATTGACTTGACCATTGCGCGTCTTTCTCTTCTTGAAGGAAAATTCATATAATGTTTAAATTAGTTTGTTTTGAAATATTTTTAGAAATAGACAGGATATTAAGGCATCGTCTATATTTAAGGCATCATTTAAAGAAACAAGAGAAAATTTACTATTTTTTTCACCTTCGGATCCATCACCAAGTTTATCTTCCCTTTCTAATCCAGTAACATCCACGCCAAATGCGGGATTACCGTTTACTACCAGTTTGGATGATTGGATATTACCTAAGAAATCCCATTTTTCAGTGTCATCAACGACATATCCAGATTCCTCTGTTAATTCTCTTTTTGCTGTCGCTAGAATATCGACATCAGATTTTTCTGGTGATCCCGTTATAACTGTCTTAATCATTCTTTCCTCTCTTATATCAGAGGGTTCAGAAATAAGTCCTATCGATTTAGGATTTCCGTTCTCGTCTATAGTATAGGGAAGAATCATTACTGATGGGTTTTTTTGTTTAATTCCAACCCTTCCTTTGTTTTCTATCACCTGGATATAATTATTCTGGAATAGAATCTTGGGATCTGACATTTTTTTGAGATGTAATTGTTTTTTGCTTTTTATATATATCCTTTATAGATTCCCTCAGAGATTGGCGGACTACCTCTATATCAAGGTCTTTAGTAACGTACTCTAAAATATCCTTTTCCGCTTCATCAAACGAACCCATTAAAACGTCCCATAAACTTCTAGGAGGCAGATTAATACTGAGCTTTAGATCAACATCTACCCAGTTTTCTTTTTGCTTTGATAAAAGAGCAAAAATAGGATTTCCTTCTACGGCTTGGGTTTTAATTTCCTGAGCATCCCTCTTTTTTACCCCCTTGTTTTGGGAAAGATCTGTTTGGGATACTAGCTTAACATCGGATGTTGGAATTATTTCTTCAAACCCCCTTTCAACCTTAATCATATACTCATCTAATAGATCTAATGCTATTCTAGATTTATCCGAAAATAAGATGTATTTTCTTCCACCTTCCTCTATTAAATCTTCAAAATGTTGGGTTTGTGAAATATTATCCCCTTTTATCCACTGATACGAAAAAACGGAATATTCTTCCCTCAATTCGGAAATATCCTTATCTGTCATAATTTGTATTATTTTCTTGAGTTTTTTGAACATGCGGCCATGAAGGCTTTTATTTTCTTTCTTCCAGTTTATTATAGAAGATTAAAAGCATTTATTTCAGGATATATAAAAACAATTATGAAAGTACCTAAGAAATATCTCACCAAAAATCCCCGAATAATGAAAAGGGAGATTAAAGATAATAAGGATAAGGCTGATAATGATCCCTCAGCATACACTGAATGGGATGCAGATTATAAATCAGGAAAGGCAGGCAAAGGTAAAAAAGTTGGCACAAAAACTAGCCAATACACAAATAAATACAAGAAAATGTTTGGAGAAAATAAAAACAGCAAAATATTAGGTTTTGAAGGATTCAATGAAGCAGTAGAGATTGCAACCTGGGAGGTTTTTAATGAACTAAAAGAGGAGCATAACCTGGACAATCTTAATGAGGGTGTAGATTCTGTTTCTAGCCCAGTAAATAAAGCACTTAAAAAGAAATCCGAAAAAACTAGATTCCCATTAGGTATTTTAAAAAAAGTGTGGAAAAGAGGATATGCTGCTTGGAAAATAGGACATATACCAGGAACTAATCCTCAACAATGGGCAATGGCTAGGGTTAACTCGTTTGTTACAGGGGGTAAGACATCTAAAATGGGAGATAAGGCACTTTACAAGCAGGCAAAAGCTAACTTAAGAAAGAAAAAGAAATAATGGAAAAATACGGATATAAAAATATTTCATCTAGGGATGAGTTTGAACAGGCGTCTTCGAAAGAAGGACATCACGATTTTTCTTATAATTCAGGAAACCATATCACACATCAAGGATTTATCAATTGGGGTGAACAAAAAGACTGGGGTGTACCTGGCCAAACAATATACACAGTTAAAACAGTAGAAGATCTTTTGAAAGCCAATGAAATCGTATCAAACACTAATCACTAATCCTTTAGTGATTCTGCTATCATCTCATCAAATATTTCTGACAGAGATAGTTTTGGTTCCCATCCTAATACTTTTTTAGCTTTAGCTGAATCACCTTGTAAAAGCTCTACTTCAGCTGGTCTATAATACTTAGGATCTATTCCTATAATAATTCCTCCAGAGGATTTATCAATTGCAATTTCTCTTTCACCCCCGCCCTTCCAATCTATATCAATATCTAATTTTTGACAAACCATATCAACCATTTCTTTAATAGAGTGAGTCTTGCCTGTTGCTAGTACGAAATCTTCGGGGGATTCTAATTGAAGCATTCTCCACATACCTTCAACGTATTCTTTTGCGTGTCCTATATCCCTTCTAGCAGAAAGATTTCCAAGAGTTAGTATATCTGTCTTTCCTTTTTTAATTTGACATAGGGAATCTATAATTTTCTTCTCAACAAAGTTTTCACCTCTTCTCGGAGAGGTGTGATTAAAAAGAATTCCGTTACATGCAAATAGATTATAAGACTCCCTGTAGTTTTTAACAATCCAATATCCATATAGTTTTGCAACTCCGTATGGAGATCTTGGATAGAATGGGGTCGTTTCAGTCTGAGGTGTTTCCTGAACTTTTCCATAAAGCTCGGAGGTTGATGCTTGGTATAATTTAGAATTTGGTGAATGAACACGAATTGCTTCCAGAACATTTAATGTACCCATAGCATCTACCTGTCCGGTATAGTTTGGAATTTCAAAAGAAATTTTTACATGGCTCTGAGCAGCTAAATTATAAATCTCGTCAGGCTTTAATTCAGAAATTACGTGGGATACACTTCCTGGATCAGTTAGATCCATATAGTGTCTCTTGAAATTTGAATGCTCTCTAAAGTGTTCTATTCTTCCCGAGTTAAAAGAAGAAGACCTTCTAATTGTTCCATGAACCATATATCCCTTGTCAAGAAGCAACTCTGCTAAATATGACCCATCCTGTCCATTTACTCCTGTTATTAATGCTATTTTCATTTTCTAATTTTATCCTTATTGTCCCAATACCATTTTACTGTTTCGGTTATTCCTGTTTCTAATGTCATTTGGGGTTTCCATCCAAGCGATTCTATTTTAGAATTGTCCATTACCTTTCTGGGTGTTCCGTCTAATCCCTCAGTATCAAAAAGAATTTCACCTTTATATCCTATGACACGTGAAATTATATTTGCTAGATCTTTTATCGTGATTTCAGAACCGCTTCCAACGTTAATTAAACCATCTTTTCCGTTATAGTTTTCTAACATGAATATTACAGCTTCTGCTAGATCTTCCACATAAAGAAATTCTCTAAGGGGTCTTCCTGTTCCGAGTAGTTTAAGCGTTGGTTGATTGTTGTCTCTAGCGCTTTCAATTTTTCTAATCATTCCCGGAATAACATGGGAAGCTTCTAGATCAAAATTATCACCCGGACCATAAAGATTACACGGCATTAAAGAATAGTAATTATTTCCGTATTGTTCTTTGATCGAATCACATAATTGAATACCAGCAATCTTTGCCAAGGCATAGGATTTATTTGTCTTCTCTAAAGGACCAGTTAGTAGATATTCTTCCTTAATTGGTTGTGGGCATTCTCTCGGATAAATGCAAGAAGATCCTAGAAATATAAGATTTTTGACATCGCTCTTTAAAGCAGACATTATAATATTATTTTGGATTGTGAGATTCTCATGCAAGAATTCTGTAGGGTATGTTGAATTAGCAACTATTCCTCCAACCCTAGCAGCTGCAATGATTACATATTCCATTTTATTTTCAAAGAACCAATCTAGGACCTTTTCCTGATCGAAAAGATCTAGCTCCTTTCTCGAAGGAGCATAAACCTTATATTTTTCGGTGTCTATTTTTTTAAGAATGTTAGAACCAACTAATCCTGTTGATCCAAATATTGCAATATTTTTTTTCATATATCATTGATTATTCTCTTTCTGGTTTTTCTCCCCTATTTTCTCCTGCTCTTTGAAAATGATATGCAAAAGAATTAACAACAGCAAATGTTGATCCTGCTGCTATACACTTCTCTCTAAACTCAGAATCATTCGGGTGAGGAAATGGCTTTGAGAAGTTAAAACCACCTATTTTAATGTACCATTCTTTCTTCCAAACTGAAGGAGAGTACCAGCAAAATCCTTCTCTTATTGATGGGCGATCTTTAGAATATTCTTCCACCCATTTTTCAAATTCTGATCTATTGAAAGAATTTGCTGTTCTTCCAAAATCTTGATGGATGTTGGTTGCAGCCACTCCTATGGCTCCACATTCAATTAATTCGAGTCCTAACCAATCTGCATCATCTTTGTGTTTGATAATATTATCCATGAATTTTGGAGCATATGTTATATCTGAATTATCCCATAGAACCAGGTCATATTTAGCTCTTCTCATCATCCAATCCCATGATTCATAAACTAAATCAGGTCTTCCTGTGTTGGATAAAACCATAACCTCATAGGGGTAAGTGGAATTCTCTTCTAACATTTTTAATTTCAATTGGAGAACCGCATCATTCTCTTTGTTCATAGCGTGGGGAAAAACTATACTAATCATATCATTTCTTTTATTATTTTTCTTAGGTCATATTTTTGAATCCAATTTGGATAATCATTTCTAAATTTTGTCATATCACTAATATACCAAATATGGTCGCCTTCTCTTGGTGTTTCAAGTAATTCATAGTCTACTCTTTTACCTGATATTTCATGAATTAATTCAATAGCTTCTAGAATTGAGCAGTTTGAAAGATTTCCTCCTCCTATATTATAGACTTCACCGGGATTAGGATTTTTATAAAATTCATAAAAGGCGGAGACAACATCACTAGAGTGTATGTTATCTCTAACTTGTTTTCCTTTGTATCCATTAATGTAATATTTTTCTCCTGTCATTGCACATTTTACTAGATAAGATAAAAATCCATGAGCCTTAACACCTGAATGATTTTGTCCAGTTAAGCATCCACCTCTGAATGTGCCAGTTTTTAATCCAAAGTATTTTCCATATTCCTGTGTTATTAAATCCCCGTAAGCTTTTGATACACCAAATAAAGAATGCTTACATTGATCTATTGATAGGTTTTCGTTAATTCCTTTTTCTATAAAATCAGAATTAACCGGATTAAATCTAGAATTAGATTCTGTGTATTCTGTTATAGTATTAGGTAAATCTCCATAAACTTTATTAGTAGAAGTAAAGATAAAAACTACCTCTGGAAAATAATTTCTTGTTATTTCTAGCATGTTTAAGGTACCAAGTGCATTTGCATTAAAATCTGCAAACGGATTTGTTGCTGCCCAATCATGAGAAGGTTGAGCAGCTGTATGAATAATCATCTTTAAATCTTTAATGCTGGATAAACTAGTCTGTAGATCTTGATAAGATGAAATATTAATTGAAAGATGCTGGTAATTTTTAAGTTCTTTTAATTGAGAAAGCATCCCATTTGTACTTGCTTCTTTTCCAAAAAATTTAGCTCGAGAATCATCATCAATTCCAATTATTTTAAATCCTTGTGTATGAAAGAATTTAACAGCTTCACTTCCAATTAATCCACAGGATCCGGTTATAATTACAGTTTCCATTTTTATATTATTTTAATAATTCCGATTCCACTAGCTATATCCCTATTAGGATCTATAAATTCTATAAATTCATATTCATTTCTTATTTCATTCCAAAATTGGGAAACCCCTTCACAGTCTCTTTGCCCTAATATGTCGTGAAATGCCATGTATTTACAAAGACCTTTATAATTCAAATAATCAGATTTAACTCCTAAATAAGAATGATCTCCGTCTATGAAATAAAGATCACACGGCTTTGCAGTTTTTATTATTTCAGGATCTCTGGAACTTCCGTGTATTATGGGTAGATCTTTATGAGTATCCCTTGGTTCTAAAGTAATTCCCGTTGTATCAAGTTCAAATTCATCCCTCATAAATCTTAGGAGCTGTCCAGCAGCACACCCTATCTCTGTGTAGGTTTTAATATTTTTTTCCTTTATAAATTCACAAAGCTTTTCAAGTTCATAAGCATTTTGTTCCAGTCCTCCGTTCGCATCATTTCCACCTAAAGCCCAATGGAGAGAATATTTTTTTATTTTATCTTTCATGATTTAGCTTTTTTATTTTATTTAAAATTTCATTATACTTATAGGCAAAATTAGCATTTAGATAATTTTCCCTAACATATGTATTTCCGCTTTTAGCAATTTTATTTCTTATGTCTGGGTTTCTTTTTAAAAATTCAATTACATCCAATAATTCATAATTTGTTTTATAATAAACGCAATGCTCCCAATTAATAAAGAATTCCTCTATACCAGGAAAATATTTCATCAATACACATGAGCCTGATGCTAGCGCTATTAAGTTACGGTGAGTAAAATACCCATCTATATCATTTCTATTATTATGTGCAATAGTTAAATATGATGAATTATATAAGTCTGGAACATTTGAGAAATCTATTCCCCCTTTTGCTGAATTACTCTCATATGGGAATGATCCATAATACTCTAATTCAGGAGCATGTTTCCCAATAAATTTTACGAGAGATATTCTTTCTTCACCCCCTGGAAAATGCTCATAAACATTGCCAACAAATACTATTCTTCCAGAAGATATCTCCTTTACATCTCTAATCTGCCTATCATCAAATACCTCAAAAAGATATTCACAAGGTGTATTAAGGATTCGGGAAAAAGATTTTAATTGTTCTCCTTTAAATGGAAATAAATAGAGATTTGCAACATCAATCATGCTCATTGCCTCGGGTAAAGGTGCATATCTAACGTCACCTACCCATATGGTAAAAAAAGCATTAGTTGATTTTTTAAGCAAATGACATTCTTCAATCGAAATGGCATTACCGTGCATATAAACAAGGTCCGGATTAAATAAAATAGATTCCTCCATATTTTTAAAAACACGAGCTTCAAATTGGGTATTAAATCCAGATAACATGGAGTTAAATATTGAATCACTCTCAGCATGTCTACAATAATCTAAAGGAATGTATAAAAGCTTTTTTCTCATGAAATTATTTCTTTATCAAAATTTGGATGTGATTTTAAAATATCAGGGAGTGTGTTTTTATCAAACAGTTTAGCTTCTGGCCAAACCCCACATGTTGGATGAAGATCTAGTTTTCCAGGTTCCCATCCATAGTATGTATTTTCTAACCATCCTTCTTTAAGTTCATTCTTGTGTCCGTGAATATCAAACTTGTAATCCATTATTTTTTTAGATTGAGCATACCCAAAATGATAGATTGTACCGTTAATTGGAACCTCTAAATTATTTTTTCTTTTTAGATTAAAAATTCTAGCAGGCTCAAAACCATCTTGACATGCCCAATTGAAAGATTTCCAAAAATGAATAAATCCGGAAATATTTCTTCTCCATGCTTCTCCGTCATATGCTTCTTGAATACATCTTTCTAAAGAAGTAGACTCCCAAACCTCATCGGTATCTAGAGTTAGCATGATATCATATTCAGATGCATTGGTAAATGCTAATGCCCGGTGATTTCCTTCATTACCAGCATCTACTGTCACCCATTCTATTTTGTTGGAAGATCCAAATGCTATCTCTTTTAATTCATCTTCTGTTTCCGGGCATTGCTTTTCTGTTCCGTGGCCATAACTAGGTTTAGGCGTATAAAGAATTAGGATTTTCTCAACCTGTTCATCTATTGATTTAATAGATGCATTAAAATACTCAGCTCCATAGTGAACTGGATAATATGCCATTACTTTCATTGTTGTATCATTTTTATTGCATCATCTAATAAATGCTTGGCGTGAAATCCAAAGCATGTATCTAAACGATGCTCGGGGTCTAAACTATTCTCAATCGAAAAAAGTCGAGCAATTTCTAAAGGAGCAATTTTTAATCCTTCATCTTCTATATCTTTTCTTTTAGCAGAAATTATATAGGTGTCTTCATTCTCAGTGGTGTGCCCGGTAAATGTTTTAGTAAATTCTAAAAGCCTTTTACTTCTGAGTGAAAATCCACCATTTCCTACTTGTTGTCCCTCTACCGGCCAACCTATATAAAGAGGCCAAGGAGATCCTATATAATCATACTCATAAAAAGAATCGTTCCATAAACTAGGGTTGAGTATAAATCCATCATCCTGAAAAATAAGGCAAAACTCAGAATTAACCCAATCTGATAAATGATGCAAGCAGAATCTTGAATAATCAGATATTCCAAATTCTTTTATTCTTGTATGAGAAACACCTTCTATTTCTGGATCGTGTGTGGATATCATTTGTATAGATGTAAATTCCGCGTTTGTTAGAAAGAAATTAAGAATAACACTATACCTCTCATACCTTTCTTTATCATAGGGTCTTCCGTCTATACAAACCGCAGTTATTTTTTTTAAATCTATTTTACTCATTCTTCAGTGTTTATAAAAAGATAAGGTCCAGAAATTCTATCTTCTTCATTATATGTTCTATGCTCTGATGTGTGATAATGATAGGATTTTATAGACTTAGATGGATTCTTAACCATATATCCAGCCTTTTGAAGCTCGTAAGCTATTTTGTTATCACATCCAGGTATTCCTAAATTTATAGCATATTTTCCAGGAAGAATATAATCCTTAAACACCCACGTATCTTGACTGTCCCAAGTATCATGATGAACCGGGTTGCTTCCTATTTTGAATTCCCATCTTGAAAGGGCTAGGGGTTCTTGATTGGAAATTTTTTCATACATTTTAGAAATACAATCTTCATCATAAAAAATATCACTATTAGATATTACCATTAATCCTTTTTTGTTTCCGAGTGTTTTTTTTGCTATCTTAAAAAGATCTTGGTATGTTGGCCTATTTTCTATCCAATTAATTTTTATTTTCTCGTGGAATGGGATCAGTCTATCAGAAGTTCCCCTTTCAACAACCAAAACAATTTGATCTATTAGTGTATTGGAAATATTCTCTTTCACACAATACTTTAATTCCTGATATCTTTTAACGTCATCGGGAATGTAAAATTGGGTTACTAAGATAGTTTTATTTTTCTGCATTTTGAATTGTTTTTATAGCAGAATAAACACAATCATCTCCAGACTTTAATGATCTGACTCTTTCTAAATTATCTTTGATTGAATCTGATTTAGAAAGATATAATTCTTCATTTAGATCTTCTATTGAACCCAGTTCATCATAAAATATAATTCCATCAGAATTAAAATCCTCTACCACTTTTTTAGTTCCCCAATAAACTGGAATTGTCCCTGTTGCAAAACAGTCTGTTATTTTTTCAGTGTAATACTTGTCATAAACAGCATTTTCGAAAACAATTGAAAACATGTAATCTTTTAAAGCTGGTAATTTAGATCTCCACCAATCCTGCTTTGGTCCAAATCCCTCACCTATTCTAGGGGATCCATGGGCACCTCCGAATAAATCCAATCTATTCATTAGGGTCTTTGCTACTTCTAGTCTGAGTTTATGCCCTTCTGTTCTTGCCTTAGGCGAGCATAACATAGAGCATAGTTTACTTTTTTCATAAATTGATATTTCTTCAGGCTTGGTCCACGGAAGATTAGATCCTGGTGGTGCATATATGAATAAAGAATCACACCCTAATAAAGTCTCATCACACGTAAAAATACCTGCATATTTTTCTTTGAATTTTTTAGGATTTTGTAATATAGTATTAAAAATATCTATAGCGATCTCTCTAGATTCACAAAGCCATCCAAATTTAGAATTACTCTTAGGAGTTTGTAACCCGTCCATTATTTTATCATCAATATAGATATCTGCTATACCCTCCTTACTAGTCCAGCAAAATTCTTTTGGCGGCAGATTAGAGCATGAAGAATAATTCTCAGGAAATGGCATTCCTATGCCTTTTATTAGCTCCATAGTTTTTTATATGTTTTTATTCTAACTCCCCCTTCTTTTGAATCAAAAAATAAATCATCAAGTGGATTTTGTTCCGTGTCTATACTCGATATAATTTTAAGATCCCAATCTTGCTCTATGCTTGTGACGTTTGTAGCTTCTATAATAATATCGGATTTTCCTGGTTCAATAGAATCAAGAACGGAGGGATCAAAGTATATCAATCCGCCAGATTCTATTTTAAGTCTAGCAAAATCATCATTATCTATAGATTCGGCTAAAAGCTTCTTTTTAAAAATAAAATTAATTCTGGATCTATCTGAAAATTGATCTAAGAAGATCAACCCAGATTTAAAATCCTCTGGTGTCTCCGATTTGAATATAATTTTAAATGTCTTAGCATTTTGTGAGTAGGATCTTCTTACATCATCTGTAACACCTACCTGTCTATGGGTCTGTACCTTGCCTTCGACTTTTGAGTTCCCATTCCAAATATAACGCCCATGTACAAAGTCGTTCCAATTTTTATTTAGTATGTATATCGAATATGATCCTTTAATTGTATCTAGTACGTAGTGCTTTAATGCGTCATGATCTAATTCGACTATACCATTATCATAACATTCTCTACAATGAATCACCCACTCTCTTATTATTCTAAAAGCACCTTTAGTGTAATTTAAATATAAGGGGGATGCTTTGATTCCCTCAATATTCCCGCTATGAGTTGCCATTCCTATATCCTCTGTAACCTCATTGAAATGATCAAACGGCTCTCTAAAGTCGGTGTCGCAATCCATCCATATTAGAGGTTTTTTATACTGCTTTAATTTTTCAAGGATAAACTCAGGCTTCATTAGACAATTATCTCCATAGTTTCCTCTGGATTCAATTTCTGCAATATCATAGTCCAAGCCAAATCCTTTGCACCTCTCTATAAGTGCTTTGGCAAATCCCTTATAATATTTTCTTTCTTCATAATCAGCATAATAGCTGATGATCTTATGTTTAACAGTAACGTTTGATGTATTGCCGGTAACACCCGGATTCTTCGGGGTATCATTTATATCCAATTCGGGTTTAATAAAATCCTTAATAGGATTCCAAATTTTTCGTATCTTACTTATTTTTCCTGATAACATTCTATGGGTTACGCTTTTTATATATCATTCATGTTTATGATCCAAAATCCTCATTATTGTTAATTTGATCGAGATTTTCTAGATGCTTGAAAGTGTTCTATCACTGGAGAAATACTAGGATACATTGTTTTTGTATGATCAAAAATATAGGTATATTCCGGCGGCAGATTTTCATAGATTATTTCGGGGCTCTGTTGGGTTGCCCTTTGCAGATTAGCCTGTTCCCATGTGTCTGGCTTATTTCTGATAGCTGGGGTTAATTCATTGATCGATTTCCAAAGATTAACTAGGGATCTTACCTTATCATTATTTCTTATAAAGATTGTTCCACTTAAAGCTTCGTTCTGTCTCCATCTAAAATTCTCTGTCCTGTATGCTATATCGCAATCTAAAGATTCAAATAGATCTGGATATCTTTTAAACTCTGCATCAACGTCTACATAAACTAGATTTTCTGAGAATCTTTCTAAACAGTCACTGATAAAGTTTGCTTTATAGTGTGTGTTCTTTTCCCAAGACCCTAAGTCTTCTATTGGTTTTAAAAAATGGGGTAGATTAAATTCTTTACAAGATTTTGTAAGATTTTCCGAGAGTTGCTGGTAAGGGTTTCCTAAGGTATAATAAGCTATTACTAGAAAGGGGCTCATAAGAGACTATAGATATATTCATAACCCAGGATGTTAATAGATAACAATCTTAGTTGTGTTTTAGTGGAAAGTTTCCAAAAACGAGAAATATTTTTTTTATGAGAGGAATCCGTCACGTTTTGGGTTATATATTATAGTAGTAAGCAATGAAAAATTTACAACCATATTGGTTTTTACAAGATCCTATAGATGCAGAGCATAAGTATTATATTCTGATGGATTTTCTGCAATCTGTGGAAACTGATCTTGGCAAGAAAAAATACTCAGAGCAAATCCAAAAAATAACCAGGGTTTACAATGATGTAAAAAGTTTTCAAAAGTTTAATAGACTTAGTGATAAGACTGTTAAAAATATGACCCAGGACGAAATAGAGAAAACCCATGAACTAATAACACTTGTCGACGAGAATGAAGAAGTTCCACTTATATTAGACGGAACATTAGAGGTGTTAGACAATTTTATGGAGAAGTTAAATCCCTACCTCGAAGAAATAGAAAAATCTTTAGAGTTCAGAATACACAATGAGGATTTTTTCTCTAAAGACCGCGGATATGTTGTTATGAGAAATAACAAGAACAAGAAAATGAAAATTTACTCTTGGTTGTTTTCTATTATTAAAGTTGATGAGGTTGAGCAGGTAGGTCTTTTGTTAAGCGAATTGATGGACCCGTTACCCGAGTATACAAAGTCTGACAGAAAAATCTATAACTTTTTTGAAAAGGAGATCAAAAACTTTTCTAAGTATACCGATTGTTTTATTATTGTGGATTTGCAAAAGGCCAAGGGCGAAGATGAAATATCATTTGAGGTTATGAAAGACAAGTCAATAGAATTTATAGTTAATAATTATAGGGATTATCTTTCTATGCTATAAGGGATTAGACTTTTTAGCATAATCATCGCACTTTTCAACCGTCGCCATAAAATCGTTATTATCAACTCCTACTGATATAGGAGAAAATCCATCTATCCCAATTATTATCTCTTCATTTTCTGGATAGGCGTCGGTATATGATATTTTTACTTTTCTTTCCGTCGGGGAGTAATAAACATCACAAGTTCTTTTTCGGTGTTTAAGCCCCTCAAAGCAAAGAATAAACCCGTCTGGAAGTATTTCTAATTTATACTCGGATTTACTTTCCATATACTCTTCTACGCTTTTGATTAATTTATCTACCCTGTCCTGCGGAAGATCCTGAATGTCTGATATTTTAAAAACACCAGCGCTTTTAAAAACAGCATCCATAAGATCTCTACGGTCCTTTAATGGATATCCCAAATAGATCTCAGTCAAATCCTGCACAAAATCGTTTTTAGTGTATCCTAGTCTAGGGTCGAAGTTTATAGCAAACTTGAACGGAGGCACATCTGAAGATCCCCTATCCTGGGATCCAGCAGAGGTACTTTCAAATAAATCTCTATAACTTAGAAGGTGTTTCAATGGGTGACTTGATTATATGGTTATATATCTTTGGTTTTATTATTATAGAAGAGATATATAATAAAAATAAAGTAGAAATGAAAGTCATCAAATATTCAGAATTTACAAAGGTTAATGTAACAGACGAAGAATATTTCAGAATAGTGGAAGGTTTAGAAGCTCATTATAATGATATGCTGCACAAAGGTGAATCAGTAGATCAAATAAATGAAGGCCTTTGGGATTTAATTAGCGGTCTAGGCGGTAAATTAATGGGTGGATTTGAAGATAGACTAAAAAACTATGCTGCTGGATGGCTTTTGGACAAATTCGGATTACCAAACGACGGTGGGTTTATGAGTGAATTTGCAAAGAATATAGTGGAAAATATCTCATTTATGCACATTGGTAGTTATTTCGGGGCAGGATCTTGTAAATATTGGACAAAAGCAATAACATTAGGATTAACAGAAACAATAGAAGAAAAAGCTATCTCACTTATACTTTCTAGAGGATTAGGAATAAACATTAATTTTGAATCTGGTTTAGGAGGTACTTTTGTAGCTTCAACAAGAGAGGCATTAACTACCTATATAAACTCTACCGCTTTTGCAACTATGCTAGAAACTAAATTAGAGGGAATAGTTTGTGGGGAAGGAACATCATTCAAAAGTATATTTGGAGGCGGAAAATTCTCAGAAAAAGATTTAGCTACTGCAGCTAAAACATCAGCCAAATCGACCGACGGAACAGGTAGTACTAATACTGGAATATTAAGTCTTTTAGGACTAGGATAATAAAAAAAGAAAAGATGCATCAGAAAAACGTAAAAAAGAGGGAGATCTTAGAGTTTAAAGACTTCTTAAAAGTTATAGCAGACCCATGGAATCCTAAGAACATGAGTAAAGAGGATAGATCCCCTTTTCATGAAATTAAATTAGAAAAACCTTACGAGTATGTTGGTTATGGGGACGCTATTTTTAAAAATCAATCTAAGATAGATTATCCAGGCAACGGAGCAGTAGAATCAGGGGGTGCAGAATAAGAATGCGATCACGCAAAAAGATATATAGATATAAATAATTCAAAAATGGAAAAAAAGATATTAAGTTTTGAGGAGTTTTCTAAACAATACACTGAAGGAACACTTGGTCAAGACAATACAGAAATGGATATGGACACTGCAGATACAGCAGATCAAGAAGAAACTGAAACCGATGGTGGTGCAGATTCAATTCCTACTGACGATGAAACAGAAGAAGAAGATGAAGAAACTGATGGAGTAGATTCCTCATTTGATATGGACGATGATACCACTTCTGATGATATGACAGATAACGAGGAAGAAGAAGAGGAAGAAGAAGAAAGTATGGAAGAAGAGGAAGAAGAAGAAAGTATGGAAGAAGAGGAAGATATGGAAGAAAATATGAACGAAGAAGATGAGGATGAAGAGGATGGTGAAGAGGAAGAAATTGACCTAGATGAGTATAATGAGGAGGAAGAACTAGAAGATGAAGCGGATGTCAATGAGGAAGAAATGGAAGAAGATGAAGAAATGGAGGAAGGAGAAGAAATGACCCACGAAGAAATGGAAGAAGGCGAGGAAATGGATCATGAAGAAGAAGAATCTGAAGAAATTTTAAACCCTGCTTTTAATAGATTTTTCAATTAACAATAAATTAAAACAAAATAAACAAAAGGAGATCCTCAAAGATCTCCTTTTTTATTTGCCAAGGATATATAGATCAATTAAGTTTTAGATGGATAATTTATTGACCAAAGAAGATGATTTTGTTTTTCAGGGAGCTGAGAATCTAAAGATAGGCTCAAAAAAGCCTATTTCCCTTGTGATTCTTACAACCAAATTAGAATCAAGAAAAAACTATCTTGCTCCAACTGTTAAAAAAATGATGGAGAAATCCACTTCTTTAGGATTTAAATGCATCATAATTAACACATCGCAGGGGGAAATCGAAAAAAGTGAAACAGGAAGCTTCTTTATTAGAAATAAAGGAAGCAACAACAAGTATGAGATTGATATTAAAAATACAGCAATACTTGCTAGAAGATCATCAATAAACTCAACAGCAGCTGTTAAATTTTTTGAAAAACTTGAATCTCTTGGATTTGTATCAGTGAATTCACCAAGATCTGTACTTCTTTGTGAAGATAAGTTAGACACTGTTCAAAAACTCCAAGAAAAAGGAATACCGACACCAAAAACTGCTTTAATATCATCAGAGGATGATATAGAAAATGCTATGAGTAAAATCGGGGGAAAATACCCTATTGTAGTAAAAACATTAAGCGGCACCAAAGGAATAGGTGTATTTCAGATAGATTCTAAAACGTCTCTTTTCTCAACTTTACAAACAATATGGAAGCTTTCGCCAGAAACTGAATTAATAGTCCAAGAAAAAATAGAAGCTGACTTTGATTTAAGAATACACGTAGTTGGATCTAGAAATTCTACAGGCGACGGGGATGATTATACAATTATAGCCTCTATGAAAAGACACAGAATAGAGAATGACTTTAGAACAAACGTGTCTTTAGGTGGGGTAGCAGAGGCAGTAGAAATATCTAAAGAGATAGAAAAAATAGCAATAGGAGCTGCTAAAGCAACTGAATGCTCGTGGTGTGGTGTTGATATTATTATTGGAAAAAATACTGGTATACCATATGTTTTAGAAGTAAACGCATCACCAGGAACTGACGGCATAGAAAAAGCAACGGGTCTTGACGTAACAGGAATTATCTTAGATTTTATACTTGATAAAAAGAACTGGAATTATCCTCGAAAAATGGTGGGATTTAGAGAGAGCTTTGATATCAAGGGGGTTGGCAAATTTATAGGTAAATTAGATACTGGCAACGGATCTATTGCGTGTTCTCTTCATGCAGATTTTTCAGAAGAGGTTGATGGATTTTTAAATTGGACAGTTGGGGGTAAATCCTTTAGTAACAGAATAATGGAATATTCCCATGCAGAAGTTGGGGATCAAACTGATAAAAGGCCAGTTATTCTTTTAGATATTGAATTCGGGGAAATGGTTTACAAGAAGGTTAAATTTTCTATTGTTGATAGAACTAACAAAAGTACTCCGATACTAATTAACAGGGGATTTATGGGAATAGCTGGTTTAGTTGTCGATGCAAGTAAGACGTTTCTTTTGACGGATGAACCAGAAGATTATTCACCACTTAATGCAAAAGGTGATTCTCTAGCAGGAATTGAGCTTTATTAATATTCTCCTCTTTCTAAAAAATCGCTGTATCCCTTTTTAAAGCTTTCAATAGCTTCTATTCTATATTCCATAGGATCTTTCACTATTCTTTCATTCTTTAATGGATGCTTTTTTCTTTCTATAACAGAATCTGGAACCAATCCTTTGAATGCTTTCTTAAGAATGGTCTTATGTTTCCTTAAATCCATCGGAAGATTTAGTGCCATTTGAAGAAGCTCTAAATTCAGAAAAGGATTTCTAAGCTCTAATGTGTGTGCCATGCTCATTTTATCAAGTCTTGGTAAATGGTAATATGTTAATTCATGGAAAACATCAGATCCTTGTGAGTCGTACTCATCTATCCTTCTATATCCTCCAAACATTTCATCTGCTCCGTCCCCTGATAGGACTATTCTAGTGTCTGTTCCTTTTTTAATCGCATCAAATAGCAGGTACTGTGGTACCACGCTGCCTAAATCTATAGGAGATTCATTCCACTTAAAATACAATTCATCCAGATTAATACTATCTTCGTTCATTGTATATTCCAATTGGTTTACTTTAATACCCCAATAATTCTCGCATTCTCTGACATAATCATTGTCCGGTCCGTTGTTTATGGTATACCAACTAACATCCGCACCTAGCTTAAGAAGAAGCCCACCAATGATAGATGAATCCAGACCTCCTGAAAGCAGGATGGATATAGGATAGTCCAAGCTTAACAGTCTATTCTTTGTCGCTGCTTCAACTTTGTTCCAAACCCAATCTAACATCTCATCCTCAGAATTAAACTCAAATTTGGGGGGTTTAAATGAGAAATAGGGACCATATAGCTTCTTGAAGTCTGGAGCAGCAAAATTCCATTGATAAAAGTAGTTTGGTCGGATCTTCTGGATGTTTTCAAATGGGGTAGATTCATTAGGAACATACCCCCATTTTCTTACACCGCCCATAAAGGATCTATCTAAGAAAGAAGCACTATTAATAAGTCCTTTCATTTCAGAGCAGATTTCTCCAAGATCATTATAGTATAGGCACTTCTTACCTAGAGGGTCTGTAAAACAAATAACGTTCTTTGTCTTCATATCAACCAGACAAATAGCCCAGAAACCATCCCAGCTCTTAATATGGGGCTCGTAGAGAGCACTAAACATCTCAAGTGATGAAAAGTCTAGGCAGGTAGAAAAAAGACTAGCTAGATACGCAGTATCTGAATCATATAGCTCCGTGGGATAATTAAAAATTTCGCCATTGAATAGAAGGTACTTGTCTTTCGATATCTCGACCGGTTGAATCCAACCGTCACCTATTGCTGTTTGGATAGGCAATCTGTGATGGCATAGGGTTAATCCCGATGCATCTGAGTGTGTGGAATATTCGATACCCCTGTGCGATATTGACTTAATTCTTTCCTCGGAGGGATTATGAGCAATTAGTATTCCACACATATTATTTAAGGTTTTTAATTATAGTTTGGAATGCAGAGAGTGATTCAGCATCAAATTTATTTTCGATTGTCTGAATCTTTACCCCTCTTTCTGAAAGATAATTTCCAAGTTCTATAAAAAGAGCACTTTCTTCAGGAATCTTCTTGTCCATATAATCCCAAACATCTTTCTCTCTATTCTCTGGGGATGTTCCAGTGATTAAAAAAAAGAAGGTGTCTTTAAAAAGATTGTTTTCAAGCATATAATCTAGCTCTTTATAAACAGATTTTTTGCTTACCCTTTTATTTAGAATACCCCAGACTGAATTAGTAATAATTCCCCGGTCCATCATTAGATCTGAAAGAAAACCATCCCTGTTTAGTTGCTGAACCATTAGCTCCTTACCCAGTCCAATATGGTGAGTTTTTTCACCCTCTGCAGGAAGATCCAAGGATGTGTACAATCCATTGAAATCAAATTTAAATACGGGGATCCAACTTTGGGAACTAACAAAATGTGTTTTACCAGATTTTCTAGCTCCTTCAATAACAAAAAGGGACATAAAATTTATATTTTATATCCCAAATGTACTAAAGTTTCCCCTAGATAAAAAATGTAAAATTAAATTGCTTTAACCCCTGCTGGTAAATATTGATTCAATCTAGCTATTTCAGAAGAACTAAAAAACTGTGTAAATATGTTTCTAAAGCTAAATCCATTCTTTGTTCCAGTAAATGCACACGCTTTCTTAAGTTCTTCCCAACTTTTTGATTTAGCTGATATCATCGTGCCGTTCATATCAGCTTTACTTGGCCAAAGCGAATTCCACTGGGCCTCAACAGTATTAAACATCTCCTTGGTTGTGATTTTATCCTGGAATGTTTTATAAACTGTTCCCTCATCTTCACTAGCACCTGCCATTGCTTGAAGGAGAATCTGACAAATTACTCTAGCACTAGCAATCTGTTCTGCTGCTTTTTTAGCTGCTGCTTCTGCTGCTACTTTTTGCGATTTATCAATTTCACTTTTAAAATTCTGATAATCACCAAGATAGACTTCGCCTCCTTCTATTGTTGCTTGATAAGAATTACCCGCACAACTCCAAACACCCCTTTTCCATTTATCCTCACTTTTTATGTAAATTCTATAACTTCCGTCTGCTTTAAATTCGTGAATATTTCCAGTAGTTGCCCTTGTTACCACTGCTTTTCCTCCCTTCATTGCAAATTCTGTAGTTTCCTTAGCTTTAATACATTTAAAAGCTGCAGAATTTATAGGTGATCCTGCACCCGAACTTCCCTTTGCTGGTTTGGTGTCTCCTCCCCCTCCGCTTCCTATGATTTTATTAAAAACGTCCATATCGAAATCTTGTTCGAAAACAAATGATTCTTTAATAACTGCTGATAATTTATCAACCAATTCCTGTGTAATATCAGAAGAAGTGTCTTTTAACCCTAACGCCCCTTTCATCGCAGGAACTAAAGATGCTGTGGATCCTCCGAATATACCATCTGCTCCGTATTTAGCAAATTTCTTATACTGAGGTACATCTTTCAATTTTGTACCCATTTTATCCATGATCAATTGCTGAACTGCTTTAACCTGATCACCTTTAGCACCTTTTTTAATCGGTGATGCAATTTTAATATTTGAGGTAGAAACAGGATCAGCAACTTCTACTTTATTCCAAACCTTTGCTTTAGCGTCCCATTTCCAATCTGCTCCGTCTTGACCTTTTTGTACCTCTCCGTCTTTCTTGCCTGGATTCTTTGGTTGAGATTCTCCCTTTATTTTATCTGCTTGTGATTTATCTTGTTTTGCTTTTTCAATATCTGCAGAGAAAAGATTAGCTCCGTTTTGAGCCAGATCTGATAATGCATCGAATTGAGCATCTCCGTCTGCAATAAACTTGGCAACCTCTGGTGTTGCAATTTCTAATGTTTTAGAACTTCTTAGTGTTTTTTCTTCTTCAGAATATGTCTTATCATAAGAATCTTTTTTAGTCTTGAATAGATCCGTTAGATTGGCAATTTGTTTATCTAAATCATCAAATTGAACATTCTTTAATTCTGACCTATCAATTGACAATTCGTCTTGGATAGAAACTAGAGTGTTTGCAATCTTGTTAAATTCAGGAGCCATTGCTAGAGATTTAAAATTAGCTTTAGCCGGATCTCCAAGTCTCCCTCCTATTTGGTTTAGAACATTTGAAATGTTTGCCTGTAATACTTCTATATTAACCCTTGCTGATTTTGCTGCTCTTCTTGCAATTCTATCCTCTTTAGCTTCATTAACTACTGTATTAAAGGTGTTAAAATCAACGCATATTTTGTTTTGAATTAGTTTTTCTATAACTGAGTTATCTCTAACTAAAGACTCACCAACAACGGGTTCTCCCCATTTAGTATCTGTGATTGTCTTGTTTTTTTCAAAAGATGCAGTAAGTGATGCAATAAATTTACTAACACCTGCTTTCATCATACCCTTTTCAGTTTCGCTAATTTTAGCTTGGCCACTCTCTTCTTGTTTTTTAACATATTCCATTAAGCTTTTAAATGCTTGGGTATAAAGTTGAAATCCTGTTCTAAATGCATCTCTCCATGGCTCTAGGTATTTAACAAGATTTTTATCTTCTTTAGCACCCAATCCAAAAAATGCTGTTGCCTCAGTTTTAACATTGTTAAATAAAGCATCCAATTGGATAGATGGTGTTTTTGTAATATCTATAGAGCTTTCAATGGCCTTTAATTTATCAGTAAAGGTTTTCATGTATTCAGTCTTAACAGCAGTCTTAGGATAGGTCTGAATAGCATTGGCATATTGTGCAACCAATTTAGAACCTAATTGAGACATAGCTTTCATATAGTCGCTAAAAATAGTTCCTTTCACCGCACCATCTTGTTCTGAGATGCCTTGTGGATTTTCGTAATCGTTTACTTTTTTAAGCAAGCTTTCAAAAAGTGGGTTATAGATGTTATTTTTCATCTTTTTTTATATTATATATTCTTTAATCTGTTTTTTAGCATTGATATTTTATTGTCTATAGAGACATTAGCCTTTCTGTATATATTTTTCATTTCTTCAAACTTCTCTCTTGAAAAATTAAAAGAGGATATATCGCCGGATCTATATGATCTATTTTTTAATTCGCGAATGCTCATTGATTTTTTTCTATAATCGTCAGCAATTTTCCATTTTAAATCATTTGCATCGCTTAATAATTGAGCTATGTCAGATTTAGGTAATCCTTGTATTTGACTAACAAATTCTTTTAACGGAAGATCAAACATTCCTAAATTAGCAACAGTGTCTTCTTCATCTTCAAAACTGTCAAATTTAACCTTTTGAACCTCGGAGTCTAAAGTTTTCCATTGATTATAAAAATCCCTCTCATAATCATTATCTTTAAATTTTTTGGCTTTCTCATAGGCATATTGTGCAAGCTCTGTGTCTGCTAGCATTTTTTGTTGATTGTAAAAATTTGCAAGGGAAGGATCAGAACCGCATATTTCTTTCACTTCCTTTACTATGAAATTTATTTCACCATTTTTTGCAAGCCTTATAGCTTCAAGTGCTCTTTTGCTCATCAATGCTCTTTGTCTTGAATTTGGATCTTGGTTTCTTCCTAGTTCTGAAGAAAAGATATCATAATTTAATTCATCAGATTTATTGATGAATTCCTTTTCGGCATCTTTCATTTTAGAAATCTTATCTAAAATAGATCTTTTACTGCCCTTGAGGAAAGATCCTATTTTTCCAAAGAGGTTCTTTAGAAAACCTTCATTAAGGGAATCGTCCAATATGAAGTCTGAGTACTTCTTCATTAAGCTGCTTTTTGTATTTCGTCTTCTACTACTTCTAAAGCAGATTGAATCTCTTTTTTCTCTTTAGAAAGATCATCAGCTGGCCAAGTATAATACTTTATATTGGTAACTGCTTTTTCCAGGTTCAAAAGATAAGTTATTGCTTTATTTGAATCTTCTCCTATCTCTTCATCGGAAGTTCCTATTTGTGATATTTTACTCTTAGCTTCTTCAACATACTTAGAAATCTTACTTATCTTAGATTCAAATGTATTTTTCATACTGTTATAAGCTCCTTGATTCATTTTCTTATTATCAGAAAGCTCTTGAATCCTGTCTAATGATTTTTCTGTATAGTCTTTAACGTCTTTGAGCGAAGCCATAATTTCTTTATGATATTCACTCAAGATATTTTCTATCTTATCTGGTGACATTCTAGAAACCTCGTCGCTTGCTCCTATTTCACCTTTTTCTTTAGCTAGGTTCTCCTTAGCTTTTTCTAAATCTTTCTCTGCATCTTTGGGATTTCCAAGAATCTTTTGAATATCTTTTAAGTACTCAGAATCATCTTCTTGACTAATAAGCTTCTTTTTAAATTCTGCTCTTAGTTTTTTAGTCTCTACAGCATCCTCTGCTCTTTTTAAGTTATAGTACTCGCTTCTTCTATTCTTCTTATTAGTTAGAACATCTATTTGTTTTTCTAGGCTATCCATAATAGAGCTGTGTGAAGAAACTAAATCTCTTATTAATTTTTGAATCTTATTCAATTTAATAACATATTGATCCATTTCCGACTTGTCTGCTTTATCCCTTTTTAATTGTCCTAGTGCTGTGCTTAATTTATAGAATTTAGATTCTGCTTCATGCTCGTCCCTGATAAATCTAATTTCTTCTTCTTTTATATCTCTTAGTATTCTGTCTATTTTAGAAATACCACCCCCTAGATTTTTAGAAAAAAAGTTAATAATCTTATCGCCTAATGATTCTTTGATTGCATTTAAACTTTCGTCTAAATCATCCGATGAATATCCCTTTTTAATTAATTTGGTTTTTGCAATATCAATATCACCATACGATTCTATTAATGCTTCTTTGCAATCACTATATGATTTAAAATTTTCAATAAGCTTCATATGTAAACTTTTTCTTTATATATCCCACAATAGATTCGAAAGAGAATAAAAAAAGCCTCTGATCTCTCAGAGGCTTTTTATTAAAGGTTAACTTAATTAATACTAAGCGATACCAGTTGCAGGTACTATAGCTTTGAAGCATAAGTACATTGTTTGAGGATGATGTCCAGCCTCTACTAAAGAGTATCTAGACTTAACTGCAATTTTAGGTGACATTGTACCTTCAGAGATAGTCTGAATTGACTCAGCCATCATGTAAGGCATAAATTTCATACCTGGTTCGTCATCAGCACCTTTTCTTCCAACTAATACTCTCGTATCGCCAAAAGACATGTTTTGATCAACATAAACGGTCATACCAGCGATTGAACCAACTGGATATAAAGTACCGTTATTTTGAGTTAACGTGTTTGTAAAAGGAGCAAATGTGAATTGTGAAATATCTTGTAAAGCAGAAGCTACCTGAGCGTTAGTAACAATAAAGTTAGCAGGTCCTCTTCTTCCTCTGTTTGCTACTACGTTAGCAGCAGCCAAGATTCTTGAGAATAATCTTCTTTGTACAGTTGATTGGTTCTCGTATCCGCCTGTAGCAATATCGCCAGGAGTATAGATTGTTAAAGATCCATTGTCCTTACCGATGAAAGATGCGGTTGAAGCTCCACCAGAACCAATATTTAAATTGATGTTTAGAGAAGCAGAAGATGCTCCACCTAATTCGGTGTTTGCAAATTCATAGTGGTTAGACCAACCTAAAGCAAATGCTCTAGATAAGATGTGCTTGTTGATCGCTTGAGAAACCTCGTTAACAAGTGCGTTCTCGATCATAGAAACTACGTCGATACCGAATTGCTTGTTCAAATCTTGGATTTGCTCAGTTGTAACAGAAGCAGCAACTTGGAATGTACCAGCCTCTACAAACTTAGTGAATGTAGAAAGACCTAATGACTTGAAGTAAGTGCCTTCTGCAGTTCCTCTTGACATTGGATCGTAAGCTTTAGTACCGTCTACATAAGGACCAGACCATGTACCGTCGTTAGCAACGCCAGAACCAGTAAATCCTTGTACGTGATCTTCTAAAGTTTTAACTAATTGAGCAGCACCGTTTGCATATCCTACTGTTGCAGAGATTGTATAAACCTTTGTACCTGTATTATATGAACCAGAGTAAATAACTGCGTCTGCCCCGATTGCGTCAGCAATAGAGAAACCTACAGTTAATGCTACCACTTGGAAAATTGGGAAACCATCGATTCTTGAACTACCGACGAATTTACCAGCTACTAAAGCACCTACACCTGCAGAGTCTAAGTCTTTTGTTGAAGAAAGACCAGAAGCACCTAAAAGGTAAGTGGTTCCTACTGCTAAACCAGTAACTGGAGAAGCTGTTGTTGTTGGAACTTTAATTAAATCTGGAGTGTTTGCTGTGTATGGAGATACAGAGTCAGTACCAGATAATTTACCACCTGCGTAAACATAGTCTAAGTATGATAATACGCCTGTAGGACCGCTCATTGGGATAACTGGAACGATATCAAAACCTACTGTTTTAGCAGCTACTTGAATAGCTAAAGGTAAAAGAGAAGGGAATTTATCGCCAGAACCAAGACCAGTTCCAGAATAAGATCCGCCTGCATAAAAGCCAGCAGGACCGCCAGATAAACCTACGTTAGAAGCAGGAGATACTTGGCCCATACCGTTTAATACGCCTAAAGAGTTATACGCTCCGGCAGATTCGTTTAATGAGTGGTAATGACAGTATTTAGTTAACCAGTCTAATTTACCTCTCTCTTGAATACCTGTTTTGCTTTCCAATATTGGTGCCCAGGTTTCATAGATTTCATGTTGATTGATAAGTTGCATTTTCTATAAAAATGTTTATTTTTTAAACCTAACAGCTAAAGCTTCAGAAAGATTATCTAAATATTCTCTAGATATTCCCTTTGGCTGAGGAGCTGCGGTTATTTGTTCTTGGGATTCGTCTATTCTTTCGATATTTGCCTTGGTAACTGCAATACCTCTTGTAGCCCAGAAATTCTGGATTTGGTAAGGAGTATCCAATTTATGAAACTTACTTTGAGCTAATATAGAGGCCTTTTGAGACTCATTCATATTCTCCCATGTAGTTTTGTATTTTTCTGGCATTAAATCTAGGAATTTTTCTCCGGATTGATTTTGCTCATTCAGAGTTTTACCCATAATTTCAACTACCTCTTTTTCGGATGAGTAATTGTTTTCGTTTAAGGATTTGGCGACCTTTTGTTTTTGGCCTTCGTGCAGTGATAAAAATTCTCTTTGTCCTTGTTCGCCCATAAGCTTTAAGAAAGGATAGTTCTTATTTTCTGCTATTTCTTCTGTCTTTTGTTTACCGACAGTGTTCAATAAATTGTCAATTTTAGAAGAGATCTCTGTGTAATCTCCTGCATATCCTGAAGTTCTTGTGTTTTCAGAAATTGCTTTTGTTACTGCTTCTTTTACCTCTGCGGTTCCTGAAGCTGCATTTACAGACTCAGCGATGTATTCTGCATAGCTGATGTTGTTAGCTAATTTTTCAGCGATATACTCACTGTAATGAACTGTCTTATCTAGGTTCTCACCAAGATAATCAGAATAAGCTAAACCTTTATCTAGGTTTTCTGCTAAGTACTCAGAATAAGAAATGTTCTTATCTAATTTCTCAGCTAAGTATTCGCTATAAGCTAAACCTTTATCTAGGTTTTCTGCTAAGTACTCAGAATAAGAAATGTTCTTATCTACGTTCTCAGCAAGATACTCAGAATAAGAGATGTTCTTATCTAAGTTTTCAGCAAGGTATTCGCTATACTTAATGTTCTTGTCTACGTTCTCTGCTACATATTCTGCATAAGCAATAGATTGATCAACTTTCTCTGTTAGACCTTTAACTGCTGTTACGTTGTTGTCAACGTTCTCTGCAATGTACTCAGAATAAGAGATATTGTGATCTAAATGCTCAGCAAGATATTTTGCATAAGAAATAGATTTGTCTAGGTTCTCTGCAAGATACTTAGAATAAGAAACTGAATCTTCTAAATTTTCAGCTAGGTATTCACCATACTTAATAGATGCCTCTAGGTTTTCTGCTAAATAATCAGCATACTTTTCTAACTTACCAACTCTTTCCTCAAGAGAAGATGATTCTGTTATTTTGGAAGATTCTTTAATCCCTTTCAATGATTCAATAGACCCTTTAATAGTGTCCATTTCTTTTTTGATTAGTTTAGAATATCCATTCATTTCTTCCGCTGTAACGAAATTATTTTCCATGATTAAACTCTTATTTGGCTCCTTATCTAGAAGCTTTTGTATCTTATCTTGATCTTTGATTCTATATATCTTAAAATTTGAATCATTTTCTAATCCTAAGCTTTCGTTCATCAAAGGAAGACCATTTAAAATGGATTCATTTTTTGACTTTTCGTTAAGATTGTATCCATAGCTTTCGTAAACTCTTTCTAATTGAGCATTCTCAAATCCAGGATCAGCAACTAGATCATAGGTAAAAATCTTCTTAATTTGTACTTTTTTGTTTTCCATCACGTTGCCTGCTGCTCTTGATGAGATAGAAACTGGAATACCAGCATCAACTAAAGATTTAGCTATTTTACCTGCTGGTGTATCTAAAAGTCTAACTTTAATTCTTAAAGTTCTATTCTCTTGATCATAAGCAAGCTCTTCAACTAGGTGTGAAATATTCTTTAAAGACACATCAAATTCCTTAGGGTGATCTAATTCACCTACTAATCTTTTTTGTTCTATCTTTTCTTTTAAATATTGCAAATGGGGAAGATATTCTCTTTCCTCGTAGATTCTTTGGTTTGAATTCTCTTTACCAAACACTGCTGCTATACCTTCAAGATAATATTCGTTACCATTCTTCTCGGACTTCAGGTTATGTGAAGATTTTTCCAAGACCAAAACGAATTCAGGGTTAAGACTCATTCTATTTTATTTATTTTACTATATATCTCTATTATTGAGGTTTGTTTATTGCTTTTTCCTCCGGAGCTTCTTTTCCGTCAGCAGAAGTTGCTTCTCCTTCTTCATCAATCTCATCATAAGCACCCTCTACGAATGCTTGAACGTACTTTTCAGGAAGTTTAGCAAGGTTTTCCGCTAGCTTAGATTCGTTTCTTTCAAGAGCATCAACAAATCTATTAGTCTCAGCTTTTGCTAAATCCCAATCAAGATCAGATACACTTGCAAGCGGAGAAAGTGATTTAACATTAGGATATCCTTCAACATCTCCAAATTTAGCTTTAACACTCTTTATATCGTCTATTAATTCCTCGCCTTCTGATTCCATGTAGAATTTCTTAAGCTGTGACCAAATTGATACTGCTTTATCATCCTCGTCCACTGTCCAACCGCCTTTAGTAATAGCTAAAACCTGTGTTATGCATGCCCAATCGTCATCACTGCAGTATCCATCAAGTGTATTTGTCAGACCCTTAGCTATTCCCATTATCATGTTTCTTTCTACAAATCCTTCTACTGATGTGATAACAAAAGTGTCTCTTCCCGCTATGAAGTCAAAGAATGCACCACCAACCGTTCCTCCAAGAAGTCCAGCTGCTGTTCTCTTTGCGATAGGAATTCTACCATATTTAGCAAAATATCCTGCAGAAACGTTAGCTAATTTAGAAGCTACTTTTTCAGTTCCTAGTGTAGCTGCTTTAGTTGATGCGCTAGCTGCCAATTTAGTAGCTAATTTTGTCATTCCAGCTTTAGAGGCTCCCTTGATACCTAATGATTTAAGACCCGTTGCTCCTGCTTTTAGAGCGTATGTTCCTCCTGGTGCCCAGAATGTTAAAGCATCAATTATTATTTCTTTGGTCCAGAAACTTAAAAGACTTTCGTCGAATGAAACCGGATAAGATCCACTATTAACATATTTAAGTCCTTTCCAATCTGCTTGACCCGGTATTGGCTCTGTTCCTCCTGTTGCTCCTGTTCCTCCTGTAGGGTTTGGAACTGGTACTGGGACAATTGAGAAGCAATTTGGATCTATATTTCCAGATTGATATGTTGAACATATACAAGATGCTATGCTTCTTGATGTATTAGGAATACCTGCATCTTCAGTTAAATAGACAGCTTCTGTTAGGATCTTAGAGAAATCACCAAATGATAAAACTGGTGTCCCTGTTTGATGTTCTTTTTCAAATGTTTTGTTTTCTAAAACTTTAGAAACGTCTAATGAATCTTTCACTGCTGTTGGTGGCTGTTGGTATATTACCTGGCCTCCTGCCATTATAGCATTATACATTTCTTGGGTTAATTCTCCTGCTGCATTAAATGAATTTGACTTCATCATATAAGCATAAGTGATGTTTGCTAACTTAGCTGTTACTTTACCATATCTTCCATCTGCTCCCCCTGCTGCATTTAAGATATCAGCCATACAAGATCCCATACTAATCAATTTACCTTGAAGTGCTGCTACCTCCGAGCATTTAGATGCTCCTATAGCAACTGGAAAAGTACATCCAGTTGTAACTGGTGTTGGCTTTGGCCTTGGTGGTTTAGTGTCCCCGCCTCCTCCTCCTGTATTAACTACAGGAACGGTAACAAATACGCAAGCATTTTTTGCTACATCAAACGCCATACCTGTTGGGCAAACCACGATTGGATTTGTTGGTGCAGGAATATTAGATAGTTTGTAATTTAATTTTCTAAATTCTTCTCTTTGTCTGATTATCTCATTGACAAGATTTTGAGCCTTTACTCTATAATCTTTAGCTTTCATAGGACCTGAAGCTGTTTGGAGTTTTCCTGTTTGAAATAATCCTCTCCTACCCCCTGATATTGCTAATTGCTTTGCTTGCTCCAGATATTGCTGAGAAGATTGAGAAAAATTCTGAACCTCGGAATTGCCAGCTAAATTTTTGCTAGCCATGGCAGATGCTGTTTCTCCTTTAAAAGACGTTGCGCTGTCTAAAAGATTTTTAGATAATTGGGTATACCATTTATCTGCTAATCCATCTTCAGAATCTGCTTCCTCTCCTGTTAATTGCTCATTATCTTCCATTAAGTATCTGCTAACTAAGCTTTCGTTCTTTTGAAGTTCAACCTGAACTGATTGAAAACTAGTTATTGTAGATCCCATTAAAGATGTCATTTTATCTATAGCTTTTTGTAGACCTTTGGAATCTTCACCTACTGCAGATTTTAATGATGAGAATAATTGTCCAATATAGGATCTAGATTGGTTTAATGCTTCTGCTTGACTTTTATCAGTAGCAGCCATTAAATCTATTCTTTTTTCAAATTCAGCCTGAATACCATTTAAAGAGCTGGCTTGTAAAGCCTTTTCCATGTATGCTTTAAATCCATCAGGAGTTTTAACTGCCTCGTCTGTTCCATTAACTATTAGGTTAACAAAAGTGTCGTAGATAGCTCTAATAAGTGCATCTACGTCTATTTTAGTTTCCTCCTCAAAAAGCTCTTGCTTCATTGATTCGAAAATAGGATTGTATCCTTTGTAAATTCCTGACATCTTTTTGGTTTTTATTCGTTATAAATTTTCTCGTATGACCTGGATATTAGGTCGATAAGATTCTGTATATATCCTTCGTTTCTGAGCTTTTTAAACACTAAATTTTCTACAGAGAATTCCCCCCTCTCTGCAAGACCCTCTTTTCTCATTTTCATGATTCTAGATTTAACCTTTTCTGAATGGTCATAAAGCTCCCTCGGAGATATAGCTGAACTTCCGCTTTCAAGATTAGCATTTAATTGATCTATATCATTTACTATTCCCTCAAACTTCTTTTGCACATCCATTTCATCTATTTGGGGCGGATTATACTTAGGGATTCTTATCCATTCGTTATTTAAAAGAGAAAATAGACCAGAAGCTATGTGAGGCTCGTTTACGTCTTGAAGATATAATTCAACATCATGTCCTCTCATAACTATATTATGTCTTAAGTTCCAGATAAATCTTTGTCCGTCTATTCCCTTTTTAACTAAAGCAATATCTGGATTAAGTTTAGAAAAATCTATTAGGACGTGAACGTCAAGATCTGACTTAGGTGTCCAGTTATAGTTAGCTAAAGATCCAGTTAATTGAATATCGGAGATTGGGATTTCTAATTTGAACGTTTGATAAAATTCATTAGCGATCTGAAGTAGCTTTTCTCTTATAGAGGGATCAAACTGAGAATTGGTCCAAAAAAGGGTATTAAGCTCATTCTGATAGAATTCACCCTCATTTAAAATCCACTGTTTAAAATTTTTAATACGATTGACCACCCGGATATTTTATTGTATATATCCATAGTGTGTGCTATGCTATTCGAAAGAGAATGACTCGTAGCATTTTATAAGATACTTAACGTCCATTTCGCAATATTTCTTTATTTCTTCTATTCTTCCTGAGTGAAAATATGAATGGACAAGAGATCCGTCCATTTCATCTTTAGGTGATTCATGACCAAAGACTGAGCACATGAGATCCAAAGAAGAATGAGTTTGGCCATATCCACCAAAAGCAAAAATCTCTGAAATATCTATTACTGGAGAATCCCAGGGTTTTCTGTTTAATTGGCCAATCAAAGGCGAGGGATCTATTCTGTTTATGATCATTCTTTTTCCAACAAAGGGTATGTCAAAATTCTTAATTGTGTGACCCCCGAGTTTCCAGCCTTTTGATACTGCATTATTAAAAATCTTATTAGCATTTGCAAGAATTTCATTCTCCTCTCCTATAACTGATTGGATTTTAACATCATCGCCATTATATGCTCCAAAGCTAATACAAACAACTTTAGCAAATTCTGGATGTAATGATGATTTGTCTGCCCATAATTGATCTTCTGTTGCTTCCTTGTATTCATCCCCAGAATTCTTTCTTAGCCAGACACATCTTTTTTCCCAAATCTTTGCAAGTCTAGGATCTGAATTTTTTAGATCGGAAAACGTTTCTTTAATTCCGGCAGTTTCTATATCAAAATATAGAATTTTTTTAAGTGTGTCTTTACTTATCATATTAGCCATTTTTTATCAATCCAAAAATTACGATCGTTTTTATCTTTGATAGGAACGCAACTATCTTTATTGAAATAGAATTGCATCCATGCTTGAAATTCTTTACTTTTCTTTTTTTCTAAATCTGCTTGATTATACCAGTCCTTAAATTGACCTCCCCCAAGTTCATATGATTCAACAATTATTTTTTCTGTCATATTAAAAAATTTATCTCCCGCTCGAGTAATATAATCACTAGCAGATATTCTCGGATCTAAATCTATCCTACCCAGAATCTCAGCTCTTAGATAATTTCCAACCCCGTTGAAATATTTTTGATTCATCATGACTTCAAAGATAGGTTTTTGAAATACCCTGTCCTTCATTAAATTTTCTAAGATATTTTTTTTAAAAAGTTCTGTCTCCTGAACAGGATCATGACCCCTTTCAGAATTCCAGCTGCGCCAATCCCAACGGGCAAATCTTCTGACATCATTCATTCCTAATACACTACCATCAGAACCCATAATCATAAAATGTGTGTGCTTAGGTATTTCAAACATATTCTTTGAATAATTCCAGTTGCCACTCATACCCATGGTAAAAACTAGGGGCTTAGAATCGGTTATGTCAGAATATGAAAAATCCAGATTTATAAACCGAATCATCAATTCCTTTCCCCTGGAATATGCTTTAATCTGAAAATGGTCAAACGGAATAACTAGAATTGTTTTGCTTTTGTGCTCTGGGTTTTTAGAGATCCCAATAAAATAGTCAACCTTAGAAGAGACTTTATTGATAAAGTCTGACATTATTCTTACTTCGCTGATTTCAGGCATATCCTTATTTGTTTTCACAAATATAAAAGAAATCCTCGAGACAATAAAATGCTATGGTTCGGGTAATCTGTTATCAAAGACAAAATCTAATTCTAAACCAAATGGCTTAGTTTGATCCCCGTTGATTTGGGTGTTCCCTGGAAGGTAAACAAAAATAGGATTGATCGTTCTCTTCCACGTGGAAGCTGCTAGGAATAGTGATTCATTAAGTGTCAGGTTCCCTTGATTAGTTGGATATGACGTTGATCTAAAAACTATAGGAATTCTTATTTTATAAAATACGCCGGGAAGAAGATCTTTGACCGAGAAAAGACTTGGCTTCTCGTCATTAACAACAGCAAGACTCAGGATATCGTCTGGATTAAATAATTTTTCTATTTTTTTACAAAAATCTTCCATGGTACCTCTCCTATCCCCTTTAGCACCTCCAACATGTAAAATGATAGGAAATTCTTGAGGATCTGATATAGTAAAGTTTTTAACAAAATTCAAGCACGTAGTTATTTGACTGTGTGCTTCATTTATTTCGTCAATAGAATCGGATGTTAGATATTTTTTTACCTTTATATAGATTGCCAATCTTATTCCTTCCCGTATGTAAGAATTTAAGGATTGTCTAATATCCCCATGTACCTCAAAATCAAGGACATCGAAATCATCGTCAGATACTTCGAAGATAAAACATTTGTACCCCAGATTAATTCCCTCAGCTATTTTTCTTTCCATAAAGCCGTAGAAAGAAACTGTGTATGTGGATTTTTTTCCTTTCTTTGGGCTTAGGGGAAATCTTATTAATAATCCCGTCTTTTGATCGCTCATAAGTATTATAATTTTTAAACCCTATATAGTTTCGAATTCTTGCAGTGTCATTTTGGGCCACGACTCAATAAGACTGTCTTTTGACAGGTTTGCTATTTTAATACCTTTTTCCGTTAATGCTTTTCCAAGAACCGAATATTGTTCCTTCACCCTCTCTATTTCTCTCATTATCTGGTGTTTTCCTGTTTCACCAAAGAAGTGATTCATTGTAAAATCGACTCCAACCAATGCTATTTTTCTAGCTCCCATTTGATATGCTATAACTATAGCCATATATGGTGAATTGGTAGTGTAATCTATAAATCCATAATTGTCTAGATCTACGCCTTCATATTTTCCGAGATTTACCTTTATTATTCTTCCTTCCGGATTATCAATAGGTAAAGTTTTCATGTGGGTAAAAACAAATTCTGAGTTATTACTTTGAACGTCTGGCCATCTTTTAAATTTAAAGGTGCTTGGCTCGTTAACTACAACCAGATATTTACACCAGACTTTCTTACCTGCATCATTTACCCCAATAGTTATGTGGTTATCAAAATTGTCATAATCGTTTAGAGAAACGCCACATGCACAAACTATAAATGATTCATTAGAATGCTTATTGACAAATTTACTGTACTCCCCGATATCTCTGTTTTTAAATTTTTCTGAATCAATAGTGAGAGAATTATTATTAGTTATATTTTCTGGGAATGGTATTCTTCTTATTCTATCAATGGACATTACATTTCTTTTTCTGGTAGATGGTTTTTCATAGAGGGCGCTAATTCGTCAACTGCCTCCCCGTAAGAAATTCCATGCTTCTTTAAAAAATTGGAAGCTATAATCTTATATGCATCCTTGTGTCCTTTGTTTCTTAGAATTTGAGCAGCAAGGACGTCACTATATTTTTCGTCAACAGATGATTCTTTAGATAGCATCTTTGCAATTTCTACTGCTTCTATAACAGTTAAATGGTTATCATTGAATTTAGAAAAATTAGGATCTTCTTTGTGTATATAAATACTTTTATTCTCTGGGATAGTGTAAATACCTCCAAGCTTTTTAAAATTCTCTATATGAAGATTATAGTCCGGATGATTGGTATCTATTAGTACAACATTTATAGAAGGATCTATGATGCTAGGTCTTTCCGAAACAGAATCACCTTCTTTTAATAGCATATCAGTTCTCATATTATTATTTTTAGATTCTAAAGATCCCCAAATAAAATTACCATTATTGTATTTCAACGAGTTTAGGAATTTTTCTTTATTGCTAATAGTACTAGCTCCGGAATGACTTCCGCCCCTATGTCCTCTGTCCTCATAAAAATCAAGGGCATACGAAGGAACAGTGTAAATCTTTTTTGATACTAAACTTCTGATTTTAAATTCAGTTCCTTTACCATCATCAGTTCTTATTGATGATATAACTTCAGCTTTTATCCTCTTCTTTTTGCTATTTCCACTTAGCCTTGCTAAAACTATATCACCTATTTGATACTCTTCACCTTTAATATGGTCATAAGGATTTATTTCTCTTCCTTTAGCTTTTGATAAATCATCAAAAGCCTTATACTTAACTTTAAAAACCCCATTAGAGCTATTAAATCCATCACCGCTAAATGTCTGAGCAAATTGCTCGTTTAATTTTTTAATGCTCATTTTTTTCTTTTATTAAGTTCATCAAGAACGTCCCTTATCTTTCCAGCTAGTACATAATCTTCTTCTTCAACGCATTCTTTAAGTCTTCCTTCTAAAACTATCATATCATCCATCTGAAAAAATTCTTGGGGAAAATCAACTTCTTCTTTCATTGTTACACTCTGTGGTACAAAATGAACCTGAAGTTTAGATTCCATAATAGGGATTTGAATTTCTTCAGCAGGTTCGTCTTCGTTCACCTGTATGCTCTCTATAATTTCCCATTCTCCATTAACCCAAATAATTGCCCAAGGTCCATATGACATTTCGGGGATATCCCCTTCAATAACATATTCTAAAACCTTGTACAATTCTTCTTTTGCAGAATCTATTGTTATTTTAGAACTTCTTTCTATGCCTTTTATTCTAACCTGCTCATATCCGATTCTTCTGTCTAGTATCTTATAGAATTTAACTATTTGACCCCAGTCAATAGATGATATTACACCATCTATTATTTTTTTATCTACCTCTGTTAATTTAGACATATTAGTACTGTCGTTTATTTTGCTATTTAAATATTAAGCCCCGGTTCCGCTGTTTAATGTTTTAACTAATGCCGCTAATCTGTCTATAGCTCCTTGTAAGGTTGTAGGTGCTGTACCATTCCAACTACTAGGTGTACCCGGTGTGTAAAGAACAGTTTCACCGTTAAAGAAATTTACCCATCTCGCTGTTCCATCTATACCTCCCGTCATATTACCTGAGGAAGGCGTAATTGTCATACCCGAAGCAGATACTGAAACTGCAACACTATTCATTGCTGATGCAAATCCAGGTAACGATTCGATGGTTACTGTATTTATTGAAGATGATGCCTTTATTGCCGGTCCGTTTGCATTTGCTATATCAGAGAGATCTGCTATTTCAGAAACTATTTTATTAGCGGTTGAATGCGCTGTTCCTTGCCAAGCTATTGTTAAAATCGCAGACCCAGCATAAGATAATGTGAAATTTCCACTTCCTGTAGATCCTATAGTGAAAGAAAATTTAGAAGAAACCTCATCTTGAACTGCATATCCCTGAAATGCGCTACCTGTAAATCTTATTTGACCAACCTCTGGTACCTTAATCTCATCATTAACTTTGTCCACCGAGAATTTAATTCTACCGTCACTACCAGAATCATTATAAAGCAAAAGATCTCCACCAACATAAGAATTTTTAGAAACATTTATAGAAGATCCAGTTATTCCCCCGTTTGTTCCATCTAGACTAATCTTAGTTGCTCCTGTTAGTGGAAGTTTAACTGAATTACCCTTTAGCACCCCTATTGCAAATGATGCATTTTGTGAATTTATAGCGGGATTGGGCTCGAATTGAATACCAAATGCAGATTGAAGCAAATCTATAGCTTCCTGTATTTGGTTAAAATTCTTTTCTGTTGATAACCTATAATCCGGCGAATTTAAAATGGATTGTAGATTTAATTCTGTTAGTTCTGTCATTTCTGGTTGATACTTTACTTATATATCCGCAGAAAATAAGCAGTACTAACCTAGTAGATCTTTAATCGATTTAGAAAATTCTTTAAACTGCTTTGGAAAATATTTACCTAGATCCTTGATTTCTCTACTGGAAATTTCATACCTAAATCTAATAAATTCTGAAACCTCTTCTTCTGGGGAAAATGATTCGGATTTTTCTTTCTTCTTAGTTGAAGTAAAAAACCATCCTGGAGGCGCTTTATATTTGGTGCTTAATGCTTCTTTCCAGTAATCTACCACTGAAACTGGATCTATTTTAGTGTTATTAAACGCATTGGACTGTAAAGGAAATGCAATTCCCATCATTCTGTTGATCATAAAGAAATTCCTAGATTTGTCATAACTAGATACTTCTTTCCATTTTTCATCATCAAAAAATGCTTTTAAAATGTCGAATAATTCCATTATTTAAAACTCTTAAAAGGATTAAATGCAGAAGGAGCTTCGTATTGATCCCATCTCGATCTGCCAATTAAATTTTTCTTATCTATTAATACGGGTTTAACCGCAAGATCTGTAGTAGTGTATGTAAATTCCATATCAGCTAAAACCTTCTCTGGAATTACCTGGTCTGATAACCAAACTAACTGTGCATTTTCTTGATAGTTATTAGATACCTCTTTACGATTATTTCCGTTGTCTGTGTAATTTAAAGATCTTAAAACATAACCAGAAATCCAATCTAGGAACTCGACTTCTTTCCATACATCTTCTAGTCTAGAATTTCCCCATCCTGATTGTTTAAAACTTTCATAGATAGATTCTGCTTTTGCCTTTGTCAATTTAAAAATCTTACCTGGTGTTTTTTCATAGGAAAAAACGCTTGGAACATCATCACCCTTATCTCCGGTTAGAATCTTTTCAAATAGCAATCTGATAGGATCAGTATATTCTAATGTAGCTGATGATATTAAATTCATTATTTTATCCTTTTCATTATCAGCTATAAAGTCCAAATTAAAAATAGACGTTTCTCTTTCTTTATCAAGATAATCTTCTTTCCAATTATTTGGGCAAAATATTTTATTATTTTTTGAATTAGCATTCCAACATATAGTCCAGGTATCTTCACACCCAACTAATTGATGACTATCCTTGTCTCCTGAATATACCACAACGTTATGACCTAGTCCTCTCAACTTTTGATTCCAAAACCAAAGTAAATCATCTCCTTCTGCTCCGTTAGATTTAGAATAAATATATCCACTTAATTCTAAGAATTTTCCAAATTCGTCCATTAGATCAAAGAATGATCCCCAATCTACTTTTTCGTCCTTTACCCTAGATCCTTTATAGTCAGCTCTCTCTATTTTCAAATCCTTTCTCCAAGATCTAGAATCCTTACAAAATATTACATGTCCATTTACCGGGATTTGATTTAGGGAATAACAAAGATCTGTCATTATCTTTCTCATAAACATACCCTGATCAGCTTCTTGAGAAAGAACCTCACCTGGTTGTTTAGCACCAAAATCTGAAAATATAGCAAAGGTCTTATGAAAAAGATAATTGCCGTCTATAATTACACTAACCATATTAAAAATCGTGATTTGTTACCCTCATATCATAGTTGGAAAATTCGAAAAAATCCTTGTCATCAGCTTCTATTCTTCTGTCAGCTGAATCTGCGTCTCTTCTTTCAAGAAGTCTTTTCTTTATTGTTTGTTTATCCGGATCTATAAATATAACAAAGCAATTTGCTCTGTCTTCTGGTTTTATGTGATTAACCCCTCTTGGGGTCATAATAAATAAATTTGAATTCTCAAAATCCTCTATCAAAGTTCCGTACTTCCATTCATTGAACTCATCAATCTCATAGAACTTAAGAAAGTTATTCTCAAAAAATTGAACGTCTGTAAATCTATAATCCTTTCCATCTTCTTCGTTTTCCCTAATAGGTCTGCTTGTACACGAAACACAGTATTTAAATCCTCTTGATTCGAATTTTTTTCTCAGAAAATCTTTACCCGAACCTCCTCTGCCAACAATTACTATTTTACTTCTCATCTACTGTGTTAATTTTTGTAAAGAATAGAATAAGGACAAAAGACTAACAACTGGATCAATTACCTGGTTTCTTTGAGCCTGGTGCTGCGCAATAAGGATCATAGATGCTGGAATCATCTGAACTTTTCCGGGTTTTTTTTCTTTTACCCATTCTATGAATTCTCTTCCTAAAGATTCCATAATTTCTCCAACTGAATTAGAGTACTGTCCAACTATAACCTGATAGCTTTTTACTGGATCCAATTTTTGAAAGATCATTTCATATAGTTCTTCGTAATCCCAAGATGATTCAGAAACCTTTTCTTCTGTTATGGAATCTAATCCTTGAATTTGCCATCTTTGAATACAATTCAATCCAGATCTCATATCTGGATAATATTTCTTAACAAAAGAATTTAATGCATTATCGTCTATAGAAATATTCATCTTTGTTAGGATCAATCTAATTCTGGATCTCCATTGATTCCTTAGATCTTCTTCCTCTTCCTTATTTACTGGATCAAAAATAAAAACCTGAAATCTACTTTGCATCGGAGCAGGAACTTTATTGATCCAGTTACACGTTGCAACAAATCTAGTGGTCTTAGCGAATTTTTCTATTGTTCCTCTGAGGGCTTTATAGAATTGATCAGATGCACCATCAAACTCATCCAGTACTACAACCTTCATAGCATTCTCTTCGTTCATAATAGAGATAGTAGAACAAAATCCTACTATTTTTTCCCTAACTGTATCAACCGAGCTTTCGTCAGAAACGTTAATAAAAAGCCGTGGAGAATCCGCAGATAATATTTTAGCAAGAGATGTTTTACCAGATCCTGGTGATCCTGTCAATAGAACATTTTGCTGTAGCCCGTTTTGAAAAGCATCTTTAATCCTTTCTGGAAGGATCATGTGCTTTAGTTCTTTTGGTCTTAATTTCTCTGTTAATAGAATATTGATCATTATTTCTTTTCGTTAAATCTTGTTACTAGGTTTTCTGGTTCTGTCTTATCACTTCTAACTTCTATAAATCTAGGTAAGAATAAAGATTTACTACCGTTCTTATCTTCTATAGGGACGTTATATTGTAATGTTACAATTCTACCAATCAAAGAATCAGGATTTTTAGATAGAGAAATAAGATCTGCTTCTGTAAATCCAGATCCAACTTTTACCTGATATTCCCCTGATGCATCTTTACAATTAAATCCTCCAATAAATCCTTCCCTTTTTCCTTCACCGGGATACCAACCAGTAACTTCTAAATCACAATCTTCTACTTCCTTAAATTTAATCCAAGATTTAGATCTTTTACATTCATATACATGGGATGGATCTTTCATAATAACTCCTTCACCTCCATTAGCTACTATTTGATCATAAATTGGCATTAATTCCTCCTTGGTCTTTGCTTCCCATTTTCTTGCTAAAACTATATTAGGTGTTTCTGTATTTTGAAAAAGCTTTTCTAATAAATCTCTACGTTCTGTGTATGCGGTAGTTCCCTTGCCGTTCCTAATAGATGTAATAGGATCTATATCGAATGTGTTAAAAAGAAGATCGTCACCTATGGACTCTTTTGGTGATCCCTTTAACATTTGATTAACTTTTCCACTAACCCCCTTCCTGTCTAAATCTGTAAGCTCCCCGTCGAAAAAAATACCATCTATTCCTTCTGAAATGATTAATAGTTGGTTTGCTATTTTAGAAAGAAATTTGCTATTCAGTTCATTGAATGCTCTAGTATAGAATTTAGGAATTCGGTCTTCTATTACACAAATAACCCTAACGCCATCATATTTTTCTTCACAAACAATAGAATTCCATTTATCGATGGCTTTATGATCATCTTCTGCTAGCATTAGGCTAGGATCAGGAATTAGTTCTTTTCCGACTGCTTTATTAATGAGTTTAGCACCCACCCCTATATTCATTCGCTTTGTAAGCACCTTAGCGAGTACTTTATTTAATTCTGTATGATAACCAGTAGATTCAATCAAACGTTCAGCCTTGGTCCTTAGATTGTCGTTTATCGCTGGTGCTTTCTTAAGCTCCTCGCATAATGAAACGAATTCATTGAAAAGGTTTGGATTTTCTTGAGAATCTGTATCCCCGTAATTAAGCTTGTGTAGCTTTGTCGTAACAAATGGATCAAAACAGATTGATAGGATATACTCCAATTCTGGAGTTAGATTAGAGGAGATAAGCTCCTGTTTTCTTTTTTGGGATCCCTCACCAGTGGATCCTTCTATTTCTAATAACAGTTCTAATTCTTTATGCATGTTTGTTTATTTACAGGTCAAATGTAAATAAAAAACCCGATTATAAAAAATGTTTCAATTAAGGTGCTTCAGTCTCTGTTGCTGCTGCTGCTGGTGCTGGTGCTGGTGTGGCTTCTGCTGCTGGTGCTTCTTCCGCAGGGGCTTCAGCTGCTGGTGCTGCTTCATCGCCTCCAGTTTCTGCTGCTGGAGTTGCTGTGTCACCTCCACCTGCTGGTGCTGGTGTAGCAGATCCTGAAATTGCAGCTGCTGCTTTGCCTTCCTCCTCCTCCTTTTTCTTGTAAATATTATTAACCCTTCTATCTTCGTTGGTCAATCCTAAAAATTTATCTATAAGAAAATCCTGGCTAAAATAAGGAAGTTCTTCTTCGCCTTTCTTTTCTTTAATTTCAGAAAGTCCTGCTATAAAATCTATTTTCTTAATTAGTTGTTCTATCTCTTTAGATTCACCAAACTGATTATCGGAGTTAAATTTAAGCCCTAATTGGGATCTAAATATAGAATCCTTATCAAGTTCAGGATAATCCAAAGTCATCTGAATCCATAATGGTTTTAGTATGATCTCTTGATAGATTGATCTAATTCTATTAATGAATTTATTATATCTGATTTCATCCCTTTCTGCAGATTCTGCTCCTATCTTATATGTTCCTACGGTTCCACCAGATCTAGCAGCGAATCTATTAAATGGTATCTTAGAATCTGCTTTTAATTTATTGAAGAAATAAACCACAGCATCTATAACATTTAAGTTTGGCCCTGCATTATTAATAGTCTCTATTTTAGGTGATTCTCCTCCTTGGACAGGGAAAAGATAGTTCTTATAAAATTGTAAATTTGGACGTCCGTTAATACTTAATTCTCCGGAATCAGTATTAAGTTTAATATCCTCCTTATACATGTTCATCAATTCCCCTAATGTCTCTTTTGCTTTTTGAGGAGATCTAGAACCAACCGGGATAGTCATCTTCAATCGGAAAGAAGCATTCATAACATTCCAAATGATTCTGGTATGCTCCATTATCTTTAGAAGATTATGGGATCTAATTAATCTTTCAGCATAACTTGTTCTGCTTGTGCCATTACCATTTGCAAAAGAAACATATATGACCTGAGCATCATATAGCTTTCTTTCTCTAACACTGTCTCCATAGTACTGATACCATATTTGAACAGTTTGTCCTCCAGGGTTTCTCTCTACAGATGGGGTCAATGAAACTGGATCTAATTCTTTAAATCCTACTATTTGTTTTCCATCATCTGAATAAACTATTTCAAAAGATAAAAATCCATCTATTAAAAATTGTCTAAAATACTGCCAAGCTGAAATTCCGTTGTTAAATCCATGGGAGACATAGATCTTTCTAAAGTTCTCCCTCAATGAGTCTGCTATTTCATCCTTTAGATCCATATTAACCAGTGATAGACTGCAGCAAAAATTTCTGTCATCATAAACTATAGCTTCATCAGCAAGGATGTCTAAAATCCATTCTATCTCGGCATTAAGTGCAAAGCTTCTTAAAAAATCTCTTTTGTATGGATAATCTTTATCAAAATAAGCAATGTATTTTCTACTAGTGGTATCTGCAGCTGCAAGGCTAAAAATAAAATCCTCATCAGAATCTGTTAATGCTAATTTTTGTCTCATCATTGCTTCTGAAACCCCAATTGCTTGAGAATTTTTCACAACAAGATCTTTATACTCCATTCCGAAGCTTCCGATTTTACTTACGGCTTTGAGTATACGCCCCATGTTTGGGTTACTCTGTGAAAAATTGTCAATGAATCCTGCCATTTATTAAAGTTTAAATTCTCCTTCTGGTGCTTCTCCTGCTTCTCCTGCTTCTTTCTCCTTCTCTTTTTTCTTCTTCTCTGCTGCCTCTTTTGCTTTCTCGTTAGCTATCTTATCATCATCGGTCATTCCAAGATACTTGTCTAGTACATAATTCAACGAGAAATACGGTGTTCCGTCAGCATCTAAAAGACCTGCAATTTTAGTTACTTGATCTTTTCTTGCATTGAGGATCTCCATATATTTTATTTCAGCAAAAGAATTATCTTTAACATAATCTAAACCGAATTGGCTCTTAACCATAAAATCCCTTTTATGCTCTGGATGATCCAAGCAAAATTGTATCCATAAAGGTTTTAGAAGTATATCTTGATAGATGGATCTTAATCTTGTAATGAATTTAAAGAATCTTATCTCTTCTTGATCTAATCCTTCTGCGTTACCACTGAATGTACCCTGTGTACCTCTATCCTCTCTATCAAATCTTGAATATGGAATTTTAGAATCTAATTTAAGCTTATCTGCAAAATATGCTAAAGCTTTTAAATCGCTAAAAGGTGTTGCATCTCCGCTTCCTGCTAATGGTGTTATATCAGGTGTTCCGTTGGGAGTAGACGGCATCAGATAATTTTTAAAGAACTGAATGTTTGGTTTTCCGTTCACAAAAAGCTCACCGCTATCTTGATTAAGACTAATATCTTCTTTATAGATGCTCATCAGCTCAGCTAATGATTGTTTTGCTTTTTGCGGGGATTTTGTTCCTACTGGAACAGTCATTGTCATTCTATATGATGAATTCATAACATTCCAAATTACTCTGGTATGCTCCATAATTCTTAATAGATTAAAAGATCTAATCAATCTTTCTACATAACTTACTCTTGTTGTTGTATTTCCCTTAGCGTATGAAATATAAATAATCTGTGAATCGTACAATTTTCTAGATAAAGAGGGATTGTCTGGGTATTGAATCCAGCATTCTACGAAATTACCGTCAAGTTGTTTTTCGACGGAAGGCAATAAGGATGCAGGATCTAATTCTTTAAATCCTATAATATTCTTTCCCCTCGAGTCAAATATGATTTCAAATGCTAATATCCCATCAATTAAAAAGTTCCTAAAAAAGTGCCATGCAGAGATTCCTTCATTAAAGCCAAATAAGCTATAAATTTCTTTATATCTGTCTTGTATTTGCTGTTCCATCTCTTCGCCAATACCCTTGATATCTGTTGATACAAAATATGAAAAGAAGTTTTTATCATCATATACAATAGCTTCGTCGCAAACGGTATCTAAAATAAATTCTATTTCAGGATTAAGTGCAAAGCTTCTAAGATATGTTTTCTTATTGATGTAATCCCTATCAAAATAAGCTATGTATTGTTTAGCTGTGGTATCTGCCTTTCTTAAAGCATATAAGAAATTTTCATCCTGAATTCCGCCCTGTTTTAAGAACATTGCCTCGGTAGTACCTACCGCTTGGGAGTTTTTAACAACCATGTCACCATAGCTCATTCCAAAAGAACCTATTTTTCTAAGGTTATTTAGAACGTTACTAAAAAATGGATTGCTCCTATTATCTCCTAAAAATCCTGCCATTATTGATATTTGTTGTATATATCGTTCAAATCAGCCCCCTCAATAGATTTGGTGTTTAGATAGACTAAATATCTCCACTCCTCTCTTTCTATTTCCTTTAATCCTTTTATTTTTTCCATTTTGTATCCGGTGTATGCATGATTATACTTGATACCTCCCATTAAAGTTTCTAATACTGAGGGGTCAAATCTTAAAGGCATGTGCGCAGATCTATCTCTTTTTTCGTTCTGATCCATGATTTTACCATAAATAGAATGTAATCGGATGAAGAAATTCTTTCTGTCTTTTGGACTTAGCAAGATCATGTCTATTCCTTTTATTATGCTTTTTGATGGGGTTATCTCTTTTGATTCAAAGAACACTACGGGTCTTCTATTAACAAATCCCTTATCTGCCTTAATATCTGAATCATAATAAAATGTGTAGATCTTTCCCTGAACTAAACTCCTAAGCGACTCTGAACTAGTAAGTACTGCATAGTTCTTTGAATAATTCAAAAAACTTTCCTCCGCTAATTTTGCAGGGGATCCAGCTTTCTCTATAGCATCTCTTATTTCTATTTTAAAATCCATTATCTAAAAATGAAATTTTCATCTATGGCTCCAAACTTATATCCATTAAACTTTGCAAAATTCATTGCAGCATCAAATTTAGCTCTGTTCACGATCCATATTTGCATTTGATCGTTATGAGATCTAATTCTCTTTTCCGTCATCGGTTCTTTTAAAACTGGTTTTTTTTCTAACTGATATTGGGAAGATGGTTTTATTTCAATAATCCAATCCTCAGTTGACATATCCCTTTTTTGAACCTTTATGTAATAATCGGGGTGGTAAATGTGGGTTTTTTTATCAATGGGATTCCAATATTCTATTTGCACCGCTTCTGAAGCCCATTTTAAGATGCTAGGATTCTGATCGCAATACATACAAAATCTCCCTTCCCATGATGATCTATAGATTATGTTGTGAATATCGCCAATATACTTCTCGGGATTTCTTGGTACGAATTTTCCCGATTTAAATCTGCCATTAGGTTTGACATTTTTTATATTGGTTTTAGACATTATAATTTTGATTATCATCCCTTGTAAGTCTAGAAAAGGGGATGGTTTTTATAGACCTGGTTGAATGTATTTTTTTCCAACCTTTTTGCATTCCGTTTTTGGCAATTTGTGAAATAAATGCAAATGGATTATCGGATTTAGCTGGATCAAATCTGTCCCAATATTTAATTAAATCCTCCATTCCAAATGCTATGCAATCTTCTTTATCTTCAATATCCCGATAGGATTTTGTTTTTGAAAGACCATTTACTATTAAAGTAAACATTTTAACCGTTTCTGCGGTTAATTTTCCATTCTCTTTTGATTCTAATATCGCTCTTTTTAGATCTTTGTTTTTAACATACTCCATTTGGTTTAGTCTGTATTATTTTCTTGAGAGAAATGACCTTCTAATGTTTCCATTTGTCTAGTTACATCTTCCTCTAAAGCCACAAGTTTTTTTATGCTGTCTTGTATGGTCTTCAATCCTATCTTACTGTTAGAGTGACTGGTTGTTTCTAATTCCTTCAATTTACCTATGGTCTTTGTCAGATCCTCTGCAAAAAAAGAGAGTTCGCTTCCTATACCTTCGGAAACGAACTCTTTTCTATGTTCAGAAATTGTGTTTACTTTTTTTTTGTAGACGGTGCTTTAGATAGGGTTGCTCTATTAAGAGGCTCGTGATCACCTTTACCGTTATGCTTGCTATTACCTGGTGCTTTAGCCAAAGTTCCTTTTTTACCAAGAACTAATTTTTTAACTTTCTCTTTCTTGCCAGAAGGTGCTTTTTCGTAGTTAGCATTCTTTTGAGACTCGATAATTGCTAAATTGTGAGCTTTTAAATCTTCAATATCTTTTGCTGATCCAGCAGATGTGCTATGTGGTGCATCAGCTAAGTTAGCATTCTTTTCTTTTTGAACGAATTTCTTTCCTGTCTTTGCTGTGTGCTCAGGAGCAGTTGCTAATTCATGTTTACCAGAAGTTCCTTTTGGATCTTCTTTTAATTTCTTACCACCTTTAACATCTAAATTTGCTAAATTGTGAGCATTTAAATCGTCAATATCTTTTGCTGATCCTGCTGCAGTTGTGTCCGGTGCTTCTGCTAAGTTAGCTTCAGCTGATTCGTTTGTTTCCTCTTCTTGTAAATCATTAACTGGTTGTAATTCAATGTTGTTAATTTCATCTGAGATATCAGTTACATCATTGAAGAAAAATTCTCCGGTTTTTCCATTCTCAAACATAACTGTGTATGTTTTAGAATTACCATTTACACCTACAACTCTACCTTTTTCTCCGTTTCTGTTTATTTTAACATCGGTGTTAATACCATATCCTTCGTTTTCAGAGATTTTAGATACCTTCTTAGCTCCTTTTTCGAATCTTTCAATCTCAACTGAGATTTGATTCCATTTAGATTTTAATGCAGTAGACTCATTGCTAAGCATTACTTGAGCTTCTTTAATTTCATCAGAATTTTGTAAAGAAGGATTTGATTCAAGTGCTTTAGCAATCTTGTTCATTTCGCTCTCTACGATAGATAGGTTTTTCTTGATAGATTCTTTGTCATTCTTCATGATAGCTAAGATTCTTTCTTCTTTTTCTAAAACTTCTGTCATAGATTCAGAAAGATCAAATCCTAAGAATTCTTTTACTATATTAACTGCTTGATTGCCGTTTCCTTCTAAAAGCTCGTTCTTTCTCATAGCAGGGTTTACTTTATGAACGTAAACCTTTTCGCCAAATTTAAATACGTTAGCTTCTACTCCTTCGTAGATTTTAGAAGAGATCTTTTTACCAAAATCAATTTCAGAAAGATAGTTAGCAGCTTCTACTACTTGAACTGCATTTTCAATTGCATTAGCAGATCCTTGGAAGCCATTTCTTAATTCAAAAGATAATGTGAATCCTAATTTATCTTCTGCTACTCTTTTACCGTTGAAGAAAATATTTTTAGTATCTGTTTCACTTTCAAAAACAACAGAGATTTTATTTTTACCTATATAAAGATCTAAACCACTTTCGTTAACTTTAACATTTGGATTAGAAAGTGCTAAAACTGCATTTAAGAATTTACCAGGAAGTTTTGAAGCTTCTGCTCTTTCCATTACAGATACTCCTTCTTCTGTAGCTCTGAAGAATCTATCAGATGTTACAAATATTGAAGAACTTTCAGTAACTAAACTTGGAGCAATAATAGGGCTGACACTGCATGTATCAGATGCTACTTTAATACTAAATCTGCTTGAGCTGTTATTCTCCAAATAAGATACCTTCTCAACTAGATTTCTAACTGTTGGGTTAAATCCCCATTTCTTAAGGTCTCTTAAAAGACTTTCTGAAATTCTTTGATCTGCTGCTAACCAATTTCTCATTGATTCAACAATACCAGAAAATAAATCTCTACCTGCTGATCTATTAATTTCTTCAATAGCCTTTGCTACTTCAATTTCTCTTCTATTGCTTTCAAATGTTTTCTTTAGGGTATTTAATGCAGATTTTACATTCTTTTCCCAAGCAAAGTTTTCCAATTCAGAGATCATTGATTCAATCAGGTAAGCCTCAGAAATTCCTTTAACCGCTGCATGATTGATGTATTTCTCAACCAGGACCTTAGCTTCTGGCAATTCAGTGAATGATGTATTGTTTAAAGCCATTGCTGTTTCTAACACACCAACAGAAAAAGAAGGTTTAGCTAGGTTTCTGTCTTCTGTAGACATATTAGCTATCTCTTTTTGTAAACCGTCTGTATACGAGCCAGCAGCGCCTGGAATAAAACCTCCGTTACCACCCCAGCTCTCATTTAAAAGAGTGGCAGCAGCTTTAGCCTTTTCCATTTTTATCTGTGACAGATTATCGTCGAAATTAATTCTATCCATTTTGAGGGATTTATTTTATTGTATATATCTATGTTCTAAAACCATTTTTTAAGCATTCAGAGTTTAAAGTCAGTATATCCATTATATATCAAAAACTAAGAAGGATCCGATTAATTGTATCCCATGTAATATTTACTGATACTTCCATTTATCAGCATTATAGTTGTTTAGAACCTCAGTAGAAGTAAGAGACTTGTTGTAAATCCTTACAATTCCAATTTTTCCGTCGAACCACTGTGCAAATTCACCATTATTATATGAACCTATGTATAGGTTAGCCGAGGTATTTAATATACTGGCTAAACTGTGTGATACCGTGCCTATACTTGCACCATTGACAAATGTTTGGAGTGTATTAGCGGCTACGTTGGTAAATACATAAACTAACTGGTACCACGTACCAATAGTTCCCGTATAGTTAGTACTATTAACAAATAGAGTTGCCCCCGAACCAGAGCCTGAACCAATTTGTGCGTAATATGTGGTATTGGTTGTTCTAATACTATAACTTACGTCCTGTGATAGTCCACCTGGATCAAACTTTCCTAACACGACATCGTTACCCGATACTGATTGATTTACCCAAACCTCCATGGTCCAATCCCCGCTTCCTGGCTCTAATAATGCATTATCAGCAACAGAAATTTGTGAACTTGACCCATTATAAGTTAAATATGGACTTGTATATGTTGTGTTACTAAGTGTTCCATTTAAACCATTACTTGTTAAATCATATAGGGTTGCACCCGACCCAGCATAGCTAGGTTTTTGATATGGATCATAATGTAAAACTAGATTAGAGGTAACCGGTGTTACAAATCTTGGTGCTAAGTGGTTATACATTCCTATGATTTCTTCAACAGATAATTTTCTATCATAAAGAAATAAATTAGCAACATGCCCCCAGGGTTGACCTGCAGTATCGTTATTGCCCCATCCCCAATGTGTTCTTCCGCCTGAACCTGCATTAATTGTACTTCCTACCTGTGAACCATTTATATAAAATGTTTGGGATGAACTATCTCCAACTACTGCAAATTGAACCCACGTATCCGAGGAAGATGAGACATCATATTCAGAAGTCTTAAATGAGCTGTCCCAATATCCCAACGTACTTGTCCCATTAGGGATAGTAATCGGTGTGTATTTAGGGGAGTTTGTGTAAAGTAATGTTCTAAATCCGGAATTACTACTCATTAATCTAGCCCAAGTGATATATGTATATCCTGTTGTTGGTAGTGTAGGTCCGGTTCCATTTACAACAACCCTGTTATTTCCTGTCGTGCAAGCAAAACATCTAATTCCATCAAGAATTGTGAATGAAGCACCAGTTAAAGTGTGAGTATACGAACCTGTTAGGTCATTAACTGTGGTGCCAGATCCGGAATAGCTTGCCCTATCATAAGCATCCAATTGCATAATCATTCCTGACGTTACAAAAGAAGTTGATCTTGATATAAATGCTAATGGATATAGTATCATATTTAATTAGAAGTTTTGTGCGTAAGATCCGAAATATGTACTATTAGCGTATACAAATGTGTAAATGTCAGTTTTATTAGCAGTTGTTGTCATAGTTGGAGGTGCTCCCCCCATCCAACTAATAGTTGGCCAAGTAATCGTATAGTTACCAGCTGCTGCTTGTTTTATTACCAAAATATAAGTTGCTCCGTTTTGTGGATTTGCAAAAGTAAACGTCTCACTAGCAGCAAGTGTACGTGTTTGTACGTTTCCATTATTCCAGTTTATTGAAGTTGTTGCTCCGAATGACGACATCCAGGATTGACCTGCAGTTCCATTTAGATTACCGGAATATGGAGAGGTGAATGAAGTACCCGATGTTCCTGATGCACCGGTAGATCCTGATGTTCCAGTAGATCCGGAAGATCCAGAACTACCAGACAATCCATTAGCTCCGGACGTTCCTGATGCCCCGCTTGATCCAGAACTACCTGATAATCCATTAGCTCCGGAAGTTCCTGAAGATCCAATTGCCCCCGCCATTTCAGTCATACTTAGTGTAGGCCCGTTTACCTCTCCAAATTGGAATGTTCCAGCAATACCGCTAACAGTTCTCATTGAGTATGTGTAGGTACCCGCTGCAGGGGTATCTATAAAATCCACACAGTAAGGAACATTTACATTATTTCCTGCTGTTTCGCATTGAATTATATTACCTATAGGGGTAGATTCTCTGTATATTTGAAGTCTCACCCATCCTGATACTGATTGTGGATTTGCATCACCTGTTACTTGGATCTTGACCGGATTGCCAGTTGTCGTGATCGATCCTGAAATTATGGTTATTCCTGTTGTGCTAACACTATTTACTTGGGATCCTAAAACTTGTGTATAATTCTGTGGCCCGGGGGTTGATGTACCTGAAGTTCCTGCTGAACCGCTTGATCCTGAAGTACCGCTTGTACCTGCTGAACCACTCGATCCTGAAGAACCGCTCGTTCCAGCAGATCCAGAAGAACCCGAAGTACCGCTAGTTCCAGCTGATCCACTCGAACCTGAAGTTCCAGCAGAACCGGAAGTACCACTCGTACCTGAAGTGCCAGAAGTTCCTGAAGTTCCACTTGTTCCAGCAGAACCAGATGAACCTGAGGTGCCAGCTGAACCGCTTGAACCGCTAGTTCCAGTAGTACCTGATGTACCGCTCGTACCTGAAGTGCCAGAAGTTCCTGCTGAACCTGAAGAACCACTTATCCCATTGTATACCCATGATATTGTAAAAACATCTGATATAGTTATAGTACCATTCGCCACAAGTGGCGTATCAACTTGAAACTCGTAAACACCACCAGTTGAAGTAATGGATATAACTCTCCAGATACCAATAATATTGTTAGAACCTACTTGTGTGATTTGTAAATAGACAGGGTAACCAAGGTTCTGTATACTGTCTACTCCGGAAAGCCATGTAGAATAATTTGCCCCGTTTACCTCATCTGTATTTATGTAGACATATTCGATTAAACTCATTACAGGATCATCTGTTCCAAAATTTCCACTTCCAGGAGTAATAGTGGCAGCATAAATCCATCTACCGCTATTTGAAGAATCATTACCATCTGTCCCATTATCACCAGAACTTCCTGATTCTGCAATTGGGCTCCAACGAATTGAATCAAATGGCGGTGCGCTACCTGAATTACCGTCTCCAATCTTTATGTATGAACCTCCGGTATATGAAACTACATCTTGACCGCCTACATAAACTGTTGGACTTGGTTGCCACGCCCCTCTCCAAACAAATCCAGAACCTGATGTTCCAGAAGAACCTGAAGTTCCGCTTGAGCCATTTGTTCCGCTAGTGCCATTTATGCCGCTAGAACCGGAAGTTCCATCGCTTCCTGATGTTCCTGCAGATCCTGATATACCAGATGTTCCTGCAGATCCTGATGTACCATTAAGTCCTTGTGATCCATTCAATCCCGATGTACCTGAAGTTCCGGATACACCAGATGTTCCGCTAGCACCCGCATGGATTCTATCAGCAGGAACTTTCCCTTCTGAATCTAGCGGGGCATATCCATTCGCTTTACCCCTATTTAATTTGCTTTCGAACATTTTTTTGTTTGTTTTTTATGCTCCAGGATTTCCAGCTTCTGCTAATTCCTTAAGTCTTGCCACTGCTTGTTCAGTTGTCCAATCACCAATAGCATCATACGCTTCATCCTTCCATAATTCGTATAATTTATTATCATCGGTCATCGCTGCTACTATTTTTCTACCAGGATTGTCCATGAATTTTTTGATTGTGATAATTCCTCTTTTGATCTCTGATCCACTAAAAGAACGTGTTACAATCGGGCTGCTAAGTGTTACTTCAATACCGCCCTCTGGTCTTTTAGCATCTGGGTTTGTTGTATATCTTGCCATAATTTGTTTTTATTTATATTTTGTTTTTATTAATCGTTGAATGATTCTGCATCAGTTACCCATACTCCACCTGTCCAAATTGCTTTGGTTACATTTCTCCAATCCCAAGCGTTATTATACCATCTTGCAAATGGTCTAAATGCATATGTTGAACCTGTGTTATCATATACTCCATATCCTCCACCACTTGTTACCAATTTAGTTGTCCATATATTGATTTGAGTAGAATCTATTGTATGAGTTCCATCAGATTTTAATACAAATGTAAGTTCTTGACCCTCGTATTCCCCATCCGGTAATTCAAATCCCTGAGATGCTGTTAATCCTGTTATGTCGATAGTTACAATGCCTCTATTACTAAAATCAATAAGAGGATTTCCAGTAGTCCCATTAGTATTTTCAGCATTTTGTACCTGTGTATTCAACATGTTTGTAAATCCCCTGCTGATTGTTACATAGTTTTTATTTGATGAGATTGCAGATCCGCCAAATCCGCTAGCTTGGCCAATTTCAAAATCAACAAGATCAGCACCGGATGTTAATGTGAATTCCCCGAAGGAAGAATCATTTCCAATTTGAAAATTCTCTATGTGTGAATTTGCAGTCAATACGATACCGCTAAATCCAGATCCGCTTCCAATATCAACCTTTGCTATATAGGAATTATCACCCATATAGATAGAATTTATATAGGAATTATTTGATGTCTTTATATTTGAAATATATGCGTAATCCCCGGTTGCGTTAATGCCATTAATAGAGCTATTAATACCCAATTCTATATTGCTAAATCCTCCATATTCACCCAGAGAAACACTATATATTTCCGAGTTAATTCCTGTATTTACGTATTCAAAATTGGAATTTCCGCTGGATTGATTTATTGTATAAATTCCTGAATCTATTCCAAGATTGACATATTGAAAATATGAATTATCTCCAATACCGTTGCAATACATATAGGAGGCATCACCCATTTCTATATGTTTAAAATATCCGTTTTCTCCAATAGACATAGCATTGATATTACTATCAATCCCCATCTTAACCCTTTTGAAACAAGCACTAACACTCATATTCATATTTGAAATGTAACTGCTATTTCCCATTTCAACCTGTCTAAAGGCTGCATAAGGGTCCATACCAATTCCTGAGATATATGCATTAATTCCTAGTTTAGAATCTCTGATTGATGCATTGGAATATAAGTTAATATCAGTAATGTGTGAATCATTTTCTAGGATTAAATTTTCCATCCATGATCCGTTATACATATAAATCGTATCGTCCCAATCGTTAATAGAAGCATTATCACCCAATACAATATTCGAAATAGCAGTATTGCCGTTGTCGTTATCATAAGTATAGATGTCAGACAAATAAGCATCCATACCCAATTTGATATTGTTAATTTCTGTGTTGTATCCTAGGTTCAAACTAACCATGTGTGCACCCTTGTCTCCTGATATGTTGTATATTTCGGTTGAACGACCCCAATAGTGTGCATTGAATCCACCGTAGTCATCGAACTTAATTTCACTAGCCCAAGAATCGTGAGGGTAGTTAACAAATGCATCCAGATATGAATTGCTGATACTTATATTTTGTGTTTGGTAATGTCCCCAAGGAAAATACTTCATTGTGTTATATCCCCAATTGTCAAACATTACTTTTGCTATACATGTTACCTCGTTGTTGTTCTTGCTCTTTCTATAGGAAATATTATCCCATTCAAATTCATATTCAATTAGGTCAGCAACTATCGTATAATCCGTTTCGTTGAAAGCAACTTTCTCCCAATCAGCAGAATTTAAAGTCAATTGAGCAAGTGGCCATCCGCCAGTCGTGCTTCCGATATTTCCATTTAAATTTCTCCAAACTCTACCTCCCCAAATTACTTTATCGTTGGCACTGTATGAAGATATACGTTCGCTGTCTGTGATATCTGCTGTAGCCCCTGAGGAATCACCTGTTATTGTTAATCCCCCAAAATTATTGCTGTCATTTAAAAATGTATCGCTGGAGCTATCATATACAATGGTTAAGGTATTATTTCCTACGTTTGCTACCAAATATGCATCTGTTGATGTGGATTCTCCCTGTGAATATAATTGAACATATTCATCATGATCAAATACACCACTCAGATTTGTAAAATCTAATCTGTGTGTATTATCCCAGACTAAGTAATTATAATCCGGAGCATTAGTTGGGTTGTCAGGATCCTCATAGTTTGGAACATAGAATAAGCCAATTCCTTTTTTAGATAGGGTCTTGGACGATGTAGCTTGTAGAATGATTGTTGTTCCACCGTCCTGTATTTCATTACCTGGTCCAGTGTATGACCATTCCATGCTATCATAAAATGCCTTAGTTGCAACGCCTGTGATTTTGTAAAAAGCACCCGGGGTAAGATCCGATTCGTCCACTAATGTTTGAATTTCAGATCTTGTTAATTCTATTAATGAAATTCCCCCTCCACGAACAACTCCATCAGAATCTTTCGCTTTAATAGAGTTATCTGAAGTATCTATAAACAGATTATAACTTCCTGATATCGGTAAATCCAGATCCGATGCTATCTGTCCCTGTAATTGAATGTATTGCATATCTTTTTATATTATTGTTCCTGTTCCTATTATTTGTGAATTACCTGTTAATATAACTTCACCTCCAACACTTATTTCTCCGTCGTTTTCTATCTGTGAATTCTTGAGCAATAAATTACCTCCGATGAAAATTTTACCAGTTTTTTTAAAAAATTTATTCGCTGAATATTCTACTTGTTCGTCACTGCCTTCTATATATAAATAGGAATCATCAAGAACATAGTCCCCAGAGAATGTAAGTTGCTCGTTGCTACTGATTTGATATTCGCTTTCAATATTCCATTCTGTAGAGGCAAGAAGATTACTTGTTCCTGAAGTTCCTGAAGTACCGTCTGTACCACTTGTTCCAGAAGTACCATCTGTGCCTGAAGTTCCTGAAGTACCATCTGTACCACTTGTTCCAGAAGTTCCCGATGCTCCTGCTTGACCACTAGTTCCAGTTCCTGGTTCTCCCGCTAGCATAATTTTCCAGTCATTAAAGCTTCCTGATCCGTGATGATGAATAGGACTTGCTATCAATTCACCAGTAGAAGAATTATAACTTACTACCCTAGCTTCAATATAATTATTTTCATCATGAACAATCTGAATAAAATCATATTGCGCAAAAGATAGATTAGGATCTGTGGTTAATATTATATTAGGATAGGACATTATTCTTTCTTATGTTTGTATTGTTATTATCGTTCCGCTAGTTCCGTAATATAATCTGTTAGCTCCTGATGATCCTGATGATCCAGCTGATCCAGATGATCCGGAGGTACTTCCTGATGTTCCGCTTGTTCCTGATGATGCACTACCAGCGGAAAGAATTGGTCCTCCTGATGCTATTACTATTTTTAAATCTACCGATCCTGCATGAGGATTATATAAAACTATTCCGCCTTCACTAAATTGTGGACTTGTTAGTCCGGATCCATTAGGATTTAGCGTTATACCAGATCCTGCACTTTCTCCTGGTTGCCCTGTCCAAATATGAAGTGCTCCTATTGGGTATGTTTTTCCTTCATAAATTAAATGGATGTACTTGTTGCTATCACTTGTGAATGATGAAGAATACTTAGCACTAATGAGTAGGAATTTAACCTCTCCAAAAGAATTACCAAGACCTGCATCATCAAGAAGAAATGCTCTTCCACCAGTCAGTGTTACATTTTGTGAAAAAAAGTCATCTATATCCAATGAATAATCGCAAAAACTAAAAGAATTCATCACTGATGAATCCTTAGTCACAGTAAAAGTACATCTGTCAAAATGCCCTCCTTGAATAAGTGTATTTGCTAGGTCTGCTTGACATATAAGTGGTGCTTTTGCCATTAATTCATTACTAATATTTCTAATTCAACCTCTTTTAATGTCGGGTTATTTATTTTAATTCCTCCTAAAGATAAATCAGGAGATGTTGGTTGAGGATCTAATGCTGGGGAAAAAACAGGAGCTGGTGAAACGTCAGCATTATACGGTTCTAAATCCCACCCTTTATGGGGTATTGAATCCAGTGTTTTACCCGTTAAGAACATTAGATTCTTACACGGAAATATATTTCCTTTATATTCCCAATATATTACTCTATCTCCTTCAGGAATGCTTTTATCATACCTAACCCTTATAACAACCAAAGAAACCTCACCCTGATCCTGAGCTATATTTCCGCCATATAAATTATAGGACCCGTCAGATGGAATGTAAATTCTCTTCTTAAAATTTCCGCCATTTATTGAAACAGGATGGAATAAAGAAGACATATCGACAGTATCTAAAACTTGAGATCCCATTAAAATCTTTAACGATGCTCCTTCGAAAACAATTTTCTTTTGCTTTTCCGGATTACAATCTAAATATTTAATACTCCTTGGATCGGTCGATAGTATATTTGCCATTTCTCTTCTTATAATCTTGTTGGATCACCCTTAGTTACTAAGATGGCTCTAGGAACATCTTTCATATTATCGTAATCCTTTATGTTGGTCGATTTTTTTTCGTAAACGTTTCCTAGTTTATAACCACCAAATTCACCATCTTCTTCTTCCTTTTCTTCTTCTGGTGCCTCCGTTTCAGCATCTGGGATGAATGTATCCTCTGCAATATATTCAGATTCATTCTCTATGTAAGAATCTACGAAATATTCGGTTTCTTCTACAAATTCCTCTATAGGTTTAACCGGGGTATCTCCAATAATGAAATTTTTAGAAGCATTCTCTTCTTCCGGAGAGAATGATATGATTTCCTCCCATTCTGCTTCTCTTTTTGCTTCTTCTTCAGCAAGTAATCTAGCAGCTTTTATGTCAGCTAATAATCTTGCTTGTTCTTCAGCTAATAATCTTGCTTCCTCTTCAGCTATTAGTCTTGCTTCTTCCTCAGCTATCAATCTAGCAGCTTCTTCTTCCTCTGCTTTTATTCTTGCTTCCTCTTCAGCTATTAGTCTTGCTTCTTCCTCAGCTATCAATCTAGCAGCTTCTTCTTCCTCAGCTTTTATTCTTGCCTCTTCTTCAGCTATTAATCTAGCTTCTTCTTCAGCTATCAGTCTAGCAGCTTCTTCCGCTTTTTCTTTTTTCCATTCCTCAAAATCATCAGCTTCTTTTTTCTTTCCTCCTATATAGGAGAATACAAAGTTTGCTGCAACAACAAGGGCAATAGCTAATGGATCAAATACGAGCATTAATGCAATTATAAACCAGTTTACTACCTGATCCAAAGTTTTGCCCGTTAATTTAGCTATGTATTTTAACGGTCCTACCTCATTTGCTAAATCTGAATTTGTCGATATTGCTAATATCTCATTATCTAAAGATGATATCTGTTGTGTTTTTGAGGTTATAGAGTCCTGTAAAACCTTAATGTCATTATCTAATAAGCTACTCTCTTTACCTAATTGATTCATCTGGGTTCTAACAGAAGACACGGATCTATTATTAGATATAAGATTATCAGCATTTGACTGCTGTCTGCTTCTCATATCAGATAGCGTATTCTGTCTGGTGCTCTTAAATTCCAACTGCTTCTCTGTCTGATCTAACTGCTTCTGAAGCATGTCCTTCCTTTTGGTTATTACTAAGGTGCTTTTGTCTGAATTCTCTACTTTATTTGCAGTATCTTGATAAGCTGATGATAAAAATCCATAAATACCTGCTGATGTTATAAGTATTAAAACAAAGCAAGCAATTGTTAAATATGCTCTTAAACCTCTATTTACATCATTCCAAAATCTATATAGAAATGATGCAATCACCAATTTAGCAAATTCTAAACTGGTTGCCATTATCATAACGTTAGTCGCAGCCCCTGCAAACATCTTACCTATACCAAAAATTGAATAGAAAGCAGCAGAGAAAGAAATACTAGCAGCAGCAACTGCAACTAACCATGGAAAAATCTTATTCTCTTTCATTCTTTTATTATATTCTTAAACCTTATATATCCACAAGAAAAAGGCCCACTTAATAAAGTAGGCCTATATATGGGCAAAACTGTAAAAAAAGTCTAATTATACAGCTTCTAATCCTTGTTGGGCAGCTGCTAAATCCTTATTAAGATCCTCTAAATCTTTATTGTCTTGCGAAACTGCTGATAACGCTTGCTCTATTTTTTTGAATAAATCAATAAATCCCTCTGCAGTATTACTTCCTTGCGATTCGTATCTGTTTAAAAAATAATGACTCGCTTCAATCGTAAGAGCATTTAAAAAGATAGCATCATTTGAAATCCCCTTATCCTTTACCTCGCTCAATTTCTTAGTGATTTCTAAAATTCCTAAACCTTCTTTACCCTTCCATTTGATAGATTCAATTACCTGGAAATATACCTCCAATGATGCCGCGTTCATCGAAACTGCATAAACTTTATTAGAAAGTTCTGCCATTTTAGCATCCAATGCTTTTTGGGACGCAGCAACTTTAGCTTCGTCAATAACTACTTCTTGTAAAACTTCTTCTGACATGTTTTTAATTTTATTTATATTTTAGTTTCTGTGGGGGTTAAGTTTCGTTAAATCCCGTGTATTTTTTGAAATTCTGCAAGTAAATCTAGAAATTGTCTGAGGTATATTTTAAACTCGTCCTTTGTTACTATGAATCTTTGCAACTTAGAATCTTTCTCATTTGCTATCCATATTTCTCCCCTATCGGGTATAACACCGGATCTTTCCGCATAAGCAAACATGTAAGCAGATATTTGCATTTTATATGATAGAACAGAATCTTCGTCCTTTGGTGATGATGAGGATTTAAAATCTATAACTACGTGATTTTCAAAATAGTCTTCAAATATAAAATCGGTTGCTCCTGCCCAGCCTCCTTTAAAATCACTCCAAAGAAAAAGCTCATTATGTAACACTGTTTTAATATTCCCCCAGAAATTCTCGTGATAGAAATTCCAAAATAAATCTCTGCCTTTTTTAATTAGTCCTGAGTTATGCGGTTCTTTATCTTCTATGTCTTTTGCTGTAGCTTGTGCTATTTGTAAGCACTTTTCTATAGACCTAGATGTGGAAAATTCTAGCAGAAAGTTTTCAAGCATACTGTGCATTACAGTTCCTCTATATGATGCATCGTCAAGTATTTTTTGCCATCTTGCTTCCCCAAACTTTTCTCTTAAGTGCTTGAATTTTGGTTCAGTGACGAGCTTTAAAACTGTTGTAACGGAAGGTAAAATAAGCTTGGGATGACTATCCCTCGTAACTTCGTAAGCTCTTCCCCACGAGTAGCTTTTTCTTTCAATTTTTGAGTTTTGCAAATTCTAAAAATGTGATATTATCCACTGATACGTGTTAGAGAACCAGTGGGTGTAGTGTTGTATTAATACAACGGATGTCCAGAAAATTATCCTTGTATAGATCCACCATTTTGTAAACGATCTAAAATAAGGATAGTAAACTAGAAGATAAGATGTTGAATCCGGAATTTCTTTATATTCCGGAATTATAATCTCATGTAAATTTAATGAAGTTAAATATTCGTTCAACCCTTTGGATTGATCTATTAAATAAGCAGGCCAGAGTTCTTTTGGAAGATCAGGAGCCATTGTTACTTCAGGAGGAAGATTTACTACAGTATAGATTCTTCCTATCCAATCAACCCTTAGATTATTCTTAACCCAAAGAGGAGAATCCATCATTTGGTCCTTGATTATTTTTCTAAGAAAGATGTAATTTTTGATGTCCTTAATGACGCCAAATATTTTAAAGATGCTAAAGAATAGTGATTTCATATTAGTCAATAAAATTTAATTTAATACCCGGGAACATTTCTCTTATCTTAATTCTTGCTCTTCTGATCCTTGTAGCTATTGCTCTTTTTTTCATACTATATTTATCAGCAATTTCTTGATACTTCATTTTGTGAATTTCTCTGTCCATTAAGATATCTTTATAAATTGCTGGTAAATGCTCCATCTTTTCCAATACAACTTCATATAAATCATCGAATCCACCCTCTTTATTATTTATTTCCCATTCAGGCTCTGAAAAAATACTTTCAGGCGTAATGTCTGACAGTGGAATGAATTCGTCATAATCTCTCCCCTCCAGTTCAACTGATTCATAAACCAAAGGAGTAAATTTTTTGGAATTCTTTTTTATAAGAAGGGATTCATTTCTAGCTATGTTATAAGCCCAAGTCGAAAAATTCCCCCTTGCTGGATCATACTGAGCAACCTTTACCCAAATCTTTTCAAATGTTTTTGAAACTGCATCCTGAGCAATTTCTTCGTCTATAAGAATAGATTTACAATGATTTAATAAACCAGGCTTAATTCGATCATAGAGATATTTAAAATCTTTCTCTAAAGTTGTTTCTAAAAATTTTTCTGCTAAGTCTTGAATGCTTTTTGCCATCTCGTGTTGGGTTTAGGGTTGTAAGTTAATATAAATTATTTCAATACCTGCCTGGTTAAGCAAATCTAAAGAATCTATCTTTCTGTACAATTCAGAAAAGACTATTCTTTTAATCCCGGATTGAATGATAAGTTTCGAACAATCAAAACATGGAGATAGCGTAACGTACATTGTACTTCCGTTTGAGGTAACTGTATTCATTGCCAGTTTTGTTATAGCATTAGCTTCTGCATGAAGAACAGAAGATAGTGTTTGATTATCTTCATCTTCGCAAATATTAGGAAATCCTGTTGGAGTTCCGTTATATCCATCGGAAATAATTGTTTTATCTTTTACCACCAAACATCCAACCTGGCTTCTTTTGCAATGCGAGTTAGATGCCCACACTTGAGCCATTTTTAGATATACAGTATCTAATTTAAATTGTTTTAGATCCTGACAATCTTTTTCTGTGTGTTCTTTGTAGTTATTCTTGTTGCTGGTCAATTTCTTCTACTTTTAAATTTCCTTTAAATAAATCAATTATTGGGTATACCGAATAAGCAGGAAATTTACCTAACAGAGCAACTATTTTGTTGATCTCATCTTCAGTAAAAGAATCTTTGCTTTTAAGAATCTCTATAGATTCTTTTGTGTTATCGAACGGGTTTTCTAAAAAATCAACGATCTTTTCAATAAGATCTTTTGATACAATATAGGTTTTTTTACTCTCTGACATCTTTTTTTAAGTATACTATACAAATATAGTTAAAAAGTTTCGTAATAAAAAATGTATCTATGAGTACTTAGGCGTACTCTCGGTAACTATTAACGGACCTTGAAGAGTTTTTAATATTTCCTTCATAACTTTCAATAGATCATCATTACTTGGACCTGCCTCTTTATTTGTACTATCCTCTGGAGTTTTTGTTTCAAGTGCCGGGGATTCCTTAGATTCTGTCCCCGTAGATTCCGTATTAGTCTGCTCTGGTTGAACAGGGGCTGGAGGTGTTGGTTCGGGTGTAGGCTCTGGTGTAGGCTCTTGTTTTGGTGTAGGTGTAGCCTCTGCAATCTTAACAGGTTCTGATGTTTTTGTGGCAGTAGAAATAGCAGTTGCTTGCTGAGCTACTTTTTGTGCTTGTCCTACTGTAGCATTTGATGCTTTTTCAACTATCGTTGATTTAGGTTCATCGGGTAAAAACTTAGCAGGATTTTCTGGCTGATCTGATTTTATTCCTGTTGCCTCTGCTTCAGAACCAAATGTAAGATCTAATCCCTTTTGTAAGTTGTCTTCTTTACCCGCAAACATCTTAGCTATATCATCTGCGGACATTCCCATGCTTTCTCCTAGCATTTTTAGGAGTGGGGTTTCGTCGTCGGAAACAGAGCTCTTATTTCCCAATCCAACAGGAGCAGTCCCCGCACTCTTTGCTTCAATTGGAGGATTGGTTGACGCTGGTGTTGCATCTTGTTTTGTAACTATTGGCTTTGGTGCTTCCTGTTTTACCTGTGTTTCTGATTTTAATATAGGTTTAGGTTTTGCATCAGGATCTTGTGTAACAGAGATTGCATTACTAGTTGTATTATTAGTTACGTTACTAGTTACGTTTGAGCTAAGTGCTACTAATTCACTTTGTGCTTTCTCTATGGTTGTTGGAGCTACGGGAGGTGTATTAACAGGGGTTTCAGTTGCTCTAATCCCCTCCGGCTTAGCCTCTGTTTTTTTCCCCTCGCGGGGAGAAATTTTAGCTCCTGCTTTATTTGTATCAAGAGAATCCATCAAAGCATCTTCCTTTTTGGCTTTTTCTAATCTAGCCATATACTCAGGGTCATCTTTTGTGTTTAACTTTGAAGCCTCTATATTTGTTGGTGCAATCGGATTTGTCTTAGCTGCAAGTTCTTTTGCCTTTGTGAATGATACCTCACCTTTATCTAATATTGGTTTATCACTAGCTTCATCTGCTCTTTTTAAACCTAATTCTTTGATGAATTTAAGGACCGTAGAGTCCAGTAAATTTTCTATATCATCAGGGTTTAACTTGCTAAGGATCGGGTTTTTTTCGAATGGATCTTCTGCTTCTTTATCATCAGCGCTAATTGCTGATTTTATTTCTTGTAAACCGTCTTTAACTGTTGCAAAAGACATTCTGGTGGCTCCTGTTAATTCATTCACTGCAGTAGAATCATCAAATCCTTTATAAGTGTCTATCCCCTTTTGTACTAAATTTTCAGGGGAATCTTTTTTTAAACCATCTAAGAATCTAGCAGCCCCAAATAACACTCTTCCCGCAGCTATACCGATCCCCATCTCATCCGGTGTGTGTTTCTTAGAATCTTCAGGAAATGCTATAAACCCAAACGGGGGAAACACCTGTTGTTGGGCATACTGCCTTGCCATATCAAATGCTTGCTTAGGAGCCTCTGCAACATCTGAGCTCTCTTTCCTAAACTCTTCAACCTTTTTATTGAAGTGTTCAACCCTTTTAGTGTCTGTGCTTAAATCTGGTAATTGCTCTTCTGCCAATTTGGAATTTATTTACCCTATATATTGATAGGATTATTACTTACCTAAATTAAATAAAGGTACCATGCCGTCTTTTTCCTGAACTATTTTCTGATTCTTTTCTTCAATAGCCTCGTTGATCTTATCTAGAATTATCTGAAATTCAAAATATGGCATCTTCTCAAGCTCACTAAAGCTGATATTAAAGTCCTTTGAAAATTTATACTTTATATCAAAGTAATTGTCCAAAGATATCTGAAACAATGTAAAGGGATCTGATTCCGCCGCGAAATCGGATAGGTGCAGTGACCTCAGCACTGCATTTTGAACACTGAACTGATAGTGTGTTCTTAGTTGCGAAAGTTATTTGTTTGGATATAGTATCTGCTAATACAAATTGTGTGTATGTCCATCCTTTGGAGATTCTTTCGTATTCATCGTATGCTGATTCTGACAGATCCCTCCAATTTGGAATTATAAAGGGAGACATGCTAGCAAAAGATTCGTCATACTTTTTTCCACTATTCACTTTATCTCTTAAGATTTTTCTAATTTTTTGTGAAACGCCTATTGTAGGAATGAATAATTGAATTGCAGGATCCCCGTTTTTTGGAACCAATTGAAAGAATCCATTTTCATGGTCATAATATTTCTTTAATTTTAGATCCAGCTTAAAATTAGAAAGTATAGCAGATGTCAATTCTATATCGCTCGGAATAGGACACTCATCTTTATCGCAAGTTTTTTGAACAGGGATGTAAATTCGGTTCTCTCCTTTGACAAATGTCAAATCCCTGACAGACATAAAGATATAGAATCTATCTTCTTGATAAATGTCCATGTAATTTAAAACGCCTTCCTTCCATCTAATTACACAGCATTTAGAAATTATATGATTTATTTTATCATCTATATCAATAGGATCGTTTTCATCTATTGTTGAAAAATGACGAATTTCTCCTACCTCTGCTGATCTGATTGTTATTTCAGTTTCCGGAGGATAGCCAAACCCTTCTGAGGGTAAATTTGTAAACGGAATCTTTTTCCATGGAGATTCCATTCCTAATGCTGTTTCTTCGATCTCTTGGACAAATGAAGCTTTACCTAAAGATTTAGGGGGTTCTTGAATTTCTGGGATATTGTCATACTCTAATCCGCTTTCGCTTTCTTTTTGTGACAAATGCTTTAAAGCTATCTCGTCTAAATTATCTTCCATGAAGCTATTTTATATTTTATCTATCTATACTCTTTTAGTATCTAAGACAAAATATAATTCAGAAAATGCAAGGGTTTTATCCTATTTTCTACTTAAACGTTTCGTAAGTAAGATATACGACAACCAGAAGCAACCTGAAATTGAATAAAAAACAATATCTGCTACCCAATATGAACCACTCATGTCCATTATTAACTTGAACAATGCGTCGTAGCCAAATGGGAGAAAGAACATAGCTAACATTAGGGACGTATCTTTGTAAAAGACTAGTCTTTTTTCTTTTTCTTTGTATTTTTTGATTGTTTTTTCTATCACCGGGGTCGTCCATGTTGGAGTTCTATTCCTTTTTAAAATGATGTGCAAATAAAAAGGCTTATCGGTAGGATAAGCCTTTTATATATCATTTTAAGTAATTCTTAATTGAACACATCTTCAAAATAATCTGCTCTAAATTCAGCAGCAATCGTGTACATATTTGCTCCATTGTCATATGTAAGTGGCATAGGATCTATAGCTTTAGTCGGAAAGCAATTTAAGAATTTCATTCTTCTAAAAACATCTCCTTGTTTATTAAATATGCTAATTAGAATGTACGTTCCGCCAGCATAGTTAGATTTAATTCCCATAGCACCCGTTAATGGGTTATAAACTAAATCACTCCATTGTCTAAGTGTCTTGTGGACATAGTTAGAGTTATTATCGTCTAAATTTGTTTGAAAGTTAACTGTGATCTTAACACCAGTATCATCAACTGCTGCACCTGCGTATCTTCTTCCTGCAAATTTATAGTTTTGCATTACTGGTGCTGGAGTTTTATCCACTGCTAATCCGCCAATCTGTGTTACATTCTCTACCATTAAGGTTCTTCCCGCAGTACCAGCTGGGTTAGAAACCGCAGCAGGTGGCTGAATAATAACCTCGAACTGGTTTAAATATACCGGTTCGTAAAGGCTTACTGCCGCTTTTGCACTAGTAAAATGTGGTAATCCTGCCATTTTTTATTTTTATATAAATACGTCATCGAAATAATCAACTGCCCATGTAACTCTTAAAGCAAACAAGTTAGTATTGGTGTAGTTTAAATCCATTTGTGATAATGGGGTCATAATAAAGCAATCTTTGCAACTTATTCTTCTGTGTACGTCGCCTGCTTTATTAAATACACTGATAAGTATATTTCCAGTATAGTCTTTTTTAAGACCCAATGCTCCTGTTAATGGGTTGTAGATTAAATCTGCCCATTGTCTCATAGTTTTGAAAACATACATCGAATTGTTTTCATCTAAGTTAACTTCAAAATTTATAGTAAGATCAAGACCGGTTCTTTGTGGTCTTGCTCCTGCATAATATCTTTTAGCATTCTTATACTGTTGAGTGATCTCACCAGGGTTTTGATCAACTGCTAATCCCTCTATACTCTTCACATGCTCTAAAAGTATGTTCCCGTTATTAGGACTTCCCTGTGGGGGAACTACAGCAGTAGGCGGAGTGATCAATACCTCGAACTGATTAGTAAAAATCGGTTCAAATTTATTAACCGCTGCCTTAGAAGATGTATAATGTGGTAATCCTGCCATTTTTTATTTTATATATTTCCTTTCGGATTTTTATATCAAATTAACTAAATTGAATGAATCCTCCTGAAGCAATACCGCCTGTTCTAGCAACAGTTACTCTGTTGATAAACTTGTGGATACCTCTAGCTGGTTCGATAATGATATCAATAATACCGATGTTTTGGTCGATAATAGCTGGAGTATTGTTCGAAGAATCCATAATACTCAAGAAGTTGTAAATACCACCTACGTTTTTAACGCCTGATAAGTAGTTGTCTACTATAGTCTTAATTTCAAGTCTAATTGAATCTTCATTGAAGTCAAACACATAGTTAGCTAAGATATCTTCTACACTCTCTTCAAGTGTGATTAATAAATCTCTAACGTGTAAGTTATTAAATGCTGAGTTAGTTCTTTGATATCCTGTTTGGTTACCGAAGATTACCAATCCAATATTCCTTTTTCTTACGATCGGATTAATTCCGAATGGTTCTAAGTAATCCCTATCGTCCTGAGAGAAATCATATTCTAAACCTACTAAGTTTGAACCTGATAATACACCTCTTTTTTGACCAGCTACGATTGAATAAGGTTCGCCTGTAACGAATTTTCTAATAAAGTTATTACTTACGTGTGCTGCTGGAGGTATATTGAAATTCTTACCATTCTCTCTAATTGTTAAGAACGGAGCAAATACACCGCAGAATTTAGCGCCACTGTCCTCATCAGGTAGTGTAAATCTGAATGAAGGATTTAATTCTAAGTTACCACCATCTGCAATATACTTCGCGTTTAATAAAGGTGAAGGATTAGTTGATGAAGGTGATTCGGTAAATCTAGGATCTACTGAATTTTTGAATTTCTCCATAGAAGGAGCATTTATGATTGCTAAGCATTTTTGTCTGTTCTTAGCAAGCAATGCTAATTGGTATTTAGAATTAGTCTGTACTTGACCATCGAATGTATCAACCACATATCTAAATGTGATAATATTTCTGTCTGATAATGTCTTAGAGATGTTAGTTTCTGATAGAACATTAAGTATTTCATCTAATCTATCATCGCTTCCGTTTGGTCTATGGCTGGCTTTCAATTGAAATCCTGGAAGATATGTAAATTTGAATGTATCAATGAATTGGTGAATAGGCTTAAATTTATTTACCTTTCCTGAGAATAATTTAATAGGTCTATCTGTTTTAACGTAGATCGTATAATTTCCAGGAGATCCCGGTACTGCAACCCTCTTTGCTTCAATAATTTTTGTTAATCTGTTTAAGTAGTTACCTGCTGAGTTGCTGAATAGATCGGTTTCCTCTGAAACAAGATAATCACCAACTTTTAAACCTGAGTCAGCAACCTGAGTCGTTGTCATTTCTACCTGATTGTCTGTGATAGGTCCAACAATATCTACATATTCATTTAAATTACCTATTAAAGAGATAATATTTAAACCAGCTGCCTTTGTAATGTGATTTCCTACAGTATCTCCTGATCCGTTAGAATTAATCATGTAACTAGCGTTCCATCCAACTACGTCTTCTACTGTAGTAAATACGTCATCTACATAAGCTTTCATTTCTATAATTTTGAAATCGTCTCTGTCGATAGATTTTTCAAATTTAACGTATTGAACTGAAGATCCATCATACGTTTTATGAATAACGTCTCCCGTGCTAATAACACCCTTTTCATAATCCATATAGATAGGAGATTCCTCGTATCCGTAATAAGCATCTTTAGTTGTGGTTGGATCTGTGATAAGATCAAAATAATCTGATTTACAGAATTGATAATGATTATCAGATAAACTAGTATCATAATAAGGACTAACTAAAGGAGCAGAAGATGTGAATAAAGGGTGAGACCATTTAATTCTTAATTGAACATTGCCTGGTGCAACTGTTACTTCTTTAACCTCTACAACTTTTAATTTAACTAGATCATTATTTGCAAAATCTATTAATGCATTAGAATTGCCCGTTAAATTTCCAGTAACTTTACCTACTATAAATTTAGGTGAAGGTGATCCTGCTGTTGTTGTTAAGAAGCTCTTAAGAGCTGCTAACTTATCTGCTTTAGTAGCTCCGCTGATAGATGTTTGTAAATAAGGATATCCGCCATCTAATGCTGAACTACTGTATGTAACAAATTCATCTTTATTGATACCAGTTGTTGATGGTGATTCAAACTCAGAACTGAATACAGTAGCTACCTCTGCTAATTCCTCTGAAGGATTATTAGCATCATTTAGAGAATTTGGTTCGTCTATTTGATATGTTAAATCTGCAGATAGAGGAGAACTATAACTTAAGAAATCAATTTCGGTGATTACAGGATTAGAAGGATCCAATACCCCAGTTAAGTGGTGTCCAACCAGATCTAAATATGAATATTCTCCAGATTCAAGATCATCTAATCCTTCTTCGTTAACAGCACATAAAATTCCTGTGCTTCCTATTTGATTATTTATTAATGTCTTTATGTATTGGGTAATTCCGTTTTGATCTATAAAATCAGGAATTAAACATCCTGTAATAGAGAAAACTACATTCACTTCTTTAAGTGATAAGAAATTATCAATCTGATCTTTAATAAATCCTTTTGATGTGAAATAGCTAGAGTATAAAGGATCTAGAGATAATTTTGAATAATTAGCCCAATTTCCACTTACTGCAATAACATCTACAAAATAATCAGAGATGTAATCGTTAGGGTTTATGAAAGAAGGAACGTTATTAGCTCCAAAATATTCTTTAGCAGTTATATCAAAACCTTTAATAGGCAATCTAGAATCAACTGATTTCTTGATTATTACGCTTATTGGGTTTTGGCTTATATTAACTAAGCTAAACAATTTTGATTTGTCCGTTGTATGTACCGTGGCAAGAAGCATATTAGGATCAGGAAACCAAAATTTCTCTTTATTGTAATATGATGATACTAATTTATCCTGGTTAGGAAGATTAGCATTTGTTTTCGTGTATTCTTCTGTTGGATTTAAACCATTCACTTCCGCTGTATCTAAAGAGAAAGATCTGTATCTTGCAACATCAGCACCGTTTGCTACATCAGGCTCTGATAATTCAGTAACGGTGTTATTTAATTTTAATAGATTCAAAGCAAAAACAGGACCGCTGTTTAAGCAAGTGAATATTGATCGATGAAAGAATGATCCTTTTTTCTCTAAAGATCTGTCGATATCGCCAAAAACTTTAAGTGCTGTCTGAACATCAGGTACATAAACCGGAGTGTTGAAAGGCCCTTTGGTTGAAAAACCAACCACCAATCTAACTGTCTGAGGATTTACTACAATATTTTCAGAAGCATCAAATTCTAAGGTGTAGACACCAGAACTTTTAAAAACGGATAGATCCAGAGTTAACTTCTTTGCCATTTTGTATTTTTTACTTGTATATATCTTTTCGAGGCTAGAACTTTGGGGAGTCCTGCTCTTTAACTATATATCAAATAATTCACTAAAAGAAGTCTCTAAAAACATTATAAGTTTCCATTTCCCTTGCTCCAGCATCTCCGGATAGGCCTCCTTCGCCGGATTCTGCTATCTTTTTATTGATTGCATTTTTGTATTTTTCTGAAACTGTATCATAAATATCCATGACTAGATACATGAAATCTTGGTACTCAAAAACTGAATTTGCGTTAACTAGGGTCATTGCTATATCATCCTTACCTATTTGGCTTTGGTAAATTCCCTTACTAGATTCACCAAAATTGCTCAATTCTAGGATAGTATTTATTTCTGTTGGGATAATTCTTGAATTTCTTGTGTTAATTTTTAGGTCCTCACAATACTTTTCTTTTGTCTTAGGTGTAACTTTAACGCCAGTCTTCATTTGTCTAGAACTCTCAGTGTGTTTTGTGTAGACGAACATTTCGGAAAATAGTTTTTCACCACTTAATAATTTTTCAATTAAATATTCCCCCCTATAGTCAACCTCCATTACTATCTTTATTTGTTCCGGATTAAATACCTCGGTGCATAAAATTTCTAAAAATACCTTCAATTCTTCTATTTGTATCAGGTTAGATCTGAATAAACCAACCTGAAGAAGGGAGAAAAAATCAGACTCGTCTTCAAAAAATTTCTTTTCCTCGATCATTGCCAGAGGCTTTGGCGATATCTTTAATATATTGACCACACTATAATCACCTCCCCCTCCCCCTGCAGTATCTACTGAAATTATAAATCTTTTGTTTTCCCCATCTTCCCATAAATTACAGGGATCAAAACTAGGATGCCAAGTCAGGTCTTTATAATCTATGATTGAATTTTGAAAAGGCAAAAGTTCTTTATGAACAAATTGTACCTCAGTCTTCTTTAATTTTTTAAGAGTGTATGAATCCAATAATAGCTTAGATGAACTTAAAAATTGATTTCCATATTCCTGGTTAAAATCCTCTTCCGATCCTAAATTGGCTATCTCTTTCTTTTTCCATTCCTCGTCTCTTCCAGGAACTTGCCACCAATCCACCCTGATTGGATTAAATTCATTATGACCTTCGATAGCAGATTTATAGATCTCATAGAACTTATTCATCCCGTTTGGTGTGGATGTAATAATGATCCTTGATATTTTAGATGATGATATAGTAGGATATACAGATTTAAAGAATTGGCCTATAAAGTTAGGATTGATGTGTGCAAACTCATCCATATACAAGAAGTGAACAGTAAAACCAATAGAGGACTGTTTAGTTGTCGTCTTAGCCATTATTCTACATCCGTTATCAAACTTCATGGTCATGACATTGTACACAAATACACCAGGCTTTAAGAAGAATGGCAGACCCTTCATAATAATCTTAATCTTATCCATTAATTCAGTTGCAGTATCACCGATATTTGCAAGAATCATGGCATTCTTATCAAAATTGAAAAGAAGGTACCAGAGAAGAAATATAGAAGATGTAACGGTCTTACCACTTTGTCTGGGGCTTAAAAATATATTAAACCGGTGTTCTTGGTATTGGGTAAGAATTTGCTCCTGATAATCCCTAAGAGTGATCTTTCTAATACCCTCATCAGTCATAGCATTACAATAGGTATTAGCAAAATAAGTAACGTCAGAAGCACATTTTTTAAATTCATCAACCTCCCATTCGGTATATTCGTATAATATTCCACCCCTTCTTAACTCAGGATCGTTCTCATGAAATGGATTGTCGACATCTTTAAAATCTACCCCATTTTCATCCGCATTCTGGATAATTTTATTGACCCTCTCAGTTGTCCAATAATTACTTACTTGTTTTTCCTCGGCCATATATTAAAATAAATCGTCGTCGAGATCTATTCTAGTCTCGTCTTCCATTTGTTGTTTTAGTTCACTTTCTGGAGTTATTAGATCCTTCATTTTAGGATCGATTAGATTTTTATCTTCATCTTCTATTATCTGAGCCTTCTTAATTATAACCTCAGTTTTAATAACATTCTGTAATCCTTCCATTAGGGTTTTATTCCCTCTCACCTTTACTGTTCCACCTTCTCCGTTTATCCCTGGTATCATAACAGGATTTCCCTCGCTATCTGTTATTTCTCTTTGTTGGACATTACCTGAATTTTTTGCTTCATTGTTTAGATCCTTATAGGTCTTTTCCATCTTTGAAAGATACTCCTGAAATTTTATAGGCATTTGCATTAATTGATTCTGCATAGATGTTAATACCTCAAAATTTCTTGCCTGATATTGACCACCTGCATCAATTTCGTCAAGCATCTTAGTAACTGCGTGCTGAGCTGTTCTGATTTGAAATGCCATAGTAGAAATACTTAATGCATCAATCTTAGCTCTATAATTAACATAATCATCCTCACTGATAACATCAGTATCCATGTGAAATTTGATTAAAGAATTCAATATAGCTTTTGACTCTGCTTCAACCTCTGTTTTCAGAGCATCAAAATTCATTATCCTCTCTGGTCTCATCGCTGGAATATCAGGTGAAGTTAATCCATCTAATGTCTCATTCGAAAAAATAAGGTCCTCTAGCTGCTGTTTCTTTTTAAGAGCCTCTTCTATATTAGGCTTTTCTGTGGTATTTTTTGGGGGTCTTCTCGGCATAAAATTATCGGTTTTTAGCAATCTTAGGTAATTTCAGAACAGGTTTAGCATTATCTATTATGATTGCTAATTGTGAATCCCCAACTACGTTTTGGTTTAAGATTGCTGATTGTTTTTCTTTTTCTATCATATTTTGGAAGATTCTTAAATTGCTTAAATATAGGGGTCCTCCCAAAACTTTATATGCATTATTATCTGTACCCCAAGTTACCTTTTGGTTATCTGACTCGACGTTAGATTCTAAGGTGTATGTATACTTATCTGTATTTAATCCCTCTTTGTAATGTACAATTCCCAAATCTGATGTTTGTGCTTCTGGATTTTCGGGATCATAAAGCATTTGCCAAACATTAATAGAATATTGTTTAAAAATATTTGAGAAATTAAATACAAATCCGTACCATTCATCAAGGGATGGAATGAAATTTCCGTTTGCTGTCGGGGTTCCTGCTCCGAATGGTGATAGAATTTCAAGGTCATTAACCAAAATTCTGAATGATCCCGTTTGAATATATTCAGTGCTTGTTGGTGTTGTATTTGTTCCTGACCAGATCATTTGTATCCAGATCCCTTTATTATGATCGTTTCTGCCGTATACTAATGTTCTAGCCTGTGCCTTCTGTACTTTCCATGTTGCAAGAGATGCTGTTATCTCGGTTCCGTTATCTTTTACCTTAAATGTGTATTCGTCAGGAATTTCTAATATACGGAATCCTCCAGATCTCGGAGCATCGGCTAGTATAGAAATATACTCATCAGATGTTGTTAATTTGTGTGTATTGGGCCACGTTGAATATGTTATAAATCCAGCTCCTTGTGTGTACGATGATATTGAAGCCTTAGCTGCTGGTCTATTAACTAATTTTGTTTTGTCTATATAATTTCTAGTTTTAAACCAACACGTGAAAGATAATTCTTCACCATCGTTTAAAGCAGGAATTGATTTATATCTAACAGCTTGTCTTTCTATCTCAGATTTACTAGTAGCATTAGGATCGTCATAAACAAATCTTTCTAAATCGTAATAGCTATTTAATATGATAGTCCAATTGTTATTTAAATCAAATTCTATGATTGGGAGATAATGGTCAATATAAGATCTGGTAGGATCCTCATTTCTTCTTTGAGATGAAACGAAATACTGTTGCTTTTTAGTTACCTTTTCTATTTCATTCTTGGTCTCTTCGCCAAAAAGATCTTGGGTGTTTACCGTGTAATCAAGGAGCTCTTTTTCTGCAACTTTATTATTAAACTGAGTATTTTGTTTTACCTCATACTTCATCAGTTGACATTTGAAGTAAACCGGATATAGATTAAAATCTCTGTGCAGATAGGTAGATTCTATCTGATAGATCCTATTCGTTAAAGGGAAGAAAATAATATCTCTTTTTCTAGGAGCAGCACCCTTTCCAAAAAATTCTTCAAAGTATTTTCTGTCTATGTGTATCTCTAATGGTTGTTCAAATTGAATACCAAATGTGTCGAATATTGGTTTATTATCAGGGAAGTTATTTCCAGGAACCATTACTTTAATGCACTTCTCATCAACAACATCAAATAAGCTGTATTCTTTTAATACAACATCTTTACCTCTACCATTAGGCTGAACTGAGTAATAACTAACTTCATGTCCAAATAGCGTGTTTACTGTCTTACTTAGATCCTGGTAGATATTTATACCCCTATTCACATCGTAAGGTTTAAAAAGCTTATCAGGAGAGCAACTATTAAAAATAATAGACTTTGTGTATAGCTCTTTAGAACACATTATTGCAGGTTTAGTAGCAAGATCTCTGTAATCTATGACCTTATATTTAAGATCCAAATCAAAGTTGTTTAACACTATCTGGGGATGTAAATTGGTCCCCTCCGAAAGATATGGACTTGAATCCTCGTTAGAATGAGCAGTAAATTTAAATTCCAAATAAAGATCTTTATCTGGATTTAATTCCAATCCGTCTATAACTTCTTGATGAAGTGGCATCCATAGGGACCAATTGCTATTATTGGTACTCCATCTGAATTCTTTTAATAAATAACTACTTGGCTCTTGCTCCTCCTCTGTCTCTATAATCCACCCATTGAATTTTTCAACGCCTTTGAACGGAGCATTGTAGTTTATGATTCTATAGTTACCTATAGACGAAAATATGATAGGATCTGTCATCGCTTCTATATATCAGCGAATTATTTAATGGTCTTTTCGGAAAGGATATCAATCCCCTTTAAAATAGTAGAATTATCATCGGGAACTACACCAAGCTCTGTTTTTACTTTAATGCCCCCTTGCATCAAATTACCCCTAAATCTTTCAGTGGACATATCTAACTGAGGAAGATAGGTCTCGGTATTTACGGAAAGAGATAATGTTATTCCCTCCCCTCTAGTACTTCCATAGCTGAAATTAAACTGATTTGGTGTTTTTTCTGGAACAGTATCTGGCAAAGAAACCTGGACTGGAATTCTAAATCCGTTGTATTCAAAGTAATAGATGAAATTTTTAAATAGAACCTCAATTACCCTTGCTTGTATTTTAAGTGCATCCGTCGTGGTATCAACTTTAATTTTAAGATTAAATGCTGCATCAATTGGAATAGGCGCAAGATAAGCCGAATACGCTCTCATTTCGGAACCCCCGCTATCTTGCATGATTTCTTTTTCGTATGTTCCCCTTACATACTTATTCGTCGTAGATGCATTATTAACCCTAGATCCTGAATATTCTAAAACCCCCCTAGGTATAACATCATAATTTCCTTCTGCAAAAGCTGGATTACCGTCGCAATCCCCGTAATTTATGTAGAAATCCTGCAAAAAAGATTCATCTCCAGCTAAAGAATAAAAGAAGGGAATGTAAATCTCTTGTATTTTACCTCCGCTAGTTGTTTGGAAGTATGTTATTTTTTCATTCAACGACTTAAGCATACCTATGATAAGCCCCCTAAAGAAGATATCATCGCTATTAAATTTATCTAAAAAATTCATAAATTTTATTTTATGTTTCTACTCTCCTCTACAAATACATCTATAACAGGGAGTTCATTATATTTGAATTCTATGGGCAAATTCTTCTGATTCGTGTATTTTGGATGAAGAAATGACCCTTCATTATATGTATTATCTCCTAGCTCGTATACATTAGTAACATATTCATCGGTCAAAAAGGTCTTTCCTCTTTGGGCAGACACCGGATTTTCGAATTTGTAAATTAGAAATTCGCTTGCAGGGAGATTTGAGAGCGATCTTTTATTATTCTTTGTAACAAAGAAATAAGAGTATTTTTCTATATCGTTTCTAGATGATATTGCCATACTCCTATATATTGAAATTTCTATACCTTCTCTACAAGAAGGTCAGAAAAGTTGTTTCTTTTCTGTATTTCCATCTTGTAATCAAATATCTCAGTAGGCATTGGGGCATGGTTTATAACAAAAACATTTAAACCAAGATCATCACATATTTTTCTAAGTGTGTTTAGTATAGTATAAACACCATCAGGATCCACCGAACTGAAAATCTCATCTAGGAAAAGCAAATTAATTGAGCTAAATCTTATTTTCATCAATTTTATAACCGATAAAAGCACTGCAAAATCAACTTTCTTCATTTCACCAGTACTGAGAGTAGATGTTGATATCTCTTCACCCATATGAACAACCGATGCGTTAAAATCCTCATCGAACGTAACAGTATATGGAAGATGTAGGGATTCCATTAATTCTGATATATTTCCGTTTAGAGAAGGAAGTATAGTTTTCAAAGCTAATTGTTTAACTCCTCTGTCTCCAAGAATATCCTCTATCTTTTTTATCCATTCAGATTTTTTATCCTCTTTAACTCTCTCCTGTGAGAAATCCTGAATGCTATCTCTTGTTTCTTCTGATATCCTTTTTAGAGAATCTAATCCCTGTATTGCAGATGCTGATTTTATTTTTTTAAGCTCCTCTTTGGTTGAATTTATATTAACCATTATTCTATTTCCCTTTTCGGTTATAGATGCTTTTTCTTTTCTTACCTCCGATTCTTTCTCTAGGGCTTCGTCATAACTATCTTGAGAAGATTTTATGCTATCTTCAAAATCATTAAGCTGTTTATTAAGATCATCCTTTAAACTTTGATGAAATGCTCCGGAAAGATCTGTGGTGCACGTTGGACATTTATCATTTTCGTAAAGTCTAATTTTTTGTTCTATAGTTCTTTTAGATTCCTTTGCTGTGGTTAAAGCTCTGTATGCAGATTTTACCTGCCCTGAAATTTCTAAATCCAGTTGATTGAATTCTTTAACCTTTTCTTTGTGTATTTCCAATAAGGATGAGAATTTAGAAATCTTATCTTCTAAATCACCTATTTTGTCTTTAGAATCTTCCTTTATTTTTTCTGACAGAGATTGTAATTCTTCTTGTGTTCTAGAAAGAGTTCTTGTAAGGCCATCTATTTCACCATTTAGCCTAGCCATGTTTTCTTTGATCGATTTGGATTCTTCTTTCAACAAATCTCTCATTTCATTAATCACATAGAATCCAAATATTTTATCAATGATAGATTTCTTATCAGCAGGAGACATTTTAAGAAAGCTTTTAAAATCATTAATCGAGAGGGATATTGTGTTATTAAAAACGTAATTAGGTATTTGTATAATATCGTCGGTTAGATATTCTTGAACCGATCTAGACCCTGCTTTATCGTATAAATTTCCATTGACATAAAGATTAAATATAGATGGGTCTATTCCTCTTTCTACACTATATTCTTCCCCATTAGAAATGAAAGTTATTCTTACCCATGCATTACCATTAATTCTGTTTGGAATATCTTTAAGTTTTTTTCCTTCTAATTTTCCATATAGCCCATATGTTATAACATCGGAAATTGTTGATTTACCTGCACCATTTTCCCCAACTACTAAATATAATCCTGTATTTTCATCAAAAGATAAATTTTGGATCTTATTACCATACGATGCAAAATTCCTCCATTCTATTTTGGTTAATCTCATGCTTCTACTTCTTTATCTGTTGTTCTTTTATATAGTACCCTAATTGTTTTTTTCATTTTATCTTTTACCTCATCAGGCTCATTTAAGGCGTTAATGTATTCATCTGCGAAATCGACAATTGAAAAATTCTTACCGTCAAGATTGAAAAGTGCATCTTCTAAATTTTGATCTATCATCTCTACATCCTTAATCGGTGTAAAGGTGGTTTTAAGCTGTGTAGCTACCATTTCTGTTAATATCCCTAATGAAGCTTTAACTGCTATCTTAGGATCGATTAAAACATCCACAAAATTGTTTCTGAACATATCCTCTAATTCAAAAGGTGTTTTTTCTAAGACCTGATCAAACCCAATTTTAATAAACTTAGGTGAGAAGTTATTATCGTAAAGAATTTCTTCTTGTGAATCTAAATCTAATACTAGAATTGACTTTCTATTATCCATATCAGATCTTGTTAACTGATATGGTGATCCTAACATTCGGACCTTACCAAAATTCTGAGAGTAATGAATATGCCCAGAATATACTCTATCAAAATTGTCTAATTTATTATAGCCTATTCCATCCTCAATCTTGGTGTATTTATTAAAACTTAAACCCCTGATATCCGAGTGACAAAAAAGATAATCATGTTTTTCCGTTTCTGCCAATAATTCCACTGCAACTTCTTCATTTGATCTCCATGGCATCATGAAAGCCGTTCTTTTTCCAAGCTTCATAGATACTGGATCTTCAAATATATTAATATTTGGAATCCATTTAAGGGAAGCTAATGAATTTATTTCGTTGGATTCTTTTGCATAAATGTCATGATTTCCTACTATAACATAAACACCATCGGAAAATATTTTGGATAACTCACCAAAAATTTCAACACAAAGATTTAAAACCTTTAAATTAATACTTTGTCTGGAATCATAAACATCTCCCAGATGGATTAGGATATCTCCGGGTTTGTATTCTTTTTTAACCAATGGTATAAACCATTCAAAAAAGTATTTTCTCATGATCTGTATCCATTCTTCTGAGCTATTCCTAACTCCTAAATGGGTGTCCGTTACCATCCAAACCCTTTTTGCTTTCGCTACATTCATTCTAAAATATTTTCTTGATCTTCTTTTTGGAAACTATCCCAAATTTTTGATCCATTTCGTTAACTATTAATTCTTTATACTTCATATGGATTAATTCATAGGCTTTTAAATAACCAACATTCATAAAATCACATATTGCAACAAATTTTTCTACCGTGCTAAATTCAGTTTCTGCCATTTCTTCTAATAGATCCTGGAATAAAAAAGGTATCAGATCTTTTGGTATTTTCTTATTAGGACCAAGCGCAGACCATCTTGATCTGTGAAAAATTTCATAAACAAGATCATTTAAAGCAGCAAGATGTAAATAATCTTCATCATCTTCGTCTCTTGATGATTTGAAAGATCTATAGTCTTTTGATGTGTCTTCTATTTGTAGATATTCAGCATATGAAGGATCTATCGGGATTGCTTCTGTTTCAGGAACCTCTACTTCCTCGATTAGCTTTTTTTGTTTCATTAATTTTCATTCATTATTTGGGAGTTGGGATCCTCTGTGATCCTCATATGTGTATAGTCTACTATAAATTTTTTGTATGAATTTTTATATCCTTCATCTCTATTTGCAAGAACTTTTATTTTATATTCATTATTTGAATACATTAAAGGATCCTGTATAATACCAAACATACCATCAACCGTTGCAACTAATCCTGAAGATTCAGAAGCTGAATTCATTGAAAGATCTGTTGCATCAAATTCAGATTGTTTTGTCTGTGTTGCAGTAACAATAGCCCATTCGTTTCTTTGTCCCATTGCTCTTAGATCTTCTGCTATCTGTTTGATCTTCATGTAAGTATTTTCTGTATTTGGATTTCTCCAGTTCTTCATAATATTGATATAATCAATAACAACGATCTTAAATCTAATTCCTTTAACCTCCTCTACCTTTCTTAACCATTTTTCAACGTCTAAAACTGATGCTTGGCTTGTTCCAAATTCTTTAACATATAATTGACCGGGTGTTGCTAAGTTATCAAAAGCTAAATTTCTAATCTTTTTCTTAATGATCTCTCCATCCTCTGTTGCATTATTATAATCAGACATTTTAATACCTAAGAGATTAGATCCCATTCTCTTCATGTATTTTCTATCACTTAATTCTAAAGTTATTACAGCAACATTACTAGAAGCTCTAATAGCCTGTGCTGCTATATTTCCAAGCCATAGTGTTTTACCGACTTTAGGCTGTCCTAAAAACACGTAAAGATTCTTAGCAGAAAAACCTCCGCCAAGAACAAGATCTATGAAGTCATATCCAGAAGAAAATGTGCTGGATTTGGGTTGTTTGTGATTCTCAGGATCAGTAAAATCCAATCCAAGATCAAATGAGAAATCTAAACTATTTCTTTCATTAACAATAGTTTTAAATGTATTAACTACGTCTTTGATATTTTCTGGGCTAACCTCTGTCGATTTAATATAGGTTATGGCATCCATTGCACTTTGCTCCAGATTTTTCCATTCTATCCAAGATTCAGTATTTTCTCTTAACCATTCAGGATCATATTCACTTAGCTTAATATCAAATATTGTATCAACCTGATTTTCAGGAAGCTTATCCCCAAGTTTAAGCATTTTTACAATCTCTTTAACTTGCTGTGTCGAAGGGATTTGCGAATATTTTTTCCAGAAAGATTTTACGATCTTAAATGCCTCTTGGTATCTAACATCTTTAAAAAATGAAGGCTTAGCAGATTCAACATATATTGCATCTGAGACTATACTACAGAACCATACATTCTCTAAATGGGAATTAATCATAATTAATAATGGGGGTTATCTTTGATTTTATAAACAGTCTTAGCGCTTTGTTTTTCTTTTTGTTTACTAAATGTTCCTTTTTCTATTAGGGATTTTACTAGTTCCCCGTGCTTACTATTTTCCCATCCTGAAGGTAAAAAAGAATTAAATGTTTGCTCTGAAAATTCGCCATGTGGTCTTCCGTCTCTGATTAAATAGCTATTCAACTCAAAAATTATATCTTCTTCTGTGGGATATGCTGGAAGTTCTTTCCATATTCCCATATGATATTTCATTTTGATTTTATTCTTCTCCATCTTCTTCAGTTTCTTCTTCACCGTTAATTATAGCATCAAGTTCTTTTATATCAAAAAGATCTGGCAATAAGAAATGCGGCTTAATTGCTTTTTCGTCTATTTTTCTTAAAACTTCTTCAGTGAAAACCTCTGGTGTAAACAACTGAGATGAGAATATACTTTTTCCTAAATGAGCAATAGCCCATTTGGTTGATGATGCACTAGCAGTAAATACCAATTCTCCAGTTTTTTTATCAACTTCCAATTTACCTCTTTCAATTCCGCACGTTTCCCAAGAAACAAATTCCTCTAATCCTACATATGGATTCATACCATTAATAAAGGAAATATGAAATTTAGTAGGATATGGTCTGGTGAATCTGGTCTTTTTTGGCGTGGACGTAACAATAATTCCTGTTCTTTTATCATTACTATCTTTTAATTGAGCTTTAGATAGCATGATAACATTGCTCATAGAGAATATAGGACCATCACCGCCTGAAGCTTCTTTTGTTGTCATAAAGCTTCCTATTCCTGCTGTCGTCGTGTGATTGGTACAAATTAATGGAATTCTAACACCAGTAAGATCCAATGTTATCTCTCTAAATAAACCACGAAGTTCTTTGGATCTAATACCCATATCCATTGCAGTTTTTCCTTTTAAAGCATCTGCAGATTCTTTCATTGTGGTAAGCATTCCTAAAGAATCTAGAACTAAAAGTAGTTTAGGTTCTGCACCATCTTTACGAAGTGCTTTTACCTTATCTACTAAATTAGCAACAAATATTTTGAAATCTGAAATAGATTTAATTGGCTGATATCTGACTGTAGTGGTATCAATTCCAAATTTCTTTGCCATTGATTTATCTATAGCTCCTTCAGTATCACAATATATTACGTTGTATCCCTGTTTTTGAGATTCTCTTACAATATTCATACAGAGGAAGCTTTTTCCTGTTTGTGGATCTCCTGCAATTCCCATTGATCTGTTATTAGCTACCCCTCCAAAAAGACTTCCAGAAAGTTGTGCATTTAAAACATAATTGCCTGTTCCAATCCAATCGGAAACTTCAGAGAATTCATTCTCTTCTAAAATAGATCCTGCTTCAAATCCTTCGATTTTTGAAAGTTGTTTATCCAAGTCTAAGAAAGAGAATTCCTTCTTGGACGCTGATTTTTCTTTAGCCATAATTCATTAATTATTTGATCATTATAGACAATAGACTGATTAGATTTCCGATTTTATTGAACCATTTTCATTACCCACAAAAAAAAGCAGGTAAAAACCTGCTTTTCTATTTTTTAAGACCAGTTATTTCTTTTCTGTGCTGTCTGTTGGAATTTGCGCAGTTGTAGAATCAGTTGCAGATATTGCAGATGAATCAACTTGAGCAGCAGTTGAATCTGCAGTTGCCTCATTGTTAGCTCCGTTTCCACATGATGTTAATGCTAAAACTGCTAAAATTGCTAGTGTTTTTTTCATAATTGTTTTTAATTTAAGTATTATATATCCATTTCAATCTATTGTTTCATCTGCAAAGTTCATTAGCAACGCTAATAGCTATAAGTGTTTCTGGTTTTATTGCATAGTTATATCCCATGCTTTCCATATATCCAATAGCTGTCTTTACAATCATGTTAGATCTATATTTTGGGTTATTATTATAATCTAGATCTATTTGATGTATATTAATACCTCCTTCTATCCTAAGGTAACCCGCAATATCTATAGATCTTTGTAATTCCCCCCACAATTTGGTCCACATATCCTTTACCTTGGGAAGTATCTCTTTCTTATAAATAACATGTGCGCCCCTATTATCATATCTAAAAACAACAGTTGTTACGTAAATGGTTTTACCCGAATAGCTCTGGCTGTCACATCCAATATAGATTTTTGTCTCTGGATTTTTTTCTAATATGTATTTAACATATTTTAATAGGTCCACAGTTTCGCTACTGCCAATTTTTTTAAACTCCCTCACTGACACCTATTATTTTTCTATTTTCTAGTGAATTTATCCTGAAATATATGGCCAGCAACAAACCATTGAGATTCATCATCGCTTTTTTTAAGAAAAAATGTTGCCTCGCTTATTTGACCAATTAATGTGTATTCCTCATTTTCGTAGATAAAGGTTGCTCCTAGATCCGACATCTTATAAGGCCACTTCCAAATAAATTTTGTTGCATTTCTTTCAAAATAATCTCTGTAATACTTTTGGAGATCTTTTTCGATGTTTTTAACTTTTCTGAAATTACGGTCGATCATGCTTTTTTATATTTAACTATTATACAATAAAAAAGCCCCGGGGTTTCCGAGGCTTTTAAATATTAGTTAAAAAAGTTAATCTTTATACTTGTAATAGTTGAATACTTCTTCAACGTCATCAGCAGATGTCGTGATGTGATCTACTGCCCATTGCTCAACTTTACCTGATGCCTGTACCATTCCTATTAATTGATTAGCTTGATCTGCGATCTTTTTAAGATTAGTAATTACCATATAAGGTCTAGGAGCATTAGCTTCTACCTCTAAATGAGCAGGGTCCTCAGCAGAAAATGTATCTGTTGCTGGCTCATCTACTGGAAATTCGTCAGTAGAATCGATTTCTGGCTCCATACCCATATCAGTATCAGCAGATACATCAGGTGTATTTAAATCATCACCTTGAGCTGCTTTGGAAAGCTTATCTTTTTTGTAATCCTCCATTTGTTTTAAGTTCTGCATAGAATGTTTTATATTTCTTTACGTCTTATATATTCCTTACTCCAATAATTTCCCTTAAAAATTGTTCTTATTGTTCGTATTTTTTTAAAATAGAGGAAATTAATGAGCATTTCTCGTATTCTTCCTGATTACTAAAATGATCTAGCATGGATCTTAATGTCTTCTTTGCATCATTTTTTAAAAGAATATAATCTATATTAGGCGATTCTAAGCACTCGTATAGATTGTTATAAGCTTCTGATATAGAATCATCTATTATCTGAATATCTTCCTTTATGATATTTATATTTTCCATGATACAAATATACAAGGATTTTACGAATTTAAAAAATGTTTCAAATCTATGCTGGATCTTTAACCTGTGTTAAAAATATGTGTTTAAATTTTTCTACTGCTATTTTGGGAAATAAAGATGGGATAAAATTTGAAATGTCCTTTCCCCCCTTGCGATTGCTACTATTATCGGATAAAATGAAAAAATCCCCGGATTTTAATGAATGGTCAGATATTTGTCTGGAGGATATAATATCACATATATTGGATATCTGATCTTTTTGTAGCGATGAAATATTTGCAAATTCGATAATTGTTTTTATCCCGCCTGACTCGTTCTTTTTTATTATGTTATAAAGGCCAGATCTCACTCCTTCTAGGTCAAATGATTGCATAGAAGAACAATCCAAAACCGAATATGAATATCTCCCTGATGCAGTGTATAGAGTGCCTTGTTTCTCAGCCTCAAACCCTAATCTCCTAGCTTCATTAAAAAGCTCAACTGATATGTAGAGGTCTTGAACCGAATCGGACTGACTAAAAACATAAATCGGGGAATCTTCAGCATTTCCTATTTTTTTACCTAAAAAATCTATTAATTGCTGTGTTGCCACCTCTTTTTCCTGAGGAACTAATTCAGTATTTGCTTTCTGGTCGACCTCCCCGCCAAAGATCTGATCTAAAATTCCTTCGTTAAGAAAGTTTTTATATGTCTTTAAAGTTTTCATCTGATTATATATATTTAAATACAGTAGCGGATATATAAAAATATGAATTTTTTGTCTACTTATAGCGAATATAGATCAGGCCTAATAGAAAGCTTTGAATTTAGCAAGGATCAGATATCAGAAAATCTTAAGATGTTTGAATCTGTTGATTTCAGTGAGAATCTTTTTGAACATTGGTGGAACACGGTGTTCGATTTTGCAGCTTTAATACCGGGTATTGGATCATTTTTTGAAGGAATAAATCTTGTTTCTTATGCTAAACAGGGGGAATACCTACTTGCTGGATTATGTGCAATAGGACTTATTCCGATATTCGGGCAATATATTGGAGCAGGGGGATCACTTCTTATAAAGGCTTTAAGAGGAGGAGGAAAAATAGGGGCTAAGATCCTTTCACCTGTTGTTAAATTGGTAGGAAAATTCTTCCCAAAAATTGTTGGATTTTTCAAAAGCTCATCATTTCTTTCCAAATTCAAAGGAATTGGAAAGTATACTGATAAAATGTTAGTATCCCTTAAAGAATTTTCGGCCACCGGAAAAACAACTGGTGCACTTGGAAAAATTGCTACTGCAGGAGGAAGAAGAGGATATAAAACTATGATAAAGGTTGGAGAATGGCTCATTCCGGGGGGAAAGGCATCGTATGCAGAAAAAATGATGGATCCTAGAATTGCTTCAACCGGAGATGAAAGCTGGGCAGAATTTATAAGATCAATGCCTCCACAGCCAACATAATATATTTTTTTAAATACCAGACTCAGACACGGAAATTATTTGTTGATGTACTTTCCCTAAAGAGGATGTCAATTTTAGATTTATTTTTCTCTCTACTGCTCTTTTTCTTGACTCCAAATGGTTTAAAAATCTTTTAGTTAAATCAAGTGTTATAGCATGTGGTATTGAAATATCGTATGAATATAATCCGTTGGTTATAATAATTCTATCACTCTCTATTCGGCAAATTACATCCTTATACTCTATGAAGAAAGTTTCTGAAATAGCCGAATAAACTAATTTAGATCCTTTGTTGGACATTAAATAATTTGCTATGTCTACTATTTTAGATTGGTTCTCTTTTAAACCGGAAATAGCTTTTCTAAATTCAAATTTTCTTCTCTTACTTAGATAACGCTTTATTCTGTGCCATATCATCGTTTTGATTTTCTTCATTCTCTTTTTCCTCTGTGGTTAGTAAATAGTCTAAAACCTGTTTCCATGATGGAAATTTTTCAGTTCCAAAATGTATATGTTCACCCTCGAAATCCGCTACACCGTTAGCAATTCTATCATCTATTAAATAATCGCCTCTTAATAATCCTTTATTGTGCGATAGTATTAGTTTTTTGTTTGCACTTTTTCCTAAGTACTTTTGAACCCATATTCTTTTATCTGTCCATGCATACGTATTAGACCACATAGCAGTAGAAAGAATATAGGTATCATATTTTTCTTGTAAAGATTGCCAGGCTTCTATTGCTCCTGGTATTGGATCTAAATCCTTAAAAGCAAATGCGTGATTAAATGCTTGGAATTGATTTATTCCTTTGGACATCAATTCTTCATGTCTTTTATCAAAGTCACATAACACCCCGTCCATGTCAACATATACGAGAGGCTTGTTAGTCTTTAATGATGCTCTAAGGTATGATGGGCTATCGTTCATTGTCGTCTGTTTTTAATCCCTCATATTTTTCATAGTTGTAAAAAACTGATTCACCATCTCCGTTTTGGTGTATCACAAATAGCTCATCATTTTCGCTCTTTGCTATTCCAACAAATCCGCATCCTTCACAAATATGGTTTTCAAAAAATCCAGGTTGTAAAGAATCAAATATTTTATACACATCAATATCAGGGGTTGGAAATCCCATTTCTTCAGCGCATTTGTTACAAAAATCGGCCATTTATTTTAAAGTTTAGACGTAAATATAAAAAGATTATTCGACAGATAAAAATGTTTTACTTTTTCTTCAATAAGAATTTTTCGTGCTTAAATGCATGTAATGATGTTATATGCATCGTATACATACCAGGCTTCACGTCATTCCAAGAATCTGGATCTTTCTCTCTTAATCTTTCAAGAAGCCAAATAACCTTCCTACATGCTAAATAGATGTCGTCTCTAAAATGTCTAAAGAAATCGCAAGATCTAATATAGTAAACAATGTGGAGATAGTTATGTCTTCTGATAAAATGATAGCCAATTGTACACGGGACTCTTTCTCCGTTTGCCCCTCCGGTATCTTCAGGAAACCAAATAGGTAAAAATGCCTGCCTGGTAAAAGGTTCTTTGGTCAATAAATCTATAACATCATCAAAATCGCCGTAATTAAATCTTATTCCCTCGTGAGGTATTTCTGCATCATTAGCATACTTTGGCCACATTCTTTCGGGGTAGGTATGGGAAAATTTAGTTGTTCCCCCAAATTCTGCATTATTCTTTTGAGCAAATGGCCACCAATTGTGAGATGGAGGAGGATTTAATGGTTTGCCGCTGACCCTTTCTTCAAAATGATCATCTGCCCATGGTAGGTTAGGCTTAATCTGCTCCACTAATTCCGGAATATCTTCTACCATAGTGCATGTAAATGAATGATTTAGGATCTCAATCATGGCGAATTTATCGTCATTTTTTATATCCTTACCTTGCCATTTTTCTGTGTGAACCTCATAGCAGAAGTCATTCATTTTATCTTTTGTCCAATCAATAGCGGTGTTAAATTTTCCGAAAGCCTTCATTATGGTGTTTTATCTTGTATTTCTATCCCAAAAAGGAAGAAATATTTCAAACATCAGGCATTTATTTTTTGATATATAAACAAATGGGAAAAGTTTTAAATTTTAAAGGATTTTTAAATGAGGGTGCATTTGGATCATTAAGTGCATTTGTATTTGTCCCAGTAGATAAGAATTTTAAATCTGTAGATACTGACATCCCGAATTCTAAACTATTATTGCCTTCGCAAAGAAGTAATGCTGGCGTAGCTGGTTATTTGGTTGTACCTGCAACTGTAGAAACAAATGAATTAATGAAAAGCCCATATATGATGGGAGCTAAATATGGGGTATCAGGGCATATGAGATATACAAAATCCCCAGCAAATGATGGAATTATAGTAATGAATGGCGGAGACGAATTTACTACAGGTGCAGCAACAGGTGTAGCATCAATAACTGCTAAAGTCCCTGGATTTGGGCAAAACGCAGGATATTACTTTAAATCAGGAAACGCATTAATTCTAGAGGAGTTAATGAAAAAAGAAGGATGGGACGAAGAGAATATTGACGATATTAAGGGAAGAAAAATAGGAAATGGATTTTCCTCCAATAAAACCCTAACATATTTGGCATTTGGTGGAATAGAGGAAGCTGCTAAACTTATTAAAGAATTATTTGCAGCAAGCTCTGAAGATATTGGATTAAAGTTTGAGGATCAAGAAATAGCTAAAAATTATGATTCTACAGAGCTTCTACTAAAGATGTTCACAAAAAATCCTTCAGGATTTGTAGAACTAAACTTCTCAGAAGGAACATTTGAAAAAATATCATCACTAGCAAAAGAAACTGGAACCGAAGAGGTTGCAAAAACAATAGACAATCTTAGTGATCTAAAATCAGCAGGATTTTTTGAAGATTAATAAAAATAATAAATGAAAAGAATACAGAACTTTAAAACATTCAACTCGGTAAATGAGGCTAATCTTTTTTCGAAAGGGGTTGATATTGCTAGAAAAGCTGGAAATTGGCTAATGAATTTAGTAAAAGCTCAGGATAAGAATGAAATTCCTGTTAGGGATAAGAAGTATAATCCTGAATCGGAAAGCTTTGATGACAAGGCATCACCAGAGCCATTCATAAAGATACATCTTCCTGAAGGAGCAAAAGGAAGCGATTATAAATTCACAAGAAAATTTGAAAACGAAATGAGCGAATCAGATCCAGCTTGGAAGATTGCACAAAAGACACAAGATCCAGAAATAGATGATGTCAGCGCACCTGAACTTAAAAAGGAGTTAACATATCATTTTAAAAACCCAGAATCTGGAAGACCCCTTTTAATTTGGGGTGCTCCTGGAATAGGAAAAACCTCGATAGTAAAGTCATTTGGTCTTGAAGATATGGGTGTTCCTGTAATAGAGGTTATTCTTAGTCTGATGGAGCCAACTGACGTTGCAGGTCTACCTGGAGCAGAAGCTGATAAAAAATATGGTGATGTTAAAAGATCTGTAAATTACCTTCCTATGATATGGCCATTAGATAATGGTCCAGATGATAAAGGCGGAATTATATTCCTAGATGAGATCAACAGAGCTCATCCGTCGGTTCAAGCTGCAATGCTTAAAGTTGTACTAGACAGAGAAATCGCAGGTGCTAATTATAAGATACCTAGCAAATGGTTAATTCTTGCTGCTGCAAATAGACCAGAAGATGAACCAGGAGGATTAATTAGACCAATGAGTTTTGCACTTGCTAATAGATTTGCACAGGTAAATCTTATATCTGATCCTTCGAGTTGGACAGGCTGGGCAAGAAAAAAAGGATTAAGCGATGATGTGGTTTCATTTGTTGATTTAATGCAGGAGTATTTCTATATGATGCCAGGATCTTTATCATCCTATGATACAACAATGGGTGTTACACCTAGAGCATGGGATTATGCAGCTAGAGAATATCAGGACAGAAAAGAAGAAGCAGAGACAAACGGTACTCAATTAAGTGAATTGGAAATATCTAAGATATTCAATAAGCATCTTGGAAAAAAAGTATCTTCAGTTATCACAGACTTCTTAGAGACAACTAAGGTTTGGCCTATTAATAGAATCACTAAAGTGTTTTCTGATCCGACAGATCCAACTATACAATTACCAATGTCTTCCTCTGGCAAATATGACCTAAGAAAATCTTATGCTGTTATGTATATGATTTCTAAATATAATTCGGGACAGCAGTTAAGCAAAGATGAATTTACCAATTTCATCACTTATCTAACAAATTTAAACTCTGGAGAAATTGCAATGAGCGGATTAAATATGATTAAGAGAACACATCCAGAAGTTAAAAACTATTTAGGAGATACTTCTCTTGAACAATATGTAACACCTTTTGTTACTAAATATAAGGGTTTCATGAAAGAAATCTAATATGAGAAGACTAAGAAATTTTAAAGAGTATCAATTATTAAAGGAAAACTTTTCCAATTATGGAATGACACAGGAGGATTACGAAAAATCCATCATGAAGGTGAAAAGGTGTATTTCTAAAATCTTAATGAAAGGAGGATTTTTTGGAAATGTACTATCAGAAATTCCAGTAGCAGTTTCTAAAGAATGCAAATTCTTTTCAACTGATGGAACTGTTTTTATATTTAATCCAGAAAATGTACTAGAAATGAGTGATGATGAAGTCATCTGGGCAATTAACCAGGGGATTATACATCTTGCACTACAGCACTTTGATAGAAAACAAGATAAGGATCAATCTATATGGAATCAAGCATGCGATATAGCAGCTGAGCCATATTTAGAAGGAATAGGAAAATCTATACTTCCTATTAAATACAAAGATCCTAAATTTGAAGGAAAATCTGCAGAAGAAATATATTCTGAATTAGAAAAATCAGGAGGAGACAGCTCATATAAATCATATTGTGATGTTTTAGAACCTGGTGAAATAAACACAGAAAAAACATCGGAAACAATAATGGGAGAACTTGATTCTGTAAGGGGTGAAGATCAAGAATTAGACAAAAAAGAATTTGACAAAAAGAAGGAAGACGGTAAAGAAGATGACAAAGGGGAAGACGGTGAGCCATCTGATGAAGAGGGAGACGGTAAAGACGGTGAACCTGGAGATGGTGAGAGTGAAGATGGCGAACCTGGGGATGGCGAACCTGGAGATGGCGAACCCGGAGATGGTGAGGGTGAAGATGGTGAACCTGGAGATGGTGAAGGAGAAGACGGTGAGCTATCTGACGAAGAGGGAGAACCTGGTGAAGAGTGGAGTGATGAAGGTGAAGACAAGGATAAAAAAGACTGGGACGAGAAAATAGAGAAGAAAGAACCAGTAGATAAAAAAGACATTTCTAAGAAAATACAGGAGATAACAGAAAGAGCAGCCAATAAAGGAACAGGTGGCGGAGGGGTTTCTCCGGCTCTTAGGAAATTCATAGAGGACTTAGTAAACCCACAGGTTGATTGGAGAAAAATTTTACAAAGATACGTATCTGAATCTGATGATGATCCTACTATGTATAAGATACCTAATAGAAGATATGCATCAAGAGACATATATCTTCCGGGATTAAAGGGAAAGGAAGAGGGATTCGGAACTGTAGTTATTGCAGTTGATACGTCAGGAAGTATAGGTCAGGATGAATATAATACTTTCTTAGCAGAATCTAGAAGTGTATTAAAGACGTTCCAGCCAAAAGAGATATACATCATTTACTGCAGCGATGGTATGGAACCTCCTTCTGGAGGAATTGATAGATTAGCATCTGCAGCTCAGCCATTAGATAAATCTAAACAAATGTCTACTGGGGGTAACGGAGGTGGATTCGATCCTCCTATTAAGTGGGTAGAAGAAAATCTAATCAAAAAAGGTAAAGATTTAGCTTGCATGATTTACTTCACTGACGGAGGGGCAGAAGATCCAGAGAAACCAAAATGGCACAGAAAGATGATATGGGCAATGACTACTAGTCATAAGATGCCATTCGGTAAACATGTAAATGTTCCGGTTAATAAATTAAAATTAAACAGATGAAAAAAATTCTAGCATTATTATTAATTATAACACTATCAATAGGTGTTAATGCAGAGGATACAGTTAGAGTAAAGAATCAAGTTTTTGAAATTCTTTATTCCCAAAAATTAGAACAACCAGTATGGATCAAGTATAGATCTACTAATAGACCAACAAATGTGAATAGAGGATCGATGGATTTCTATAAAGAGCCAAATATTAAAACATCAGACGAGGATGACTATAGATCAAATGTTTATGACAAAGGTCACGGAGCTCCTGCTGCAACGTTCTCTGATAATATGGAAAATCTTAGACAAACTTTTTCATACTTAAATAGTATATTACAAAACCAATACCTAAATAGGGGAGAATGGAGACTTCTTGAAGAACAAATTCGTAAATGGGATGATACTGAAAGTATTACTGTTATAATCGATTTAATTTTTGATAATCCAGCAAAAAGAGTTGAGACAAATGCTGCTATTCCCTCCATATTAAAAGAGCATATTTATTTCGAAAAACAAAAGAAGTGGAGATGTTTTTCTTTTCCTAATGAAAGACCTTTAGTTGAATGGGAAAAATCTGAAATTAAATGCTCGGATAAAAAAATGCATTCAAAATAAGGGGTCATTAAGATATATAGATCATAATATTAAACAGAAAATATGAAAAGATTTGATGCAAAACATATAGGAGCAGACTCTTATCCTATAGCAGGATGTCAGATATTTGGCAATGTTGTAGTTGCTGGCAACCAAACAGCAGAATCCGGAACAGTCAACTATTCAGTAGGAGAATGGACAGGAGGAGCAAAATCTGATATGTTCGGATATGTCATTATAGGAGAAACCTCTACTACGTATTCAACGACATCAAGACCAACAGGAGGAGGAACTGGTGTAGTATCAGGTTCGCCTAGACTTAGATTTTTTAAATCGGACGAAAAAACCGAAGCATCATTTGTAGAACTTGCAAATAAAATTCCAATATTTAAGCCGAATGTGTTTACAACTGGATATGATGCAGATTTCTGGCTAAGAGGTAATGGATTTTATTCATCATTCGGAGAAGCAGATCCGGTAAGAATGCTTAGTGTCTCTACTATGTACAGCACAAGATCTGATGCTGCTAATGATTCTTCTCCAGGAACAACAGTTTATCAAGAAGGAGGATATGAAATAAACCAGTACCAATATTTATACACTCAACAAGATGTAACTAATAGCAAACCATCTGGTCTTTACTTTGTGGGTGATAGTAATTCAAGTAATTTTTACAGGATTTCACCACAAGGAGGTGGTTCATTCTACACATGTAGAATAAACATTTTTGGTGAGTTAACCGAATTTGCCCAAGGATATAATGCTTACCCATAAATATAAAATTTTTCTCAAAATAAAACCCAGACCTAAAAGATCTGGGTTTTTTTTTAATTCTTATTATTTCACACTTACGATGTAAATAATCCAAATCATACTTTATTCTTATATTATATTTTCTATCTCATTAAGTCTAAAATAATCATCGTCTAGTTTATCGTCCAATAATTCATCAATAGAATTCCCATTGATAGATTTGATCAAAAGCTTCTTGGGGAAGACATCTGGAATTTTTATTTCAGTTGCTCCGTACTTGTCCAGTTGCAAATCATAAAATGTGATATCATCACTACCAAAATTTAAAACTATTTCTTTTATTTCCTCTCTAACCGATGACATGTAAACTACCTTAGAACCGCTATTTCTGCTTGTTCCTATAAAGCATCTCCCAAAATACGATTTTGTTTTCTTAAACTCTTCGGGAATTTCTCCATTTAATCTTTCACCTTCAGAGTTAATTGAAGCCCTCATCGGTGTATACTCTTCTGATATAAAATAATCCAATTCAGAGCTTTCTACCATCTTTCTAAAAATATCTTCCGGAATAAAATTGTCACTTTTAAAAATTGAGATATAGTTTGTTTTTGTTATAACCCCTTTTAATCTAGCATATGATTCATTAATTTTAAATCCTATTGATGTTAGACAAACCCCTATTCCATTATTTGACCAGGGATACATTACACAGCTATGTGATTTAAAATTTTCAGAGCATAAAGATTTAAATTTTTGAAAATTAGTTAGATCAACATCATAGTTAACCCAGTAAGCAATTTCATAGCTGAAAGCTTTAACTACTCCTAGAGATTTTATAATTTGCTCTATTGCTGCAAATCCCCAGTCATTCTCTACAGTTCTAATTATTTTTTTACCAAAATTTTTATACCAAATGAAATTTTTTCTATCTGTTTTAAATACTGGATTGGATTTGTCATAAATCCAATAGTCGCACATGGATTGGACGTATTCGGGAATAGGATATCTTCCATAGACCAATATGTCCATATTATTTTCTTTGGCCTTAGCAATCAGATCAATTAGGCAGAGAAGTTTTTTTTCAGTATTACAATAAGATCCTACGATTATTATTTCTTTCATTTCAAATTTATCCAGAATATTTCTAGTGGCTGGCCAGGAAGGATTCGAACCTCCATGCGGCAATTCAATAAATGGCACTTATGCTTGCAAGCGTGTGGTCAACCCATTACCATTTATCTGTCTTGTTATCCGCGCCCCCGAGACAGGAGGGTATGTCTGCCGTGCGTACGCTTTTCATCACCGGCCAGTGTATTTAATTATTAAAGCATTGTATTAGTTCTCCTACGCCTTGCTTCTTCAGCTTCCTTATATATTCTGATCCATGTTAACGATACGTCCACTACGGTCAACAAAGGAGCCAATACGACTACCATAATAGTATCCAATCCAGGAGATGTACCAATACCTCCACCTAGATCATTTTTTTGATGTCTTTTTGCTAACTTGTATAAGCAATACCCCACGCTTAAAATGTAAATAATCCAAATCATATCTTTTATATTTTATTTATATACCAAACACTTCCTTCGTAAGTCAGTATTTCCAATTCTTCTCCTGCAAATTCTTTTACTGCAAAATTAACACCATCCCAACTATAGTCATGTCCTGCTATTATACCTCCTGATCTAACTTTAGGAAACCATGCATTAATATCTTTTGTAACACTCTCATAATTATGAGAAGCATCAAGAAAAACAAAATCAACCGTCTGATCCTGAAAGTGATTTGCAACATCCCACGATAGACCCTTTATATCCCTAATTGTCTTTCTTGTTCCAGTTAATTCAAGATTCTTATTGTAGATGTCATATATGTAAGGGATCTGTTTTTGTATTTCCCCATGAAACAATTCCCTCGATAACTCAAAAAGATCCACCGCATATATTTTACTATTCATATTCTTAGCAGCCAGATAGGATACTGAATGCCCTTTCCAGACCCCAACCTCTACAAGTTTTTTATAATTCTTTTCTGATACAAAATCATAAAAAGAATGATAATCAAACCAATTTTCTGTTTGTAAGTATTGATCTATATCCACGCTAAACCTATTTTATAATAATAAACCAGAATAGTTTATTAGACATATTCTGGTTTAGGGCGGAGCGGGAGACCAGGCTCGAACTGGCCACCTATAGCTTGGAAGGCTATCGCTCTACCAAATGAGCTACTCCCGCTTTTTTGTTCAGACCAAGCTTTTTATCTTTTCAAATTTAAATCCTGTTAGATCCTGGTATAATGTTTCTCCTTTTGATAATCTAGGAAAACTATAAACTACAGGATAAATTGTTTTATAATATTCGTAAACACTTCTAACATATTCTTCTCCGAAGTTTTTTACAATATATCCTATTACAATTGCTTGAAAAAATTCAGACCATTTATAGAATGTTAGGTGGGAAAGACCATAAAAATCAAAATCAAATAATTTTATAATGTCTTCCATCGAATTTACCTTAGTCGTTCTACCGTAATGCTCGTGATATTCTTGAGCCCTTGAATATAATACTCCATTAATATGAATTGTTTCATCTATTTCTACATCTTTATGAGAATTGTGTATCATGGTGAATGGAAATTTTAAATCATCTAAATGAGACCCAAAATCAGCATCTAGCATAAATGGTGAATCTTTAAGAATGAAGGTCTTTTTTGCTATAACTTCTTCCCTATACTTTTCGCTAATCTCCATCATATTCAGGTGTATCATTAGCTGCTCTATGTAACATTCCCCATTTTTAGTGCTGTCTATAACTTCCTTATTTCTTATATAATGATCCAGGGACATTTGAGATGCCTTATTAAAATTGTCATGGTCATTAACAATTATAATATTCATATTAGGTATATCACCTACCCTTATGTTGTTTAATTTAAATTCTGAATGATCATTATTCAATCTATTAAACAGATCTAGGTATGTTATTTTAGCAGATTTAAAGAACGAATCTGAATCTCCTAGGGATGGATAATTATTAAAGATCTCATAGAGTTTATCGTCGCCATTTTTATGTAACGGAGGTCTAATATCCGAATGTGAATAAACTACGGACGAATCAAATTTTGAAAAATCTATCTTATTATAGATAAGAGTATCTGTATCAATATGTACAAAAGGTTCTTTTATTTCTCTATAAATCCTGAGTTTAGGTATACAAAATAGATCTGATGTGGTGTCTTGTAATATGTCAGTGTCTATGTCAGAATAGGGAACACCTATATCTAATATTTGTTTTTTTATTGTGTTGTTGGTGTACAATGAAATACCTCCATATTCCCTATTAGCAAGCAAAACACTAAGCATCTGGACATACATTAAATCCTTCCAGATTATGTTTTTATCCTTCTCGTTTTTTAGATCAAACTTATTCGGAACAAATGTGTGTATTAGCTTCATTCAAAATCTATTGGAGTTTTTTTACCTCCCAGTATTTTAATTTTAGTTCATAAATGTCAATTGGTTCCCTTTTCATATGTTCTCCGCTTCTGAATGGAGATCCTTTGCCTGTATATCCGCTCAGAATAGATCTTCTGAAACGATCGCTTTTATTCTCATTAGATCCATGAACTATATGTGAATGCAGGAAAACTGCTTGTCCCTTTCTGATCGATGGGGTTATTCTAGTAAAATTATGTCCTTCAGGCATAACACATGCCTTACCTCTCTCGTTTCTCCATCTAATAGGATTAAGCTTAGCTCTTTCCTCGTCTATCCCTATAGGTAGAATTGGAAGTAAATGAGAAGCCTCATAAAACCAAATACCTCCATTTGACTCATCAGTATCGTCCAGAGATATACTAACATTAGCAGTCTTATTCCATTGGGTTTGAGCATAGAAAGCATCTTGGTGTGCGTCTCTACCAAGTTCACCCGGAGGTTTAAAATAAGCCCACGTTTGTATTCCTTGAATCTCAGAATTTATTATAAATTCCATGGCTTCCACTATCTTAGGGTGTACAAGAATTTTTTCAACCATCTCTGATTCTTTGTGAGGATGGATATAAGGATCATACTCCCCGTACTTATCATCTACTGAATTTCTTCTTTTTCTTAGATTATCAAGATCTTCTGATATTAAATCAGCCTCTTCTGATGTGATTAGATCTATTACGGAGTATCCTTTATATTTCCAATCGAAAGAAAGCTGTTGAACTTCCTCCCTTGTAAGATATTTAAACATGCGGGGTTTTATTTTATATATGATAGTTGGAATATTTTAGTTTTAACTTCTATAGTATATATTATCAACATGGCGAACACACTTTGGACATTTGGTGACTCATACACAGAGGGATTTGGACACTGGGCAAAAAAATACATAGAATGGAAGGGTTATAAACCTCTTAACTTTTCTGATATTCTATCTAGGGATCTTAGTTTCATTAAAAAGAATATAGGGGAAGGAGGCTCTGATAATTATGCTATTTTCGAAAACATCTGTAAAAATATCTGGGAAATAAAAGAAAATGACTTTGTTATAATCGGATGGTCAAATCCAGTTAGATTTAGACTAACGACAAAAAACGATACATGGGTTAGTCTAAGACCTGGTGATGATTATGATCTTTCTCTTTTCAATCATTTATCTAAGCAATCAATAGACGAAATAATGTTAAATAGATCTTCGTATAAATTTGCACACGAAGTGGATTCTTGGATAAGATTAATAAACAAGGCTCTTCCTAATAATGACATAATTCATTGGACACCTTTTGGAGGAGCTATAACAAAATGTGAATTTATAAGATGCCTAACAGTTTCAGAAGAATCTGAAGGTGAAGTTGATGATGGACATTATGGTGAGGTTGGACACAGCGAATTGGCTGAAATTTTCAAAACTAGATACACCAAACCTATAGTTAAAAGATCTTTAATTTAATAGTATTATTTTTAATATCAACTATCCTATTCAAAAAAGAATTTTTACAAATATTCTTACGATGTATTTTATCTGAATAAATTTTCTGATTAAATCTGCATATCTCTAAAACTTCTGGGGTATTATAAATTCTAGCTAATTCTTCAGCACTATCTATAATCTGTTTTAGTTTAGCATCTCCAATCATTTCATCATAATCTTCGTTGATCAATGTGTTAAATGTCTTAAACCCCATTTCTCTTAGGATCTTAAGATGATTCTTTGATGCATAAATCACAAAAGGAATTCCTAAATAAATTGCCTTCCACGTTTTTTCTGTTATGTGAATTTCTTTTCCCTCCAATATTGTTTCAGTGATAATATTAACTTTACTCTTATAATACCAATCAGGATTTACAGTATAAAGATATTCTTCATGTCTTGATAAATCGCTACCATACATTACATCACCTTCTAATTGAATTGATTTAAAATTATTTATGTCTATCCCTAAATATGAGTTCAGATTTTTATTGAATAGATTTTTTTTATCCTTATTATCTACCCAGCTAAATCTAGTATCTTCTAATAATCCTCTATGGAATAATTCCTCTATAACTTTGTACTTATGATGGAACATTCTACGATTGAGACATAAGAATTTTTTATCAGGTATTATAGAATTTTTTATTTGCTGGTTACCTAGGATATTATCCAGATGATTACATGTTGACAAAAAGAAATTAGGAAAAAAGCACGTGTTAAGTATAAATGATTCATATCTTATTTTATTAATTCCTATTTTGGAAGAATCATTGTTTGCAACAATTATCCGATTTATATTGATCTTATTATCCCTTAATTTATTTAGGAACAATAAACTATTTTCGTCAGGACGTGTGTGAGCTTCTCCAGAAAAATCTGCTATAAAATAAAAATCTTTATCCTGAAGTCTTGATAGTAATCTTATAAACTCGTCGGAATGTGTATAGTAGGTGTTGGAAAATGCCCATTTTGTTTCCCACGTAAAGACTAAAAAATTTAATTTATTAGTATTTACTGTATCAGTATCAATATTCTTAAATAAAACATCCTCGTCTATTTCTTCAAGTAGATCCTGAATTCCGGATTTTGGAATAATATTGCTATACCAAAAATCAATTTTCATATGAGCATAAAATGAATATAGATTAATTCAGTTGATTAGTTATTTAATATCCTCCTTTAAAGTGATAGTGTATAACAACCATTTTTGGGGTTGAATAGAGACATTGTCATTCGTAAAAACATTTTCTCCCTCAAATTTTTCGCTTAGAATCATTTCGGCTTTATACTGGCCTTTCCCTTTTAAATGTGTTTTAATGTCAGCAATTTTCATTGATTGCTATATTCGTGATTAATTTATCCTATATATCACGCTTTTTTACCGCTTCTGATTTAGTGAGTTAAGGGGGATTCGAACCACGTGATCTGTTGTACTGCAGGTATCAGAATCACTTACTAACCTTGATCTTGCGACGCCTGATTTACCGGCAGGCCCCAGTTCCCTCACTGGACAGTTAACTCGTATTGTTGGGATAGACGGACTCGAACCGCCGAACTCAAAGAGAGCTGATTTACAGTCAGCCGCAATTGCCACTATGCGATATCCCAATTTGTACTCCCGACGGAATTCGAATCCGTGCTACCTCCGTGAAAGGGAGGTGACCTAACCGCTAGTCGACGGGAGCATTTGTCGCAAGAATGAGATTCGAACTCATCACCTCTGGGTTATGAATCCAGTGTTCTCACCAAATGAACTATCTTGCAATCTGAGGGGATGGTAAGATTCGAACTTACGACCTAGTGATTAACAGTCACGCGCTCTACCGCTGGAGCTACATCCCCAAATAAAAAACCCAGACCTTATTGAGATCTGGGTTTTCAAAATATATTTAAAAAATGTTATCCCAGATCTGTGTCCATATAATTTCCCTCATTACCTTGTTCAGGCATTGGGTAATAATTATATTGATTCTGGTTTCTCATTTTGTTTAGTTGAATATTATATATCGTTTTTAGGTTTAGTTTCTTAATATCTTTTTGTACCTAATCTTGTTGTGACCCCCGTCGGACTCGAACCGACACGTCTTGCGACATCAGATCCTAAATCTGAATTGGCTACCAATTACAACAGGGGGCCTTTATATTTTGGGCAAGATCGAACGCGTTTCGCTTACCGAGACCTTGTCGTTGAATTTCTTCAGAGCGTACCAAGACACTATTTCGTGGACCAGCCTGGGCTCGAACCAGGGGCTTCAACATTATGAGTGTTGCACTCTAACCAACTGAGTTACAAGTCCTAATATAAAAGACCAAAGAGAATGTAGATTTTCACTAACTCGATTTAGCGGTCTCTTTGATCTTTTTGTCTAAATGGCTGGCTCCGCCCCAGCGTGCTCTGCTTTCCAAAAGCAGCGAGATAAACTTGGCTCCTCTACATCTAGATATTGGGTTGAATGATGGGGATCGAACCCACGCGTAATGCGCCACAAGCATTTGCCCTACCATTAGGCTACATCCAACATATTTTAAGGAAAGAGAAAGATGGTTCAGTGGACGATCTCTTTTACGATTGGCATTACTTAGGTGAATACCTCCAAACTCCGATTATGCCAGCCAGTATCCACGCTCGAGCTATAGACATAACCATTCCCCAATCAACCTTAATTGTGATCCCGATTGGATTCGAACCAATGACATCCACCTTAGAAGGGTGGCGCTCTATCCAACTGAGCTACAGAACCAATATAGTGATTTGTCCGGGGTCGCGGCCGGCTCTCCCATTGGACAAATCTAATCTAAGACCGACGCAAAATCCGGCTCGACGCTGTTCTTAGAATATCTTAAATAAGGTGCCGGTGGAAGGGTTGACTACCTTCACGATGTCCATTTCGGATACACCACCTTTTCTAGAATTACGGGACGTCTAATAATCTCTATTCGAATTCAAGATTATTCATTCCGCCACACCGGCCTATATCTTTATAAAACGCGTTAATAACCTTGCTACCGAACTTTTGTATTCTAACAGATATTATGTTAGTGTACTTATTTTACGTTAGTATTGAGCATCCGCCCGGAATCGAACCGAGTTATCCAGATTACAAATCTGGCGCATCGCCTGCAATGCTTAAGATGCTTATTCATACCCTATATCTGTATAAGGTACGAAATTGCGCCTGCGGAGAGAGTAGGATTCGAACCCACGGAACAGTTTCCCGTTCTTCAGTTTTCAAGACTGACGCAATCGACCAACTCTGCCATCTCTCCAATTTTTAATTTCCCACCATGTCAAAGAACCCAATAAAAAAAGCCTAAATCTTATTAGGGATCTAGGCTTTTTAGACGAAAATGAGTTTAAGTTTCTTCTAATTACCCAGTATCTCCACATGAGTTATCGGTCTTCTTGATGAAGATGATGACGTAGTGTGAAGCGGCAATATGTAGAAGCTTTTGTTCATTTTAATTTATATATCGTTTCCCTATTTAAATTATATCCAAATATAAGAAAAAGTTACGATAAAGAGAGAATTAAAGACCAATATTATTTAAAGCATCTAATTTTTTCTGAAGAAATTCTCCTGCCGATGATTCTGTAGAATCTGATGCTATGCTCATTAAATACTCAAAGATTTGGGTTTTAGTTCCTTTAACTATAACATTTTCATCACCAAATACATTTATCTGTGTGTACGATTGCTCTATGTCGTCTAGACAGAAAAAAGATGAATCTTTATTAAAGTATGTTTTCATAATTGATTTTATATATCATTAAGGTTGCGGACAGAATCCTCCACCTGCAGGAACACCTGGTGCAGCTTGTGCGCATATTTCTTGACCACTTCCGACATATGATGTTTGTGAACTACCATAACAATTCGTATATGTGTATGTTCCTGCGTACGTTGTCATATATTGATTACAGGATCCACCAGGAGTTGGTCCAGGAGTTGGGCTTGGGCTTGGACCAGGAGTGCTCTCTGTGAATATTGGTTTTATACTTGCGTAAAGTCCATTATAAACATTAATTGTTGAATCATAGCTTAATGTTGTAACATTACCATCAAAATCTGTAGCTTCCCAGCTGTCAAAAACTATCGGATAATTAGGAGCTGCATCTAATGTGATATAAGAAACATCAGGATTAAAATTGTAATCCCCATAACCACTTACTGCTGTTGGATATGATGATGATACTGTTCCGTTATCAGAGGCGGTAAGAATAATTTTAGCTTGGCAATTTCTTAATCCATTAGCTACACCGAATTCATTTACAAGAGCGTATTTTCCACTTCTTGCCAAATATCCAGCAGGAACAAGAATTGTTTTTTCTGGATCTAGCCACACCTGACCTGGAGCGACATTAGCTGAAAATATTGGATCTACTGGTGCATAAAATTTAGCTTTATATTCTGATATCGTATCATACATCACTTTGAATTCAATCTTTGTAAATACTAAATCGGTGGTTAGGGTTTTTCTCGATTTATTCCATGGCCAATCTGTCCAAACGTGTTGGAATTGAGGAATTGTTATAGCAAATGGTATTTCAAATCTAACTTTATCTGTTGTCAATAGAGGATATGCCCAATATTCACCAAAATCGCTACTTGCTTCAAGAGTTGCAGTATCAAAATTATTTGGGGAAAAATTTAAAACCTTATACTGAGTTGCAACACTACTGGAAGTTACACTGTTACTAATTTTTCCGGTATTAAATATTCTAGTATCTGAGGTATATCTATAGTTGTTAAAATCATCTATGAAGATAGCATTTGAAGCAGAATTTCCAACATAATCTAATGCCTCAGTATTTGCTGCATAGGATTCAACTGTGTCATATCCAACAGAAAGAAGATTAATATCAGTATCAAAATTAGCCCAACCAGTATTACTAATATTAAATCCACCAGCATTAGCAGGCCAGGCTTGCATATAATAGCCATCAGATCTGTTTATAAATCGGATCTTAGATTTAAACATTACTGACAGGGGCTGGTTTGTATTAATCCATCTACCCGCTTCTCCTATAGTCTGTAAAGCTGATGTGTTCATGCCTGACCAGTTATTAAACACTTTAAAATGCGGAACTATTATTAGACGTTTAACAAAGGTATTAGTACTTGATATACCCAATAGCTCATTCATGGACGCATCAAGAGAAATAGATGCTCCGGTTCCCTCTGTTAATCCGTTATATTGATCGTCGGATCTGGATATTTTAAAAAGACTTCCATCAGCAACTGTTTGAGCCGTTGGCCCGCTAATTGTGGTATCACTAAACAAATAAGATGTTGCACCATTTGGATTAAACTGCCATCTTTTTAACGGGTTGGTTTTTGTAAAATCAAATGTTATTGTTGTTGTAGTTGCTGCCATTTTAAATTGTTTTACAATAAGTTACAAGCTCTTTGACCCGTTACATTACTAAATGCCCCAGTGAATTCTGTTACCATTGTTGATTTTCCTTTAAATTCATAATTTATGCCAAATCTTATTGGATAGTTAGTTATTGATAGCGACCCTGTACTATATCCTGCAATTGCTAAGCTTTTGCTATACTGTAAAACACTATTTTCAAACACCTCCAGAATTAACGTTCCCGGAGTAGTCCAAACGGATGGCGGAACCAAACTAAAATTTACCAAATTACCGAGTCTAATGTTACCCGAAAGGTCCGTTGATCCGACACTAGATCTAGTGTATGTAGCTGTTGGTGTTGTTCCGCTCTTTCCTACAGTTAGGGTCGCTGTAAAAAGACCCTGTTCTGCTCTTTGATTATTTATATGAACCGTTTTACTGTAGACACCCACTGTTGGTGAAACTATAGTATCGCTAAACCTAGCATCTGTACCATAATGTGTCATTCTATTTTTATCTTGGGGAATACCTGTGTAAACATCCGTAATTGATCCCGAATTTGGATTCTTTCCGTCTACTGATGGATCAGGTTTGAATATAGAAACAGTAGCAAGATCATAAGCAAATCCAGGAGTTGGCGCTGTTGTTTCAGGCCCGGTAAAAACAACGCTACTTGTAAATACCCCTCCTCCTAAATCATAATTTCCTCCATAAATATAAGCAAAATTAGCAATCTCTTCTCTTGATAACACTTTGTTAATATAGTTTCCAGAACTTTCTATTCCCGATCCTGGGCGAAGAAGTACCAGTCCATCATTAGCCATGTCTATTAAATCCTGCCTGGTAATTAGTGCTTTTATTGCTCTTGCCATTTCTTAAGCATTCTTAATTTTTTCAATTTCTTTATGTAAATCAAGAACCATAGAATGTAAATCCTTAATACCCTCAATCAGAAGAGCTACTATTTTTTCGTATTTAACAGCCTTGTATCCATTATCTCTAGTGGTTACGACCTCTGGTAGGATCTTTTCTATTTGTTGAGCGATTACCCCAACATCATGACCTTCGTTTGAGTGTATTCCTATGTTGGGAATCCAATCAAATTCGTAGCCTCCTATCTGTTTCATCTTTTCCAAAGATCCTTGAATTAATTTGATATTTTCTTTCAATCTCTCATCTGATGAGTAATATCCTATGATATCGTTTGTTGCTATAATACTTCCTTTGGTTCCTGATGGTCCAACACCAACGCCTAGAGAATTAACTTGGGCATTTGAATCGGTAGTGAATCCACCAGCTGCTCCCTGCGCTCCCGCTGGTGAAGGTTCACCAGCATCTCCTTTAGCTCCTTGTGCTCCAGTTCCCCCGGCGTCTCCTTTAGCTCCTTGTGCTCCAGTTCCACCGGCGTCTCCTTTAGCTCCTTGTGCTCCTGCTGCTCCCTGTGCTCCTGCTGCTCCCTGTGCTCCTATATCTCCTACTCCGGGTGCTCCTTTAACTCCTTGTGCTCCCTGTGCTCCGGTTCCACCTCCGTCTCCTTTAACTCCTTGCGCTCCTGCTGCTCCTTGCGCTCCTGCTCCAGTTTGCCCTTGAGCTCCCTGGGCTCCTGCTGCTCCTTGTGCACCTACTGGTGAAGGATCTCCTTGTAGCCCTTGTGAACCTGTATCACCTTTAGTTCCCTGCGCTCCCGCTGCTCCTTGTGCTCCAGTATTTGCTGCTCCCTGAGATCCAGTATCACCTTTAGTTCCCTGTGCTCCCGTATCTCCCTTAGCACCTTGTGCTCCTGTTGATCCTTGTACTCCTGAAGCTCCCGAGGATCCGCTACTGCCAGAGGATCCTGATGATCCATTACTACCAGAAGATCCTGATGATCCGTTGCTACCTGAAGACCCTGATATTCCGGATGTACCTGATGTGCCATCAAATCCCCTTAATCCTGATAGTGTTATTGACCAGTTAGTGTATGTTCCAGATCCGTAACATGAATTAACATTGAATATCAAGGTTGATCCTGAATACGAAACTACAGTTCCAATAATATAGTTAGAAGAATTATAGCTAACTATAATAGTATGGCCAGGAACATAAGAAAGACCGCTGCCTACAGTCATCGTTCTCTGACTGCTTCCGCCGCCAGTACAGGTTGAAGACACGTGCCATGCATCGCTAGTCCCTCCTCCGTCACCTGATGTTTCTACCAGTAATGTGTAAATCTGATTTGAAGCACTGAATGTTGTATATCCAGTAGTTACCGTGTTAATACTTGCTCCCCACGGTCCAGCAAAACTTGCATAACCAACCCAGTTACTTGTCCAAACTGTTGAACCCGCTGCATCCTTTATTGTAAATCTATTTGGGTTATCAAATGCTTCCCAGTTTATTGTTATTGTTCCTACAAAGCTGCTATAATCTAATTGTCTTGTTGGATATACATAATAGGTACTTGTTGAAGTACTATCAGTTATATCATAGTCATTACATAAACTACCACAAAGGGTTAAAGACGTATTAGAAGTTGTATTGAAACTTACACTAGTTCCTGATGTTCCACTAGATCCTGAAGATCCACTAGATCCTGCCGCTCCTTGAGCTCCTGATCCTGTTGCTCCTTGAGCTCCTGATCCTACTGATCCTTGTGCTCCTGTATCTCCTTTAGAACCCTGTGCTCCTTCAGACCCGGTTGATCCCTGTGCTCCTGATCCAGTTGCTCCTTGTGCTCCTGTTTCCCCTGATGTTCCAGAAGTTCCTGATGCTCCTTGTGCTCCTGTGTTAGCTGCTCCCTGCGCTCCTACTGCTCCTGATGTTCCGGAAGTTCCTGCTGCTCCTTGTGCTCCTGTGGATCCGGTGCTACCTTTAGTGCCCTGCGCTCCTGTTAATCCCTGTGCTCCTGTTAATCCCTGAGCACCCTGTAAACCAGACTCGCCTTGTGCTCCGTGATCCCCACCATATCCTTGTGCTCCCTGAAGTCCATCAGATCCTTGTGATCCAGTTTCACCCTTAGATCCTTGTGCTCCTACTGATCCTTGTGCTCCTGTATCTCCTTTAGTACCCTGTGCTCCTTCCGAACCTTGTGCTCCTGTGTCACCCTGTGCTCCTTGTGCTCCCTGTAATCCGGTTGCTCCTTGTGCCCCGTTGGTTCCTTGTGCTCCCTGTAATCCGGTTGCTCCTTGTGCTCCGTTGGTTCCTTGTGCTCCCTGTAATCCGGTTGCTCCTTGTGCTCCATTAGTTCCCTGTGCTCCCTGTAATCCGGTTGCTCCCTGTGCTCCTGTGTCACCTTTAGTTCCTTGTGCTCCATCAAATCCTGTATTGCCTTGTGCTCCTGTGTCGCCTTTAGCTCCTTGTGCTCCATCAGATCCATTAGTTCCTTGTGCTCCTGTGTCACCTTTGGTTCCTTGTGTTCCTGTTGCTCCCTGTGCTCCTGAACCTGTTGATCCCTGTGCTCCTGTGTCTCCTTTAGTTCCTTGTGCTCCATTAGATCCTGTATTGCCTTGTGCTCCAGCAGCTCCTTGTGCTCCTGAACCTGTTGCTCCCTGTGCTCCTGAACCTGTTGCTCCCTGTGCTCCATTAGATCCTTGAGCACCCTGTAATCCCGAATCCCCTTGTGCTCCTGAAAATCCAGACGATCCTGATGATCCAGCAGATCCTGATGATCCAGCAGATCCAGCAGATCCTGAAGTTCCACTAGTAACTACCACGTTCCAACTTGCAGTATCAGTATACGGATTTGGTGAAAATGCAGGCACACCATTGATTCCTGGATCTAGCGGTGATAAGATATACGTAATACCTTGATACGAAACTATATCACCTCTCCCATAAGGGCTGCTACTAATCCATTCTCCTAACCATTGAACATTTGCCATGAAACTTAATTCTTATTTTTTAGCTCTTCTATTTTATCAGATAATTCTTGTATAGCTTTAATTAAAACACCAACAACAGAGGGAACATCCATAGTATTTCTTTTTGATGTAGATAATTCCTCTGGAGTATTTTCTGCTATAAATCCAATATGATTAACATCTAAATCGTGTTTGTAATTAAATTTAACAACTTCAACTCCCTTTAATAGATTTATAGCGCTATCTTTATATGTCTCTACGTTTGTTTTTAATAGAATACTTGAATTCTGATAGAAAGCATCTGCATAAATATTATTTCCACTTACTGTAACACTAGAGTTACATTTAGCAGTATTAGATCCACCATCTGAAATTAGGATTCTACCATCTGAATAACTAGTGATTGTTGAGAATCCAGACCCGGTTGCTCCTTGTGCACCTGTGTTTGCTGCTCCTTGTGCTCCTGTTGCTCCTTGTGCTCCTTGTGCTCCTGTGTTTGCTGCTCCTTGTGCTCCACTAGCACCGGATGTCCCTGATGTTCCTGCACCCCCAACAGCTCCAGATGTTCCTGAAGTTCCTTTAGCACCCTGTGCACCGTCTGAACCTTGTGCTCCTGTATTTGCTGCTCCTTGTGCTCCTACTGCTCCTGATGTTCCTGAGGTTCCTGTAGCACCGGAAGTCCCAGAACTTCCTGACGTACCTCTTGTTCCTGAGGTTCCTGAGGTTCCTGCTCCTCCAGTAGCACCCGAACTTCCTGATGTTCCAGTGCTACCCGAACTTCCTGAACTTCCTGATGTACCAGCACTACCAGAATTTCCTGATGTTCCAGTACTACCCGAACTTCCTGATGTACCAGCACTACCAGAAGATCCTGATGTACCGGTGATGCCAGAAGATCCTGCAACACCCTGTGCTCCACTAGCGCCTGATGTTCCTGCTTCTCCTTGAGGTCCAGCTGCTCCCTGTGTTCCTGTATCCCCTTTAGCACCCTGAGCTCCATCAAATCCAGTTGCTCCTTGTGCTCCATTAGATCCAGTTGCTCCTTGTGCTCCATTAGATCCAGTTGTTCCCTGTGCTCCTTCTCCGGAAAGAACAAATATATCCCACTGTGCCAAATTATTATCTGGGGAAGTTCCGACCGTGATGGAATCAATTTGACCTATATAGGTATCCCCGTTATACTGAACTACATCATTTCTTCCATATGGTATATTATTTACCCATCCGCCCATCCACTTAATTGATGTTCCGTCAGTTCCCTGTGCTCCTGTTGATCCCTGTGCTCCTGAAGCTCCTTGTGCCCCAGTATCACCTTTTGATCCTTGTGATCCTATATCTCCTTTAGTTCCTTGTGCTCCATCAGATCCATTGTTACCTTGTGCTCCGTTGTCTCCTTTAGCTCCTTGTGCTCCAGCGTCTCCTTTAGTACCTTGTGCTCCTGTATCTCCTTGTGCTCCGTTGTCTCCTTTAGCTCCTTGTGCTCCAGCGTCTCCTTTAGTACCTTGTGCTCCTGTGTCACCTTGTGCTCCGTTATCTCCTTTAGTTCCTTGTGCTCCATCAGATCCTTGAGCTCCTTGTGCTCCATCAGATCCTTGAGCTCCTTGTGCTCCATCAGATCCTTGAGCTCCTGTATCTCCTTGTAATCCAGTTGCTCCTTGGGCTCCTTCTCCACCCGCTGTTCCTTGTGCTCCCTGAGCACCAGCTCCGGTATCACCTTTAGCTCCTTGTGCTCCTGTAGATCCTGTATCCCCTTGTGCTCCTGTTCCGCCTACTGCTCCTTGCGCTCCTGCACCTGCTGCTCCCTGCGCTCCTGTAGATCCTGTATCCCCCTGTGCTCCTGTTCCACCTGCTGCTCCTTGAGCACCTGATCCTGTTGCTCCTTGTGCTCCTGCACCTGCTGCTCCTTGTGCTCCTGTAGATCCTGTATCCCCTTGTGCTCCTGTTCCGCCTACTGCTCCTTGAGCACCAGCTCCTGTGTCTCCCTTAGATCCTTGTGCTCCTGTAGATCCAGTATTACCCTGTGCTCCCGTAGCTCCCTGAGCACCAGCTCCTGTGTCTCCCTTAGATCCTTGTGCTCCTGTAGATCCAATACTACCCTGTGCTCCTGTTCCACCTGCTGCTCCTTGTGATCCTGCACCTGCTGCTCCTTGTGCTCCTGCACCTGCTGCTCCTTGTGCTCCTGTCGATCCACTATTACCTTGTGCCCCAGTTGATCCTTGTGCTCCTTGTGCTCCAACTCCTGTTGCTCCTTGTGCTCCTGCACCTGCTGCTCCTTGTGCTCCAGTAGATCCAGTATTACCCTGTGCTCCCGTTGATCCTGCTGCTCCCTGAGCACCCGATCCTGCTGCTCCTTGTGCTCCGGTAGATCCAGTATTACCCTGAGCTCCTTGAACACCAGAAGTACCCGAAGATCCAGAAGTTCCAACGGATGTTCTATTGTATAAATACTCAAGGTTATTATCCATCTCTTGGATGGTTAAAGCTGAACCCTTTACATTTCTTAAAATTAATGGCATCTATTTCTTTGAATTTTGACTCTATCGAGTTCATTTATATATTCAAGAAATTAAGTTAAACAGGAAAGAAGGCGATTTTATTTTATAACGGACAGAAACGTCCTTAGATGGATAAAATATTAAGGTTAAAAATATCCTCTGTAATTTGTTTTCTAAACTTAGCAACGAAAGAAAAATGAATTAGATCTGACCTTTAAGATAATCACATTGATACACCTCACAGGTTTCTGGTCTAATATCATACACCATACACGATTTAACCACTGTGTTATAAAAAATACAGGGTTTTCTAGAATTATTTAAATCGACTCTAAATGCTGGATAGGAATTAGGATTTTGCCACGCAGATTTGTCAGGAAAAAGTCTTTTCCCTTCTTCATAATCTATGAATATTGACTCATAGCTGATCGATCTTCCTAGCTTTAATGATAATGATTGAATGAATTCTTTAGCGTCTCTATGAGGACCTATAATATAGTCACGTCCTTCTATTGTACAGCAACTTCCATCATATCCCTCTTTCCCGAAACATTTATCGCTGCAAATATTGCAATTTGTAGACATGATTTTTAATTTGGTTGCAGGGGAAGGATTCGAACCTCCGACCTACGGGTTATGAGCCCGTCGAGCTACCACTGCTCTACCCTACGATATAATGGTGGATCCGAGGGGATTCGAACCCCTGTCTCCGAAAGTAATCATAACACTAACGTCTCACACGCTTAGAACTGAGTTTTTAATTCTGCTCCGTATTTTTTGATCTACGTTTTAAGCTGATCAGTAAGGGCCGTACGATTTAAGTACGTTAACCACCAATCCATTTTGTAAAAAAGGATAAAACTGTTTGGCATATTGCTATACCGGTTTATGACTTACTGTTCCACCCAAGTCACCAGGGGAAGAATTACGCTGCTAAAGCAACAGGAGCGTTCGCAAACGCCATGTTGATAATTGATGCACCGATTTCTTGACGAGCTATTGTGTTGTCGTTTATTGGTTTGTACCGAGATTAAAGAGGATGAGTACCATACCTCTGCGTGTAGTATTACCATTCGCATCCGGATCAAAGCCAGACGGACCCATATTTTAAAGAACTAATTGAGAGTTATATATTCGATGATAGATTTAGTTTCTATTCTGAACCTCCAATATCTATTTCATCTTCCCAATTTCTTTTCTTCTTCTTTCTAGTTTTCACAAAAGGTTCTTCACTTTCAATCCCATCAAATTGTTTGGGATTTGGTTTGCTATGCTCCCTTGCATAATCAGTCTGGGTCTTAGGTTTTTTACCAAGAATCTCAGGCTGATTTGCTCGAGCTTGTCTACTAAATTCATCGTCGATCTTTTCATTTCCCCAATTCAAAAAATCATCGCCTTTATAATCTGGATGATTCTCTTTCATGTGGTCAATTCCTTTAACCCACGACCAAGAGATTAATCCAATGAAGACAAACATTAAAGCAAAAACTGGTACATATTCCATAATTATTATTTTAAAAATTCTAAAATCTTTTCTTTCTTACCCGATTGTTTGATTCCCTCGGATTCCTGTGGTGTCCAAACAAAATTTGTTAAACCCCATTCTCTATCAAAATCTCCGTAGTGATGTGTGCTAACCGGTATACCCATATTCAAATCATCTATTGCTACCCAATGTGTTATCTCTGGATGTTCTTTTAACCATTCAAGAATTTCAAAATGTCTTTCTTGCTCCAATTGATCTGTTCTGTTCCATACAAAATCATCATACCCTGGTATTTTACCTGCAGCCTGAAGATCCCTAAAAAAAGGAGTGCAGGCAATTGGTTTTTTTATAATACCTTGCTGTTCATAATATTCTCCAAGTTCATCTGCTGAAGCCCAGCGCTTCCAATCTGAACTCACTACTATTTCAGCTCCTGTCTCTTCTAAAATTAAATTAAGAACGTCAATAGCTTTTTTGTCAAAATCGTCAAATCTAACCTCTACCGGAAGTTCATTAATAGATTGACTCATCTTTCTGCCATATTCCTTCTGTTTCTTTGCTCTGCCTCCCCAGTTATTGGAAAGACATATCACACCATCGTGATCTAAAAATATTACTTTCATTACCATGTGTTATAATCTGTTAAATCTAATTCATCACCGTCTGCTGCTTTCACTGTCACTATCTCACCAATACCGGTTGACGTGAAACAGAATGAATATGCACCACCTATTGCACCAACATAAAGTTCGCCTTCTTTTTTCTTTTTTGCATTTCGCCATCTTTGGTATTTTTTATATTGCTTCTCTGTTATCCCGAAAGTCAATTCTACCTTCTCCTTCTCGGGAGGTGTATATGTTCCATTAGCTATCATTTTAGCTTTTTCTTTTATTTCTTTTTTCATATCTCTAATATAAATGGAATAAGATCAGACTCTTCATTATGCTCAATATAGTCAGTTAACCAAATTTTATTCCCGTGTCCCATTTCTATTTCTATTAATTTCTTTTGTGGCGTGTGCCCAACTATTTGATTTAATTTAAGACCATATTGTTCAAGCTGTTTGGGTCTTACCCAGAGCGGACCACCATACATGCTCCATCCTCCGCTTGCTCCATCAACCTGAAAGATCTGCGGTATTTCCATTTCAAAAGCATGATTCAGAATGTCCATTTCTGTTTTAAACTCTTTTAATTCAGGATACATCTTTAGCATATCAGAAAGAACGGGTTTTAGAACACCAGCATGGGTCCAAAGGTAATCGTCGATCTGATAAGCCATTTGAAAAAGATCCTTATTGTGTTCAAAGAGAATGTGTAAATCCCATTTTGCCTCTGCTCTAAATCCACTGCATATTTGATTAGGAATGAAATACTGAACATCATGATTTCCCCAGAGTAAAACAACTTTATCAGGAAGTGCTTTTTTAAAAAGTATAATATCCTCTAAATTTTTCTTGATCTCAACATTGCTAATTGTAAAGCTGTCTACATAATCTCCAATAAAAACAATCTTATCTACTCCAAAATATGGGTAATCTTCTTTAAAAAGCTCATCTTCTGGATTTGCACCCTCGTTTAACATAGTAACCCATAGATCGAACTCATAGCTACTACCATGGGTCATAAACTTCCAGGTATCTCTTCCGTGAACATCCCCTATTGTCATTATCTTTATCCCCATGGTGTAAATGTAATATAATTCCGCGCGTTTATACAATGTAGTACTCTATATCTATTGCTAAGTTTCATTTTGGTGAAATCTTTCCGTTTGAATTGATAAAATAAAATGATGGTATTGAATACAGATTATATTAGGAGGAAGATAACAAACGACGGGGAAATTCCGGTACCTTTCCGCTGGTCACACGGTGCAACGGATACAGATATGGGAGATGGCCTGCTAGTATATTCATTAATTCAATTTACAAGATCTAAGAACTGTGTTTGTATAGGAAGTGGCGGGGGATTTATTCCAAGAATTATAACACAGGCCAGGATAGATCTTCATTCATCGGGAATATTTGAAGGAAATCCCGATTATAATTGGGGTGATATTGGAGCAACATATGTCGTAGATCCATGTAATGGAATAGGAGGACAATCTAATATGCTGGACGAATCCGGTTTTTATAGATCTAATTTTCATCCAAGATTTATAAAAGAAACATCGGAAAAGGCATTCTATGATTTCTTTATAATGCAGGATATTAAAATAGACTTCTTATTTATAGACGGGGATCATTCGTATGATGGGGTTTCTAATGATTTTAATTTGTACAGTACGATAATGGAAAAGGACGGAATAATTGCTATACACGACACCGATCCGAACTTTTCAAAGAATTATATAGTAACGGAAGACCAGAAGAAAGATTTCCATGATTTTTCAGGACCTTCTCAATTTGTAAAAGATTTTAATAATAAAGAATGGGAATTTTTTAATCTATTTAATTATGGTAGATTAAAAGAAAAACCAGCTTCAAGCGGTATAACTATACTAAAAAGAAAAAATGCTTAGAGTCATATCAGTAATAGGACACGGGGTTGATCTTATACCTCATTTTATCCAACATTATAATAAATTTAATGTTGATGAAATTTTGTTATATGTGTACGAATCGGATCTTTATCCAGATTTAGAAAGACTAGTTTCAGAAAAAATAAAGGACTACAGCAATGTAAAAATTTGCGGATCTCAAAAAAGCAGAATTTTTGATTGGGAAGAAGTAACTAGAATTTACAATTTGTGTAAATTGGAGCATCCTAATGATTGGTGGATCGTTGCAGATATTGACGAATTTCATCTTTATAACGATCACCCAAGAAGAATAGCAAGTGACTGCGAAACTAATGGATGGGATTTAGTTAGAGGAGGATTTATAGATAGAATAGGAATGGATGGGGAATTTCCAAGAGTAAGAAGGAACAAAGATATTTTTTCACAATTCCCTTTTGCAGGATTTTTTAGATATCCACTAAGTGATGCCTGTCCGAACAAGGTGTGCCTAATGAAAGGATACGTTGAAATAACGCCCGGACAACATTACGCAAAGATAGACGGATACACTACATGGAAATGGCAAGGCTGGGATCATCCATTAATTGCTCCGGTAGAAAAATACTCCGTTCAAGTACACCACTTCAAATGGGATTCTACGTGCCTGGAGAGAATCAAGGCTGTAGCAGACGTAAATTCCCAATATGCATTTTCTCTTGAATATAAAAAGATGTATGATGCTATAATAGAGAATAAGCTTGATGTGTATAATCCTGCATTTATGTTCGAAAAGAATGTAAACAGCTATGATGGATACACATCATGGAAAAAACTAATCAAAACAATTATATCCATATAAAACAAAAAATCATGGCAGTATCTAAAAAAACAATCGAAGAAGGATCAGAATTAGAAATTCGTAAAGTTAAGGCTTTAGAAAAAATATCTAATTCTTTAGAAGACATTTCAATGTGGATGGAAGACATTGACAAAGATGAATGGAGCAATAGAATCCAACATTATCTTTCTGTATTCTTAGAAATAGCTTCCGGAAAAAAGAAGGACAATATAAATGAGTAAAAAACTAGGCATAATAATTCCACATAGAAATAGATGGGATCATTTAAATTTATTTAGAGCTAAGATATCAATGTATCTAAGGGATAAAAAAATCCCATTTGAATTCATAATAATAAATCAGGATGATGCTAGACAATTCAATAGAGGAATGATTCTAAATATTGGATTTAAGTATGCTAGAAAACTTAGATGTGATTATGTTGTATTTCATGATGTAGATCTTATTCCGATAGATGTTGATTATTCATATTCCGATTATCCTGTACATTTAGCAACAAAGGTTATTGACGGAGATACTAAAGAATTAAAGATTGCAGCTGATCAATATTTTGGAGGGGTCACTCTTTTTTCAATGGATGAATTTAGAAGAATAGATGGATATTCTAACAAATATTGGGGATGGGGATTTGAAGATGATGATTTATTTCTTAGGTGTAAAAGAAATAATTTATTGATTGATACAAAGAAATTAAAAAATTCAAGAAGCGGGAATTTCTCTTCTTTGTTATTTAACGGGAAAGATTCATATGTAAGAGCAAAGAACACTATAGACATTGATAAAGATATAACAATATTTCTATCATTCAATCCTGTTGGCATGATGTACGATCCTGAAAAGGACTTTGATAATTTCACTGCGTTTAGTATTCCTGGATATGATACTGCAATATCTTATAATTCATTTATGAGATATAATTTTTGCACATTCGACGAAAACGGAGATGCATATTATGTTAACTCCGAGATAAAGCCTAACTATCAAACTAATATTTGTGTTACAATAAATGCTAAATCTAGGAAGATTTTTGTTTATCAAGATGGTATATGCCTAGGTGAAACCGGGGGATTTGAAAATGCATATTCATATGAGGATCAAAGATATTTTTATCTAGGAGCAGGCAATCCTAAGAGAAAAGGTGATCCTAATTTTTATTCAGGATTCATAGACACATTTGGTGTGATAGAAAAAGAACTATCACCAGATCAGATTTTACGCCTTTGTAAAACATTGGATTTTTCAGAGTATAAAAATTCGGGGGATCTACACTTACATTACGATTCTAATTTTATAGAATCTTATAAGTTAAAAGACCTTTCAGGAAATGGGAATGATGGATCTATATTCAAATGTGAAATAGTAGAAAGAAACGTAGATAAATTCCAAGATATAGATGTTCCTATGAGAAGAGAATGCACATTTGAATCATTAAAGCACGAAGAGAATGGATTCTTTGAAAATAAATGGAAGGATAAATCAACTAGATGGAATCAATTAAGATTTCATAACGAGGTACTATATAATAATGAGAGCTTGATAAAAGGCGACGGTTTAAGGGATCTAAAATTCACAGAGCATGGGAAAATAGTGAACTCTAATATAACACAAATTAACGTAGGAATATGAGTCATAAATTAGGAATCTGTATACCATATAGAAATAGATACGAGCATTTGCAAAAGCTAGTTCCACATCTAACTGAGTTTTTAAATAAGAAAGGGATAGAACACAAATTTTATGTTGCACATCAAATAGACGATAAATTGTTTAATCGGGGATTGATGAAAAATATTGCTGCTAAATTTGCATTCGATGATGGATGTGATTACATAGCATGGCATGATATTGACATGATACCAATTTCGGAAGACTGTGACTACTCTTATCCTGAAAAGGATCCAGTTCATATCGCAACAAAACTTTCTAAGTATGATTTTAAACTAAATTATGAACAATATTTTGGCGGCGTTGTTTTATTCACAAAAGAACACGTAGAAAAAACAAACGGGTATTCCAATAACTACTGGGATTGGGGTATGGAAGACGACGACCTTTTCTATAGAGCTCATTTTGAAGGATATTCAGATTGCAGAACCTATAAAAAGTACAAGAAAAAAGGTGTAGCAATATTTAATGGAGATAATTCGTCAATAAAAATTCCAGCTAGAAAAGAAATAAAGGATCTGTTTAATAAAGATCATACAGTTGCTGTATTGTTTAAGGCAGAACAACAGAATGAAAAATATAACGAATGGCTAATAGGCGAGGATAATAAAAAATTTATAGAATTCCCAGTGTTTAGAAAACAAAGCTATTGTCCTTATTCAATAAATTTTAACAATTCAAGATCTGTTACTAGTATAATACATACACAAAATAAAGGGATGATTTATAATTGGTTAAAAAGAAGCGATGAAGTTTGGTCGTGGGTAACAACATCGTATAACGAATCTGAGTATAAGTTTAGTTTCTTTCTTAATGATGAGCTTGGAAGATCTAATGATAAAGGTATAAAAGAAAAAAAATCAACTTACATCAGAGAATGCATGTTTAATTATGACGATTCAAGTCCAATGTACTTAGGTACTAATGCTGATAAATCAAATCCTATAAATTTTAAAGGAGAAATTGCGGAACTACTTATATTTGATAAATTTATAGATGATCCATCTAAGATCTCAGATTTTCATAACGGAAAAATAAAACCAATAGTTCATTTTGATTTCGAAAACGAAGAAGACTGTAAAACTTTTGATAATATAAATGACATAAGAGCAGACTGCAAGAATGTATTTTTTGGCAGGAGAGATTTTTCGGTTACTGATATGCCTATACCTTTTAGAAGGGAAGGAGATTTTGAATGTATGCCCCATGTTGACGAGGGATTTGTTGATAATAAATGGGCAAAGGGAAAAACAACAGCTAAGAACGAGAGAAGATTTGTAACAGAAATGCAAAGAAGAAATATAGATTACAAAAAAGATGGAATTAATAGCATGAATTATGAACTAATTACAACAAAAGATCTTGGAAATAATGTACTTTTAATAAATTGTAAAGCATAATGAGCGATCAAAGAATTTTTGAGGAGACGAGAAATGAACTAAATTCTACAGGATGTGGAATGTGCCTAGCTAAATGGACACAGGTAACTATGCATTTACATAACGGAATGACACATTCTTGCCATCATCCTATACCACATAAGGTACCTCTTTCTGAACTAGAAAATAATCCATCCGCTCTTCATAATACCAAACACAAAAAGAAGGTAAGAAGAGAAATGTTGATGGGTAAAAGACCGGAAGAGTGTAATTACTGTTGGAAGGTGGAAGATAACTCTGAATCATTTTCTGATAGAATTTTTAAAAGCTCAGAACCTTGGTCCTTTCCTCACATGGAAGAAATTAAAGAATCAAGATGGAGCGAAGATTATAATCCAAAATACGTAGAAGTTAATTTTTCCAATACGTGCAACTTTAAATGCTCATACTGTAGTCCTATGTTTTCATCTAAGTGGATGGAAGAAATAGAAACCCACGGGGGATATCCAACATCCACAAATTTTAACGATCTTGATTGGCCAAGAAAAACAGGACAAATACCATATAAGCATTCGGAAGAAAATCCCTATGTTGCAGCATTCTGGGAATGGTGGCCAGATCTCTATCAGGATCTTCACACATTTAGAATAACTGGAGGAGAACCTCTTTTATCTAAGGATACATGGAAGCTATTAGAATTCATAGCAAACACTGACCAGCCTAATAGAAATTTAAATCTGTCAATTAATACTAATCTCGGAATTCCTAAGAATTTGGTGGAAAAATTTGTTGGCCTTTGCAAGAAAATAATAGAAGAAGGAAGGGTAAATGAGCTTATAGTATTTACGTCATGTGAAGCATGGAAAGAACAAGCAGAGTACATACGTTTTGGGCTCGATTTTGACCACTTCTTTGAAAACATAGAAATGATCTTATCTGAATTACCAAAGGTGACAGTGAACGTTATGGCAACCTTTAATGCTATGTCTGTATTCGGATATTCTAAATTGATAGAAAAAATATTCCAGCTAAAGAAAAAATATCAGAACAAGGAAAGATATTGGATTTCTGCAATACAGCTTGATACATCATATTTAAGATGGCCGGAGCATCAATCTGTTAAAATCCTAAATGATGAACATAAAGAGCTTATATTTAAAGCCGCACAAAAAGCATTCTATTATGCAACACCGGAATTCAATCATGATAATTACGGATTCTCTGATGTTGAAATACAGAAGATAAAAAGAACTTATGATTATGCTATATCAGATGACGGATTTGATGTTGAAAAAAATAGAAAAGATTTTATAGCATTTGTTGACGAACATGATAAAAGAAGAGGAACTGACTTTTTAAAGACATTTCCCGAGTTAAAAAAATTCTACGAAGATGTTAAAAATTAAAGAGGGAGAACCCTGGATAATGTGGCCTAATATATTAGGTCAAAAATTTATAAAAGATCCTGCTAATCACATATTTGATTATGAAGGTGATTTTAGTTTTAAGCTTGTGTTCGAACTTGATGAACCAGTAACAAAGAAGTCTACGCTATTTGCAAAATTGCCTAGCTATTTTGGAATAGATTTAGAGGAATATGGGATTCTATTAATAGTAACAGACAGCACAGGAAAAACCGAATATCTAACATGTAATTTCCAGTGGGAAGCAAATGTAAGATATGAACTGCTGATAACGAAAGGTCAAGATGCGATTACTGTTTATATAGACGGAAATGCTTTAACACTTTACTTTATAAATAATAAATTAGCAGCAGATCCAAATTCCCATATCATCTTTGGAGCAGGGAATTTTCCAAAAAATGGATTTAATTTGAATTATTTAGGGGTAAATATTCATGAATTGGAAATAATAAGAGACGAAGAAACTATAAGTAAGCATATATTCGAAGAGTTCATACACGGTAAAAGCTATGATCTAACAGATAATTGCAATTTTTTACACCAAATATAATTTAGACACATGTCAAAAGAACTAATAGAATGGAGAGAAAAGAATCTAAATAAGGTCAGTAAAAGCTTTTGTGCAGCAAAATGGTACAATGCAAGCATACATCTTGGCCACGGGTATACGGGTTCGTGTCATCTACCTCTTCCCCACCCAATAGATCTGGAGGAGATAAAAACAAACCCCTCAGCAATCCATAATACTAAGCACAAGAAACAGATGAGGAAAATGATGCTAACTGGGATTAGACCTGCTGAGTGCTCATATTGCTGGAAGATAGAGGATATTGGAAGAAATAACGTATCAGATAGGGTTTATAAGAGTATCATTTATGACGAAGATGACATTTCTAAAATTCAAGAAATGGATTACAGAGATGATGTTCTTTTAAAGACCCTAGAAATAAGTTTTGACAGAACGTGTAATTTTGCTTGCAGTTATTGTAATGCTGGATATAGCACAACATGGGGAAAGGAAATTCAGAAATTTGGTCCATACCAAAAAATGAGAACTGATTCTGCGGGTGCTTACAGAAGTGATGGATCTTGGTCAGAGATATTTGGAAAACATAACGAAAGAAATCCATTCGTTCAAGCATTTTTTGAATGGTGGCCAGAATTATCTCAAACATTAGAAGAGATTAGAATCACAGGGGGAGAACCTTCATTAAGCCATAATTTTTGGGATTTTATAGAAATACTTAAATCCAGCCCTGCACCTAATTTAAGGCTTGCTGTTAACTCAAATCTTGGGATGACAGAACAGACACTGGAAAAAATGATTGAGATGTCAAATACGATGGACATTAAAGAAATGGACATCTATACCAGCAACGAATCTTACGGAAGACATGCAGAGTATATTAGAGATGGATTGGTGTATGAAACATGGAGAAACAATTTAGTTAGTTTGTTAGAAAGAGCCAAGTTAAGATCATTGACCATCATGATGACAATCAATAGTCTTTGTTTATTTAGCATTACAGATTTCTTAGATGATATGATAGTATTAAAAAAGAAGTATGGAGCTAATAAGCCAAACGTGGATCTTAATATTCTAAGATGGCCAGCATTCATGTCACCCTTAGTTTTACCTGACGAGATAAAGATAGAACTTCATTCGAAAATAAGTAAATGGTTTAACGAAAAAATGACACCTAATCTATTTAGTGTAGGGGAATTTGCACAAATGCAAAGACTGTTAGATTATCTTCAGGTAGTAGAAAAAGGTCACACAACAACAGAAGATGATAAATCAGTGTTACACCACGACTTCAAAAGCTTTTATGTTCAGTATGATAGCAGAAGAGGAAAAAATTTCAAAGAGACGTTTCCCGAATTATCAGAATGGTACGAAACTATAAAAGTAGATCAATCAATTCCTGTTGTTAATTTGAATGATGGAAGAATAACACATTTTGAAACAGGAACATACCCATATCCTCCGGAGAAGATTATATAAGACTCTTTATTTTTTTTCTAATTGGTTGAATTGTACTAGTAAAATCTTTTATCGCTTCTTTTGATCCGTCAAAAACGTAAGATTCTTTTTTGTTATCTAGATCTTTTTGTATGGAATTAATTATAGATTCAGAAATAACTTGATGACATTCTTTCGATGGGTGATGATCCTTAGGGGGATCTGAAAAATTATCATAATCCGAATTTATAGTGAGATGCGGATGTTTACCCATCATCTTTCTTATAGAATCAAAATTTTCATCTCTGTATTTAATCGGTATAAATCTATTGTATATAAAAATATCAGATCTAATAAGATCTAAATAGTCTTCCTCCCAGCAAAGGATTTTTGTTTTAACCCCATTAGATTCTAGAAATTTCATTAAAGATGATATTTTTTCAAAATAATCCTTCTTATGATCTTCGAACCATTCATCAATTGTTATTTTTCTTTCTTCGATTAACCATTCATAGAACTTACCCTTAGTAGTTTTCTCGTGAATTAAAAATTGGCACTCTTCTCCCTTATATTCAAAATAAAAAGAATTTCTATTAGGCTGAGAAGTTTGTATTATTACATACTCGATCTCGCTAAAAGAGAAAGTTTGATCTATCAGAAAATCAAATTTATTAACGGGATTAAATGCTGAATTTATAAAGTGTACGGATGTTTCTTCGGATCCTCCATTTTGTTTAGAAACAACCTCAAACGTTTTAAAATGATTTGCAACCAATCTTGGGTATCTTAATGTCTCCATATATTTTTTATGGGCATCGGTAACAAGTTTAGCATCATAGCAATCTGGTGCAGGTTCAACTAATGTATCAAGACCCGAATAGTAATACAATCCCTGTCCCCAAGTGAATGAACATCCAGCAAAAATTAATCCTTTCATACTATTCAAATTCTTTTTTGTTCTCTAAGTACCATTGATATGCACTAAGTAATCCATCTTCTAGCGGTGTTTTAGCTTCCCATCCTAATTTATCTTTAATCTTATTAGAATCTATTTTTCTAGTAGGTATCATAGAAGGTTTACCACTAATGAACTCTGTTGGTGCATTATGCTGTGCTATTTCTTTCATTTTTTCGAGAACTTCTAAAACTGAATATACCTTATTAGATCCAACGTTATATACTTCGAACATTTCGGTCTCTTTTTCCATCACTGTCTGTAATGCTTCTACGAAATCGTCTATATAAAGAAGGTCTCTCAATTCTGATCCGTCTCCCCATACCGGTATTGGATCCATCCTATCTGCTACCTTTCTTATTGTTGCTGGTGTAACGTGACATTTATTAAAATCATACTTGTCATGTGGACCGAACAGGTTAGCTGGTCTTATTACAGTTGATTTCATTTTTCTTGGAAGATATTTGCCATACAGTTCACATTGAACCTCTGCGTATCTCTTCATCCAGCCAACCGGAAAATAAACAGGATATGGCTCGTCAAACAAAAAATCAGTTTCGATCACTGGCTCATCTCCTTTTGGAGGATAAACTGTATTGGAAGATATGAAAATATAATGCTGAACATTATTTCTCCAAGCTGCATCAATAAGAAAATTATTCATTGCAACATTTGGTGTAACATGAGCCAGTGGATCAACTACCGTATCAACAGCATTTGACGTGGAAGCAGCAGCATGAAAAACAACATCTACATCTCGCGTTGCAATTTGACATCCGTCATATGTTTGAAGATCGTGATAAGTGTAATTAACACTATCATGAACTTTTCTAACTCCTCTTCTGTGAAGATTTACTCTTAAATCTGTATAGCCTTCCCCAACCAATCTTTCAGTTAGGTTTTGCCCAACCAATCCAGATCCACCGGTAATCAAAATTCTTGAATTCTTGTTTATCATATTATTTTTTTCTTTTCTATTTTTGTCTCAGTAATCTCTTTTACTATGGGCGGGAAGATAGTTTCTAAAAGAGAGCTATCCTCGAATTTAATGAAATTTATATACGTGTACCTTTTAAATCCATTATTTACCATCTTAACTTCGTGCTTTATATTATTTCTAGCAAAATCCATAACACAAAAATTATCGAAAAATGGATCTATATAACATTCTTTACCTGAGTTTGTGATTATCTTAAGCTGTCCACCCCCGTCACGATATGTGCTTTCGTCAGATAAATAAAATATAATCACACATAATCTTCCAGCATTAGCTCCGTCGTTATGGATATCAATATAATGTCCATCTTCAAAAAGTGCCATATTACCCCTAGAATCTACATTGCTAGGATTATCAAGATGTTCCGATACCTGGGGATAAAGATTCTTTATTATCTTAATTGCTATATTATCAAAATATTCATGATCTGGGTATTTAAACTCCCACCACTTTTGCCAAACATGAAAATTATTCTTCCTTACCCAAGCATCCCTCTCCGGAACTTTACTTGGAGGAATTGCATGATCATATGGATTTTCAAGATCGTCATAATTATATCTACAAACAAGTCTATTTTCTATATCTTCAGATGAATATTCTTTAACTGATTTTATCATTTCCTTGAATTTTTCTAGCTCGTCTTCTTCTAAAAAATCTGATATTTTACCCAAATATGCTCCTTCTTTTAATATATCGCTTGCTGGTATTATTGGATCTTCCCCCTTAATAGATCTTATGTAGTAATCATATACATTTTTAATAGCATCTTCAAACTTAGTTTCTGGCATTATACCATGTATCTCTTGTTTATCTGTGTCCATTAGTCTTCTTAAATCCCCATTCGGTTTGGATGAATTCCAATTGATAGATATTTGTTTACCGCTTGCTTTTATTATTTCTTCTATAACCTCTTTTATTGATACCTCAATACCAGATCCACAATTTACTATATCTCTTACTCCTCTTTCATACACTTTAATTAAAGCAGACGCGACATCTTTTCCATAGATAAAATCTCTGATTGGAGTACCATCTCCCCAAGCTTCGATCTCTCCGTTAGCTTCGTATACTTTTTTAACCATCGTTGAGATCAAGGTTCCGCCTCCACTAAAATCGTCGTATTCCCCAAAAATATTTGCAGGTCTTACTATTGTCCATTTATCGTATCCATACTGAACTTTATATGATTCCAGTAATAATTCTCCCATTCTTTTAGACCAGGAAGGAAACCAATCAGATTCTGACGGTAATGTTTTCCAAACATCTCCTTCCGTGAATTTTTCTGCTGGACTGTAAACACCAACAGAGCTGACAAAAACTAACCAAGAATCATTCAGATAACACTGATTTATTATTTCGGTGTTTATTTTAAATGATGGATATAGAAAATCTGCCGGATTATCTTTTGCTTTTATCGGAGATCCTTTGATTCCAAAGCAATTAAAAACAACATCATATTTATAATCTTTAAATAAATTTATTATGTTAATCTCTGAAAGAAGATCAAGTTTTTTAAATGTGTAATTTAAATTCTTTGTGATTCTTTTCGTCGAATTCCTATCGACCCCAATAACTTTCCATCCGTTATTCAGACACATATCCCTAAGATAACTTCCGACTAAACCGTTACATCCGGTAATTAATACTGTTTTCATATTATGCCTGATATTTTTTTAAGAAAATCTGAATCCGTTTGATCCTTAACCTTCTCTTCTATTTTTCTTAAATTTTCTTCAAATCTCATCCTATTATTTTTATAAAAGTCTATAAAGAATTCCTTATTGTCATTTATTCTTTTTATCTCTTTAACAAATTTAAAAAGTCTATCTCTGTGATTTTCCTCCTCATCATAATCATGATTGATAACATCATCAAAGAAATCAAAATCATATTTCTTTTTAATTTCTCTAATATGATGTGCAGATGCAAGTATTAATGGAAATTGCATTGCGCAAAACGATTTAAACGATTTCTCAGATATATGTGTTAAATCAGAAGCAAATTCCGTTTCCGTCGTGATATTAAAATAGGAATTTTCCAATTGATTCTTATCGTATGTTTCATTCCATGGAACATTATTCTCATTATCTCTGTCATCAAACCATGTTCTTTCCTCTTCATATCTACTTTTCTTTTGTTCGATGCTAGAAAAATAATCAATCTCTTCTCTCATATTTGCTATATCATCACCGTTGAATATTTCTCCAAAGAATGCTTCTGGGTGTTTATTATCCTTGAATTGAAATCCTTGAACTAAGGACCAATCAACATCTTCTAAAATTCCTGTCTTTTTAAGCAAGCAAAGTAGTCCATATCTATGTGGTCTTGGTCTTCTGTTATGACACATAAAAAATTCACCATCTTTATTAGGTTTAAATTCCACTCTACCTACAGAATGTATAACAGAATTAGCAGTGAAGTTAGCTAATCTAACAGTCGAATGTACGTTTATTCCCGTTCCTATTTCTTCCTTAAATTCTTCAAGCCTTGGATTGTTATTGGAAAACCATATTTGCCCCTGATCTAATCCTGTTTCTCTTGTCCATTTGTCTAGAAGTACCAATGCTTCTTTCCTCTCAGCTTCCTGTTCATTCATTATTATAACATTAAAGTTTGGACACTCCTTTAGTGTGTTAATAGCATCTTTGTTTATCGGAAGCTTCCCTGCTTTTATATTTTCGGATAAAATACCGGGGATTAAAGTTATGAAATAGAAAAATATTTGATTTTTCATTTTTGGAACGTCCTCTAGTCTGAATCTTCTGATTAATCTCCTATCAAATTGAAGTGATCCTACAACGCTATCCAAATTCATATGAAAAGTATTAGTGTATAGGTCTTCAGAGTTTCCCCTTATAGGACGATTAGTCTCCATGTCCCAATTATCATAAACTAAATTAAGCGTTTCCTTTGGATGATCAAATTTTGTTAGTGCAGAAAAATAGCTGGCATCATATTCATTAGTAAAAGAATAAACCATTTCTTGATTTTTTAAGAATCTTTCTTTATTATTCTTATAAAATTCTATGAAGAATTCTTTATTTTCCTGAATCCTTTTTAATTCCTCTATAAACCTAAAAATTCTATCTCTATCGCTCTTAACGTTATCATAATCATGATTGATTACATCATCAAAGAAATCGTAGCCATAATATTCACGCATATGTTTAATATGATGTCTAGAAGCTAGTATCATAGGAAATTGCAAATGTATAAACGGCTTGAATGATTTTTCGGTTATATGAAGATCCCTTCCGAAATATTGGGTCTCTACAGTCACATTGAAATAAGTATTTTCGTACTGCTGAGGATTAAATGTTTCCCACCAGGAAGGACTATCCATGGTTATTTCATCAAGCCATGGAAAATGTGATTCATAATTGCTTTTCTTAACCCCGTACGCATTGAAATATTCAATCTCAGGCATTAAAAATTCCATATCAGAGTCATTAAATATCCTTCTATAGATTGTCTCCCAGTCCTGTGTTGGCATTCTCCAGAGTTTTAAATAGGACCAATCAAAATCATCAATCAAATTATATTTCTTAAGAAGGCAAACAAAAGCAGATCTGCTTTCTCTCAAAGAATGATTATGTGACATGAAAAATGACCCCTCTTTATTCTCTACGAAAACACTTTTGGGGGTTTTTGCAAGAGCTAGGGGCATTGCTCTACAGCTATGAACATTGATGTTACTTCCAAGTTCTCTTTTATATTCCCAGTTTCTTGAATTGTTGTTAACTAAAAATACTTTTCTTGGATCTATATTATTTCTTTCAAGAGCTAAATCAAGTTTATTTATGGTTTCTCTTGGTTCGATTTCCTGATCATTTATCAAAAGAAGAAATAAATTAGGCTTTCTTTGAAAATGCCCAATCATGTCATCACCTATCGGTAGTCTGTCAAAGTGCAAAAATCTATTGTATAGAGAATGCCTATGCCAAACAACATAGAAGAAATTTTCCTCTTGATACTTATCAACGTCCTCCATTCTTCTGTGAACATAATTATCATATCTAAGGGTTTCCATCGGACCATCTCCTGTCATCCACGCATTAGGTTCGGGAAAATATTTATCACCATTAGGATTGGGATGATCCTGATCTAATGGCCAATCATCATAAACTAAATTTATAGTATTGTTCATATTTTTATATATCGACTAAAAAATACCTCTATATAAGACTTTTTATCTCGTGTTTTTCCGGGGATATAGGTAATTCCTCCTTTCTAACGAAAAGGTCTTTCATATGATCAACCGAACATGTATTGAAACAATATCCCATTTTATCCTCATCCTTTTTAGCACCATCCCATCTATTTGCAAATACATCGTCTAAATACTTGCTGTCTAATATTTCTTCAAGAGAATGGTTGTTTAAATTTATTTTATCTAACCCCCAATCTTGTAAGTGCTTTTTGATCTGCAATGCTTCGTGGTGTTGAAAATCACTATTGTACATTGTTCCTACAAAACAGCAAGGCATAACATTACCCTTACAGTCAACGTATATTTCCTTTCCTATAGGATGGCATGATTTACAGCTAACAGATTTTCCCTTGAATCTTTCTGGAAATTGATATTTAGGAAGATCTCTTTCTATTAATCCGTTCCATTTTTCTTCTGTCTGATCCTTACTTTTTTTCTCCTTCCCGGGAACCCATATTTTTTCTTCCCCTTTTTGAAATTTATTGAGGGATCTGTTTAATCTCCACTCTTCGCTAGCAGGTTCTATCCTGTATAAAAAATTGCCATCTAAATCATAAACCATTAGATCCTGATATTCATCTGGGTTTCCTGTCTCAAACCCGAAAGGTCTTTTTGGAGAAAACGCTAATCCTATTTTTTTACAAAGTGCCTCTGCCTCATCTAACTGATGTTCGTTGTGTTTAAATATTAAAAAATCCCAAATTCCGGTAGAACCCGATTTGGAATATGCTCCCATATTTTCCATCACCCTATCCCATTTGACGTTTCTTCTATAGATGTGATTTGTGTCTTCCAATCCATCGACTGAAAAAACAACGTATCTACTATTGACACAGGGTTCTGCAAATAATGCTCCCATTTTTTCCCAAAATTCCCCATCTCTGATGGATCCGTTAGTGTTTACCTGAACCTTCGCTTCCGAATTGCGAAGTACATATTCCAGTATTTCGTAAACATCCCTTGCCATTATAGGATCACCATTGGTTCCGCAAAATATCCAGCTTTTACTTTTCTGAACAAAATCTAAGGGGAACCATTTTTTAAAATCTTCTAATGAAACACTACCCAAATCAAGCTCGGGATTGACTCTTAATGAGTTATTCACGTATCTTGGACAAAGCGGACAAGCAGCATTACACATATTAGAAAGCTCAACGTGAACTAGCAATGTGTCTTTGTAATTCCAGACCATATTTATATTTTAATATTTTAGAGCAAAATGCAATAAAATTCCGAAATAATATGCCATATAGGGTGGGAAACTTAAAATATATAATTAATATAATAAATGCAATGAGAAAACTAATCAACTGGATTAAAAATTACTTCCAAAAAAGGAAAAAAAAGAAAGAATTTCTAAAAAAAATAGAAGAAATTAGAAAAAGAGATCCATTTACATATAACCATTAAATTTTAAGCATATGATTTATTTATTCATCGGACAGCCAGGAACGGGAAAGACCGAGATGGCTAGCAGGCTGGTAAAAAAACTTGGGAATAGCACTATTTGGATAGATGGAGATGATCTAAGAGAGATCTTCCCAAATACCGATTATTCATACTCTGGAAGGATCAGAAACATCGAAAAATCGTTCACTATAGCTCGCTTTATGAGCCAAAAGGGACATGATGTAGTGATAAGTATGGTTTGTCCTTATCGTGCAATTAGGGAGGATCTAAAAGCGAATAATGAGGTGATAGAAGTTCTTTTCAATCGGCCACATTTCTCGGGGAAAGAAAAATTCCACGTAGGAACATTTGAATTCCCTGTAAGCAATCATAAAACTTTCACAAATGGGGATAATCCTGAAGAATCCCTCGAGGAACTTATCTCACTTCTAAATCTAGAATCTATATGAAAAAATACTCACTTTATATCGGGAGATGGCAGAACTGGCATAAAGGCCATCAGTGGTTAATAGACCAACAATTCAGCCAGGGAAAAAACGTTTGGGTTGCAATCAGGGATGTCCCGCAGGATGAGAACAATCCTAAATCTTCCCAACAAGTTTTTGACGAACTAAAGGTTGCTTTAAATGATTACATACAAACAGGGAGACTTCTAATTTCGGTAATTCCTGACATTGAGAGTGTAAACTACGGACGTGGGGTTGGATATGACGTGATCTACCATGAACCACCAGTAGATGTTGCGGCGATAAGCGGAACTGCAATCAGAACCGGACATATGACACCAGACGGATCTATTACCTATGACGAAACAAAAGGATAATGATAGTAGAAAGAAAAAGACATATAGCAAAAACAATCTCATATCGCATAGTAAGTACGGTGATTGGATTCTTATTAATGTGGTTAATAAGCGGTTCCATTAAAGTAGGAGCAGCATTTGGGGTAGCAGAATTAATCTATAAACCAATTCAATATTACTTACATGAGAGAATTTGGTATAGATGGATTAAGTACGGACTTAAGAAATAGTAAAAAGCTGTTATGATTAACACACACCAAAATCTGTTGTCAGAGAAGGATCTGCTTTTTTTAGGTTTGATATGCTCGGATTTTGTAGAAACCCAGGTACCTGATGGAAATAATTACTACGTTAGAAAAATATTAAACGCGGAAAAAGATCTGCTAGAATATCAGGAAAAATGCTCAAAATATTTACCAAACGGCTACGAGTTAAGCGGCTTATGGATTAACAAGGTAACCGATAAAACAAATATTAATGACGATTTTCATAACGATAAAGCAGATTTAACCATTGTTACATATATTAATGAAGATTTTGATGGCGGTGAATTTGAGTATATTTTTAAGAATCAAAAAATAAAAATAACGCCTCAAATGAATTATAGCATAATGCTGCATAAAAAAATAAAGCATCGGGTTTTAAATGTTATCAGGGGAAGTAGATTTAGTTTAATTTCATTCTATATAGGAATAGAAAAGAAAGAAAAAACCCTAATATAGGATATAATTAAATATCGTTTAAAAATGAAATACGTGCTGGTCTTTGCTGCTTTTAATATATTACTCTATTACATAATAGGGTGGGGGAAGATACTTGATAGGTATAAAATGTTTCTTGATAAGAATTACTGGACGGATTATAATACAATAGAGTTTGCAGCGTGGCTTACAAAGGCCATGATCATTATACCCGGATTAGTTTTTGGAATAGAACTTTGGTATATGCACTTTTTAACACTTCTCACTTCTTCTCTTTTGATATGGGCTTCTATGAAAAAAAATCTGCCAACATTAGTTGCTTTTAATACCATATGGATTTGCATATCTCTAACAATAATAATTAGAAATATCACATAAAATTACATTCAATAATGAACGATTATATCGGTATTTTCAAAAATTTTCTTTCTAAAGAAGAATGTGATTTCATTTTAAATAAATGCAAGGAAGAATTAATTTTATCACCTGCCACTGTATATGGTGAGACAGCTAAAAAACCCCTTAATAAAATAAACAGAAAATCGTCGGTTGGTTGGATATCTGATTTGGGATTTTTAAATAAAAGATTAACAAGCAAATTAAGGAACTCTCTCGATATAAACGGTATGGAAGCTACCAAATTGGGGCAATATCAATTTACCGAATATAAAGAGGGGGAATACTTTGATTGGCACACAGATAGCACGGATTTAGTATATAAAGACAGGTTTATGTCAATAGTAATTCAACTAAACGAAATGTATACGGGGGGTATATTAGAGATTAAAAATATTAAAGGAGAACATGTAACAATAGAAAACAAAATTGGAACATTATATGTGTTTAATTCAAGATTGGTACATAGAGTAACCCCTATTCAAAAAGGTGTGCGATATTCTTTGGTAAATTGGATCGGGTTAGTTAAAACAAAATTAGGTAAACAGAACTTAATATAATGGAAAAACGAGTTACATGTTTAAAAAATTTTATATCATCTGAGGAATGTAATAGTCTTTTGTATGATTTTAAAAATGAATTATCCACCAGCAATGATTTCTTGGCTCAAAAATTAAAAGAGCATTTGAATAAGATGAAATACAACGGGAGCGGTATGTCTATAAATGATATAAAATTTTACAGCATATCTACAGAAAATACTGAACCTGTTTTTTTAAGCCAACCCGGGTATGATCTTACATTATTGCTAGTATTAAATTCAGATTTTAAGGGAGGGAATTTTATATTTCTAAATGAGGAAACTAATAAAAATTTACATATGAATAATCTACCAGGAGATATGATAACTTTTTTTCCTAACATTAAATGCGGAAATAATAAAATTCTCAGTGGTACAAAATATTATTTAAAAATTAATGTAAATAATGTTTTAGAACCACATACAACCAAATCTATTATTTAATTTTTATGGAAAAGATAATCTATGATAGGATCACGTATTTATATAAAGATGTATTAAATCTCCTGGATTTTAAAAATGACATTTTAAAAAAGTGCAACGAAATTATTGAAGGCTTACCTAATGTCACACAAGATGGCTATGGTTATTTCGAGGAAAGTAATGATTTAAATTTTGTTGGAGAAATTAAGATTGAAAATAAATTAGACGAAATTTTAATTTTTGGAATCCAATCATGCATTAAGATCTTCGAAATGGAGTATAATTTACCATTTAATAAAATAAGTACAGATTGCTGGGTAAACGTAGTTAGAGCTAAAAATCCTGTACAATTCTATAATATCGAAAGCGAATTACGCCAATACCACATACATACAGAAATAAATCAAAAAAGAAATACATTTATACCTCATTTTACGTGGATATATTATATTCAAATGCCTGACAATTTAAAAGATGATGATGGCACTTTGTATATTAAAGGTGAAGATGATTGCGAATATTTTATATTACCAAAAGAAGGGGATTTTATAATAATGAAATCAGATCTACCTCACTCTCCACAGCACGCGCTGGATTCAACAAAGGATAGGATGGTTTTAGCTGGAAATGTTGGATTTGAATTTATCAAAAAACAAAAATCGTTAATATAGTATGAAATATAATTTAGATAATATTGTTATAGTTGGCGGGGGTACAGCAGGATGGTTGTCAGCGTTGTATTTAAATAGTAAATTTAAAAATTCAAAAATAACATTAATCGAAAGTGATGAGATCGGAATATTGGGTGCGGGTGAAGGAACTACTGGTAATATTGTAAAATTTTTAAATGAGCTAGGGATCACATCTGATGATATGATCAAAAATTGCGAGGCAACATTTAAAACAGGTATTGATTTTGAAAATTGGACAGAGCCTAATCTTGCGTATCATCATCCGATTGATTATAAAGTAAAAGGCCAAGGATATGCGTACCATTTTAATGCTAGATTATTAGCAAAATACCTTAAATCCTTATCGATCGAACGGGGGGTTAATTGGATCGAAGGTATTGTAACCGAAACAGTAGCAAGTGACGAAAACAGAATTATTGGGCTTAAGACAACAGATTCAACGATTGATGCATCATTTGTTATTGATTGCTCCGGTTTTAAAAGATTATTAATCGGTAATCATTATAAATCAAATTGGATTTCGTACGAATCTCATTTAAAAGTAAATACCGCAATTCCGTTTTTTTTACCAAACAAGATTACTGACATAAAAACAACAACCAAATCTATCGCTATGAAACATGGATGGATGTGGCAGATACCACTCCAGACAAGAATGGGGTGTGGCTACATATTTGACTCAACTGAAATTACTGAAGATGATGCCAAAAAAGAAATAATAGAATGGGTAGGACATTCTGTTGAATTTAATAGACAAATTAAATTTAAACCAGGATCATACGAAAATGTATGGATTGAAAATTGCTTGGCAATAGGATTAAGCACCGGATTTTTAGAGCCATTAGAGGCCACTTCAATAATGACTGTAATTTTACAACTAGAAGTATTCAATGAGGTTATTTCCAAAAAAATTACTTTAGAAAAATATAATAAATTTGTTAATTCTATCAATACACAAAATATGATTTTTATTTATTATCATTATTTGACAAATAGAACAGATACCAATTTTTGGAAAAAAGTGAATGATTTAGCAGGGGATTTGCCACATCCTTTAGATTTAATAATAGATTCTTCGTATAATTTTAAACCAAAAAAAGATCTAGCCGATATATTTGCAGATGAAGCTAGTATTACATTTGGTAAATTCTCCTACGACATAATAAATAAAGGAATCAAACAAAAACAAAAATCTTTAATATAGATGTTAATAGAAAACAATTTTTTATTTATTAGTTTACCTAGATGTGCATCTACTTCTTTTTACATATCTTGTTTGCGTAGTGAATTGGACGTAAAGCATGGCGAACAAAAGATCATAGATAAGCACAATGCTAACATCGATTTAAAATTGGATAATGAATATCTTGCAGACATCATGCTTCATCTGCATGAGGGTATATTAAATCTAAAAAGACACTTTGGAGATCAATATGAAATAATTGCAATAAGGAGAAATAGACATGAACGATTCATTTCAGTCTGGAAGCATTTAATTGACATGATACACTTTGAGCATGGGGAAAAATATAGTACTATATTACAAAAATTAAACGTAAATGATATTCTATTTTATAAAGATACCGATATTTTTACTACAGAAGCATTACGTAATACAGTCAGTGAATTCATAAAAAAAATTGGGATGGATGAAAAATATGATACATATTTAGGAAATATGTTCGAAATTATATTTAGACCAACTTCATATTGGCACAACAACGACCCTAATATAACTTGGTTCGAATTTGGAAAATTTGACGAATTAGAAAAATGGGTATCTAATAAAATTGGTAAGCCTTTTAAAATGGAAAAATCAAACGGAAGCCAACATTTCGAATGTAATCTAAAACTAGATGACGAATTCATCACGCGCTATAATTCTATCTATGATAGGTATGACATCGTCAAATCTAATAGAACATTAATATGATAAATTTTATAGAGATATTCAATGCTTGGAAAAGGTCTAAAAACCCAACAGAGATCGAAAGGGCAAACTCACAGGAAAGGTTGCTAATATGTCAGGGAGATGCAGATAATTCGGGGTGTGAACATTACACTGAAATACTTAAAAAAAAATCATGGTCAGCAATTTGTGGAAGCTGTGGATGTCCCATAAATAGGAAGATATTTAGTATGGAATCTGAACCATGTCCAAAGGGCAAATGGAAAGAAGTCGATGCTAAATATGGTAAAATTATAAAAATAAAGGATTTTAGGACGATTTTATAAGACAGATATATAATATAAATAGATAAAAAAATATGAAAGCAACTATAATTGGTAGCGATTTATTACAAACAGGGGAAGATGTAAAAATTCTAGAGATTAACACAAACACAACTATTTATAATAATGGTGCAGATTTATTAGATTATGCGCCCTTATTCTCTATGCTGGTTCTGAATAACATCACAGAATTTCATTACATATACACAGATACCGAAGCATTTCTACCTCTCAATTTCCCCCACAGATTTGAGGAAATATTGAAGGAAAAATGTGAGGAGAATGAAATAACATATATTCCGCATATTGTTAGCGCTAATTCCGTTACTGTTCCTTATATAGAAGATGCTGACCATAAATTCATTCTTAGACAATCTTTTGATACAACAGCACTAATAGACGAAACATACTGTGCAGACAAATTTGAGTTTTTTAAGTTAATGGAAGGGTCTGAATTTATACCTAAAACATACTTTGGAGGAGAATTATCTTTGGATACATTAGATGTTCTTGACTATTCAAACGTGGATGAACCAAATCTCATTAAAAAACACAGATATCCTCAATATGATCCAATGCAACTTCCCGCGATTTATTCTATCCAGAATGAAACCGAATTTGGAGCAATGAAATCAAATCTTAATCTTCCGGAAAATAACATGCTACAAGAATTTGTATATGATGTTCAGAATCTGGAAGAAGGAAAATATAGTGTTATCAGGAGTATAGATATTCTATATGGTTCAGAAATTGATATTATCAACATGGGCTGCTATAAGCAATCTGCTGTTCTTCCTGTTTCATTTTCACAGAATGAATTTAAAGATGGATCTAGAGAATTTAAGCAGAAGAGCAGATATAAATACATTACAAAGGCCTTAGGAAAATTTGGTCTTGTGAATTATCACTTAGAAGAAGATAGCAAAATTTTAAAATATGACGGAACTTTAGCGGATTTAAGTACGATTCAAATAGGTGATTATATGAGATCCATACAATTCACGGATTTAAATGGGAATCTTGGGGGTACCCCAAATCTAGAGAATTTGCAAACCTATGGATGGGATTGCGATTTAGCCCAAGCAAATGCTACTTTAACAAAATTAAGCACATCTTTACAAGAAATTGTTTCAGCACAAGTTGACACCATACATATTAGAATCACGTTAGAAAATGGACTTTCTTGGGTAGATACACCAAGCTGTAAATATTTTATTGAAGAATTAGGATCAACCGAAACAAGATTTGAAAATGTAAACAATTTTTACATCGGGGATAAATTAGTAATAACAGATTCCGAGACAAACGAATTGACAACAGTAGCAATTACCGGATTAGAAATGGAATATGCAATCAAAACAATCTATGGTTTAGATTTTGAACCTTCCGATTTATTCTTAGTTGATATCGGAGAAGGACTATACAGTATAATGCACAATCCAACATGCTGGTGTAGTTCTACGTATTGCGGAAACTGGTGTTATGAAACATGGTGTCCAACATGTAGATGGGGTGGTAACCAAAAATTTGAGCCTTAATAGTTTTAATAAAAATATAAAATAAAAAATATGGCAAAGAAAGAAAGAATAGAAAGACCCTTACAAATAATTAAGACAACGGTAACACCGGTATCTGCAGATTTAAAAGCAAAGGTTGCTACTGCATTTCAAGCTTTTGTGAATGCTATAAAAGATAAACACTTGAATTAATGGCATCATCTCGATCACATCAATTAAAAATAATTGATAGTATCGTTGGAAATAAAATAGGCTCTATCTTATTGGATATTATTGGGTTGATTTAGAAAAGCATTATTCTATCGAAATGATTGCAAGAATGGGTAATTGTGGCCGATGTAATTATGAAGACACATTAATAGAACTAAGAGAAGCAACACCGGATTTAAATAAATCTCACATTGTTATTGTCTATAACAACTCTACCGGATTAATTAAACAAATAAAAGGGTAGGCGGAAAATTACCCGAACCAGTCTATTGTGACGAGCTTTATAATTTTTATATGAATAGCTCTTATAACATAACAGGTCACCAATGGCAATGGAAGGAATATTTAGATTTTAAACCTGAGATGTTTGATATTGAAAGATATACGTTAATTAAATCTAAAATTATAAATAAAATAATTTAAACATGATAATCACAATCTTAGCAGAGCCAAGAAGTGGTTCAACAAATTTAGCAAATTGGTTTTATTTTAATAAAAAATTTACAACACTATTCGAACCAATAACTAGTTCCGATAAAGAATGGTTTAAGAACGGAACATCCCCTAAATCTTGGGAATATAGTACACAACATCTTTTAATTAAAGAAACATATTACCCAGAAGTAGACTTTTCTGAATTATTATCAGTGTGTGATAAAACGATTATACTATATAGAGAGAATGCAACAGAACAAATCGAATCATGGTTAAATGCTAATAAAACAAATAATTGGGATAGAAATTGGGTATTTAAAGAAGAACTGATCAAAGATGCTGATACATCATATTTTAACGAGATAAAACTAGGAATAAAAGATAATTATTTAGATAAAGGTTATTTTAATATATCATACGAAGAATTATATTATAACAACGGATTTGAAAGAATACTGGATTATTTAAATATACCAGAATTAGAAAACAAACAATTTCCGTATGGTCAAAGGCTTAGAAAAAATAAAGATGTCAATAAATTATTATAAATGTTTAATAAAATAGCAATACTGGCTAGACCCAGAACTGGCTCAACTTCTTTATATAGGATGCTAGAATCACAACTCTATTCAGAAGGCTTTGAATGCTTCTATGAGCCATTTAACCCAAGAAATTATGTGGACTATTATAGAAAAGGATTTGATTTTGATCACATAAATCCTCTTTTAAAATTCGATAAGATCTTAATAAAAACACTTTTTGGATGTAGTCAACATCCGGTAAAATCTTTAGGGCTAGAAGAAATAGAATTCATAAATTGGATGGATGGATTTTTTGAAAGAGTTATAGTTCTGGATAGGAGAGACAAAAGACTACAGGCTGAAAGTCTTTTAGTAAATGCAGATTCTAAAATGGGATGGGATATCCCTAAGATATACGAAATAGATAAAATAGATAAAGTAAGAATAGAGAAGGAAACAAATTCGTTTTTACACTTCTCGGAAAGAATGAAGTTAATAGCCGAAGAAAAATCATGGCCAATTTTTTATTATGAAGATCTATATGTAGATCATAATATAGAAGAGATAAAAAGAATGCTTGATTATATTGGGGTAGAAATGGATGATAAAAAAGTTTATGATTTTATCATATCAGACAAAAGAAAGGTTAGAATAGATCCTCATTAGAAAGCTTAAGAGCAGAAAAAGATCGCTTAGCCATCAGTTTATCTAAATTATAAATTGATTTAATAACATCACTTCTGGTATCAAGGAACAAACCTGTATTTGATTTAACCCTTGATTTTAGTCTATGCAAATGAACATAATTAGAATCATTAAGATTCAATGTTTTATACCCATTTATTATAGGGATCTTTTCCTCAGCTCCTTTTATCGAATGATCTGCTAGACATATTATTTTAGCATCATAAAGATCAGCAAATTCCTTTAGCATTTTTTGCTCACAAAAAATCATATACTTTCCACTTAAAGATTCTTCGTTCTTCATAGAAAGATCCTCCATCCAGGAATATGCCAGATCTGTATATTCTTTTCTGATCCTTTCATCTCCTATATAAAGAAATGCAACATTGAATGCATGGCTTGATTTGTATCCGAATGGATCTATCATGTCTTTTATAACTGAATCCCTTTTTGTAGGATAGTATCCTATCCCATCCTCTATTTGGTTTGTAATTATATCAAATTCTGAAAATGAATCAAGATCTAAACATTGATCTTTGAAATAAAGATCGCAATCCATTATTATAAATGGAGCTTCTATTTCCTTTATGACTTTAATTTTTGAAGCTGCCCAGAATGGGTTTCTGTCTATTAGATCCGGGGAATCTAATTCATTCGTGTGTATTGTTTCCCAAAGATCTGATATCTCTATTTTATCTAGATATTCTAAAACTGATGAATCGCAATAAAGATGGGTGGATGTTTTTGGATACAGGATCTTCCAGTTAGATACAGAAGCAATTAATCCAAGAAGCTCTATTTCTGGTAAAAAAAATTTATGTCCCTTTTTAATATTTTCTAGGACCCAAATTACTTTCATAAATTATGCGAATATCGCTTTAACTGTGTAATATCCTGTCCAGTCTGTGAAATAAAGATTCGTTGATGCAGTACTGCTAATATTAGTTCCGGCTGGCAGGGGAGTTAATGTTTCCCATCTTTGAAACGTGTATGGATAAGTCGGAGTTGCTGTTATAGTAACAAAAGAATAGTCCAGATTACTAAATGTATAGTTATCCCCTACTGGATTTCCTGCTGATGAAATAGTGATAGGATACGTAAAAGAAACATTTCCCTTTGCATAATCATTACTGTTTAATCTTATAACACGCCATTTTGAGGATCTGAAGGTTGAAAGGTTAGCTCCTAAAGCAGGACCCCTTGGATATATTCTTGCGGTGTATATTGTCTGTAAGGAAACGTTAGTTGTTCCCATCCATAGATTGGACAATTGGCCAGTTCCACCGAAGGTACCCTGATTACCAAATGTAATATTACTAGAAACGAAAGCAACTACACTCATATCTTAACAATCAATTACATTTCCGGCCCCGAAGATTCCTTCGTAGTGCGTTTTTAATTTTGAGTAAGCCCATCCATAAGGATCTGCTCCTATTAAGGTAATATCTATCTTGGATTTTGTTACTTCGTGTGTACCTGTTTTAACTTTTTCGATGGTGGTTTCTACTCTTGTTTTTTCTACAATGTCACCATTTTCATCAAAATCATTATATGTGATAGTTTTTGTTATCTCCTGATCTTCGTAAATATCCTCGGTTACAACCTCTGGTACAACTAAAGGAAATTCTATAACTACCGGATATTCAAAAGAGTTATCATTATATGTGATAAGGGTTGCTATTGGACCGGTTTGAGGTGCTCTGTCAATAGGCTGTGCATAATCCTCGTGATAAACAAATTTATTGGTATCAGCATCTGCTTTATCCCTAAACATCGCAGTGGTAACTAGAAAATAGCCTAAAATTTTATCTATTCTATATGCTTCAATCCTTAAATAGGGATTTGTTACTATTCCCTTATTAATTGTCTCAATTTCTTGATTAATTTGTATAGCCATTTTAATCTCTTTTTTTTATATATCTAAAAGAACACCGAGTCCTTTACTTAACAACAAAAAATACCCTGCCCATGTCATAAACGTCAAATCTGGACGATACACCCAGCATTCTAGAAACATCCAATGCCTCATTAATTTCGTCTGTAGAATCAGGAACAACTATGTAGCTAAAATCGTCCCATGGATATTCCATAACGTCTCCATCGTGGTTTGTTGGTGTTTCTGTTTCTTCCTCGTATGAATTTTCGTATTCGTCGTCTCCTTCCCACGCAGATTCATTGGCAAAGCTTCTTAGCCAATTTCCAAATTCATAAATTTCTTTTTCTTGGATTTGTAATTCCTTTAATTTACTGTAGACAACAAGGGCCATTTCTGATTACTTATATTGCCGCTATGTATCTCGTTTATTTTAGCGAGGTTTATAGGGTTCCATCCATTCTCCTATTTCTTGAATTTCCTTAATCGGAGTATTCATTCTGACAAGGAGATCTATCTCCCTTTTATAGATAAAAAATTCTTCTTGTTTCTGTTCTTTTTGAGATAGATCTGAAAAATACCCGGATCTTCCTTCTGATATTCTTTTCTCCGCCATTAACAGGTGCATTGATTCATGAAAAATTACTCCGGCAAGATGGTATTTACTTCTTTCTCTAATAGATCCAAATCCGGTTAATATCCAGTAGGTCTTTTCGTATCCCCCCTCTATTCTATTAGTGCTGGAGAATCTCTCCCCGTCTCTGTCTAGAAATGATTGTATATTTGATTCCGATGTTATAGATGAATATGTTTCGGGTGCATACATTTTCAATAGCGAGCATGCTTCTCTAACCCGATCCCCATCATATCCATAAGGAATTGACCTTTGCGAGTATAAAGATATACTAAATATTAGGAGCAAAAAAAGAAGGATGTGTTTCATCCTTCAAATGTATTAAAAACAGTCGGTTTAAAAAAATGTTTCGATTACTTAGAACTAATTGCTATATTGGTTATTAAAAACACGTTGTCTGAATTTCCGTGTCCCTCTTTATATCTAACCTCTGCTACATACTCCTTTCCATCTGTAGATGTACCTGGAATAGTCTCAAAATCAGAGAATCCTACGCCGTCACCCCCATTTTGTATTGGACCCCCGATATCTTTAAACGAAGCTGTTATATCTTCTCCATTCTCGTTCTTCCATGTAACATCGTAATCACCTTCTTCATTAGCAGAAGCTACCCAAGAATCTGCGTTTATAAGGCTTTCATCTTTAACTGGCTGCATAACAGGCATTTCCCCTGTAGGATCCATAACGTCGGACTCCTCTAAATTTTCTACTATAGAATCAAAATCTTTTAAGTACTTCATATTTTTAGTTTATTTATATATCGGTTTATTCAGGAATAGCACCGTTTTGTTTGAACATATTTCTATTCACAAAGAAGTTTCCTTTCTCCCCGACTTTTGATTTATCGTTCTTAGAAAGCTCTAAAACCACTTCGTTAGAATCTATTACGTGGTATTTAGTCCCCATATAGGTCACTTTATCACCAGCCTTGATATCTCTAAGGGAGAAATCTTCTCCGTATGCTTTTTTCATTTCATTTAGAAATGCTCCAAATCTTTTAATTTCCATACCCTATATATTTTTTCTTATTGGTCTAACCTGATAATATCCATAGCCAACATCCTCTAAATACTTTTTTTCTTCCCCTCCGAATATAAAAACTGCACCTCCGTTATTTAGAGAACCTGGGGTACTTGACCAATAATATCCATCTTTGTTGCTAGTAAAATTAAATCCATTAGAATTAAATCTGTCGCCAGCAAGTGATGAGGTCCCCACGAAACGTGGTTTTTCATAGCTTCCACACATTTCCAATTCTAGGATAGATCTAAATCCACAGAGTGATCTGAATATCTCTCCCCTTTCGGAATCTCTCCACTCGTGTGGATTTTTCCCTGTGATCTTTTTAAAAAGATTTATAAAATCTTCTCTTTTTGGAATCTCCCATCCGTCTGGACATGCATTATCTAATGAATTGAATCTATAGTATCTACCGCAGGTGTTCCTATTAGTATCTTCTTTGATCGATGGTAATTCTTCCTTCGTGAAAAAAATCTCCAAAGCAGAATTACCTCCAAAATCATCAGTGTCATCATAATCTAGGTTATCTAAAAACCATTCAGTATCCTCTATGGTAACAGTCCGATATACTTTACCGTCCCTTGGATCTGTAAATTTCGATTGTTTTGCTGGCGATCCTGTAAGTAAAGATTCAAACGGATTCAGGTGTTTCATGTTTTATATATCAGGAAATAAGCTCTATTTGGTAGATTCTATTTCATTCCAGGTATCGATTAATGCCTTAGCAAAAACTGGTTCTTTTCCTGTCCATCCAGCTAAAATCGCTCCTCTATAAATATTTTCTGGTAATACTGTATTATCATACCCTGCAACCTGAACTGAAAAAATATTAACTTTCGGATTCACCTCTTTTCTATATTTAGAAACAAGAGCTAGAACGTCAATGTATCTCCATCCTCCTTTGCTGTGCACGAAATCCTCATATTCGCTAGGGTCGCTACCATATAAACCTCCATGCCCAGCTTGCATGTCTGAATATATGAAAATGTTATCGTAATGCTTTTTCTCTTTAATTGCTTGATCAAAGAAAATCCAAATACCATTTTCTGTACTTCCACCTAATCTACTATCATCTCTTTCTACCGCATTAACTGCCTTTAATTGGGAAAGTAAACCGTTTCTTTTAGAAACTGATTCAACGATAAGTTTGTCTCCGAATAATCCTATTTCACCTTCGTCTGACTGCTTACCTGTAATTAGGGAAGAAAGGTTTGCTATCTCTGCTGCGTGAACACTTCCGTATTCGGAAGCCAATTGTCCCCAAGAAGATCCTGAATTATCAGAAAGGCATATGGTTTTCCCAACAAGCTTTGGCATATTTAAAACTGAGATGTCCATACAAGATTCTAGTCCATCTAAGATAATTCCTTTATGATTGATCTCATCTTCTTTCTCTACCGCTTTGTATGCTGACCAATATCTAAAAGGGAATTGATTTCCTTTAGAAACACCAGCAGATAATTTTTCCATGACTGATTTAGCAATTTCTAAATCTTCGATCTCTTTAAAAATACCTCTTAGATTTCTTAAAAGTGCCATGTGCGGAATTTCGATAGTCTCTAGGATTTCTTTCCAGTTCTTTCCGCTGGATTTTAAATTCTCCCAGGTTCTTTCCGATTCCTCAACCTTAATAGATCCGGTCTTCATTAACTCATCTATGTTATTATTCCAAGCGTGTGAAATCCTAACAAGATCAATTAGACTCTTTCCTTTATATTTGTTCAGTTGATATTTTGAATATTCTCCAAGTCTTTCTGCCCATGTTCTTTTAACGATTGAGCTCAATTTGTTTTTAGTCTTATTCACATACATGAAATACTCAAATTGATTTGTCAGATCATCTGGTCTAAGAGCTATCGATTTACCGACAGTTTTCATGTAACCTGGATTAGATTCATTGAATTCAGCTCTTTTTGAATGAATTGAAGCTCGTATGAAAATGACAGCAGGGTTTAACCTCATCAAAAACAGCATTCTTAGCTCCGTAGCTAAGTCTAAAGTTCCCTTGAAGTCATAATCTAAGGATGAGTCAATAGCGTTCGTAAAAACATCTGCAGCAGAGGTAGAATCCTTAATAAGATCTGAAAATATAGAATATTCCAATAGTGTATCATGATTCTTGATAGATGCCTCAGATTTTATGCCATTCTTATAATACTGAGGCTCACCGAAGATAGAACTAGCAGCCACTATTTTAAGAGTTTGCAAGGGAGAAAGTTTATAGGAATTACCCCCCATAAAATTCTCTACCACTAGGTCCTCGTATTTTCTAGTTTCTGATTTGGATTTAACTGCGTATTCTGATAACTTGCTCATATGTTTGTTTTTAATTTTTGACAAAAAAAAAGCCTACCGATTGACGATAAGCTTCTTCCTATATTATAAACAAACACAAATTTGTGAATTGCATTTTAGAAATAACTTACCGAGAATATTGAAAGGGAGTTTTTTTTTCGTTTGCCTTGATGTAACTCCCTATCCCGCATCGGATAGTATTTTATTAATTAGTTGTTGTTCGCTGAGAATCCCCAGATTTGGGGTTGTCCATTAAGTGAACGATTCTCTAACCCTTAAGGCCGGTCAGCCGCCCTGAATTTCTTTTCAGAATATCTAAATTTTTCACCAGTCGCTTGGCGTCCGATGCATCTACCCTATTAGAACGGGTAAGATAGTGTTTGGATAAATTTGATACGAGACCAAACTGTTTCCTTGCATAATTGATTTTTGATGTACCAAATTCTGCCGCTTCAACTTTAACAACCAATATTTTAAAGAACTTTTTTGTTTAGATGTTTATATATGCAAATATAGAATAGTTTCCCCGAAAATAAAAATGTTTTATAAAAATTATTCCGGATCTTCTGTATTATGATAATGATTCTATTAAATAGTTTTTAGGAATTACCCCACTCTTTCTTTCTTTTTCAATCCCATCTTCAAAGAATAGAAAAGTCGGAACAGATCTAATTCCGTATTTTTCAACTAGATCTCTATTTTTATCAACATCAATTTTGTAAATAACCTCAATACCCAATTCATTTTCTACACTTTCTAAAACCGGATTCATTGCTTTACATGGACCGCACCATGTTGCATAGAAATCAATCAAACATTTCTTTGCTGAAGAAACAGCACTCTCAAAATTCTCGCTTTTTAATTCTGTCATTTTTCTAAATTTTATATCAGTATCTATCTCAGAGAAGATCCTGAATCGCTTCATCGTCAAATCTTGCTACTGTATAATTTTTAATCGCAGAATTGATATTAATTATCCTGCTTTCTAATGAGAAATAATTCCTGGGAATTGATACATTTTCTAAAAAAATTGCAATTCTTTGGTTCTCTAAAATATATGATTCTCTATTATCAAAATCATTTTGCCACTTAGCAACATTTTCCACGGTATTCCCTGAAAAATGCATAGATTTTATTCCAGAGTCATCGATTTTTTCAATATAAGAAACTACCTCTATTAATTGATCAGGTGTGGATAATACAGAATCTATGCCGTTTGAAATCTTACATTCATACTTATCCCAATTAACTGACTCTATATAGAAGAAATTTGATCGGGAATAAAGTGTATCCTTTATATAGTCCACTAGATTTTCGTCCCGATACGTAACCAGGGATCCAATATTAAATTCTTGGAACGGGGAGATTCTAAAGGATATCTTAAACATCAAAATCTATATTAAATACTATAGATCAAAATCCCTTTAGATTTTCAATAAATGGGGGAAAAATTGAATTATTTATTGGGAAAGTATGAATCCCATTTTTGGGTGAAAATATCTTGGCTTCCGTTGGTCATGCTGTACATCTCATCTTCATTCAAAACTGCCGGTCCGGTTTTTCCTACATTCTTGTCATGATGCTCTACTATAGAATGAGTAACTAAACAGTGTAATATATTTTTTGTGTATAGCGTTAAAGCATAATCATTATCAGAAAACCAATGAGTAAATCTCTCGTCAAGATCCCCAATAATATCATATATTTTTCTCTTCTGAAAAATGCACCATCCCGAAATATGTTTCCTTACCTCATATCCAATATAGTTCTGAGTATTTAAACCAATCCCATACATCGGTTGTGTTCTTGGACAAATTGGGGAAAATGAAAGTATTTCTGAATGCTCTTTGGATAATTCTAGAATGTGTGAAGCCCATCCTTTATAAAATATCAGATCGTTATTACATAAGCAGACGTATTCGTTGTTGCCAAGTTTTCTGCCATAGTTCATGTATTTATGGTATCCATAAGGTTCAGGAGATTTATATGTTTTTGTATTTGGGTATGAATCCCAATTAACAAAATCATCAGATTCTAGTATTATAACATTAAATAAATCTTCAGAGTTCTCTTCTGAGGAGAATAATGAATCGAGACAATCGGTGGTTTGCTTTTTTAATTCATCATTTGCAGAACAACTAAGTATTACTATATCAATCATGTTTTTTAATTTCTTCTATGTCTCTAAGATTTCCTGCTTGGCAGTAATACGTATCAACATCAAATTTAAAATCTTTGACTGCTAGCATTTGTCCGGACTCTATTGTAATATTCTCTGAGATAATTTTTCTGAAATCTGATATCGTCAAAAATCCAGGGATGTCGCATCCGAATCTCAATTGGGATAATTCACTAACAACGTAATCAACATCGGTCCAATTCTCGAGCTTAATTTTATTGATATCTTGGTTTAATCTGCACAGAAAAAAATATTGACATGGCGGATCTTTTGGATCCCTTCGATATACACAATTTCCTAGAGAATCGAAATGATCTTTTTTCAATAACAACGTATTAGATGCACCGGTTGATGTTTTTACATTTATCCAATACTTATCAAGAATTTTTAGATCGTATCCTCCATCATTCTTCTTCTCTCCTTTTTCTATTACCCTAAGATCTGGATATGCTGGAAGATACCCCATACGATCTAAAAAATGATAGATCACAAATTCGCCAAGTTTTCCGATAATTGAATTTCTTATTACTTTATCAATCGTCCTTCCGTTACTCTGAAATTCGTTCTTAATTGCCCAAATAACGGATTCTTCGATGTGTTGATTAACATCAATATAGGAAAGTTCTTTAAATTTTTTGGATTTTGTTATTTTTAAAATCCCATCGCTGGGATCCAATTTTAATCTATCAAAATTTATCTCTTTTTGGCTCAATGGGTCTAAGTTTAACATTTTATACTTACAAATATAAAATAATTTCCCGAGATTATTAAATGCTATTCTTTGGATGTGTCTATTTCACCATCTTCGGTGAATTTGAGGTCGAATCTTTCTATAGTATCAATTATACCATCATCTTCGTATGCATCGTCTATTCTATCAGATATCTTAAAAAGAATATTCCTGATGTGTTTATTGAATTTTTCCTCTGCTTTTGGTAAATAACTGTCGTCCAATTGTTTTAACGATTCCTCCCCAAGGTAATCTATTACCCATGTTTCGTCAGCAGCAAATTCTATAGATGTATTAGAAGATGATCCCCTGCTATCTTTAAATGTGTAAGAAATATATGGCCAAAATCTAGTAGGTATTCCTAACCATCTAAAGAAAAGATTATCATTAGTAACATTTAAAGCCTTTGCACAGTGAAGGTAATAGTTCTGATCCTGCATCCCAACAAAACCTATATCGGTTCTATCATTAGCTATCATAAAATTATTGCCATTATCCTCGTAATAGTCGTCGCCGAACATTTGTGACATCTCCTGATGATCGGGTTCGAACAATGCATCATCATCTATTGCATCTTCCGCAGTATCATAACCTCCATAAGATCCTTCGTATTTTTTCTCCCTGATTTTTTGAATTGCCCTTTCTGCAGCTTCGCCTGAAAGATCACTAAAGTCAAGATATTCTAATAGATGTCTCATTAATAATTAACTGGATAATTTCCACCATGATAGGTCTTTTGGATAACATTCCATTGTTTAAGAGATATCTTACCCTCGTTCTTCTCTACTGTATCCAATATTTTCCAGGCATAATCAACGTCTTTAGCCTGTCTAAGCCTAAAAACCTGACGATAGTGCTGAATTTGCCCAGGGTTAAGTACCTTATAAGGATATGGATTATAATTTGGGTCGTATTCTTCAAAGATTTTAATATGGTTCATAGATTTATATATTCTTAACTATATCTAAAGCTTTCTGAATCTCAGAACATGTTTCATAATCTTCCTCTTCTATTAGAGATATCATACATTTATCTAGAGCTTTTTTCCATTGTTTTCTACCTATAGAGAAGGTTTGATCACCGCAAGCTGTTCTAATTTCAAATAAATCTACAGAATCGTGTCCTGATGCTATACCGTAAAATATACCTCTTAAAATTTCATAGATTATTTCTGGATCTTTCACACTGACTAGGGCATCAACTGTGATGTCTTCTGAATTAAAATCAAATCTTCTTATCATTCTAGCCATAAGTAAATCCTATAAGCTATTTATCCCTAATTCTGATATTTCTTGAACCCTTTTTATGATACTTTCCCATCCTGGATATTGCTCAGATCCTATCTTTAGCCAAATACCTTCGAACTTATCTTGATTAGCATTTTGTGCATCGTCTATTAGTATCTTTCCTTTTAGTAATGATTTATCCCCGCAGAGTATTAATTTTTTTTGCATTTCATAACCGAAATGTTTTTTAACCCATTCTGCTTTTTCTGTGTAGGAATTTGTATTCTTAAACGAAGGTCTGCTCAAGAACCAGACGTCATGATTCTCATTTAAAAAATTAACGGATTCTATTGCTAATGGTAACGGATCTAGATCTAAAAAAAATCCAGAAATGGACCAGGGGTATTTATAATTGATATTTTCAATAGCATCTGAATTTCTTTCCCTGTATTTAATAACTGCACCTTTAAGGTCGCATACAGTTCCATCAAGATCTATGTAAATTCTCACTCCCATATTTATCCTAAATATAAAGAAAAATTCTTTACTTATTGGATAAAAAGATGCTCGTAGCTAAGCTTAAATCCTCTGGTGTATCTATAGATATGGATTTATTATAAGAGACAGTATACTTAATATTAAAGCCTCTTTCCATCCATGTTATCTGCTCTAAAGAATCTCTTTTTGATAATTCTGTTGTCTCCATTAATGATATAGATTCTATATCCTCAGAGCAAAATCCATATACCCCGATGTGCTTATAGATTCCGCTTACATGTACAAAGAATGGACTTCGGGTAAATCCTGAAATAAATTTATCTTTTGCAGAAATAAATTTAACGGCATTTGGATTTTTTCTTTGAGCCTCAGATAATATAGAATTATCCTCAGCACCTGTCAATACGTTTCCTGGTGTTATGTCGGAAAGATCCCTAATAAATCTATTGAGAAATGCAAGATCTATGAATGGCTCATCGCCTTGTACGTTTATGATGTGGCTGAATTCGTTAATTAAAGAAGAAGCTGTGTGGCAAACTCTTAGTGTTCCGTTTTCAAATTTTGGGGTCAAATCGCATTTACCAAATTTCTTTACATGATCGTATATTAATTGATCTTCCGTTGATACTATTACTTCGTTAGCATATGATTCCTTACATCTTTCATATACCCTTTGTATCATGCTCCTACCTCCTATATCAACCAAAGGTTTATTAGGAAATCTAGAACTACCCAATCTAGCAGGTATGATTATGCAGACTTTTTTCTTGGACATAAATTAATAATGTAAATCCAAAAAAAGTATATCATCTTTATCGTCCCTGTGCAAAACCGGACTCCAAACTGGATGATATTGATCCATTGCTTCATTTATATCATCCTCTGTGAATTTCTTTTTCATCTCCTCAGTAATCATGGGAAATTTTTCTTTATCATCAAAAACACCAGAATCTATCTTCTCGTTCATGTTTCTCATCCAATGTGTATGCTCTCCTTCTTTCTGGTAAACACCCCAGCTGTGTGTTTCATAATAGATATCTTCCACTCTTTGAGCTACAACGATAGCATCTTCCGGAATGTTATTTTCTTTGATGAATTCTAAAAGTCTTCCGACGGTTAGATAGTGGCTTTCCCTATATGAAAGTAATTTTTCTTTTGAAAGAACTTTGAACTTTGATTCGCTCATTTAGATGTATTATATTCCGTATCATATATGTAAGAGTTCCCCTCTTTCCTATATCCAATTTTTTCTATAGTTTGTATCATACCTACTTCGTATGATATTCTATGTGATCTAAGATCCAAGTCATATTTCTCAGCAGATTTCAGGTTAGTAAATCCAAATCTTTCTTTAACAAACTTCAAAGATGCAGCCTTAATATCGCTTTGTGATATTTTATGGGGTATCTTCATCTTTTTATTCGAACTTCTTTAAATTCTCCAATGAACCCATGATATCAATCATTGCATTAGATACCTTACTGTGTGCATGCAATTCATACTTCACTGATATCCTTTGATAGATTTTTTCTAAGTCTTCTATCTCTTTCTTATAATCTATCTTTTTCTTCTTGGGATCTTCTTTTTTAACTGAGGTCTTCTTTTCGGAACTTTCGCCAGACCATGATAAATTATTCATTCTTTACTTTTCCTTATATTAGTACAAAGAGTGAGTTTTATTTCAGTAAACCTGGGGAATTAATTTATTGTAGTTCTTTTTTTCCTACGAAGTTTCCTACTTCTTTTTTGCCTTTGTCTGTTAAGAAATAGACCGATTCTCCGTTGGCATCCTCTATAGAATCTAATAGCCCCTTTTTGCTCATTCTATCAAGATCAGTTTCAACCATAGAGAATCTAAGTATTTGAGAGAATTCGTCTTCCGAAAAATCATCCATATTATCTCCTTTGATCCATTTTTTCAAAGAAGCATCAGCAAATCTTCGGAAAGTGATATTATAATCAGCATGCTCTGTCTCGAAGAATTTTTCTTCCTCTAATCCGTCCAATAATTTTTCTGTTAATTCCGATACTGGTTGGGGGTAATCCCTGTAGTGTTCTGATCTTTTCAATTCAGCATGTTATATGCTTTATTATATTAAAAGATCATACCAAAGTTTCGGGTCCGGTCTTATCCCCTAATCTAGACATGCATTTTTCTCTTTCCTCCTCCGAATCAAATTCTAAAGAGGTGTAATTATTACCCGTAGAATCGAATTGTATCGAATATACTGTTTTGGCCTTTCCGCCATCTAGTCTTCTTTCGAAAGTCTTTTTTTCATAAAAGAAAACATTACTAAGATTAATAATAATATCATTATGTTTTATCCAGCTAGCCATAATATTAATTTTGGTGATCCATCCATTCAAACGATTTAACTAGCTCTATATCAAGAGCTCCTATAATTTCTTTGGTATAAAATCCATCGTTAAATTTCATATCATTTTCTATTTTAGTTTTATCTGATAATTTTATTTCCCATATGTCTAGTCCTTTAGAAAAATCCGGGTGTCTATTAAATCTTTTATTTTTTGAAAGATCAATAGAATGTTTTAATTCTTTTGTGAAAAAAAGCTTTTCTTCATTTTCCCCGAATCTCTTAGATCTAGGACCTAAGCTGGGTTTTAATCCTTCTTTTAAAATGTATTTTCTTAAACTCTTAGGCGAAATGTGATAGACCTTCATATAATGTAAGAATACAGAAATATCTCGTAAATTAAAAATGAACAATAGGCTGGGTTCTCTCTGCCATTCTAGTGAAATATTTTTCTCTAGCTAATTCAGGATCTTCACCTTCCTTAATATAAATAGTCGTTTTTGAATCAATAATTACCCGTATCATCTTTTTGGTGTCATGATTCAGGGTCTCGAATTGCTTTCTAACCTTTGGAGGCCTTCCACCCTTATGTGCAGGTTTAGCAGCTTTTCCTATAGGACTTTTTACTATGATAGAATTTTTTGGGCTGGCAGGGATTTTTGACTCTTTAGAAAGTCCCATTCTTTTCAATTTAGATCTAATACTTTCTATACTTCTTTCTAAGCTTCCTGACAGATCTTTAAACCCCATTTGCTCGTAATTATCTCTAAGGAACTTTATCTCCTCGGATGACCATTGCTTCCCCTTTATTTCCATAAATTATTACTTTTAGAAAGTAAATATAAGGGAATTTAGCGGTATAAAAAAATTAGTTGGGAAAAAGCTCTTTTCTGCATTTGTACTTAAGTATGTACGCAACAAGATTTGATGTATGCTCCATCGGATGTTTGTCATACCCTGTTATTTCCATGATCTGGTCATAATATCTTAGACTTTGTAAAAAATGAATATACTCATGTATCATTGTATCTATAAACTCGTTAAAACTTCTATGTCTTTTTGGGTTGACGTATATTATGCTAGAGTCACTATCTTCTTCGTATAGACCTCTGCAATTGATACTTCTTGATATTGAGACTTTAAGTTTAGAATATGGCCTGTACTTTGAACCACCCAGATTTTGGTAGCACCAATCTAGAATAATCCTCGCATTTTTTAAATTAATGTCTGAAGTATTCATATTACTATTCTTCTTCTTCTTTAGGTCTTATCTTATAAACTAATAATTGATTGTGGGATTTCTTCCATTCCCCATTCTTATTCTTTCTTCTTGCATACACTATGAGATCGGAAGCTAAATCGTCCATAAATCTTATTTTACCAGTAATGAGATAATAATTCCCTATTTTCTTTCTGAAATTATCAGGAATCTCGTTGGGAGTATAAAATATGTCATATACACTATCGCTAGCATCTGGGTCTAAGTAAATAGGCTTTATGTGATATCCGTCGTTATTATAGAGAGGCTTTCCATCAAGCAGGATAACATTATTAAAATCCCCCCGATCAACAAAATGATTCCAGAGGGATTCAAATAACATTTCACCAGGAATTAATCCTAGCATATCCAAAAATGATTTTTCAATATTTTCTCTAGTTATCTCCATTATCTTCTGACTCGAAAATTCCTTTCTTAGCTTTCTTTATAGCTTTATAGATCATTTCTATTTCATCCAGGGTAATGTCAGTTTTTTTTCTGTTTATTTCCACTGTACATGAAACAACATTGCCCTCAAGATATCCCAATTTATTATCGATCCTATCTATGCTTAAGGCATAATCTCCTCTAGGATCCAATGTTCTTCCTGTGTAAAAACATTTCTTTTGCTCCATTAATTTCTTTAATGTAGTAAATGATAAATCAAATTTAATGTTTCTAGCATCTGCACTCTGTTTTAAATTGATCATTTTCTTAGCAACGTCTAAATCTGTTAATTTTCCTCTGCTTGATCCATTTTCTTGTGACAGTTCTGCACTTTCATCCCTTTCTGTGGTAGCTATTCCAGCCCCTCCTAATTCTTTCTCTTCCATTTATTATTTTATATAAACCTCTTAAAGGCCATTATTTATAGCAATCCCCGTATTTTTGGTTCAAATACTATTATGACAGTCAATAAATTTGAGGTAGATGGAAATTTTTAGGATAAAACATTCATTAAAAATCACCTAACTGATTGTTAAATAGCAGTCCAACCAATGCTATATCCCTCCCATCTTACTGTATCTATCCTTTCTTTTACAACAGTCCGTATTCTGAACTTGTTCCAAGAAATCCTGTGTCTATTCTTTTGCTTATCCCTTGATCCATATATTTGACATATTCTGGATACATGTAGGAAAAGTCCTCCCACATCATATCCTTGTCAAATTTCATACCTCCTAAGGTGTCAAGCTCTTCCCAGAGCCCTTTGTAGTTCATCGGGGAATATTCAACAGGAAGTCTTAAAACAAATATATCTTCACCCCAGAATTTTTGGATCTCCTCGTGAATTAGATCCGTCGAATATGGGCAAAGCGATATCCATACCCCGTTTCTTCTTTTGATTAAGTTCTTAATTTCACTAAATAGATTATTCATTCTTTCTATTTTTTGATCCACCTCAGAGCTTAAAACTTCAACAGATTCCTTCACGTATGAGGATTCAAATTCTGATGAATCTATAAAATCTTTAAAATTTACAACATGGAAATTTTTCAGCTTTGCATTTATAGTTGACATTCTAAATGCTCTCTGAAATAAACCTGAAAATAATTCAAAATCATTAGGGTTCGATAAAAGAATTCCTTGTAGAGATAGCCCTCTCCCTGACTCATTCTCTATTAAATAATCTTCAAAATCCCAGTAATATCCCCATTTGTCTCTATCCGGGGATTTTAATGAATCCTTAGGTATAGGATAGATCTCTGAAAAATTACCGTGAAAATCGTATATCATTTGATTCTGATGTAAACAATACAGGACTCCAAAAAATAATGAAGTCCTGTATTTAAGTTTAAACTACTTTGAAGTTTGCCAGCGGAATCCACCTGCAGTTTTATAAACTCCTCTAGTAACTTTTGAAATGTTACTTGGATCTGCACCAGTTGATGCTGCTGCTTCGCGAATTGAAGAATACTTCTTAAGTTTTCTTCCCCCTGGTGTCATTTGTACAACAGGTACCATGTTTTTGTTTTTTGTAGCTTTTGCCATTTTTGTTAAATTTAGTTTGTTTAAAATATACATATTATAGTACAATTAAACAAAAAGGTTTCAAAAATGGGGTAAAAACGGAGGTTTAGAGGAAATCTATTACTATTTCCCCATATTCCTGTATATCTTTTAAGAATCTTTCAACGTCAGCAAGTGACTCTGGATCGGGGGTAACCCTTATATCTTCCCTGCTAGGTTTATACCCTAAGGAGGTTAATACCTTTTTTAATACACCAGATGCTGAATTGCAGGGTTTATATGATGATACTGCAGATTCCATCTCGTGGGATGGCTCTCCAGCAAGATACCTAAATTTGGAAAGAGACGTTTTTATATCGGTCTCTGAAATTACTTTAGATCCTCCGTTTCCGGAAACACCAGCATTGAATTCGTTGCAGTTTAAGGATTCATATAGGATCCATGATTTGCACTGATTGAACGCCCCTATACTAATATAGGATAATCTCTCGCCTGATTTTTTTGCTGTTGCTGTTATGTCGTGACCCAAAAGATGGTAATTTTTTACAAATGTAAAAATAGTATGTGCAGTAAAAAAATGTTTATCTGAATTTATTTTCCCTGACCCAGATAACTGCAATATATTTGATTCCTTCCTCGACAGGAAGTCCTGCATGCATGCTTGTGAAATCTAATGTTCCGTCTTGATTTGTATTATCCCACACTACCAATTTTCCCATTTTGGGTGTTATCGTTCTTTCCATTTGTGGGAAATCCGTGGATCCACCTTTGTACCCTTCATTAAGATACACCAAAGCAGTCTTAACTCTTTGACCTCCCCTTTTAGTTACCTCGTTGTCGTAATAACCCTCATTAGGATGGAAAAAATCATGATGAACCTTATACTCTCCTCCTATTTCATACTTAACAACGTGGGTTCCTTCCATGTTTTCTTCTGGTATTCCAATTAGCTCAGAAACTGCACATCTAAATTTACAAACAACATCATGGGTTGGAGTAAGCCAAGCACCTTCTGCTGTTCTGTATCCGTCTACAGGTTTACCTAGTGTTGTCGTTTTAAAAAGCTGGGGTTGCGCTAATTCTATCAGGTCTTTACAGTCTTGTTCTGATAAAAAATCTTCTTTCTCTAAAATCATAGATTAACATTAAATTACAGGATCTAAGGAATTATCATCGGTTCCAGGATCGTACGTAATACTATATTTATCTATAGCATATTTAACAATAAGATCGCAGAGATTTGCATCATCGACGCTACTTCCGTCGGTATTTAGCACGTTCACGACCTTATCGTTCGTGGTTAAGTCTTGATAAAGGGAAACAATAAAATCATTATCACCAATTTTAAAATCAAAAACTATTGTGCAATGCTGAGGACTTGATTTAATTTCCATACATTTTTTAATCATTATAGATCAATATCATGGAAATAATTCGACATAAGTAGGCTAAGTTATTTCTTACCTTTAAGGTTGATCTTCCAATAAACACCACCTTTTATATACGGAACAAATTCACCATCTATTCCATTTGCTGTCTTATTCCAAACACCAAACCCAAGCTCAAAAATCTTATCTTGCGGTGTTTTATATAGAAAAGAAGTTCCCAGGGAATAAACATAATTAGGTTTATCTAAACCCCCATTCAGACCCAAATATAGATTACCCCTAGGTTCTTCTTTTATCTTTTGAATTTTCTCTTTAACCGGTACTTTAATCTTAGAAAGGTATTTTCTAGAAATAATATCACCTCCTGATATAGTATCAGTGACTGTAATATACCCGTAATCAATTTTAAGAGTATCGATCTTAACTTTTTTTGCATTATAAATGCTTAATATTGCCATCGTATCAACAACAGCAGGAATATCTCTGTAAATTATAGTGTCTTTTAAAACTTGGAATGGAAATGGAACATCGACATATAGGGTGTCGTGTATAAATGCTGTATCCGAAGATATTTTTCCAATCGAATCCCTTTCTTTGCCTGATATTTTTCTTGGTGAGCTATTATTCTTACAGCTATACAAGAACTGGGAAATTACTAAGAATAGCACCACTACTATGATGCTTGATGTGGAATTGTCGTGTTTTAAATTCATTTTATACTTTAGGTCGTGTAACTAAAGTATAGGTTTTAAGTCTATACTTATTTTGGGAATACTCCCTTTTTAATCATTTTGTCAAGAATATTTGCACATGCTATATCTAATGCTTTTTTTGTTGATGTACTTATAGTTGATTGATTAAATTTAATAGGATCAAGCGAAGCATCTGCAACTAAACTTAATTCCCTTGTTGTCTTAGCTTCTCCCAAACCTGATGCTGCTATGATCGCTCCAGTCTCAGCATTAGTAAATCTAACTTGAAGTCCTAGTCTAGTTACTAAATTGTCTTTAATACCATCTTTTAAGCTTATAGACTCGTCTTCAGACACAGAGTAATCATAAACCTCAATCTCAACAAAATAGTGAGCTAATTTTATCTTTCCTCTTCCGTCTAATTTGTTTTCCGAAATTCCTGACTGAGAAGCTTGGAATTGCTTAACCATTCTATTCTTAATCTCAGTTTTATCCTCAGTGAATTCAAATCGATTAAGATTATCAAGATATTCCAATACTATATTAGTAACACCGAGACCTACTCTCTTTTCTTTTAATTCAGGATATGCCTCATAGGTTTCGTCATTAATACCACATTTAAGTAATTGGATATTTTTCTTTGGACCATCATAATCAAGATAAGCAGATATGTCTTTCTTCTTTTCAAAATCTGCCTTGAAGTCTTCGGTTTTTGTTCTGCCTATCGTTTGAGCCTCTGTGGTCAAAACAAATCCAATCATAAAAATGATTGTCAATATTGTGATGTTGTATATCTGCTTTTTCATTCTATTTCTTTTAAACATATTCTATCTAATTCTTCTTGTCTTAAAGCTATGGTTGAATCAACACTATCATTATCGGATAAAATGTTAACCAACCATAGACCTAATTTTTTATCACTTATTTCTATTCTTTGCCCTGATATAAATCCCATTTCCATCATTCTTAAACGTAGGCACGGTGTGCATTTCTTACAGTCTTCTGGTTGCGGAACATCAATGACGTCAAATATTTTCATGATTTACTTTTTAGCTACTGGCTCTTCATACATAATGTTACCAGGATAGTCTTTGAATGTTCCGTCAAATTTCCATTCAAATTCGTTTGCGTATCCTGCAGCTCTTTCTTCTTGATTAGAGACCATTAAATAAACAAAAAATAGTTGAGTTCCTAATGCTAGAACTATCCAGCATATACAAAGTCTTAGATAGACGTGAAACAGAAATTCGCTTGCTTGTGTTAATCTTTTTTTCATGGGGGTTGTCGTGTTTTATTTATATTTGAAGGGAACGGGAGATTAACCCGTTCCTCGACTTTAAGCTTCTTCTTCTTCTTTTTTATCAGCAGGTGCTTTCTTAGTAAATTTATCTAAGGTATCAGCACCCATGCCAATTGCTGTTATAACCATTACAGCATTTACCAATTCATTAGCTGGTTTAAAATGCTCTTCTGTAAAGGAATTTGCTAGCATAGTTCCGCAAAGGAATAATGCTCCGATGAATGCAATTACAGGTTTAACTGATATTGCACCTCTTTCGTCTTTGAATAAATCAATAATCCATTCTTTAAAAGTCATGTTGTTTTTTTATATTATTGTTGGGATTATCCCTCGAAATTTTCTCTTAATAATCCGCATTTTTGACATTCTTCGTGTCCGTCATGATCTGAATCACCCCACTCATGCTCGCATTGTCTGTGTGATTCATATTCAAGCTTTTCCATTTCTTGCTCATGCTCTTGTTGATCTTTAACTAGTTCAAAATTTTGATTATTTTCTACTACAGCTAATTCTCTAGCAGCTTGTGCTCCCACAATAAATGCATCAGGAATGGTTGGGGCATATGGCTTATTTGTTTCCTTCATATCATTAGTGTGAGATAAAGTAGTACCATCCTCCTCGTCCATTTTCTGAACTAGCATTTTATCTTTATCAGTATCAGAAAACCAGTAGTCAATAATTTTACCATAAGAGCCGATGAAAGCTCCTAGTAATAATAGAAGAAGTTCTTTCCATTCTCCTGCCATTTTTGTACCTACCCCTATAGCTGCAAACATTCCTGCTATTATTAACATGAATCCTCCCAATACTAATGCAGTGATGTACCATCTACGTGTCATCATTGCATTTAATAGGTCTTTAAATCCGCTTGGTGTTTCTTGTTTACTCATCTTTCTTGTTCTTTATTTTTGTACTCCAATTAATCACCCATCCAATCAGTACCATAAAAAATAATACGGTACCTATTTGATATCCGGTTATTACCATTTTGGTGCTTCCTCTTTAAATTCGTCACCTTCTTTCTTCTTTGGCTTTGGTGCTGGTGCAGCGGGTTTAGCTGCTCCTGCATTACCTCCGCCTTGAATAATCACGGTTTTACCTGCAGATTGTTGTTGATTTGAATTTGTAATGTTGATTACGGGTGCTGCAGCAGGCTGTGCTGCTTCTTTATCTCCCCCGCCTAATAGAGTAGTTAAAAATACTCCTCCTGCTGTTACTACAGTTCCTAATACTCCTACGATTGTCTTTTTTAAACCTGACCAGGATCCGTCGTTTTGTGTTTCTTCGCTCATTTTGTTTTATTTTTATATTCTAGTTTTAGCTACTAGAAAAAAATACTCAAACTTGAAATTCACTTTTCATGTAAGTTTCAGGCATTAAGCCATCAAATTTGAAAAAGTGAACGAAGAAACGTAAATTTCTTTCGAACGGAATGAGGATTTTTTTCAACTTTATATATCTTTTTTTTATAGCATAATTCTCGATCCTATCATAAAATTGTGCAATATTGGGGTTTCTGGTTGAGTAGATCCAGAAAACTTATAATTGAAGTTAAGACCGAATCTTCCAGTCAATTTAAAATCGTAAGAGAATCCAGTCATAAATCCATACTGTCTATTAACAAGAGTTTGATTGGTTGAAGGATTCCAAGAAATTGGGGAACTTGTTATAAAAACCTGAGGGGCCAAAGATGATTTCTTATTTAATGGATAAATCTTTGTCCAGAATCCAATAGCAGACACAGATGCTGAATAATCATAACTATTACCATTTTTTAATAATAAACTTACGACACCTATATTATATCCATATGTTCCTATTTTTGGATCAGGCTTAATAAACGTGTAACCCTGCATAATCATTAGATTTCCTTGCAAATATGCTGCAGTAATTGAATATGAGTCAATATCTTTTAATTTACCCTGCTTAAAATTCATTTTAGTATATCCACCATTTAAAGCAAATTGATCGAAGGTTGTCCATATCATAGATGTTAATCCCCAACTTTCTGTTCCTGTCATAGAAGATTTGCTTATACCAGTAGAAATCATTGCGGCATATTTTCCATCTTTAGCTTCTGTTATTGCAACATCAGAAGCAACTAAAGTAGGATTACTGATAGATTGCTTTTTCTTTTTCTCTTCTTCTTTCTTTTTCTCTTCCTCTTTTTTCTTATCCTCTTCTTTCTTTTTCTCTTCTTCTTTCTTACTTTCCTCTTTCTTTTTTTCTTCTGATTTGCTTTCCTCCTTTTTTTCTTCTTTTTTTGTTTCAGATTTACTTTCCTCTTTCTTTTCTTCGGTTTTGCTTTCGGATTTACTTTCCGATTTTGATTCTGATTTAGTTTCTGCCTTAGATTCGGATTTTTGTTCCGTAGATCCACCACTACTTTTACTTTCTGAAGATGAAGAACTACCCCCTGAAGAACTACCACCTGACGAAGAACCACCCCCAGATGATCCGCCACTTGATGCAGGAGGCGGAGAACTAGCACCCCCTGTTGCTGCACCACTTGCTGCTCCCGATGCTGCTCCGCTTGCCGCACCACTTGCTGCTCCCGATGCTGCAGATGATGCTGCTCCGCTAGCTGCTCCGCTAGCTGCTGAGCTTGCTGCAGATGATGCTGCACCACTTGCTGCAGAAGAAGCTGCTGCTGAAGCTGCTGAAGCTGCTGCTGAAGCTGCTGCCGCAGCTGCAGCTTGAGAAACTGTTTGTTGAACAGTTTGTGTAACAACGGTACTTACTGGGCATGGTCTTGTACTATAGTCTTGATAAACATCGTTTAACCATTTTTGAACAGTTCCGTTATTTACCTGAGATACATCAAATGTCTTTATCTGATTGTAAAAAGCAATCATTACACCCCCATTTGGCAATGGAGTAGATACAACCAGTTTAATTTCTCCTGTACATTTATCAACATACGTTTGAGTAAATACCTGACCATTTACTTTTGAAGCTATCACCAATAAAAATAACACCAACAATTTCTTCATCTGATTTTTTTCCTCACCAAATATTTTTTAAAGATTATACTACTCCTAGTTTATTTTATTAAAATCAGTTATTCCTAATAGATTATTATTACTATCATAAAGAGCGATTCTGTATGCTGAAGATGGAAGAGCTGATGTGTATACGTTTAAAAGATTATCGCCAGACTTAACTTCACTTGTTGACTTAGAAACAACTCTATTAGAAATATCATATATTTTAATAGTTACGGTCTGTGCTGATTCGGTTTTGACATTCATAGACACCTCGCTCGTAACAAAAGAATTTTGTAATTTAATTCCGAAAGAAGAAGACATTTTAAGATTTGGATCCATTTGCTGAGAAATTGGCTCAGGAAGATCATGCTTAGTACAACTATTAAGTACTATTAAGCTTAGAATTAGGAAAGATAATTTTTTCATTTTAATTTATTATTATTTTTGTTTTACCTATTTGGTTGTTATTTTGATCCTTTAGTTCAACATTTAGGTATTTTGTTGAAAGAGAGTTTGTGTATATTTTAAGCGAATTTAAACCAATCTTACCGGTAAATCTTTCTCTAGAAACCACTTGATTTTGGACTGCGTCCGTCATTGTCAAGGTATACATTCCAGCAGATGTTAAATTAAATTTAATAACGTCCCCATTTTTTACCGTATTTTCGGGCACAGTAAAAAATTCTTTGTCGGTTGCAATAGCAGGAACCTGTAAATCGGGTTTTGTACACGACACCACGAAACACAATAATATAATTTTAATACGTTTCATATTTTAAAATTGAAAGTTTGTTCCTATCATAAACATTATTGGATTACTTTTTTTATAACCAACCGACTCACTTAGTTTATCCCAGGTTTTATTAAATCTAATATTAGTATTCAAAATAAATCTTTTAGTTATTTTCCAATCCAATGATGTACCATAATATAAGTCTAAATTGAAATCATCTACATATGCTAAATCCGATGTAGTACCATCTTTAAATACCTTGTAGATGTCACTCATAACAAATACTTGTGGTGATATATTAACCCTCTTTGTTTTCAATGTATATGTGTACATTGCCATACCTTTGTAAGTTATTTGAGACGATGGTGGATTCATCGGGTATATTAAATCCAAAAAGTTACCATTAGCATCTACCGTGTATTTTCCTCCCCACTCACCTTCATATGGTCCCCAAAACGATTTTGACGCAATTAAACTATATCCAAATGTTCCAAACTTTTTAGTTCTGAATACATCTATAAATGATAATGTTATATCTTTTTGAAAATCAAAATCCGTTGAATAAAATGATTGTATTGTAGTAGTCCTCCTATCCGTATTTCTACTGAAACCATAACCAACACCATAATACTTCCATACTGGATTTATTGATGACGCAAATGAATGACTCCACCTTCCATTCGCTGATGACTTACTATATCCTAAATTTAAAGTGGTAGATACCTGTTTTCCAATTATACCAACAGATAAGTTTGAAGATGATAAAACATCTTTTGAAAAATCAACATATGATTGTAAAATACCCAAATTGTTCCAATCACTACTTGCTCCAAATAATTCTTTTGGTGATAATTGTAAAGTATCAGGTTTTTGTATCTGTGCATTTGCCATAAATGTTGTCAAAATTAGTGACAGAATTAATAATAGTTTTTTCATTAGTTTAATTTAACTTTTAATTGTATCCCAGATTTATTTACTGCATCGGTTGTTCCGATAGAGATTAAACCAAATACGTTATCCAATTTACTTTTTGCTGTAAATGATATTTTATACTCTGTTGTGTTATCTAAAGATGTTGTTCCATCACTAATTAAAGATCCTAAATTAATATATGAACCTTTATCATTGCCATAGTTCATAGGTGAACCTTTAGTTTTAAATGTTACATTATTGAATTTTAACATTGAATTATCATAATTTAGTTGAAATTGTGTTCCAACTACATTTTGCTGTAAAGGATCGATAGTAATATAAGCATAAACGCTATCTCCAATTACTTCAGTCATAATAGCAGCGCTCATTTCATTTAGTATCGCAGCACTTGCTGTTCTGATTGACATTGTTGTTACGTTATTCGATGGAGGTGTTGCAGAATGTGACAGGTTAACATCGCCTTTCCAACTAACCGCCAGATCATAGTTATAGCTTAACACGTTATCCATTAAGCTAAAATTATATGTCTTTCCTCTAAAATCTTGAAATGAACTCCAAGTAGATTTACCAATCAAATTATAAATTGAATCAGGAATCAATCTAACAGTATTATCTAACGTGTATGATGTTACTAGATCTTTTGCTCCTGTTAAGTTTTGTAATAGTGCAAAACAATCCGCCTCGTTGAATACACCATCTTCGTTAACATCCGAGTTTTTATATTGAATACCGTATGTGAATTCATTACCTGTTTGATTTCCAAATATTCCACCGTTTGCTAACTCCTTAAATGCTAAATAAACATCGGACACAGTTACGATACTATTATATAAAGCTTTTAATTGGGTTGCATCATACTCTTGTAATTCCATTTTGTGCTGTTTGAATGCACCTTGTTGTGTGAATGCAAAATCAATACTAACCCCGTAGTATCCGCTATATCCTCTAAAATTATTAGGATATGCTGATGTTAATATTTTAGTACTAATATCATAAGGTATATCATATTGTCCCCATGTTGCGTCATTGGAAACATAAGATATCACTCCGTCATAAACATCTAATAATTTTAAATTAGATATTTTAGTAGGATCCAGAGTTCCTATCTGTCTCATGTCAATTAGAATTCTAGTTTTACCGTTGTTTAAATTTTTACTAATTGCACACCATTCAACTTGTCCGGGTGATGCCGTTGCTTTGTATGATGTTGGGGCAGATACAAATTGATAACTCAAATCCCAGCCTCCCCAATCAGATGTTGATATACCATTCCGAGTTGTGCCCGGATAATTTGTTTGGCCCTCAACTACTTTAATATAAACTTCTTTTGTTTGTCCGATTGCCACAATACCTGCATGAACCGCCATACCTGGAATATTCGAGTCATTTGTATAAATGTCAGTTCCCCACCCGCCGCCATTTGCACCGGTTATAGTTATTCTATAAATCTTACCAATATCGGCAGTAGTAAATTGTGTCATATCGCTTACTCCTGATAACGGAATACCCGACGAGAAAACTTTTGAGGTGTCTATTTGATTTGAAAGATACACCTTACCTAATCCGCTTAATGATTTATAACCATCAGCTGCTGTCCAGCTTGAATATGAATCATTTCTTTTGAATATTTGTGCTAAAAATTTTGTTTTATCAATTGAACTATTAAACTTAAATCCAAATAGTGCCTTAATAGTTTCCCCGTTTGAATGTGCAACTGAATTGGTGTAAAATTCAGTAAATGTTGCATCATCAGGATTACTCCAAGTTCCATATTCAATCACATAAGCACAACTAAAGTTATTTGGTAAATCATTCCATTGAGTACCACCACCCCATTTAGTTACTGCATAATCTTCGTTACCACTATTGTTTGGTTCACCACCTGCCCAGTTGTTATATTGACCAGGAATGTTTCCGTTTGTTTGTCCGTTATTTATTTTAATCAGAGTTCCTTTTTCAGGTCCAGCATCTATTATCCATCTAGCTTCACTTACTTCATCGGTTAATGCAAACCAAATATTTGATTGAGGTACATTATTATAAATAAATGCATCTTCATCTGCAGAAGTAATTGTTACCAAATATCCCTTCTGTCCTTTGAATGTTGTTGCTAATGCTGCATCTCTAGCTACTGTGTAATATGCTCCGGTTGATACGGGTTTATAAAAGTGTCCGTTTACACCATTAAAATAATATCCCGTTGGGTTTACAGTTGCTGCTACTGAAATATTAATATCTCCCGTTATTGTTCCTGTGTTTATCTTTAATGATGCTAATGCCGTATTGATACTAGCCATTGTTCCAGTTACTACTAAACGAGTTTTATTACCCGTTAAAGTAAATCCACTTGCAGCAGTTAAACCTGTTATTGTTCCTAAAGAGAATGTTGTACCGGAAGGTGGATTAACTAAACTGATTGATGTAAGTAAAGTTGATGTTGCACTAAATCCTGTTAATTCAAATCCGCTAGCATCTTGACCGCTAGTACTAGCAGTAAATGATTTAGGGTCTGGTGCAGATACGCCCTGTCCAAACCCCAAAAAAGATACCAATAATAATAAAACTGTTAGTAATTTCTTCATATTATTCTACAACTAAATTTATCTTGTTACCTTTTGCATCAACTGCATCGGATAGAACAAAATAGAATAAGCCAGCAGTGTTTGTTAAAGCTGATTTAGGGGTAAACACCAATGTGTATGGTGTACCTGGTTTAATTCTTGCTGTTTTTAATTGATCTATAGAACCAAATGTTAATCTGCCATTGTTATGTGTTGAGAAGTTTGTTATTGTACTTCCCGCATCAAATATCACGTTATCTAGTGTTAATTTAGATTCGTCATAATTCATAATAACCTGTAAACCTGCTAGATCCGCTCTAGTTAAATTTGTTGTTAATATAACTTTACCGTTTTCTAATTTAGAGGATACACTCAGAGTTGCATTCTCCAAAGGAGCTGCAGTATATGCCATTGATGTGTTTGACATTGTTCTATATGCAGTTGCAGTTGAAGAACCAGGATTGATTGAATTTGCATAATTTCCTGTGGCTATTCTTGATGAAATTTCTGTTGGTAAAGAAGAGTGTGACCAATCTAAATCACCACCCCAGGCAAATACCATATCCACTGCTTGATTAGAAGCTGTTACTTTGGTTTTATATGTTGGTGTTCCATCCAGCCAACTTTGATTTAATAGACCATTATACCATTTGAAATTAACTACCCCATTAACAGGAGCAGCATTAGAAGGAATCATTGCACTACTAGAAACGTCCGTACCCATAACACTAGCAAATAAGTGATACGAATCGCTCTCGCTGAATGCTGTTTTATTTTTAGTTACTAGACCAACTTTTTTCTCTAATACAGGATATGTGAAATAAGTAGATGCTCCTGCAATATCTGTTTGGGATACTCCAAGGAAAGCTTTATAAGCATCTGAAACTGTTACTATATTATTCATGAAAGTTTTTTGCATTGCTGCGTTTACAAAAACTGCAAATGAATCACCGACCTTTGTCTCTGTCGTAAATATAGCTTCCCCTGATGCATCTAGTGATTTTGTTGCAATTGCTTGAGCTGTCCAATTAACATCTCCGTTGGTTGTTAGCGGTATTAAAGAGACACTATGTGAAGCTATATCATATCCGGTTGGAAATAGAACTCTTACTTTAAATTGTGACGTATTTCCAATAACGTTAGATAATGAAGCTAAGCCTGTTGTTGTTGTAATCGGAGAAATATTGGCACCAGTAGCATCAATAGCATATGATAGATCTAATTTATGAATATCGTTATAAGCTCCGAGATCCTTAATAACATATTTTTGTGTCGCAATGTCGCCATCGACCGATGCATCTGTTCTTTGAACAGTAAGTTGGCCTGCGTTCCAATCAGCATTAGCTGCATATCCCCAAGGAGATGCTAGATATTGTGCATACAAACTTGTAGCGGTAATACTATTAGCTGTACTTGCAGTGAATTTATATCCAGTCCAACCCGTATAGTAAGTTTGAACAGAGGTTCCTTGCGACCATGTGGTTGAAACATAAGCCAATGCTTTATTATTGTATTGGTATCTTAACCAAAAATAACGAGGTGTTGTAGTTCCCTTAGCAACCGTATACTTTACCGAGATTGTATCTCCGACCTTCAATCCGGTCGTTGGTGATACTGATTGATTTACAGTTAATTGTGCAAAGCACGAGACTCCCACAAAGAATAAGAGTGTGGTGAGTAGAATTAGTTTTTTCATGGTGTTAGTAATTGTTTTATTGCTGTTCCGCACACCTTTTTAATAACAGTAGACACCGATTGCTGATTCATCTTCCCGCCTTCATCGACTATCAACGTTGACGTGGAAATTTCGGAAGCTTTTTCCGTTATTAAACATTCTTTTATTTTCTTCCCTTTATTATCTAAAAGATATGCTTTTATTTTTAATACTGTCTCTGCATTGTTTTTATGAAATATTGCAACGCTTGACTTTGTTGTTTCTACATCAAAGAATAGAAGATCTATATTGATTTTATAATCAAATTTGGTCTCATCTTCTATGATGTCAAAATTGTTTTCTTGGAGATATTCTTCTAACATATTTTTGAATCCAAATGTTAGAGGTCTAGACCCAGCTAAATTACCGATCTGAATTTTATTTGTGATGTCTCCTATTAGGATAGATTTTCCTTGTCCAAACGATTGGAAAGAGAACAGAATAGCTATAATTGCTATAGATAAGAATTTAAGTGGTTTTAACATTTTTCCAATTAGATTGGAAAAAATCCACACTTTCCCTGTATTGGGACAAATATAAAGTCTTTCTGATCGGGGGTCGTGGTCCCGTACCTGAAAGACTGTAATTATTTCGCGTAAAAGGTCGTATCTTTTTCACGGAATGAGGATTTTTTCAGTTTATATATCTAACCGATACCGAAAAATTACCTCCTTATAAAAAAAATAAATGTAAATTTATAATGATATTTGAAAACGATCCATCATTTTTTTAAGCGTATCATCAGGAACACCATGCACGTTTGTACTGCCGTGTCTATTTTCAACTATAACTGAAAAAATTTTATAATCATATTTTTTAGCCAAATTAAAATATGCTTGCATCTCCCATTCTTGAGTGAATGTATTAGAAACAACAATTTCTGGGTAAAATTGTGGATTGTTTTGATTGTCCTGCATCTTAGTCTCAACCTGATTTTGGCACCATTCATGTGCTTGTTTTAACTTAGATGCATCAAAATTATAATTACCCTCTTTGTCATAAAAGAATTTGTCTGCCTCGCAGATTGCATAATTGTTCCATACAAGATTTGCAAACGTAGACTTACCTGATCCAGGTAGGCCCCTAACTAAAACCAAAACTTTATTCATCCCTTATATTTTAAATATAAAGGTAAACACATTTGCCGTAAAATAAAAATGATTTATCTACCTTGACCTCTGTAGTTTCTCTCCTTGCGGTCGTGCTTGTTGTGGTTCTTTTTAGCTTTACCGTTCCTTCTTTTACCGAAGGTGATCTTTTGACTGCCTGATGATCCTTTTGCCTTTGCCATAATTGGGGTTTTTTCTATATATTCCCCGGCGTTAAGATTTCTAATGACCGTACGGAACTACGAATATGTTATCCCATTTGTCCGTTGCAAATTCTTCAAGTATTGATTTTGCTAGACTAAATCTTCTATAATTTCCGAGCTTTAGTTCCTGATTTATTGCGGATAATATATGTAATAGTGGAACTGCTGGCAATGGATCTCCGTATGGATCCTCTGTAGTTTTAACGTCACCTTCCCAGATATCAACATTCTTATAGTCCATCCCAAGCCCGAATATCTCACTGGAGGCTGAATCAACTCCTAGGTGATCTCCCTTTACATCCTTTAAAAATTTCCAATCGATGAAATTTGGTGTTTCTTTCCCTTTTGCATACGAAATAAGATTATGTAAAGGACCATTGCCTATCTTAGCTAAATCAACCCTAGCAATTTCTATGAAGGTATCAGTTCCTCCAATTTCTCCCATTATAAGATTTATTTCATATCCCATAGTGTATATATTTTTATTCAAAATATCTTTTACTAAAAACTGAGATTACCTGGGGATCAGAATGTATAACCCTTAAATATTGCTTGCTGTCTATCCCGCCTTGGTCTGAATGTACCCAAATTGTCTCCTGATTTTTTAACGGATTAGGGAGGTGCAAATTCCATCCTTTATCTGCTATTCCTTTCTTTACAGTTTTTTGTTCTAATTTTTTTAAATCCATAATTAATATTTATTATGATCCGTAAATAAAGGATCTATTGGTTGTGGCTCCTCCTGATTTTTATTTTTCATATATTCTAAAGCAGCCTTACCCGTATAATCCATAAGATCAAAGCTGTCATTAAATAATTGGCTTCTCATCGCAGGATCTACCCCATTCATCTTATTTAAAGAATCTAGTTTGTTTGCTATCTGATCTAAATATTCTTTGCTCGGTGTCATCCTTTATATATTAAACTCGTTATAAACCTTCTTGAAGCTGTCCTGATATGATCTCGTATTTTCATCATCAAATGTTTTATATAAACCTGTTGACATAAATGCCTGTATCTCATCAAATATAATTTTATCATCATCTGCATATCCCATTTTAACCAATGCTTTTTTCATAAATTTAAAATGTGGCTTCTTCATATGAGATATGATCAGGTCCATTCTTTTTTTATATTTCTTATTGGTGTAATAAAGACCATGTGCTATTTCGTGATGCATAGTTTGTGATTTTTTAGAATCAGCTCCTATTAAATACCACTTTGTTCTTGTCCCTTTGTTTTTGTTTTGTGAATCTATTGCGCAATAGAAGTAAATGTCACTCATTATCTTATCATACTCGCTTTGTTTATTAAAAGTATCTATACCACTTTCTAAAACATTGGATGGTATGTTATAACCAGACCAATCAAAAGGGTACGTAAAGAAATCGGATACCCTTTCTTTTGTATAGGTTCTCATGAAGGTTTCCCAGCTAAAATACTTACCCCTGATGTTTTTATAAGGGGATTCATAAAATTCTTGGTATCTACAAAAAAGCATTGCTCTATCATAGTCATCCTTTACTTCCACGCAATAAATGAAAGGTTTTATCATTTCAACTTTTCCCTTAACGAGCGGGTGTTTTATCTTCATAGAAATGTTTTTTTATTCTATCTCAAATGTATCGAAAAGATTCGGGATCCCCCTAAAAAATGCAAAAACGAAAGAATCAAGTGATATATAAATCAAATAACCAAAAATATGCAAGTATTATTTCTAGCGATTTTAGTTTTAGGAGCTTATTTTGCTTACACAAAGATTAGCAAAAAACCAAAAAATCAAGAGGCTGAACCAGTTAAATCTGAGCCTATTATTGAGGTAAAAGTGGAAGAGCCAGTTGCACAGGTTGAAGCAGCACCAGTTGTTGTTAAAGCTTCTAAACCAGCTGCTAAAAAGCCAGCTGCTAAAAAGCCAGCTGCTAAACCAGCTGCTAAAAAAGCACCGGCTAAGGCTGAAACATCTAAAGCTAAAAAAGCTAAAAAGTAGTAGGAATCTACTAAAATCAAATAAAGCGATGGGATATTCCTATCGCTTTTTTTATTCATTATGGCATCAGTATTATTAATGCAAACCGACCTTACGTATAATGTCACTACTGACGATGGAAATTCCTATACTGTTATGATAACCGAGGATTTTTATTCCGGGCACTTCTCTATAGATGCGTTTGGTGATGATGAAGATATTGTTGAGGACGAAGCTAAAATATTAGAAATAAGCAGCCTCATAGAAAACCAAAGACTGTAGAGACTATTTGGATTTTTTGGTAACTAAGTAATTATCTTCTGAATTTGATCCCTCTCTCAACTGATAAACCAATATTGATTCTCCTTCGTTTGTTCTTCTGCTAAAGGAAAGATCGGTTGATTTAAATAATCCAACTTCAAATTTAATATGAAAATCCTTAGGTGCAGGAACAGTTGGTATTTTATTTGTAAAATCTTCAAATTCATCTTCTGTTAAAATGAATCGATTCTTTCTCTTGTGTTGATCCGGGATTACTTCTGTTTTAAACTCACATCCGAACGATTTTAGTGATTCTAAAAAAACTTTCTGAATTTTTTCGAAAACCTCTATCGGCATTTCTACATAGTCAACCTGTTCTATTTCATCATTTCCCTTCGAAACAGATACATTAGCTTCCCATTCTAAATCATTCTCGTCAATATAAATACCTGACCATTCCCTACTATATTCATGGGTGTCTATAATATCTTGTAGCTCCCATTCATCATCTTTGATTCCACTGACATAAGAAGGACCTACCATTCTATATCTTTTCCAAAGATCAAAAATGTCATTGGTAGTTTCCGCCGTACTATCAAATTCAAATAAAGATTTAAAGTTCTTAAGATATTTCATTGAATTATATATCATCAAAGATGCCAGCTTGCATCAGATCCGAGATATTCTCTATCGATCGTTCAAATGCTCCAGAATCCTTTGATCTTTTGGATATTTCTTTTATTACCTTATTTTTTATGTGTACCGGTAGTCTATCATATATTTTTGTTGTTTCGACCGGGTCGTTTTTAAAGGTCTTAAATATGTAATCTGATACTTTTAAAAAATCTAAAAAACAACTTAAATTTTCTTGATCCCTATAATCTATTAGATCCCACGAAAGAGCAAGGGATACACTAAAAGGTATTCCAGTACAAACATCTTTAGCTAGCATTGCTGATGTTTTTTCGGATATTTTATTAGAGGATATGACTAGGTTTTCTGCATACATTATGGGTAATCCCTCAAGAGAAATTATTAAATTAGAAGAGCAGTTTAAAGCAGAGTTTATTAAATATGCTGGGGAACCTAATAAATTTGTTAAAAGATTGGAATGGCAAAGATAATCCCCATCTACTAGCTTAGGTCCAAATTCCAGGGTTTTCAAAGAATTATTGGAGCATATAAACCTTCCTTTTATGTGATCAGGAGATCCTTCTAATGATGTTAAACTATTTTCTGAACAATTATAAAATCCTCCAACTTCAGAAGGTCCTCCTATAAGTGAGGGTAACATATTATTCTCGCATTGAAAAGAACCACCAATAATCTTTGGGCATCCTTCTAAAGATACTATCTTATTTGTAGAAATTCTATAATCTCCAAGAACTATTTCTGGCCCATACTCAAGTGATTCTAATTCATTAAAGTCTGCAATAAAGCTCCCTGGTATTTCATTTGTGCATCCTTCTAAAGTTTTGATTCGATTATACATGCAATCAAAGTTTGAACCTACAGTGAGTGGAGAGCCTATTAGTGAAGTCAGCTTATTTCCTGAACATCTAAATGATCCTCCTACGTGCTTCGGTGAGTTTACAAGAGACTCTAATCCATTATTCGAACAATCAAAATTTCCAGAGATCCTTTCAATATTTAGTCGCGGAAGTTCTTTTTGGTCTGGCCAAAGTCCTCTTGCACAATCCAGATCTCCTTCTATAACGACAGAATTATTTCCATCTATATCCCAGGATCCCGAAACAAACTTTTTTAAAAATCTAAGCGACTCCGCTGATAATTTTCTAGGCATTTTTTTATTTATCCCCTACCTATTGATTCCCATTTTATTGGAGGCTTAATGTTAAGAGACTCATGATAAGCTTGTCTTACCTTCATCCCAAGTTCCATATCATTTGGGGTGTCCATTATAGTTCTATGATCCACAAGTAATGAGGATCTTGAAGATCCTTGATAGCAGGGAGAACACAATTGGCCCATTCCTTCAACGTATCCATATCTTAAATCGATATGATCGTATATGTTATATGGAGTTTCTCCCCCGCACATAACACATTTTTCCTTAGCGGTTTTGGTCATATATTTTGAATGTTGGTTTCAATTGCTATTCACCTGCGGAATCAATAACCTGCTGCTTGTAAATTGCACCAAGTACTTCCTTTCTTCTTACAACCGAAGGCTTCGTGTAAGCCTGTCTTTCTCTTAGATTGTTAATCATTTTGGTCTTATTAACCTTATTCTTATACACCTTCAAGGCCTGGTCAATTGACCCATATTTAGTTACGTCTATAATTATCATGATGTATATATTATTTTAATTTCTATCGAAAGTTTCGGTCTATTTTTTGGAAACGAAGAAATTACCCAAGACTAAGTAGTCCATTTCTGAATCTAAAAATCTTATAATTGCATCCTCGGGATAAAGGGTAATGGTCTGATCCTTAAAATTAAAAGAGGTATTTAATAATATTGGATACCCTGATAATTCTTCCATTTCTTTTAGTAATCTGTGATATCTTGGATTTTCGAATGATGTAACAGTCTGTACCCTTGCAGTACCATCTACGTGTGTTATAGCAGGCAGATTCCACCCGGGTTTAACTTTAACCACCATATTCATATACGGGACGGGCGAATCTATATCGAAATAAAGATTTGCTTTGTCAAAAGAAACGGATGGTGCAAATGGTCTAAAAAGTTCTCTCTTCTTAATAACAGAATTTATTCTATCTTGCATACCTGGAAATATAGGAGAAGCCAATATAGATCTGTTTCCCAATGCTCTAGCACCAAATTCCATTTTTCCCTGGAACCAACCAAAGACATTTCCATTGTTCAGAAGATTGGCAGATTTTTTTATAAGAGCTGAGGTTTCCATGTGTTCCCAATCTACTTTGTTACCATATTTCAAAAGAGCAGATCTTATTTCATTAATTCCAAAAGATGGACCCTGATATGCTTCGAATGCACCTTTTCTTTTTTGCCCTTTTTTGATATTAATGTAATGGAGGCAGGCACCTATAGCTGATCCGCTATCAGAGGGGGAAAGCGGTATCCAAATCTTTTTGTAAGGTGTATTTTTTTGAATACCAGCATTAGCTACTCCGTTATAAGCACATCCCCCACCTAAACAAAGATTACTGCTCCTATTAAGCTCGTAGCTGTGGTTTAATACATCAAACAATATTTCTTCATAGATCTTCTGAACGGCAGCCGCTATGTGCTTATATTGATCATCTAAAGGGTCTGTACTAATTCTTGGCGGGATTTCTAAAAGCTCGCAAAGATTTTCATTGAACATTATCTCATCAGAATAATCCCATGAAAAATATTTCATATCAACATATAATTCGCCTTCTTTAAATGCTATTGTTTTTTTAATTCTTTCTCTGTATATGTCAGGGTCCCCGTATGCTGCTAGGCCCATAAGCTTGTATTCCCCCTCATTGGGTTTAAATCCAAGGTATGCTGTGAATGCAGAGTAGAATAGACCCAATGAATGTGGATAATTTATTGATGCTAATTTGGTTATTTTATTTTGGGAAGCCTTAGATATTGTAATTGTCTCATGTTCTCCTACGCCGTCTACGGTTACTATATTACATTCTTCAAAATATGATGTGAAATATGCAAGGGATGCATGAGATAGATGATGATCGACAACGTGAATTTTTCCAAAAAATCCTATTTCCTCGTTGAGTATCTTCCAAAGCTTTGGAAAATTACCCCACGTAAAATGCTTGATTATTCTTTTCCAATTTTTAATCGGGTTTCTTTTAAATGTTTTTAATACCCTATCCCTCTTTAGATCCGGATTTTCATACCAGCAAACTGTTGATACGTCAGAGATGTTAATTCCATTGGAGCTCAAAAGCCAATCTATTGTTTTATTTGGAAATGCTTTGTCTCCCTTTATTCCAGTAAATCTTTCTTCCTCAGCTGCACCGATCAGAGTTCCGTTTCTGAATAGACACGCAGCAGAGTCATGGTAATAAGCTGATATACCTAGTATGTACATATTAAAGTTCTATCCGTTAAGATTCTATATGTTTCCATCTATCCTTATTAATAATAGCGGAAATACTCCTTCTGGACATACTAAATTTTTCTCCAAGCTGGACCATAGTGAATGATCCACTTTTATAGAGAGCTCTGATTTCTTGAACCTGTGATTCTGTTAATTTAGAGTTCGGATTTTTTTCACCACTTAAAAAGGGATTGATAGATTTTTCTTCTTTCATATCCCTATATATCAACAATGCGAATACGCGCTAATCCCACTCTTTAATCTCCACAGTAAGATCTCCAAATCCTTTAATAACACGATGCCATGTTAATTTTGGAATTATGATTTCGTTAAAATCAGAGGGTAATGTATTTTCTAATTGAATCCTCCACCCGGATCCTTCTAATAATTTTACAGATCTATTTTTTAGATCTCTATGCCACATAAGTTCTATTGGATCTATTTCCTGAGAGAATGAACGAATCGTAGAATCGATCGTAAATGTTTCTGTGTATGGTTTTTCTTCTACCAAAATCCTGGATATGTTTTACCTCCCCATATATGGGCATACCTATTAATTCTGCAAGCCCAATAACCTGCTTTAGTTTTATCCTTCTTCTCCTTGCATTTATGTCTTGCTGCAAAGCTTCTTCTACGATCAGGGTCGCTAACCTTAGATGACATACCATGTATTCCAAATTGAACCTTAATTACCCTGCCATTCGGGTTTTTAACATAAACGTAGAATTTTTTAGTACCTCCCCTCATTGGATATCCCAATTTGACATTCTTTCCATGGTATTCTGCTTCATATAGAATTTCTAATGGCATATCAAGAGGAACTGTTTGGCCTTCGTATACGCCAATTAAACCAAGGTCAGTTGCCTCAAAAAGAAGTGATGTTGATTTGTCGACATAAAGATCCCCTGAAAGGTATAATTCTCTGGCTTCTTTTAATAAGCCAATATGAGAATCGCTACCAGGTCTGAATATTGATTCGGCAATACAAATTCTGTTATCAACATGAAATTGTAAATGCTCTGATATATTTTGTCTATTTAAAGAATGATTCATATTAGACCATATTTTTAGATACTAAATCGTTAGCATAACCTTTACCGTTAGAAACATAAGCAACAAAAGGACCAGAGTTCATATTATTTCCTAAACCCGCATTAACGTTGGCAACTGCCATAACTGCTTTATCCCTATCGTTAGGTCCTTGTGGGGTTACGTCTGGATATTTTTGTTTGAAAAGATTAGATTGCACACCTGACAGGAAATACATAGCAGCGATTTGCGCAGCAATTTTAGGATCGTTTATTTGTTCAGGATTAGAAAGGATGTCTATATTAGGCAGATCTTTTACTGCATCAGGATTCGTTGATTTGTATCCATTGTAAAGATCCTGCATTCTTTGATATCCTCCCTTCCCTGTTATTCCATTAAATCCTCCTCCTCGATATTTCGAAGCATCACCAGGAGATGTGTTTCCTAATGATTGTCCAACTTTAGTTTGATATCCATACACTAATTCCCAGAAATTTTTATCAAATTCAACTTGATTTAATTTTTTCCATGATTCTATTTCTGCCTCATGTCCATCAACTCTGGATGTAAACATTTCTCTCATTCTAGGGAATCCCGTTCTGTAGTATGATTCTTCCATTGAAGGTGCCCAGCCAGTTTCGTTCCCTATTATTCCAATTATCGCTGCTCTTATATTTTGATCAGTAAATCCATTCTTTTGAAGTGTATCATTTAGGATTTTAATGTTTTCTTGCTTTTCCGCTTCTGTTGGTACTTTTCTATTAGAAGCTGCTGCTCCAGTTCCCGATACACTCCCAGCTCCAGTAGCTCCGCCTCCACCGATCCAATCCTCGAACCCATACTTTTTAAATAGATCACCAACACCAGCCAGCGATGCAGCAACATCCTTAGTTGTTCCCGTAGTATCTTGTCCTGCAACAATCTTTTTATTGGACTCTTGCTCGTTAATGAACGGGGTAAATAATTTAAGGTGTTTCATATTAATTTCTAAATTTGTGTGGGAACATCATTCTTAGTTCGTGTCCCTGTGGTATATCTTCTTTTTTAATTCCAAATATTTTCTCTTCTGGGCAAGGATCTTTGCCGTTCCATTTAAATCCATTATTGCATGCCCAGGTTTTCATTCCCATATTATAAGATTGACCAACAGAATAAGGGAATCTAATTCCTGAGTTATTTTCTATGGATTCTATTCTTCCCCCTTTAACAGAGAAAGTTATTTCTCTGTTCTGTCTGGAAGTTAATGTTATATTCTCTCCGTCTGAATATGATTCGTACACTTTTAGATGTTTCATAGTGATTCTATATATCAGATACATAAATTAATCTTTTAGAAACAAAGGATCTCAAATAAACTAAAATAATAAAAAAACATGGCAGAAAGAAAATATCTACCCACATTGGCAGAATTGGTCGACAGGTTAAGCATTTCACAATTAAAAGAGGTCTTTATACCGCAACATAAGGATGAATATTCAGAGGAGATTAAGGACATTGTCCATGATATTCAGGTTTTGCTAGATTCCAGCGAAAAGGTAAATGCAGATACAATCAGAGCTATAGTGGTTCTTTCACAAATGAATCTTCACATCTGGCACAATGAATCAAATTACCGAAAGGGGATAAAGGACGGAAATAATCTAGAACTTACACACGGATTAAACGGGATAAGAAATACTGCAAAGAACAAGATCCAAGAAATAGTCGGAGGAAGAAAAGATTATAAAATCGATTGCTTAGCCGCAGACTTCAGTGATTGGGAAATTAGCTGGTAATTATTGAATGTAATATAGCTCGGGGTATTCTACTATAACGTGGATACCCCCATTTTCGTATGCATTCTTGTAGATCTCTTCAATATCATTCCATTTATTAAGATTGTGGAAATTAATATTCGGACACATCGATTTAAATTCTGTCAAATAATTACCTCTATGCTGATGCCCAGGATCTAAAGGCTTATCTGATCCTTTTCCTAACCTAATAATCATATTAGCATCCCATTTTCCCTGGCTCATTAAATTTATCTTATCAACATGGTTTACCAATTGATTTGTTGCACAGATTAAAAAATCCCATCTAGGATAAAATGTGATAACAAAATCCCCTGCCATTGCCATTCCTAATGACATTCCCATTTGTGATTCTTCCATTACAGGAACTTCAATCATCTTGTCCTTTGAGACATTACCGATTGTAGTACTCATCGGATTTCCGTGCCAGAGAAGCTGTTGTCCGATAAAAACAGTATCTGGTTGTTCCCCAAGAAATGTCATTGAATTGGTTAGGGCATCTTTGTAAGGTGTATATTCTGGTTGACTCATATTCTTATTTTATTAAATTTAAAAAACTACCCATTTTCCTGTTCCGTAATGTGGCCATTCTTTTTCATATTCATACCAGATAACATTATCTGGAATTTCTCTTTTGATTCCTCCCCAGGTTTCTATTGTTGGTGTATTAGTTGAAACGTGATTATCTTCTATAACAAATACGATTGGGAGATTTAGGTTTTTAGCATACTTATGCATCTCGTAAAATCCTCCAGTCTCAAAAGCCATATCACCAACGAAGCACCAAACCTTATTGTTTCTTTTTTCTCTTTTATTAGAAAGAGCAACACCGGTTGCTATAGGAATTATTGCACCAACTATAGCGGATGCATAAAATCTTTCTTCCTGACTTACTATTGTGATAGATCTTCCAGCAATAATTTCTTCCTCCAACCAAACTGGACATACACCTTTAATCAAAGCATGATAGTGAGATCTCCATGTGGAAAAAACCCAATCAGTAGGTTTAATTCTTTTACCTATCTCTATTAGTTGATCTTCGTTTCCACCGCTAAGATGTACGGGTCCTTTAATTCTCCCTGCTTCCCAATGATCAGCAATTAATCTTTCAAATTTTGATAATTCTTCTTTGGTGTAAATCCCATCGTTGACTATTGGGTATTTGTCTAAATTTTTTATCATCGATCTCTTTTTTGTAATATTGGTTTATCTGTTGGCCATTCCATTTGGTATTCGGGATCATTCCATTTAATCACTCCTTGTTCGTCAGCATCAACGTATCCATCTTTATAAAATAGATTATAATGGAACATACAATCAGTTAAAGCATAATGTCCATTAGCAAATCCTGGAGGAACTAGAACTTGATTACGATCTTTCTCCGTGATCATAAATGATTCCCAATCTCCAAATGTTGAGGATTGCTTTCTCATATCCAACACGATTAAATAAATGTCTCCAACTGCAGCTTGAACTAATTTCCAAGTTTTATTATCGTAGTGCAATCCCCTTAATACACCCTTATAAGATTTCGAGAATCTTCCATGAATGCTAATTTCGTTTTTCTCATAATGAATGTGGCTCATTACTGGATGTTCTTCACTATGAAACGTAGTAAAGATTTCTCCCCTATATTCTCTATAGATTGAAGGTGTAAAGATCGGAACTTCATATCCGAATTTTTTTGATGGAGTTTCTATAAACTCGTCCCACTTGTTGCTCATACTACATATTATTTGCGTATCCCAATGGAAAGCCATTTCGGAATTCTGCGCCCATTTTTGGTACAATCATCTGGTAACCCATTATCAATTCTTTTATTCCTCTATCTATATCCCACTCGGGAGACCAGCCAGTTGATTCAATTTTTGCATTTGATACTATATAATCTCTTTTATCTGGATCCTCATAATAGTCATTATACGAAACAGCAAAGTTCTTAACGTGATTTTGTATTTTTTCAAGCAATTCTTGTTTGCTTAGATTTGCAGTAGTCAATCCAACATTATAAATCTCGCCTTTATATTTCTCATAATTTTCTAACATAAACAAGAACACGTTTGCAACGTCTTGGATATGAATAAAATTTCTTTTAAAGTTCTTCTCAAAAACCACAATGTATTTGTCAGTAATAGCCTTGTACGTGAAATCGTTAACTAATAAATCAGTTCTCATTCTTGGAGAAACTCCAAATACCGTTGCTAATCTAAAAATGATAGCATCGGTACTTGATTTTAATAAATCTTCAGCATGGCATTTTGTTTTACCGTAAATCGATATAGGGTTTAATGGGGATTCCTCTGTACATTCTGTTTGTCCCACACCGATGCCGTATCCGCTATTAGTATTAGGGTATAATATTTTTTTACCTTTATCCTTGGTAAATCTAACAATATTGGATATTTGGTTAAAGTTAATTTCCTCGGCTAATTCAGGTTCAGCATCGCAAGCAGGAAATCCTACAATTGCAGCTAATGGAATAATTGCATCAGCCTCGTTGCAAAGTCTTTCAAATAATGACTCATTCCTAACATCTCCGTGAATGAATCTAAAATTAGGGTTTGAGGTGTAAACCAGCAGAGATGTTTGATTGAATATCAATTTATCTAAAACGACAACTTCGTGCCCCGCGTTTAGCATTTTTCCAGTGATAACAGAGCCTAAATAACCAGCTCCCCCTGTGATTAGAATTTTCATGTATATTATAGAGGGAATAGAAAATTAATTTCCTTAAATGTTACATTTTTTTGTTTCGAGGATTTCTCGTACATTTACTTCCTAAATTATAATAAATGAAAAAGTATCTTCTTACCCTAATGTTTGCATTTATTTTCACCCTTGCATTCTCTGCAGAGACTAAGGTGATTGAGGTTTCTATCCAAAAATTTAGAGAAATCCGTAAGGATCTTGATAAAAGAAAGATAGCTTACTATATAGATGCAGGTGCTATTCACGCGGAATCTTTTGGAAAAACCCCGAAAGAAATAGTGACATACAGATCTAAGGATGAAAATGGTTTGGAACAGGTTTTAACCACAGGGTCTAGATATTAATCAATTAGATCTTACCTGATCCGAATTCAGTTTTACCTGTTTGTATTCCCCCTTTAGCTGGTACTCTTGTTCCGATTCTATTTGGACTCATTGCCGCTTTATATGTAGACGGCATGGTGAGGATTATTCTATCTATTACTGCATTAGTAACAACTGCCCAGTATTTAGGTAATTGGTCTTTAAATTCGGGGTAATCCTTTAATTCCTTAGGTTCAAACTGTTTAAACATCGCAGCAATCTGGGTTCTGATCGATTGTTCATCGAATTTAGTTAGATCCGATCCCTGACCATCCATTATTTTCTTTGCATATGGCTCAAGATCTATTTTATAGATCTTAGAAAGATCCATTGGATAATAGTAAGAAAGCGTAGCTATACAATATTGGAAAGCAACCGCAAGAAAGAATGATCCCTTTTCTTGAAATTCGTTACCTTTTGTCCATGTATAATCTTTAGAAATATCATACATATCGCGAAATCCATTATAAGCACTGAAGAATGACTTATATTGCTGTTTCATTTTATAAAAATGGGATGCTTTGATTGCATCAGCAATAGTATCTGCAACGGTTATTATCTGTTCTACCGAATTATCCTGCTTGGGTGCTTCGCCTAAATCCACCGATTCTTTAATAAATTTTTTCGCAATATCAGCATACCCCTCGCTCATTCTAATTCCAGCCGGCCCGGTATATTTTCCGTTGACGCTTAATGATAAACCTTTTCTTGTAGTCTCACCTATTTTAATGAACAGCGTACCATCGAATGGAACATTATAATCGAATTTGTTTTGAGTAACTGAAACATTTAAATAATAAAGAGCTCTCATTAAAGCTAATAATCCATTGCCCGCTCCTTCTATTTCTAACACAGTATCTTTAGTGAAAGGAATCTTTAATGCACCTCTTTCTTTAATTGAGTATTTCTTGCCATCCGCACTCACATTAAGATAATCATACCCAGGCTTAACAGTTTTTCCGGGATGGTTAGCATTTTCGAACGATTTAGCAGAACCAATTTTAAGCATGCTATCAATACCTTTAATAGATCCAGTTATAACCTCGTTTTCTTTGAATCCTAATGGTTCTGCTGCTCCTGCTTTAAGATTGTCGTTATCAGTTGATCCGAAAACCACGATAAATCCTTTACCTGTCCCAGTTTCTTGCTCATTAATAGTTGTGGCAAATCCAGATTTCCAAGATTCAAATTCTGCTAAATACTTCATCTTTATAATAATTTTATCTATATATTCTTTATTTACTGCTCCATTTATTAACAGAACTTATGTAACCTCCCGTCATATGATCTTTAATTGTTTGGCCTCTAAATAGATCTTTAATAAAACCCCAAGCTCTTTGCCAATCAATCATCCATTTTTTAACATTCCCGTCACTATCAATTCTTAATTCCGTGTCAACGTGATGATATCCAATTTTAGGGGATCTTGTTACAACATCATTATTATGGACTATCCTCATAGTTTTAATTCCTGACGAATTGTAATTCTCTTTGAATTTTTTATTTCCAACCCTCGGAGATCCAATATTGCAGCATTTAATATCAGCATCCGGATATTTGTACTTGATAGCATATGCAGATAGGGTAGAAACCGCAGCACCTAAACTATGTCCACATACAGTTATATTAATCTCGTCGGACTTAATTTTTTTAATTGCAGCATCTAAACTACTGAATGTAATATCTTTCACACTATCCCAGGATGATAAAAATCCTATATGAACTTTCTCACCTTCTTTTAAAAAAGGAACTTTATCAACGGAAGCATCATTCTGGAAATCTTTCTTGCTAGAACTTCCTCTCCATACAACATAGACCATATTATCTTTTATTGCTACAAATCCTTGTGTGTCGGATTTTTTGTGGTCTATCCATTTAATAAGAGAAAGTCCTAAATCTTTAAAATTTATATCAGACACTTCTTTGTATACAATATCCGATAATGAAACATTGTAAACTATTTCGTCTTTTGTCATTTTGTATTTGTTTTTGTTATATTATTACTGTCTTGCTGGCCATATACCACTAGTGGCTATTATGTATTTCATACCATCCATAGGTGGTGTCATTTTAGGTACCGCAAATAAATTTGGTGTTGCCCCGTATCTATCTTGCAGTAATACATATAACGCCTGATTTTGACTAATGTCTAATAATTGTCCGTTGCATTCCGCATATCCCCGAGGAACGTAGTCTCCTGCAAATAATTTAATTGTCCCAATTAATTCTTCTTCCATAGTTTATTGTGTTTTTGTTTTAGATTGATCACCCTTCTTTAAAAATATATCAAATATTGTTTTAGGACAATATTCTACAAGTAATATTAAACCCTTCCTCAACGTGGGGTTTTTTACAACGTGGTTTAAAATATCTTTAATAACCTCTTTAATGGCGAAATTTTTAGTGTCAAAGTATGTTCCATCAAAATATCTTGGACTTGTTCCTTCCCCACCGGGTGAACCGTGATGTGCACCTATGGAAGTACGCCAATAGTCAGCGTGATTTTGCCATTCAGGAACTGAAACCAATTCAGGCGAATCAAAAAATAAATTCCACGATAATACATTACCCTTTTGTAACATATTACCCGTACCTAAGTTAAAAAGATTTAAAAAGTATTGATTAAACTTATCTAATTTGTGATCATTTGTTGGTACCATTCCTCCTATTTCTACATTGATATGTCCTGTTGTATATGCTTCTTCCTGTACAGCAAATTGTGGATTTTTAAATCTTGGTGATAAACCCTTTCCGAGTTGAAATATAGGTTCTTTAGGATTTCCTGGTAGATGTGTTAAAACACGAATAGCATTATCTTTGTCAATAGGGTATTTGCGAGAACTATATTTTAATAATGGCCAAATTGCTCTTAATAGACCACCTTGATTTTCACCTGGTGTTAACCAAATTTTTCCCTCAACCATCATATCAGCAGCAATCTCTTTTGTGTCTTCGTTAACCCATCCTCTTTGTCCCGTAACTGTTACTTCCACATTGATACAAATCTCATCTCCAATCCACATTCCTTGTTGAGGACAGATTATGGAATAAATTCTACCTTCATTGGTATATCCTATTCTTGAAATATAAGGAGCGAATTGTACATAACAACGTTTTGGGTCCTTTTCCCCATTTAGGGTATTCCAACTAAACATTGGCCATTTAACACCCCATTGTCTTTGTAGTAAATTAATGTTATCCATATTACCCAACATAGGTAATGCAGTTAAATCTGTAGTAGGATATAGCATTTTCTTTTGATCTTTAGAGGGAAATCCACCCTGCCATCCTGTAGGAATTTGTTCGTTTGTCATATTCTATTTTGTATTTTGTTTTAAAAGATCCTCTATATATGTATCCCTCTGCTGCATAAGATATTGCTCTCTTACCTGCCATCTTTGCCTCTGATCCTCTACCATCTTATCGATGTATTCTTGTTTAACACCTATTTGTTTTTCTAATTTTTCAATCTCCGCATTCTTATTGATGGTTTGGTAAACCAGTATACCTACCATGAGAACAATTGTGAATGATTGTTCTTTTAATTTATCTAAGAATACCTCAGTAAATCCTTTCTTAGCGTCTTCCATGTTTTTCATTTATTTCATTATTTTTTAAAAAAGATCTTTATGCCTGAGACTTTTCCCAGGTCTGAATAATGATAATGAGGATTTATCTATTATTCCATTGACAAATTACACTTGCTTATAAACCACTTAGCATCCACGGGAATGTTCTCATCCTTGAATTGTTTTAGCATCTTCTGAGCAATCTCCATTCGATTTTGCTCATCGTTTACCTGAACAAGGATATCAATAATCCCATCCACCATTTCTTGCTGGTTGTAATCAAGCCATTCATTCAAAAAGTTCTTTAATTTAATGACGTGCATATTCTATATATGCTAGGGCTACTTTGGAAACTTAGAGCTTAGGGATTTAGCATACGGGTCTAAATCATATAGGGATTGTTCTTTAAATGCATTTCCTGAACGGATAAAGACGGTTTTTGTGGATAATCCATTTCCTGCGATATTCCACGCAGAAACACCTGCATCTGTATATGATATGTCTTTTTTACCGTCCCCGTTAAAATCTTTATAAATTAGATTGCATTTCCAATCTCCCCCTCTCGGAAATGATTTATTGATAGTGTATTCAAAGGCTGTTTTGTCTATAATAAATGAACCATCCTTTTGTTGTAGGTAAAGAACTAGATTCCATGATTTATATGCTTCGTCGTTAACTACTATAATATCACGAAGTCCATCACTATTAATATCATCAACTATGAAATCCTTGTTACCAATGCCAATAAAATTATTAGAATAGTAAGGCAATTTAACAGCATCGTTAAATCTACCATTTCCTTTATTAAGCATGATTCTATTTTGAGACGTAGAACCTTCTGAAGATCCTAATAGAAGGTCATTTTTACCATCCCCGTTTACGTCTGCAATATGAGCAGTATAAACAAATCCTGCCCCTTCTGTCACTGACTCGCCAAATCCATTATTACTAGGATAATTCTTTTGATCCGAAGAAAAATGAGCATATCCGGTATTGGTAAAATACGGATAATTTTTAATTCCCCAGAAAATATACGAATGTGAATTTGCAACTATCAAAAGATCCGGTAATCCGTCTCCATTTAAATCTCCAATATCTCCGCCCTCGTGGGTGAATCTATTTGAGAGAGCGATAGGTTCTAATACTAATGAGGTTAAATCATAGCCTCCTTTACCATCGCTAAGACAGATCGTAGTAGGCTCATTAGGTCCAAATCCTGCACAATCATCAACATGTCCAAAGATAACTAGATCAACGTAGGCATCGCCATTTAAATAGACAGGAACTGTCTTTGTTGGCCCTCCAATATTACGTGTTCCGTTATTAATAAGATTTTTCTCATCATAGGTTAATGTCTTAGTGTTCCAAATTAAAAAACTAAGATTAGATCCCGATCCGTTACACAGAGTGCCGGCATTAAAAACATCAATGTATCCATCCAGATTGAAATCACCAGCACTCAGAGCTTGAGTTGTCGATGCATAAGCATATACACCGTCTTTTAATGGCTGTGTACCCCTTTGAAAGATGTCAACAATTAAATCTAGGGGAACACCTGTATTTTCCCAGTAAGATTGGCCATCGGATATAGCATTGGATGAAACTTTATATCCTGTGATAGCGCTATCTGAAACTATTGTTTGTTTTGCCTGCGGCTGAATATCCTCTTTGGTACAAGAGACAAGGAGAATAAGAAGAAACGGAATGATCTTTTTCATATCCTAAATATACAGGTATTTCTTCAAAAAATAAAATGTTTCATAAGAAAGTTTCAATTACCACTTATGCTATTTTATTCTAATATATGTAGGTTGTTTATATGGATTTAAAAAAGATTCACCATTTTTCCATTTTTGGATTTTAAACCTTGCCATCTCCTCTGAATAATATATAATATCTCCATCATACCATTTTCCAACCCTATATTTTTTCATAGGCAGATAAAGATTATATCCTGTATTATCATATTGAATCACCCTAATCTTGTATCTGATACATGAAGGCATACTTACAAACAAAAACAAAAATAAGATTATCTTTTTCATAATCATATTTATCTAATAGCACCCGGATTATTAAACATCCCGTCTTTTATCCTACTAACTTTAATTGGATGTGACATATACTCTTTCGTATAATAATTATTAAGTTCTGGACCCTTAATGAGATGATGTCCTTCTGCTGGTAAATTTTTTTTGACTACTAAACTTAAAATGGATTGATCATTACTATGTTGTTTAAATCCCCCGTAATTTTTTTCAACTGAAGGAGCATTATTGACAAGATGATCAATACCACACAAATGACCAAATTCCTCTATTAGATCCTTTCCAAATTTATTTTTCCTGATAAAAAATATTCCCCCAGCAATTTGAAATGTATGAGTGTATTTCAAAGAATCACAATTCATGAACAAAAATAAATCCCTTTTCGTGTGGGTTTTTTCTAATGTATTCCCAATTTCGAATCCAAGAAATCCTGCACCGCTTTTGCAAATTTCAACATATTCTAAAAATCTTTTTTCACCCCCCTTATTTAAACTACACCCAGCATCCAGATATAAAACAATATCACCATATTCTATTTTATCAAATGTTAATTTTACTATTTGATGCTTGAATCTCCACCACCCAAATCCGGTCTCCCCTGCTTCATTATTAGTTATTTGAATATCATTTCGGTCATAAGTGAAAATACCATCGAACCATCCAGTCTCGTCTGCTTGCTTTGCAAGTCTATATTTTGTAAGGGTCATGTCTTTTTGTGGACCCTTATCACCAAATATTGCTAAATATAATTTTGACATCTTGCCCTATATATTGTGGTGCATTTTTTTGTTTCGGGTAATTCCTATACATTTAGACACTAAAATAATCAAAATGAGTAAAGTTGTTCTTCTATTAGCACTAATGACTGCAACAGTCTGTCATGCACAGAGTAAAAGCCTATTCGGTAAAGTGCCTGAATTTTTGGTAATTGCTTCTGACAAAGAAATGTCAGATGTCTTTCAATCCCCTATTTTTGCTCGTTTTTCTGCTACTCTTCCAGAAGGTGTTATTGTAGCATATGAAAATACTTCCAGGGTCAAAGAAGGATCCATTGAAGAGATCAAGGATCAGATTTCGATGTTTAAGAATAAACTTGAATCAGCTAAGAATGAAATCCCAGAGGTGAATTTCTTTCAGTGGGCAGATCATAAAGAAAGAACTGAGGTTTATCCATGTGGTTTAGTCGTTGTTTTTCATAACGACGAAATCAGCCACGTTTGGCTAGACCTAAAATAAAAAAGGATCTGATAGCAGATCCTTTTTTGTAATATAATTAAGGATAATTATTTAGCGTCTTTAATAACACCAACTTCTCTTAGAACTGCTCCGACCTCTGTCATGAATTTTTTATTCTTGACATTAACAGAAAAACTTTCAACCTGATTTAATCTACCGAAATCCCCGTTAGGATACCCCTCGATGATGCCATCTAGAAATCCTTTAAACAAGGAATTCTTGGTTACGTATTCTGGATACATCTTACGAATTTCAAAATAGGATCTTAGCATGTTTCCTAGAACTTTAGGATCACCTGAAGTGGGAGTAACAAAAGTACCCCATCCTAGGATCTCGTACGCTTTAGCCTTTGCCTCACCAGGGTTCTTAGCTAAAATTGTAGGATCAGGCTCATTACCACCGGATTGCATCTTAGCATAATCTTTATAATGATAGCTTATGATTCTATCACTATCAACAAAATTATTATCAGCAAATTCTAATTGCTTTCTTCCTTTGGTACCATCATCACTATGAACAGTTAAAGTACCAGGGGATCCAGTAGCTTTGCTAGGAGTTGTCGTGTTTGTATCAAAATAAATCACACCAGGCTTATCTGGGGATCCTTCATTAGCGTTCGTATCAGTGGTATTACGATTGATGAATCCCCCAGGAAGAGTTACTTCCTTCATAGCTTCTTCGTTTAGAGATGTGCCTGTAGAGAAATCTTCAAAAATTTTAATATACTTCATTCTTTTTATTATTTCATTTATATATCTAAATCACCGAGATGGAAAGTATGTCATCACCCTGTGTGATTTGGCTTAATACGTCCAATCCTTCCGTCACTTTGCCAAAGCAAGTGTGGTTACGATCTAGGTGCTGGGTTCCCTGGCGATTGAAGCAGATAAAGAATTGAGAGCCTCCTGTATTACGCCCAGCATGCGCCATACTTAACACGCCTTGGTCGTGATATTGTTTGTCACCTCCGGTCTCACACGGAATAGTCCAACCTGGTCCGCCGTCACCTCTCTTGTTAGGACATCCACCCTGAGCCATAAATCCAGGAATCACCCGATGGAAGTTGAGTCCATTATAGAATCCACTATTTGCTAATTTTAAGAAATTCGCCACCGTGCCTGGTGTTGCCTCATCATAAAGGTCTGCGATCATATCACCGCCACTTGTTGAAATTTTAACTTGACTCATTTTTGTTTTTTATTTAGATTAAATAACTCTGTCTCTATCGAATGTGATTTTAACTGCATCTTGTTCTAAGCGGGTTAATCTCTCTTCTAATTCATCGATGCGGGTCTCTTGATCTGCTACCTCTCCTAAAGCATGGAAGGCAAGCACTAGAATGACTGAACAAATACCAAATAATATCCACATAAAGCTAATTTATCTTTTATAGCTAGAATGGTCAGGGATATTCCAAAAAAAAATTAATTAATCTGGAGATTCCAAAGAACCCCCAATATTTTCAGGATGCTGCCGGAATCTAGACCAGATTTGCCAAAGCAGGGTCAGATCCACACCTAATAAGAAGTAAAGCCATGCTAGATGCCACATAGGTCTGGAAAGATTATAGGATATTTATCAAAGAATCTTAGCCTTTTTATGAGCAGGCAATTGATCCGGATCTCCACCTTGGAGACGTCGCTTAGGATGGAGCATGTCCGTCCATTGAGGATCATTCACTCCTATCAATTGGCAGATTCTCTGGACGTCAACTCCTGTGTCATAAACACCTTCATAAGAGGTGGTAATCCGAAGTCCCTTGCGTCTAGCAGCAGCACTCAGAATAGCACCTTGAATACCTCTGAATTCCATCTCTGTGTGAGAGATCTCAGCCTCATGAGCTGCTAACCAGAGAGCATCTATCTTATAGAACTTGTGAGACTCCCCTGTTTCCAGCTGTCTCACTCTGCTAATAGCACAATCCCTAAGATTCACTCTTGTATGAAAGATAACCAGATCAAACTTAGCTATAAAGGTGTCTAGATCAGGAAAGCAGTGAAGCACAGATGACACATCCTCTTTCACCACCGCATTAGGTGCTATTTGACAGATTTCTCTAAATCCTGTCTGCAGAGGTTCATGATAGGAGGTATATCCGAGTTCCCTAGAGATCCAAGAAAGCAGACTAAATCCTCCTGAGCGAGGATGGGTGAGAATAAGAATTCGCATATCCCTTATTTATCTTCATTCTGATTCAGAAAGGGGGCTGGGGGCCGAATCTCCAGTCCACTGGAAAGCGCGCCTATAGAAATAGCGAGGATAATCTCAGAAACCGCCTCATATTCAGAATAAAAGAAGACCCGAGAGATCCGATCATATATAAGAGCTATGACACACAACCAGATCTACACCCAATTAATCGATCAAGGCTACCATATAGGTACCCTAGACGAGCTACTCAATCCAGCTACTGGATATGAACTAGAACTATTTAACACTCACGCTCAGACGTTCAGGGACACCGTCTCGCAGAAGGTGGACAGGTATAACTACCGCCATAACTTCACAGCTCAGCATGATTCTGATGTTTACTTAACTAAGCCAGGATACACCGGACCGACCCCGACAGAGGAAGAAGCTCTGGATGATATCCCGTACAATAGAGTAGCTCATCGTAAAGAATACGTCCAGGCAGTCCAGGAGGGCGGAGGAGGAATCAGAACAACCCAGCAGTGGGGAAGACTGATGCTGAACAACCTACCAGGGGATGGTAACAAGATCTCAGAGATGGATCTTTACTTCAAGGGTCTAATCCGCAAGCAACTAGCTCTGGTCTATCCTGAATTAGGGGAGGCAGAAGGAACCTTTGACATGCATCCTGCCTATAGTCTCTATACAGAAGGAGACTTCTCAGAAGTCCACTATGATGGGATCAATCCAGGCCGGATCTGTGTCATGATCATCTATCTAGCAGATCCTGCTACCTGGGATGCGACTAAGGGTGGCGAACTAGTAGTAGGACACGAGATAGCCAAGGGTGATGATCAGATCCAGTACTTCTTAGAGCCTTATGAGCAGTGTCCGCCTATCTATGGCAACTATGCTATCATGGACTTCACAAAGTGGAATGTGGGACACTCAATCGAGAGAGTCAATCTAGGCTTTGAAAGAATAGCCATTCAGACCTTCGCAGATATCAAGCCCTTATAGGGCACGCGGTTAGGAACATCGGGTCAGATCTCTTTCTAGATGTCTTATAAACACCCATTAATGAATTCCTTTATGAATGATCTTGTGATCCTGTGATCCTGTGATCCTGTGATCCAGCCCTAATAAGCTGGATCTTTTTATTTTTATCCGAATGGATAGGCTATCAATGACGCGTACGCGCATTGGTAGAAGCTTACTATATGCGCGGGTTCGTACTTAAATTATAATAACGCGTCGTACTAAAATTATAATATGTCGTTAGTTCTAATGAGCGTACGCGCATAGTTAGGCTAAGGCCTCCGGAAAAGAAAAACGAGAAGGAAGAAGGGACCCCCGCGGGAAACCCTAGCTCTATATTTAATCAATCATCTCAAGAACCATATCTCTATAAATGTAAGAATATGAGCATATACGGCCCCCCTTTAAAAGCCCCCCTTTTACCCCCCTATTTTAGGGGCCTTTTAGGGCCGGTGTCCCCCTAGGCTCCCTATAGCCCTTCTCCCCCTCCCTTTTCTGGGGGATCCCACGGGGGGTTCAGAAAGCACCTATTCCTACCGATTTCCTGATGAGGGCGCCCTAACTTGTAATCCAAGCGTTTTCCGTTTCATGCCCCAAATCCGGGATGAGGGCACCTCCTCTAGGAAAGCAAGGTGTTTTCCGTTTTTTGGCTTTTCCGGGATGAGGGCGCCCTAACTTGTAATCCAGAGAGTTTTCAGTTTTCTCTCCAAAACCAGATGAGGGCACCTTCTTTAGAAAAACATGTATTCTGACATTATCAGAATGAGGGCACCTCCTCCCGCAGCAGCATCTCTATAATGCATCTTTTATGCATCAGATGTGGGTGCCCTCACCGCTGCTCTCTGTTTGACGTGAAAAAAGGTCTTTTTAGACCAGGTCCACAAAAAAATCTCTCCCGAAGGAGAGATCTTTATCATTATCAACTATTCACACATTAAATCACAATTCTTAATTCATTTGAAAGTGCTGCATATAGCTCCGGAGCATGTCTATGCTGCTGCGTAGCATGCGGATCTGAGAGATTGTCTTATGCCTATCTTCCTGGGAGAAGTAAGTCATCTCTAGCTTCTCTCTTTGTTTCTTCAATTCACGTTCCAAGTCTGCTAGACTAGGATTGGATTTGTAAACGGGTTTTATTGGATGTTCTTGTATCATAGGGCAAATGTAATCAATCTATCTTATAGATAAAACTGCGGGAGAAATTCTTTTCCTCTTCTTCGGTACAGGCCGAGGATGGGAGTTGATCTTGCCACATGAGCAAGTTGAGGATTTATACTCCTCGTTCTTCCTAAACATGATAGTGT